GGAGTAGCTCCAAATGCTACAATAGCCATGTATTTTGGATATGGTGGCGGTGATAGTAGTCCTGTACCAGGACCTGATTGGTACGACCCAATTAATACAGCAATACACGATACTGTTAATAACCCTTGTGTTCTTACTATAAGTTGGGGCGCAGGCGAAACAACTTATTGGTCTTCGGGCTCTATAGCTTCTATGAATGCAGTACTAGCTCAAGCAGTAGTTATTGGTATCCCAGTATGTGTAGCATCAGGTGACGAAGGTTCAACTTGGGCAAGTTCGTCTCCCGAAGTACTATTTCCAGCGTCCAGTCCTTATGTATTAGGTTGCGGCGGAACAACACTTCAAATAAGCGGAACTACAATTACTAGCGAAGTAACTTGGACTCCTTCGGGCGGTGGCAAAAGTGTTTATAACGCCAAGCCAGCGTTTCAAGTGGGGTTAACAACAAAATTATATCCGGCTGGAACAGTATCTCCTTTAACAGTACGCGGAGTACCTGATGTTGCCGGCAATTCTGATCCAAATACAGGATATCAATTTTATTGGGGCACTGGCAATACATTTAGTCAGTATGGTGGAACCAGTGCTTGTTGTCCATTATATGCTGGCATGATTGCTAGATTAATACAACTTTACGGAAGACAAGGTGGATTATTGAATACATTATTTTATAATAATCACCAAGCATTTAACGATATAACTGTAGGCGATAACGCATCTAATTTATCTACTGGATATAGCGCAACTCCTGGCTGGGATGCATGTACTGGATTAGGTAGCCCAATTGGAACAGCTATTGCCGCGTTGTTTAGCCAATCAACTCAAGGCCCTGTTTTTCCAGGGTATGTAGTAGGTCCAAGGCCCGTAACGGGACAAACTTACCCTAGAGCAAGTTTTAATTACTAATTTTAAACAGTTATCAAATTAGCTAAATAATAGCATATTCAAGGATACTAAGAATGACAAGTCAGATTAACCCAAATAACATTAACGGCGCTTACCCAGTAGCCGGTCAAGATAACAACTCGCAAGGTTTTCGTGATAACTTCACGAATACTTCTACGAATTTTAACTATGCGGCACAAGAAATTACCGATTTACAAAATAAATCCATTGTAAATTCTCAGTTAACAGGCGGAGCAAATCTTTCTGTTCAAAACAATATGTTGAATTCCCCATTAACTAATGCTCTTGTATCTGACTTTGCATTTGTAGCAGTTTCTGGGTTAGTCCCAGTATCAAATGTAGTTACTATTGATTACTCCGCAGGACATTTCCAATCTTTTACTACTAGTGGATCAGTAAGTTTAGGATTTAGTAATTGGCCTATAGCAGGACAACAAGGTGTTGTTACAGTTCAAATTACTGTAGCTAGTGCGGCACATACTGTAACATTACCTACAGCAGTTAGTGTTAACACTACTGGTATTCAAGGATTAAATCCTAGTACCAATGTAATAACTTTTGCGGCATCTGGTGTATACTCATTTACATTTAGTACATCATCTAACGGTGCTACTATTTCGATTAATCAAACTAATCAAGAATTACAGCCATTTAATAATTCCAGTGAATCATTAGCAGCTAGTGCGGTATCTAATTTAGCAGTAACTACAAGTTATATTACTACAGGTTCAGCTGAAACAGCTACACTTCCAAATGGAGTTTCTGGACAAATTAAAACTTTAGTGGCAGCCAATGTAGCGGCAGGCTCTATGGTTGTAGCTGTTACTAGTGCTGGATGGAATTTAGGCAATACTGGTAATGTTACATTAAGTTCTACAGGCTCAGCTTGTACATTACAATTTGGCAATGGCAGTTGGTATTGTATTGGTAACAACGGCGTTTCATTTAGCTAAAAAGCTATTGACATAACCATATTTTTCCTATACAATTAGTATATGGAACATCCACTATTACCTAGTATTGATAATCTTACTACTGACGAACTCTCTGGTAAGATTGCCGAATTAAACAAAAAACTTAGTATTGCTTATCGTTTAGGGAATCACGATTTGTGTAACCAAATTCGTATGGCACTAGAAACTTATCAAAACAAATATCAAAGTAAAATGAAGGCCGCACAATCAGGCACAGACTTTGATGGAATGATTGACATCTCATGAACGTAAGAATACAATACCCCCTTAATTTTACCGCCGGCATTTATTATAATGGTCAAATGCAAATGAACAACTATGTGGCCAAGTTATACATGATGACTAATACACCAGACGGTGCTGCTAATAATGTAGCATTTGACCGTATTAAGTATTTCGTGTATAATATACTAGATAGCTCAATGTTTATTAGTGCCGAGCACGAAGAACAATGTAAAAAGTATGCGGATGCTGGCTTGCGTGTTGTTACATTTCCGGGCGATCCAGTAGATCAATTAGTGGGAATAATGTTATTCCAAAAGTTATCAGCTATTATGGAAGACCGTATTGTACTAGGCGAAGTTGAAATTAGTAGTGTAATTGGCGATGGTGTAATTTATATACATGGCGATAATGAAAACATCGACAGTTTGGAATCTCCTACTTGGTGGGACTCTGCTGATTTAGTACATTGCGAAGGAGACTTGATTGATGTTGATAAAGTTGTTACAATACATCAAGGAAGTGTTTGGCGTGATTTAGACTTACAATGGCCAGATATAGAAGATATAACTGAAAAGCCAGAAGAAGACGATGAATATGGTAACACAGTAGTTTATGCTGATTTTAAAAGATTAGATGAAACAGAATAATTACGGCGAAATGATTTTTAATGAAACAGATGTAGTTGATCTGTTAATGCAAGGCCGTAAACTAGATTCATTCAAAGGTATGATTGTAGATAATACAGTTGATATTGAAAAGATAATTAAATTCGTTGAAAGATTTCCAAATACTTTTTTACCTTGGACTATCGAAGGCAATAAAACTGTCCCAGCATGGGATTACGAAAAACAACAAAATTGGCACGTGCCACAAGCATATAAAGATATGGATATAGCTCAGTATATCCTAGATTTATGTAACAATGAAGCCGAATTACAACGATGCGGGGAAGAACTATTATTATATCAAGAGCGTAATTTATTTGATTTGCTCAAATTTTTAAAGTACCTCGTGGATATTATGAAAGAAAATCGTGTAATTTGGGGTGTAGGGCGTGGAAGTTCAGTATCCAGTTTTATATTATATAAAATGGGAGTACATAAAATAGATTCTATGCACTATAAATTAAACATCGGCGAATTTTTGCGTTAAATACAGTAAGAATTCAGGAGAATATTATGACAACTAAAGTATATAAAACAGCGAGAGGCAAACAAGTAGACATTGGATCTATGCGTTTACAAAATGAAAATGTTAGAGCTGTTGGCAATATGGGCGTAAATGCTCGCGGCGACAGAATCGATGCTCAAGGTAATATTATCGATTCTAGAAATCAACAATTACAAAGACGCATTCAGCGCCAAACTAATGTATCAGATGGCCCAGTACAAACTAACCATCAACATTCAACAGAAGCTCCAGTACAAGCGCCAGCTATGGCAACAGGCCAGCCAGTTGTAGCATCAGCTCCTATAGCCCCACAAGCTGATCCATTGCCGGTAGCAGATTCGACACCAGCAAGTATTACAGAAACCACAACAGACGATCAAGGTGGGTTGGCAGGAGCTATCGCTCGTGCTAAAACAGTTAAGCAAGAGTTAGAAAAAACAGCTCGTCAACAACAACAAGATAAACCTGTAAGAAAGATTTAAATGAAACATCAGTTTGAACCGCATAAAATAAAAAGAGAACAGTTTAAAGCTGTGAAAGATCATGTGATTGTACATGACATGGCTTTTGATGTGCGTATTACTCAAGGTGGTATTTGGATTCCAAACGACAATGGTAAGGGCCATGGCATTCGTCCACGCTGGGGTAAGGTATATGCGGTAGGACCAAAACAAACTACAGTCAAAGTAGGACAGTGGATTCTTGTAGCACACGGTCGTTGGACTCGCGGTTTAGAAATAGAAGATGAAAACGGCGAACAAACTGTTCGTAAGATTGATCCTAAGGATATACTACTTGTATCCGACGATGTTGAGTGCCCAACATTGGAAGGTATTTCAACTGCTGTACATATTGAAAAACAAGAAATGCCAAGCTAATGGGTTTTAAACAGCCCAACTTAAATCCAGCTTATCAAGCAATAAGAGAATCGATTAGTGAAATCAGTTCTCCAATGAATGATGGATTTACTCAAATGAATTGTAAAAGAGATTTATATATGCTCAAACGATATTTAGATGATGCGTTTGTTTCATTACCAAAATTTGCTGGAGAAGAAATATGGGATCAAGAAAGATTAATTCAACTACTAAAAAGATAGATTGTTCAACTTGCGGACACGAATACACTCCTGAGTGTGATTATCGGCAAGGACGCTGTCCGTACCATCCAGCAATATTAAAACCCCTGTTCACCCATTATAAAACTAGATTTTATAATATACTTCATTTTTTTAAAGGAAAATAATATGGGATTAACTAGACCTAACGCAACACAAATAGAAAAACATCCAAATGCCGCCAAACATTTAAGAATTAGTTTAGCTAAAAGCGCATTACGAATTATAGCTGGACTAGCACTTGCTGGTGGTGGTTGGTTAGAAATGAATCCTTACATTCAGTCAGCTGGATACCTATTGGTGTTTGCTGAATTATTAGGTATTGCTGAAGAGTTGGTATAATGGCATTATCCGGAGACGGTGGCAAAGGCTATGGCCGCAGGCCGAATCTAGTATCAAACGAAACAGTTCAAAATAATTGGGATTCAATCTTTGGCAAAACACAACCAGCCAAACCAGTTGACGACGACCCTTTAAATGTGTATAATGAAGAAAGACTAGTATCTAAGTACGATAAAGAAAACATTAAAGGCACAGATGAAACAACTTTGGCGGCTGTAAAATTAGCAGGATATGATGTAAAATTAATATTGGATAAGGAAGAAATAGATGCAGGCTCTTTGGACAGAAAAATTTAGGCCCAACACTACTGAAGGGTATGTGTTTACCGACGAAAGTCAAAAACAACAAGTTACAACTTGGATTAAACAAGGCAGTATTCCGCATTTATTATTAAGCGGTAGCCCTGGCACAGGCAAGACTACATTAGCTAAGTTATTAATTAACGAGCTAGGTGTAGATGAATATGATGTAATGTCAGCTAACGGTTCTAAAGATGCCAGAAAAGTTGAGTGGATTGATAAGCTAATTGGCTTTTGTAGTACTATGCCATTTGGCAAATTTAAAGTAGTATTGATTGACGAAGCTGATTATATGAACATTAACTCTGTTCAACCAGCACTTCGTAACTTAATGGAAGACTACGCAGAATCTGTGCGTTTTATTTTAACTTGTAACTATCCTAATAAAATTATGCCAGCGATTCATAGTCGTTGCCAAGGCTTTCATATTGAAAAAACAGATATTACAGAGTTTACTGCTCGTGTAGCAACTGTATTAGTGACTGAGGAAGTTGAATTTGATTTAGACACACTAGATTCTTATGTGCGTGCCACTTACCCAGACTTGCGCAAATGTTTAAATTTAGTACAACCCAATAGCATGACCGGCACTTTAGTTAAACCAGGCGACAATGATCAGTCAGTTAAAGATTGGAAGCTAGACGCTGTAGCATTATTTAAAGCTGGCAAGACTAACGAAGCCCGTAAGATTATTTGTAGTCAAGCAAGTACTGAAGATATGGACAGTATGTTCCGCTGGATGTATGATAACTTAGACTTATGGAGTACTGATACACACAAACAGGATCAAGCAATTATTATTATTCGCAATGGGCTTGTAAATGTTCCTATGGTAGCTGACCAAGAAATTAACTTGTCCGCTACATTAACTGAATTGTGCCAACTATGAGATATTTAATGTTAACTTATTTTTACCAAGCCAACGGTAAAATTGACGAAGGTATGACTGTAACTACTAGGGTTCGTACTAAAGATTGGCAAACTGCTAGTGTTATTTTGGACTTTAAAGAATGCAAAGTACTTAAAGCATCGTTGCGTGATAGCACTATTCCAAAAGATTGGGAGCGTATAGTTGGCTACTATTATCCATTTTATCCTGCTATTATGGAAAGATTGTTACAAGAAAATGGCCACGCATTACCTACTGAAAGCAAAAATGTTCCAAATACTTAATTCAAACACACCATCTACATACGAATCAGTGAGTAGCGATTTATATCAATATAAAGTGTATATCGGTGAGCAAACTATTTTAACTAATCAACTATCGAGTTACTGGTATTTGGACAATGATACCGCTGTATCAAAAACAGGTGACGGTACAACATTATTATCTACAAAAATGTGTGTGGAAATTTTTGGCTATACACCAGAAACAAGAACTAGTACATTTAATCGCGGAACTGATTTACCTTACATCAACGGATGTAGCACAAAACAATTAATTAATCCAGTTCGGCCAGGCGACCCAACATTCCAAATGTTATGTATTCCCCCTTATACATCTGAACAAGCTCATCACATTCATGCTACGCCAAGAGTAGTTTATGTTGTACAGGGACAAGGTATATCTATTGTTGGTACAGCTGATTCTCAACAAGAGTACCAATTAAATTGTGGTGATGTTATTTTGCTTGGAAAAATGACTCCCCATCATTTCAAAACTAATGATTCTGAACTTATAGTACTTCCAATTCATATTTTTAGCACTATTTCGTCAGCCGAGTTTGATCACCCTATGTATAATGGGACTCACAAAGTCTAAGTTAGTACGCACTAACTTGACAAACAATTCATATTATACTATAATAGTAATATGAAATCGAAATATAGAAACAGAAAAAAACTTATCCTAACCGATGCTGACGGTTGTTTGTTAGATTGGGAATGGGCCTTTAATGTCTGGATGCAAGAACACGGATTCGAAGAAGTTCCAGGTAGCAAGCTCAATTACGATATGTCTATCCGTTATGGCATACCTCGTGAACAAGTAGTCAAGCTGATACGCATTTTTAATGAAAGTGCGGCCATTGGATTCCTTCCCGCCCAGCGCGATGCCATGTACTATGTAAAACGCTTAGTCGAGGAACACGGTTATAAATTCCACTGTATTACTTCACTAAGTCTAGATCCTAATGCTCAGAGACTTCGTGAGATGAATCTAAGTAAATTGTTTGGTGAGCATACTTTTGAACGCATCGTGTGTCTGGATACTGGCGCACACAAAGATGAGGCCTTAGAAGAATATGAAGGCACTGGCCTAGTTTGGATTGAAGACAAAATCGAGAATGCTGAGGCCGGATACAAGTATGGATTAAATTCCCTACTAATAGAGCACGGCCACAACATGCATCACTACCATCCTGGAGTAACGCTCGTAAAGAACTGGAAGCACATTTACGAGCTAATTACTGGTCAATCAGCGTAAAGGTTTAGCACACTATCAATGATCTTGTGCCGCTGTATATCGCGACAATCTAAATCGCAAACAGCAATACCCTTTACACCCCCTTTCGATAATCTTAAACAAAGGTCCATCAAACCATTGTTGCCGCGATTACGATCGGCTTGTTCTACGTCGCCCGTGATTACAATTTTACTGCCTTCGCCAATACGGGTCATTAGCATTTTTACTTGATTAGGCGTGGCATTTTGCATTTCATCGGCAATAATAAAACTGTCTTTGAATGTGCGTCCACGCATAAACGACAACGGAGCAATTTCAATTTTCTGATCTTCGATCATCGCTGCAATGTCTTGCGGACGATAATACTCTCTCAGTATGTCTGTAATTGGTTTAATCCACGGGTCCATTTTTTGATTTAAGTCACCCGGTAAAAATCCGTGATTTTCGTTTTCAACAGAAACTGCTGGTCTAGTTAGTACTATGCGATCTACTTCTCCTTCTCTAAAGGCTTTTATTGCCGCCAGGACGGCAAGATATGTCTTGCCTGTGCCCGCAGGGCCTGCTGTTACAACGATATGTTGCTCGTCACTTTGTAAAGCCAGCACTAAACGCTCTTGATTTCTAGTTCTAGGAACTATATCAATTGGGCGCTGTTTTACTGGTTTTGCCTGATCGAACCTTATCGTATTTTCTTGATGTGTCATTTGACGTTTTTGAGATTTTGCTGCTCTTTGTCTACTCAATTTAGACTCCGTTTGTAGTTGAGTTACTTCCGACAGCACCTTGCTGTCAAGAGTATTTACGACCCATGATTTTTATATTCTATGGGTGTTAATATCTTATATTTCAAGCATAAGTAATAGTCCAAAGTGCTGTTCTGCGCTTAAATTTCAAAATAACCTTAACCTTTCCATTTAACTAAATACATTACTATGGCAAATAAACCTTTTGACTCTGAAATCTTTAAAGATCATGCCGACTATTGGCAGGTCGCCGCCAACATTAAAGATATCTACCTTAGTGAAGGTAGTTTATTAACTTTACTTGACTACGAGCGTGTGTTGGATTCTTTGGATTTATACGCATTTAAGAACTGGGGAATTGGTGAATTAGTACAAGGCCCTACTATTTCCAAATACAAAGTTTCTTGTATTTTTATGTGGCCTGAGAATTTAATGCCAGACCCACGCGGGGCTCGCAGATTACTTCCTTTTGATTGTGAAGTAAAATTTAAAAAAACTAACATGAAGATTCCTCTTAAAATTGAGGATCCATCCGATTATCGTCCTGGCACTAAAATTGCTAGAATTATCGAGAAAAAGATTTGGCTAGTAGAAATTACTATGCCTAAGAATTTAATGAGTGATATCCGTACTGGAAGTATTGCGTTGGAAGAGGAAGAAATGGACTTGGAAGACTTAGACAATGCGTACAGTAAAGATTTAGACAAAGAACAAACACAACCTAACTATACAGACAATGGACAACAAGAACCTCAACTCTAATTTTATATTTGAAACTTTAGAATATAAAGACATGGAAGGCTTATTAAAGCCAGTTATTCATATTGACGAGTTTACTAGCAAGATGGGCGAGGATGATGACATTATTGTTATCTCTTTCTTTGTTCGCGACCCTAATGCTTCGAAAGATTTAATGAATTGGTTCGAAAAAGGTTATGATTTTATTATTGATGCTGACCGTAGTCCAGGCGAAATTAAACCAAATCGTTACTTAGTATATGTTGAAATTCGTAGACGCAGTACAGCAGGTTCCCATGTACAACAGTTATTAGATGATTTGTCTACCTTAACAGAATTTGAGCCAAAAGATTGGACAATGGTTTATGAAGGTAAGGAATATCCTTACACTCAAGAAGAATTTGAGCGCATAGTTCCACTATCGCCAAAAGCATATCGTGAAACACACGATGAAGGATTAAACGAAATGCGAGTGGCAGCTGGGTTGCCTACAAAAGCATATTACGAGCAAGATGAATCTATCAAAGCTCTACAAGCCGCCGCGGGGATATTATAAAATGAGATTTGAAGAAATATTAAGAGCATTAGCTGACACAATAGAACAACATGGTACAGGAGCCGAGAAAGTTGTACAAGAGCCTGTAGCAGTGATAGAGCCGGCGTTGGATTTACATATGACTCAGGTCGTGACGCATTCATAGCACCTACACCGGGCGATGGCTACACATTTGACGAAACAACTTGCCGTTGGGTCAAAGAAGAATAAAAACAGGACAAGCTAAATGAGCACCTGGATGCTTACCACAAACACAACGCCGTACGGTAGTTATGTAACTATTGAAAGATTATAATAATAATGGCACATCGTATTTTAATCCTGGGCCTTCCTGGCTCAGGAAAAACTACCTTAGCAAAATCCTTAGTAGAAAAAATTAACGCACAGCATTTTAATGCTGACGAAATTAGAGCACAATTTAACGATTGGGACTTTAGCGAAGAAGGAAGAATTCGTCAAAGTCGTCGTATGCGTGAACTATGTGACGCAAGTGAATCAGAATATGCTATTGCTGATTTCGTATGCCCATTACTAGAAATGCGTGAAATATTTGCCCCGGAGATTACAATATGGGTAGATACTATTAAAGAGGGCAGATTTGCTGATACTAATGCCTTATTTAAAAGCCCTAAAACATACGATTATCGTGTAACAGAACAAGATGCTGAGCGTTGGGCTAGTATAATAGCCAGCAACATTTTACCTTAAATCTAACTAAATATTAGTAGACACGGAGCACATCTACTATGGAAATAAGACAAGATCAATTAGCACAAATATTACCAGGCAACGAATATGTTGAACACTGGTGTAACGCATTAAACAAAATTCTTCCTGATTACGATATCACAACAATCAATCGGGTAGCTGCCTTTTTAGGTGAAACTTATGTTGAGTCTGCTGGCTATACAGCATTACATGAAAATTTAAATTATCAGGCGGCTAGCTTATGTCGTGTTTGGCCTAGTCACTTTACACCAGACATTGCTGACCAATACGCACACAATCCAGAAAAGATTGCTAATCGTGCTTATGCTGGTCGTATGGGCAATGGCGACGAAGCATCAGGCGATGGTTGGAAGTTTTGTGGCCGCGGTTTGATTCAAGTTACTGGTCGTAGTAACTATCAAGCATTTGCTGACAGTCTACAAATGAATATCGACGATGTTCCTGCGTTCCTTACTACATTCGAAGGCGCTATTCAATCAGCTTGCTGGTTCTGGGAAAATAATAATCTTAATCAATATGCCGATGCTGGCAATATTCGTGAGTTAAGTATTAAAATCAATGGCGGCGAATTAGGTCTTCCTGAACGCGAACAACATTGTAGTCGTGCTTATCAGATATTGAGTTCATAATGTATGCTTTTGCTGTCCACTACTTGTTAGGTAACATACCAGTCTGGGTATGGCCAGCTGCCGCAGGTGGTGCCGCCGCAATTTATTTTTTATCTGGAATATTAACACATATTCCTGAATGTAAACCTTATGCTATATTCCTTAAACCAGTTAGTGGTATAGTAATGTTGGTTAGTATTTTTATGTATGGTGGCTCTGGTGTAGTAGCTATATATCAACAAGATTTAAAAGACGCACAACAGCAAATGCAATTACTAGAACAAAAAAGTGATGCTGCCAACGCACAACTTACTCAAGCTCTTAAAGCTAATGAAAATTTAATTAAAGGTCATACTTATGGAGTTAAACAACAAGCTGAACAAAATCGTGTAGTAATAAACAAAGAATGTACTATAAATGATATAGCTTTTGATACTTATAATCGCGCTGTTAAAAATCAAGCTACTAATGGATTTGTTACCGTAGGGCCAACAAAATGAAAAAATTATTAATACTATTATTTGTGGTTACTATTGCCGGTTGTGCTAATAATACTGTTCCAGTTACATTAAAGTGGCCTACTGCTAGTGATGAAATGTTAGCACCGCCACCAGATTTAACTCCATTGCCAGAAGACAAGCGCACACTAACAGATATGATTGAAAACGCAAATGATAATTTTGCTCAATACTATTTGTTAAAGGAACGAGTTGAAACTTGGATACAATGGTATAACACAAACAAAAACATTTACGGTGAATCTAAATGAAACGCCTTATAGCACTATTATTACCTGTATTAGTTAGTTGTACAGTAGTAGATGCTGTGTTAATGACTAAGTTTGATAACATTGAATATCATCAAATTACAGAAATTCGTGTAGATGCTAGTATGTATAAAAATCAATGTAGTAATCCTTTACTAGCGCAATCCAATGCTACAGCATTAGCATATAAAACAGAATTGTATGAAAAGTATAGTCAAGAATTACCACACAATGACAACGGCTATAAAGCCGCAAAGTCATTAAACGAAATAGCACAAGGGTTAGCAACTAGATACACAGAAAGCACACCAGTGTCGCCGTTATTCTGTAAACTCAAAATGTCTAATGTTGAGAATACAGCAGAAATAATTCAACACGTTATAGGGAGTAGACCTCGATGAATATGGATCAAATCAATCAAGCATTATCGGACTTAGCTAACTGTGGAGATCCTGCGTTTGCTCAAGCGGCACAGAATATTCAACAAGCTACCCAAGCCGCACAAGCTGGACAGTTTAGTACACAAGATTTAGCAGAGCTATTAAAAGATACACAACGACAATTAGCCGTTGTACAAGAAATGAGTCAGTTACAGTTTAAAGAAACACTAAACACAGTTATTAGTGGATTATTAACTATTATTGGCGCAGTATATTAAGGAGAATAACATGGGATGGTTTACAAAAATTGAAAAAGCGGCCGCAGAAAAATTAAAAGCCGCATTTATTGATGCTAAACAAATAGCAGAACACGCAGAAGCAGATATTGCTCATGCTGAACAAGCATTACAAGCCGCTAAAGTTAAAGCTGCTAAAGCCGCGCAAACTGCTAGTCAAGCCGCACAAGCTGCCGCCGCACGTGCCCGAGCTGATGTAGCTAAGGCACAAGCTGCCGCAGAAGCATTAGCAACCGAAGCAGAAGCTGCCGCTCGAAAAGCCGAAGAAATTATGAATCGTGCTGCTCCTGTAGCACCTGTAGTAGTTACAGCTCCTGTTGCTATAGATCCTACAGCTCTTACACCGGCACAGTTAGAACAAGTAACAGATCCAGAAGCTCCACCTTTAGTAGCACCGCAATAATATAAATACAAAATAATAACAATAACAAGGAGCTAATATGTCTAACTGCGAGAATCAACTAAGCGCAAGTGAGAAGAAAAAAGAAGATTGGATGAATGCCAAATGGCGTCCAATGATGGGCTGGATGTATATGGCTGTATGTTGTTGTGACTTTATGTTATTTCCTGTATTGTGGGCGTTGGTTCAAACTATGCAAAGAGTTGGACCTTTAAGTCAATGGCAGCCACTTACACTACAAGGTGCTGGGCTATTTCATATTGCTATGGGTGCGGTATTAGGCATTGCCGCTTATGGTCGCACTAAAGAAAAGATGGCCGGCGCAGAGCAAGGCGGGTTAGCCGAAGGCTTTGGTCCTGGAGCTGGAACCACATATATTCCACCAGGTATGCAACCTGGCATGATGAATAACGGTATGAATAACGGTATGAACTCCGGAATGGGCGGAGGCTTTGGTGGTCAACAAAGTGGCGGTTTTGGCGCTCCAGCAGGGGGCGGTTTTGGAGGACAACAAAGTGGCGGATTCGGTTCATCATCAAGCGGGGCTTCAACATTTGGCGCTCCGGCAGCAGGAGGTTTCGGGGGTAGTACAGCGGGCGGATTCGGCGCTCCTGCGTCAGGCGGATTTGGCTCAACAGCCACTCCTCCAACCTTTAATTCAACACCGCCAATAACAGCTAGCGGTAAGCCAAGTGGCCCAACACAGTCATTCCCAGCACTATAAGGATAAGGATAATAAAATGAAATCTATATTAGTAATCGCATTAACATTAGGATTTACAGTAGCACACGCAGGTGGCGTTATGGAAAAAGTTTGTCATGAACAAAAAGGCAAACAAGTATGTAAAAATGTCAAAGTACACAAAAAAGTAGAAGGCACAGTAGTTCCAGAACCTACTCCTAAATCCAAAAAGAAGAAATAATTTACACCGCAGGTTGTTTGTAGTATAATTAATATTATGACTGACCCAAAATTCTATGTTTATGCTTATCTTCGTAAAGACGGGCAATCCCCTTACTACATAGGTAAGGGGTCCGGTGATCGAGCATGGTCAAAAAAACGCACTTATAAACCACCATCAGATAAAAATCGAATTATAATAATTGCCAAATCTTTATTTGAGGAGGAAGCGTTTGACCTCGAAAAAAAACTTATTAAAAAGTTTGGGCGCAAAGACATCGGTACTGGCATATTAGCAAATCAAACAGATGGCGGCGAAGGCGGAAGTAATATATCTCCAGAAGTTCGAGCCAAACGAAGTAAAGCATTAAAAGGTGTATACGTCGGTGAGCTAAGTGTCTGGGGCGGTAAGAAGAATCCAGCACAAAGCGAACGAATGAAAGGTAGTAATCATCCATTATATGGAATACCTTGTTCCAATGATAGAAAACGTAAGAGCAGTCAAAAACAAAAAGGCAACAGGACAGGTAAAGAGAACGCCGCCTCAAAACCGTTATTACTTAATGGTATTGAATATGCTTCTATTAGAGAAGCAATGGCGGCTACAAATTTATCTCCCTATCTAATACGAAAAAATTGCACATTTATTACAATATGACAGATCACTATCAAACCTTAGGAGTAGACCGTAATGCGTCTGCTGACGATATTAAAAAAGCATATCGCCGTATGGCGGCAAAGTATCATCCAGACCGCGAAGGTGGCGATAAAGCTAAATTTCAATCGGTTCAGTCGGCTTATGAAACATTAAGCGATCCTAGTAAACGAGCCCAATACGATAATCCTAATCAAAATATACATTTTGAATTTAATGGTGGCGGGTTCGATTTTAACAATATCTTTAGTATGTTTGGCGCACAGTTTCATCCAGGGCATCAACATCCAGGACAGCAACGACAAACCCATACCAGAATGAGCTTATGGGTAACATTACAAGATGTAGCACAAGGCGGCAAGCGGCCTGTTACTGTAGGTACACAGCAAGGCTCAATGACAATTGAAATAGAAATCCCATTGGGACTTAACGATGGCGATAATATTCAATATCCTGGCATAGGTCCTGGTAACACAGATTTAATTGTTAATTTTAGAATACATCAACATCCAAAATGGCATCGCCAAGGATTAAACTTAACAATGGACCAGCAAGTATCTATTTGGGATTGTTTAGTTGGCGGAGAAACAGAAGTAAAAGATATTTTGGGTAACCAATTAACTTTAACCATTCCACCGTTAACACAGCCAGGCGGACTATTGCGTCTGAAAGGTAGAGGACTAGCTTCACGCCAAGGACCTGTTGGCGATTTATTAGTTAGAATTCATGCCAAAATGCCATCTAGCCTAAGTGACGAACTAACCAATCTTATCAAAGAAGCACAAAAGAAGTAACCATAATCATTGTATTTTGTTTAGTAATGCTATATACTTAACTAGTACCAAGCAAAGGAAAACATGCAAAACAATAAAGAAATCGAACAAATCGTCGCCCAAGCTGTTAAATTGGCTAAAGAGCGTCAACACGAATATGTTTTAACTGAGCACGTCTTATTGGTATTAATACGCCATGCTCCATTTTATAAAGTACTAGAATCTTTTGGGACTAGTGTAGATTTATTAGATATGGAGTTAGATGCTTACTTACAAAGTTTAACTAGTTTGGTTACTACTAAAAAAGACAATCAGCCTAAGAAAACAAATGCTCTCGAGCGTTGCTTCAACAGAGCAATGACACAAGTATTGTTCACAGGGCGCCGTTCAATGAATACTGGCGACTTGTATCTTGCTATGATGGCTGAAAATAATTCACACGCACATTACTTTTTATTAAAGTATGGTGTTAAGAAACAAGAGTTCATGGAATACTGGCAAGCACACTACAAACATGATGATGTAGTTCTTACAACTACGCAAGCAGATGAAATTTTAACTGAATACTGTGTTAACTTAACTAAGATGGCGGTAGAAGATCGCCTTGAGCCAATGATTGGCCGCGGTGCTGAACTTGATGAAATGATTACAGTATTAGCTCGTAAATTTAAAGCTAATGTATTGATGGTTGGAGATCCCGGGGTAGGTAAAACTGCTATCGCAGAAGGCCTAGCTCAAGAGATTATTAATAATCGTGTTCCTAAGTTCTTAATTGCTCATGAAGTATGGGCATTAGAGATTGGATCATTGTTAGCTGGTTCTAAATATCGCGGCGAATTTGAAGAAAAGTTCAAACAAGTTATTGGCGCATTAGAAACTAAAGGTAATTGTATTTTGTTTGTAGACGAAGCACACACTATGAAAGGTGCTGGCGCTAGCTCACAATCTACACTTGACTTTGCTAATATGTTAAAACCTGCTATTACTAAAGGTAAACTTAAGGTAATCGCAAGTACAACATGGGAAGAATACTACGAGTCCTTTGAAAAGGATCGTGCGTTAATGCGTCGTTTCCATCGTGTAAGTATCGATGAACCAACTAACGAAGTTACAGAACAAATCCTTATTGGACTTAGCCCACGCTTAGAATCATTCCACAATGTATTAATTGATACAGATGCTATCACGGCCGCTGTAGATTTATCAGGTCGTTATATACACGACCGTAAGAATCCAGATAAGAGTATTGACTTGTTAGACGGCGCTTGCGCTAAGGAACGAGTTAAGGATCAAGGTAATGTAACTATTACTAAAGAAATGATTATGGAACAATTAAGTCGTGTTACTGAAGTTCCTATGGATCGATTACAAAACGAGCGTTCAGCTAATATTGTAGAACTTGAATCGAATATTAAAGAAAAATTATATGGTCAGGACGAAGCAGTAGACAGCGTACTTGAGCGAGTTTATATTAACTTTTCTGGTATTGGCAACGACAATCGTCCTATTGCTAGTTTCTTATTCTTAGGACCAACTGGTACTGGTAAAACAGAACTTGCTAAGTTACTAGCTACAAACTTAGATATGCAATTATTAAAGTATGATATGTCAGAATATCAAGAAAAGCATACTGTAAGTTCGTTGATTGGTGCGCCTCCAGGATATGTAGGATTTGAAGATGGCAATGTAGGTGGCGGCAAGTTAATCAGTGATATTAGTAAGAATCCGTATTCAATCATCCTGTTTGATGAAATTGAAAAAGCTCACCCTGATGTTATTAACATTATGTTACAGATGTTAGACGAAGCTCGTATTACTAGTGCTAACGGCAAAACTGTTAACCTTAAGAATACTATTATCATTATGACAAGTAACTTAGGTGCTCGCGATAACGAAAACAATAACATTGGATTTGGTCAAGCACTACAAAAAACAGGATCAGAAGATAAAGCAATGAAGGACTTCTTCAAACCTGAGTTGCGTAATCGTATCGATCAAATTTGTAAGTTTAAGAAACTTGATACCCTTGCTATTAAGAAAGTTGTACTTAAATTTGTTGAACAGTTACAAGTTAGTTTGAACAATAAAAATATTAGACTTAATTTATCCGAAGCAGTTATTGATATGCTAGCTGATAAAGGTTATGATCCTAAGATGGGTGCTCGTCCACTTAATCGTAAGATTGACGAATTGATTCGTGTACCTTTGTCTAAGAAGATTTTGTTTGAACGCTTATCTGACTGCACCGTCAATGCTATCATAATCGATGATAAGATTGATTTTACAATTATCCAAACTGCTCCATTGGCGATTGTAGACAATTCTGGTATTATTGTTCTTGATGGCGAATCTCCTAACGTTTAAGCCTGTCGATAAAGATAGATACTTTTACGACAAATATCGATACTGCGTAGCATTTGCTTTAGATGAAGTAAGTGCTATGAAGACTCTCGACCACAACTATATCGATGCTATTATTGATCGTAGAAAGTTGTGGCGAGAAGTCGCACAACAGCGTTGGACTTTAGTTCGTCCCGGCGGCCAACCTCAACTAGCTCAAACTATATTAACAAGGCGTTGGAAAGATATTACTGATAAAACTTCTGAGGATCTTCACGAATTAGCTGAGTTACTACTTACAACAACCGCTGATTTTAAATTAGTTACATCGGTTAACTTGGGTTGGATATACAGTAACAATATGTCTTTACTTAAAAGACTTAATGCTATGAGTTTCCTTGACAATAAGGAATATACAGAAGCTATAATATCGAGACCTAAAAATACTGTTAAATTAAAAGTTCCTAAGTTTACCCACAGAAGTTATTTTAAAAGCGTAAAACTAACACAAGCTAATAAAGACAGTTTAATTAACTTTTTTAATAATCAACAAGATACTATAAGAGTTGCTCCGGCTTTTGCTAAATGGCTATCAAAGTCCCCTTATTTGCGGACCCAAGATTATTTCTTTATAGATCACGATGGGGAAGGCTGGCTAGTTATGCTAGAGCTTATATCCCCTGGTATAATTAGAAAAACGCTGGAAATCATCCCAGCATAAATAATATACTATGACGACTTTTACTAATGAAGGTTTATTGCCTCCAACTACATACAGAATCCCATCTGGTAATTATAATGGGGCTAATACACAATTTTATGGTAATGCTATTCCAGCCGCAAATTACTATGGCGGACAAGGATCTGCTCAAACAGCTATGATTCAAACAACAGATTTTGTTGGTGTTCTTACTATAGAAGGTAGTTTGAACGATTGGACTCAGCAAGCTGAATGGTTCAGAATTGAAACTTACGGTAATGCCAATGTAGCTACTACAGATACCCAAGCTATTAATATGATTGGCAATTTCGTATGGTTGCGAGCCAATGTATCATCCTTTACTGGCGGAACTATTAATTCAGCAAACGTAATATTCTAATATAGCTAAATATTAGAATGCGTACAGTTGTAATATATCCCGGAAGATTTCAGCCTGGCCACAAAGGTCATAAGTCTAGCTACGATTATCTAGCTAAGAAATTTGGTGCTGAAAATGTGTATGTAGCTACTTCTGATGTAACTGCTCCTGTGACAAATCCCTTTAGTTTTGCTGACAAAGTAGAGATGCTTACAAAAATAGGAATACCTGCTAGTCACATTGTACAAGTACGCAATCCTTATCAAGCACAAGAAATTACAAAAGATATTCCAGATCCAGAAAATACTGCGTTAGTGTTTGCTGTATCAGAAAAAGACATGGGCGAAAATCCACGCTTCAAGTTTGGTGTTAAAAAGAACGGTGAGCCAAGTTATATGCAACCTTATCCTAAAGATGGCAAACTTCAACCGTTGACCAAACACGCTTATGTAATGGTTACTCCAACTGTTACATTTAAAGTTAGAGGCAAAGATGCTGACTCTGCTTCAGCAATACGCAATATGTATTCTAATGGTAGCGAAGCGGATCGTAAACAAATCTTACATGACTTATATGGTACTGATGATACTGCCCTACAACAATTATTTGATAAGAAATTAGGCGTAGCACAAAAAGCTCGCGACATAGTAATTCAACAGCCTGACCTTGACGGCGATGTAATTGATCAACCTATGCCAGTAGTACGCAATGAAAGTAAACAACATAGAGCCAAGTTAGCAAAATTATTAGAGTCAACAATTCTAGCAGAACGCACCGCCGCACATTGCTATAGAAGTTTTGAAGAAGATTTAATTCCTAATTTCATCGACGAAAAAACTGGTCGAAAATTTTATTAAAAACAAATAATGTATAAAAGTTTTGGTATAAATTACGATCCTATTGCCTTCAAAATTTGGTACTCACCTTGTGTTAGAAAACCATTATCTTGGATTGAAGAAATTAAAATTGCTGCTACCACTATAGCAGAATCGACCACTAAAGATATTTGGGTATGTATGTCTGGCGGGATTGATAGTGAAGTTGTTGCTAGCACATTTAAAAACGCAAATATTCCTTTCAAGGCATTGATTGCCAAATTTCCAGACGATTTAAACACACACGATATAAGTTACGCTATTAGTTGGTGCGAAGCAAATAAGGTTGAGTACAAATTTTTTGAATTTGATATGCTGTCTTTTTTAAAAGAAGGCTACAAGAAATATCTTAATCAAAATCTTGTGTCGAATAATGTTTTTAGATACTATACAATTGAACTATTACAGCACATAGAAGATATGAATGGATTTGGTATTTTTGGTGGCAAAAGTGCTGGGCTAGGGTTAGAACAAAAAATATATAATGAAGTTGATCCAAATAATGATCCTGTATGCGATACCTACGATATCGGCTCACTTGCTCCGTTAGAATGGTGTAGGAAAAATAGTTTAAATCACAGCGTATTTTTCTATCAAACAACATCAGAAATACATAGCGCATATCTTCAAGATCCTGTTAATCAGATGTTAATAAACAATCCTTACATATTAAAATCAGGGTCAATCGATGTGCCTGCTAAAACAATTATGATGAGATCACATTTTCCACACACAACTCCGCGAATTAAATATCATGGATTTGAAAAGATTATGGATCTTAGAATAGCTACCCAACAAGATATGGCTAGGTATTTTGGACTAGATCCTGATGTAACAAATAAGCGATTTAAATCTATAATAAAAAACAATCAAATAGCTATTCCTATTAACGAAGTTTATATTCAATTAGACGACAGAAAATTTTACTAGGTCTCCTTACTCGTGTAAATATGTTACACATTTATAAGAGGAACCCATGGTATCAACCCAACAAACTAACCTAGATGCAACCACAGAAGCAGCTACCCCAACAGCACAAGCACCGTCAGCTCCACAAGCAGGCCAAGTGCAAATCAACATTGATTACTTAAAAACTACCCGTGTACATATTTGTATGCCTTGTTATGGTGGTATGCTTACTGAATCTACATTTATGAGCTACATTAAATGGGCAAATACAGCCCGTCAATTAGGCATTGATTGGACTATGGAAACTATGACCAATGAGTCATTGATTAGTCGTGCTCGTAATACTCTTACTGCTAAGTTCCTTTCTAACCCAGATTCAACACACTTAATGTTTATCGATGCTGACATCGGTTGGGAGCCATGGCACTTGCTCGTTATGTTAAATCGTGACGTAGATGTTATTGGCGGTTTGTATCCAATGAAATCCTTACCAGTTAAGTGGTGTGTTAATGGATTTGACGGTGCCGAAGAAGGCCCAGATGGCTTACAAGAAGTTACTAAAACTGGCACAGGATTCCTCTTAATGAAGCGTGGCGTATTTGAGAAGTTAAATGCCCACCCAGCAGTTAAGCCTTTCAACTCTGATATTGGTTTGCCACCAGAGTTAAATGTTTATATGAAAACATATTTTGACACAGCAGTTCGCGAGAATCGTTATTACAGTGAAGACTGGACATTCTGCGAAAACTGGCGTGATTTAGGTGGTAAAGTTTGGGTAGACAAGCGTGTATTGCTCAAGCACACAGGCACCTATGTATTTGACTATGCTACACAAGATCAACTATACAAAGACTTACATTCTTTGGCTATTAGTAATCAGCAACCAGCACAGTCATTACCAGCCCAAGCACAGGCAGCCGCTGTATCTGACGCTCCTGTAGCAGCACCAGAAGCTCCTAAAGCTACTGTAGTTGCTTCAAGCAAAGGCAAAAAGAAAAAATAAACTGGGTAGTTTATAAACGGGCAAAGGCCGTTACAGTTAAGTCTGTAACGGCTTTTGTTTTTTACGCTAAATATATTAATGAACATTGAACAATTAGAATCCTTCAATTTAGCAGACGCAGTTAAATTTCACGATAAACTTAATCCTTTATTATGGGATAAAAGCGAACATTTACATCCTGAAATCCGTGAGCAGTTATTAGCTATTGCTTCAGACTTTGCTGAATCACTTGGCGTCGACAACTTAAATTTAAAAGATATAACAAGTTCGGGTAGTAATGCCGCATTTTCTTATACTCCACATTCTGATATAGATTTACATTTAATTGTAGATTTAGGCAATGACGAAAACAAAGAAATATATCGTGAACTTTTTGATGCTAAAAAGTTTATCTATAACAACGAACATAAAATTACTATTAAAGGTATTCCTGTTGAATTGTATGTACAGGACATAAGCGAAGAACATCATAGTCAAGGAATTTACAGTATTGTAGATAACGAATGGATACAAATTCCTAGACGCAAACACGCTGATATCGATGATATGAGCGTTAAGAGCAAATACAAGGATTTAAGTAAGCGTATTAAACAAGCAATTAAATCTAAATCTATAGACCAAATGAATGCTCTATTAGATAAAATTAAAAATATGCGTGGTACAGGACTAGCTAATCACGGCGAGTTTGGCCCAGAAAATTTAGCCTTCAAATTACTACGCAATAGTGGTGAATTGAAAAAGTTACATAATGCTCGTAAAGAAGCAAGAAGCCAAGAGTTAAGTTTAAAAGAGCGTAAGCCACAAGCTCCTGTAAAATATGGTTTTGGTCCTGACTATATCGAAGAAGTTGGCATTACACCAGACGGTACTAATCCTACTACTTCCGAGTTTACCAACGAAGCACAATTAGATGAAGTTGGTGTTACTCCAGACGGAACCAATCCTAGTACTTGTATGTTTGCTAACGAAGACAAACATAATGACAAAGACATTATTGAAGATTTTATTAATTTTTGTGTTTCCCATTTAAAATTAAAAAAAGAAATTAACTTAAGAATTCGTCGTGACCCACAATGGTCCGTAAGAAACAAAACTTTTGGACGCTACAATGATGGAACCAATGAACTTGAAGTTGGTGTAGGCGGCCGTCATATTATGGATGTATTAAGAACTGTAGCACACGAACTTGTACATCAAAAACAAAATGAAATAGGACCAGTTCCAGCAGACGCTGGAGAAGATGGCAGTCCATATGAAAATGAAGCTAATGCCAAAGCTGGTGTATTGATGCGTAAGTATGCTCAACTACATCCTGAATTGTTTATGGCTATCGAATTAAATGAAGCTACGGGCTATATTCCAACAGCCGCAGAAGCAAAAGATCCACGCTTCTTAATGGCGCTAACTGTTGATGTGCGTCCAGGAGAAATTGGTCGTTGTGCTAATGCATTTTTATTAGACACCGACGCACAAGGTAAACCACAAGAACTTCGTCCAGATGGCATCGTCCATCGGATGATGGAAGAATTAGAATTATTTAAAAGGACGTATTAATGAAAGCCCATGAATTTATCTTTGAATCTGCACAAACAACACTAGGTGGATTTAAAGTCACTCCGTTACATATTGAAGATCAAGGTGTTGAAGAATCTGACATTAGTGGGTTATTAGCAGCCGGCCAATTTAATAAACAATTTAGAATTACAGCAAATATATACGGTGTCACAAAACATTTTAAGGTCAAAGCTCAGAGCGCACGAATCGCACAACATAAAGTTGAGATTCACCACCCCGGGGCTAAAATTTTAAATGTAGAAGAAATTACAAATGAAGCTATTGGGTTAAATGCTCCACATCGCCGAATGAGTCGCGATGAGTTACAAGGCTATGCCGATCGTATTAAAACTGGTACTAAGACAAAGAAAGATAGATTTGCTCCAATCATACACGGTAGCAATATCAAAGCAATTACTAAAGATGACGAAGGTACCGAATGGGATTTAGATGATTTGGCCCGTCAAATCACTACCCGTCCTCGTTCATTATTAGGCACTAATGCTAAAATGAGTAAGAGTGCTACAGAAGGCGAAATTGTTTATGACTTAACATTGCCAGCATTAAGCGGTGTTGTTGTGGACGAGGAAACAGGCGATTTTGTAGAAATTACTACTTGCCCTGGTGCTGGCGGATGTCAATTATTTTGCTACGCTCGTAAAGGTGGATATGTAATGTTCCCTGCTAGTAGCATGTCAGCCGCACAAGCATTAAACTTTTTAGTCAATGACCCTGCTGGATATATGGCCATGGTTAACAAAGAAATACAAGGTCTTAAAGGCAAAGCAGACAAGCATGGTATTAGATTAGTTGTACGCTGGCATGATGCTGGAGATTTCTTTAGTAAAGAATATTTAGATCTAGCATTTAACGTTGCTCGTACTAATCCAGATGTAAAATTTTATGCTTATACAAAAATAGCCGCGGCTGCAACTGCCAACAAACCAGATAATTTTATTGTTAACTTTAGTTCGGGAAGTAAGCGCGGTGAAGAAAAGCAAATTGAACTACACAAAGCTCAAGGAAATGCAGTTAAAGATGCTGTAACATTACCCAAAGACTTGTTCCGCACATTGTTTGTTACGGATGCTAAAGGGAAATATGTTAAAGATGCCAAAGGTCGTACACAGGTTAAAAGTCCCGAAGCATGGGAAGAATTTAAAAAAATGTTGGCCACTAGATATAAAATTGATCCAGCATCAATTATCACATACGATCAGATGTTAACCATCCCTGAAGGCCCTAAACCTAAGTGGAATGTGGTTATATTTCCAGCAGGACACGGAGACCGTGCTGCCAACAGATTGGATGTAATCAACAGTTTCCTAATGTTCCACTAAAATGATTTTAAACGATTTTATCCAACCTAAACTAAAGTTTAGTCGTGAAAAACTAGACGCAGTTCTTGTTGAGCTTTGCGATATGGTCATCGAAGGACAACAAGATAATCCAGACTTTTATGGTATGGTAGCCGCCGCGGTATTAGATACTCGGGGTAGATTAGTCACTGGTGTAAATTATCTATATGGAAATTCAAGAATCCATGCGGAACGAGCAGCCATAGACAAGTATGAAGAAGAGTACGGAGAATTGCCAAAGGGCAGTATTGTAATTACTACACTGAGCCCATGCTGTGAAGATACTGGCGATAATCGCTATGGCGTTAGCTGTACAGATTTATTAAATGAAAAACATATCAAATTAGCTTATTGCGGGTATAGTGATCCATCACAAGATAATACCCAAGAAAAGTTTACAATCATTATTACAGAAAATAGCAAGATTAAATTACTGTGTAAAAAGTTAGCCGATACTTTTTTAAAAAAAAATTTAAATGAAGCTGTAGAATCAAATAAAGCACAAGAATTTATTGACAGGGTATATAGTCAGTATCCTGATTGGCCGTATGGTCAAGCAGATAAAGTTATGGTATGGGGAGAAGGCGAAGATCAGCAATTTGCCGCGTTCAAACTCAAACCTAGTATGAAACCTGATACAGTAGAAATAGATTGGATCATGGCCGGGCCCGAACAACGCAAAGGTGTTGGTAGTCGTGCTATTAAAGAGCTACAGCGTCAAGCACAAGAAGCGGGTATTAAGTTAACATTGTATCCTTGGGCTAAGGGTAATGTAAGTCAAGCCTCATTAACTAAGTTATATAAGCGTCATGGTTTTAAACCCGTCGCTAAAGGTGCTAAACCAATGTCATGGGAACCAGTCAGCGAAGAAAGTAACAAAGAAATATTGTCTTATGTTAAAAAAATACATCCTAAAGATGAATTTACTATAGACCATGCTGTAATGAATCATGCTAAATGGGAACTCACTACGGTACCTCTAACTAGTTTACATATAGATTCAGATGAAGTTAGTCCGTACGATCAAATCAACTTAGTTGACTACAATTATGTTAAAGATATTACAGCACAAGACATTAAAAATAAACCTATTGTAGTAGATAATGAAGGCTGGATTATTGACGGCAACCACAGAGCTGTGGCTGCTAGAGATATGGGTATGACTTCTATGCCAGCTTATGTTCCCTTAGAGTCAGACGATGATGAAGAAACATATGATCAGCATATGGCTCGCGTAAATAAAGAACGAGAGTTAAGTGAAGTGATTTATCATAACAATATCAAAACTAAAAATCAAGACAAGTCAGGTTTAGTAAACAAAGGCGAACCAGTGCCTCCAGGTAAAGAAAAACGTTTACTTGGTAACTTAGTAGGGAACTTAGGACAGTTAGAAGTATATAAGTGGGACAAGGGTAACGATTCTGCTTACTCCGTTTTTGATCCTAAAACTCGCGTTAGTCAAATGACCATTAGCGGAACAAACAAACCACATTCATTTGAAATATTTGGTATATATGGAGGTCCTAAAGCTCCTATTCGTGCCGCAGATTTGTATGCTTGGTTGGTTAAAAACCAAGGGCTTACGCTAGTTAGTGACAAATATCAATCCCCAGGCGGCCAAAGAGTATGGCAAGATTTAGAACAACGTTATGGGCGTTCATTAAATGTTTACGCATTTAATATGAAAACTAACAAACCTATCAATACCGGGGCAGATGACCCTGAATCAACACACGGCTACAGAGGCGATATCGCACAGAATGTTCGATTAGTTGCCGCACCTAAATAAAATTCCGCTAAATACAGTATGAGCAAAAAATTTGTGCGTATACTGAGTAATATTGACTGCGATTGGGAAGGATTAAGTCCTATCTATCGTTTGTATGTTAATGACGAATTATTTGCAGAACGTACATGGATTTGGACTGATAGTGCTTTGGAAGAAGATTTACAAATTAGTGCCGAACCGGGTGAATACACGTTACGCTATGAGTTAGTTGCCCCGCATTTAGCCCAACTAAATGTTAAAAGTTTAAAAGTAGAATACGGGCCCGGAGCAGTTATAGATAACTTAAAATTTAGGATTTTAGAATGAAACTATTTGAAATTATAGGGTTAAAAGAAGACGCCAGTGTAGCTAGTACTAGCGCAGGAAGTATTGCGCCCGTGGCTACTCCTCTAGGAGCCGTACAGCGAAGAATACCCCAGGGCTCATTCTTTACAGGTGTCGAAACTAACGATCTTACTCCTAATACTCCTAAAGAATATAAAGCATACAAATCAACTAAAAAATCCAAGATTTAGCCAACTTATTTCTTGACTTCATTCTCTGTATTTCTCCTACCCCTCTGTAATATCCCTCTGGGCACTTATCTGATTTAATGCTATCTATTCCGTTAGTCCACCAATATTTTCCATAACTTGTATTTTTTGCCCCTGCTCGAATATCCTTTTTAACTATAGTAGACGATACACGAGTTTTTAATATAGCAGATCTTCCGCGAGTCCATTCTGGTCCCGGTTGAGTTTTTGATTTCTTTTCTTCAACTCCATTAGTCCACCAATAAATCCCATAACTTGGATTGTTTTTGCCTGCGTTAGTTATTTTTGCTAGCCTCGATTTTTCTTCCGGAGAAATGTCCATTCTTTTAGACATTATAAGGCAAGCCTTGAAATCTCCTTGAGAATAGTGTATATTATAATGTTCCTGTATGCTTACACAGAGAAGATTATCAATGTTGTTATTTTCGTGATTTCCGTCTATATGATGTATTTCGTAGCTACGACCTTCTGAATCTTTTGGAATTGGCCCATAGTGATCCTCGTATATTTTACGATGGTAGCTATCTTTTCTGTAAATACTCATGCTGATTGCTCCTTATAAGCGTTAGAGTAGTTGGGATTGTCGAGATCCGCGAACTACACTTCTATTTAGTTTTAACTAAATAATATATAATTTAAAGGATTTAAAATGCTGGCTGAATTGATGAAAATTTTACTCGCGAGTGACTTCGCTTATTACTTAAAAGCCCATTTCTTTCATTTTAATGTAGAAGGCAAAGACTTCTATCAATATCATAAATTCCTACAAAAAGTGTATGAGGACGCATATTCTGCCGTTGACCCGCTCGGGGAGTTTATCCGCACCCTGGGAGAATACACTCCTGCTAGCCTTACTCGTTATAACGAGTTATCCCGTATTCAAGACCAAACTAAAGTGCCTAGAGCACAACTCATGCTTGAGGAATTACTAGCTGATTCCCATGTTATGATCAACCTTCTTAATGAATGTTTTGCGGCTGCTACAGCAGAGAACAAGCAAGATATCGCAAATTTTATCGCTGAAAGATTAACTGCCACAAACAAGTTTATCTGGATGCTACAAAGTTTTTTGAAAGAAGCTAGAGCATAATGGACCATAACTTTTATAGTATTGTAGAAAAATTAGCCATACTTGAGGGGCGCATAGCTCCTAAGCATGAGCATATTGCTGAATCTAAACAGAAGAAACCAGCACTCTTTAATAATTTAAAAAAAGCCGAAGAGGATTTTACTCCTGGTGTCGGTGGTGTTGAGTTTGCCGAAGAGAAGTCAGACGATGTACTATCAAAAGTTAAAGCAAGTTTAGTTGATTATTTAAAATCAGCAGAAGATTCACTCAAACAAGACAAAGATTTAATTACTAAGAAAAAACAAGACTTAGACTTAAAGAAAAAAGAATTAAAAGATTTAGAACTACAGTCTAAAGAATCAGTCGACGAAGCTGATCAAGATCCCGACGCACCATACACACCGGCTCCGGCTAAACCGTTTCGCAATCCTCCGGGCTTCAACAAACAAGGCACAGGCGTAGGCAACAAGTTAGCACAACAAACTCGTGCTGAGTTAGCAAAGAAAAAAGAACAAGATGTAGAAGAAGCTATCCCTGATAGTTTAGAAGAAGGTCAAGAATTACGAATTGGTGACCCAGTTGAAATTATTGGCGATGTACAGTTTAGCGGCGCTACTGGCGAAATTGTTGATTTTGGACAACGCAGTAATTTTATAATTGTAAATTTATACAATCACGGAACACACAGTTTTAATGCTGCTAATGTTGAATACAATCAATACGCCGATGATGAAGATGCCGACGAATACGGCGAACACGAAAATGAGTTGGACGAAGATCCAAATCAAACTCCGGCACAAGGCGAAGCGCCTGCTGGGTTAACTGATCCTACATACGCAGAAAGCGCAACAGCTCCAGTTAAAACAGTTAATGTTCCAGTCGAGGATGTTGGCATTGGCTCAGGTGGCGGCGGCTCTGTATTAGTTGAGATCCACGGCGATGAGCGCAATGGCTTTTGTATCAAACGTGCTGGCAAAGAATTACCAAGTCGTTTTAGCAGTTTAGAAGAATGTGAAATAGCATTAGAAATGTATATGGCTCGTCGTAAAGCCAAACATGACGCTGAGCAATCGGCTGATTACATAGAAGAAAAATAGAATGAATTTATTTGATATATTTGAAGGGGCTATCGACGACCTTGAAGCACGTCGTATTGAAGACTTAAATGCTAAAATGGATGACTTTTTAGCTCGTGCTAAAGAATCAAACGATCCTAAATATAAAGAAGCTATGCGTCACGCATACGCTAAAGCTAAAGCAGAGCGCGACAGTTATTACAAACTAAAAGTAGATGAAGCTCCGGGCGCAGAAACATTGGCCCATAATGAAAGAACAGCACAAAGTAATTTAGATGCGTTTGATTTAGAAGAAGACTACGCAGATACAAATTATACATATACAGTTTTTATTGACGGCACTAAAGAAGGAACTTACGGTAGCAAGGAAGAAGCTAAAGCTGTAGTTCGTCGCAAAAAAGAACAAGCCCCAGGCAGAGATTATCGTATTGCTCCAAAGCCACGCACAAGTGCTCGTAGTATTAAAAAATTCTACAATAACAAAAATCGCGATGTAGACGAAAGTTTAAAAGTAAGCCCGCACGATGCTGGCATGCATGCCGCTATTAAAGGTAAATCATATGATAGCAATCCGCATCCAAAAGGATCGCCAGAACATTTATTGTGGTCCAAAGGCCATAATGCTATGCGAGCTCGCAAAGCAGACTTAGATGAGCATGGTGGTGGTGTAAACAATAATGGTAGTTATATCGCTTGGCGTAAAAAAGCTAACAAAGAACATGGTATTACTAAAGCTCCTGCTACAGTCGAAGAATGGAAAGATTCTGCCCCAGGCGAGCCTGACCAGGATGAATTAATTAAAGTAGAAGGTTGGCAAGACTTTAACAAAGTAGAGCCATATGAAGTTTGTTTAGCCGGCAAGTCCGTTAAACAGTTTGATTACTATGAAGATGCTCGCCGCTTTCACGATAACTGGAAGAAGAAATTATACAACCAAGGCGAAAAAGAAAAAGCAGATAAGATTACATTAAATCCTATCATGAAGGAAGGATCAATGGCTGCAGCCGCACATCATCCAGATGGTCCTAAGTTTGGCGGATACTGGAAAGGTACAGATCCAAATCCTCCTAAGCCAGGGCAAGGTTTTGGCGGCTTGGAAGAGTTAGACAATCCAATGGGTGATAAAGAATTAGCATATTTAATTGCTAAAGCTAAAGGTATGAAGAGTCAACCTGATCCAGATTTACACAAAGGTGACGAACACGAAATTAACGGCGATGATCAAGAAGTAGATGAGGGCATTGATGGCAACATGACCGTTCGCTCTAATCCTTTATCGCAACCTCTTAGAAAAAGTACCCATGCTCCTAAGTCAGTAATGCAAAGTGGTGCCGGCAAACACGCTAATCAATTGAAAAAAGCGGCTGCCGCTAGATTAGGTGAAATGACTGATGAAGAAGGTGCTAAGTTACGCAAGGATGCTGAAGAATATGCTATTAAGCAAATGACAGCTCCTAAGGCACCTAAGAAAGCTGAACCTAAAAAATCATTTATGCAACAAGTTGGACAAAAACAAATTGACATGGTTAAAGGTGCTTACAAAGGATTAACTGGTCAACTTGAAGAATCAGATAATTTCTTATCGTGGGCTGTTCGTAATGGATACAATATTACTAAACCTGCTATCTATGAATCAGCTCGTAAAACATTTACAGAAATCAAAAAAGGTCAAAAAGATTCAAATGGTTTTTCCAAATGTTGGCCTGGCAAACACGAAGAAGGAACTAAGAAGGGCAAAAATGGTGGCCGAGTGCGTAACTGTGTGCCTAATGAATCTGTTGAAGAAGCCGCTAACCCAGCACAACAAGCTGCTATTGCTATTGCTAAAAAGAAAGCTGTAGACGAAACAGCCGCTTGGCAAAAGAAATCAGGCAAGAATAAAAACGGCGGCTTAAACAAGAAAGGTGTTGACTCTTATCGCAAAGAACATCCTGGATCTAAACTACAAACCGCTGTTACTAAAAAGCCTAGTAAAATTAAAAAAGGCAGTAAAGATGATAAGCGCCGCAAATCATTTTGCGCTCGTATGAGTGGCATGAAGGGTCCTATGAAAAAGCCCAACGGAGAGCCAACTCGTAAAGCATTATCACTTAGAAAATGGCATTGTGAAAGTATCGAAAACCTAGATGTTATGTTAGCTGAAGCTATCAGTGAAGCTAAGAACTTAGGCAATCGTGTTAAGATTGTTAAAGGTCCTGAAGCTGGACAAATGGGCACTATTGGAGAAATCCGTCCAGGCGCATTTAAAGGCGCTCCTGGATATTATACAGTAGACTTAGATAACGGCGGTCATATTCAAGTACGCAAAGAAGCATTGCGTTTGATTAAAGACGAAGTTAATGAAAGTTTGCGCCCAGGCGAATACTTTGTTTGGACAGTATATTTTGATGATGGCAGTAGTAAGCGTATCAAAGTTACTAGTGACGAGTTTGATCCATACGCATATTATGGTAAGCAAGGCAAAGTTGTCGTTAATGTAGACTACGACTGGTCTATCCAAGGTCAATAATAATTTAAACAAAATCTAGCAGTATAAGTATATCATATGTACGATATGCACTACCTTGTAGTAAGTCACGAAAATTTTTGTGTTTACACTTCTACCAATCGATTAGTTACAGCTAACGCATTAGCGTCAAGTTCTATTGATTGCTTTGTGCGTGGTATTACACCATTTGTAAATAACTATGAAAAGTTTAAAAACCGAACAGAATTTTATGATAATGTTTGGAAAAATGACAAGCGATCAGGACAGTTAGTTCCTATTGATCCAACTCAAGTTAGTGAATCTTGGTTAATTAATCGTGAAATTATAAAGCGCAGACATATTTTATTTGGTATATGGGAAACCCATACTGGAAATGCTTTATTAAGAGTCGATACAACAAAATGGACAGCGTTTAGTGCCGTCGCCGATATAGAAATAACAAAATGCGATCCTAGTAAAGGATTTTATACTCTTATGATAGAAGAGTATGCTCGCATTGTTGAGCGTCCGGTTGAACAAGTATTTGCTGAGTTAAGTTTGAAAATTGAGACTGAAAATATAACTAAATTTAGAATTACTGCCCTAGCAGAAAAATTCAAAGATATGATTAACCAAGCAATTACGCAAGAAGAATTAGATATTGTAAGAATGCAAATATATACAGAATTTTGGGGCAATGCCGAAACATGAAATCCGTTTATTATTTTAATTCTAATGCTGTATTACCGACACCATTATATTCAGAAGTTGCTGACTGGAAAGCAATGTACAAAACTATTAGTAATGCTGTTGGGTTAGTAGATAGAACTAACCAGTTTAAACAACCAATCAACACTAAAGTATATCCAGGTAGCGAGTTACCGCTATTAACATCAAATTTTTTATCTTATAGAGATTGTTGTAACAAACGAGCTGCTGAACTATGGGAACTTAGCATTCGACTACAAAAGCCATTAGGCATTATGTGGAGCGGCGGCATCGACAGTACAAGAATGTTGATTAGTTTTTTAGAAAATTATCCGTTAGCTGAAGTTAAAGATAGAATTAGAGTATTAACAAGCTATGACGCAGTAATTGAAAATCAGGAATTCTTTAGAAATTATATTGCTGGCAAATTACAAATAATCAATAGTGAAACTATTCCTTGGTTATTTGATAAAAGTATTATATTAGTAACAGGTGAGCATAACGACCAATTATTTGGTAGCGATATGTTAAAAAACTTTATGTTAGAAAGAGCTGATGTTTTTAATAATAGCTTTTCTAAAGATATTATATTTTCGTACTTAAACAGCAAAATACAAGTTCCTAAAGTTTCTACATTATTAATAGACGCAGTATGTCGTTCAGCTGACACATACGGTATAACAATAGAAAAAAATGCTGATTGGTTTTGGTGGTGGAACTTTTGCTTTAAGTGGCAATCAGTAAGATTTAGATTATTAGTGTTATGCTCTCCGAAACTATGGCATAACTTTTCTGAAGAATTTATGAATACATACTTACACCATTTTTATGATTCAACTGATTTCCAACTTTGGAGTATTAACTCGCAAGATGCTAGGAATATCACAAAATGGGTTGAGTATAAAAAACAAGCAAAATTAGAAATATTTGAATTTGATAAAAATCAAGACTATCTCGATAATAAACTCAAAAAGCCTAGCTTACGAACTGTTTTCTTACAGCGTATGATGTTTGAAGGTATCGATACTGATTTCAATATTATCCATAAATTTAATATTGAAGACTATTATTTGTCCGATAACGATTTTAAATAAATATTAATATGAACGAATATCCAGTTTATCCAGAACAACACGGTGATGAGGATTATAAACTTAATCCTTACGCACCTGTTATCTATAGATAAATAAAAGTGTAGTTCGCGATATGGGGATATCCAACTACTCTAATGCTATGAATCGTTGGCATTTTGAAAACTGTACTTCGGTAAATACTTATATGTAAAGAACACCCTTAGGACCGTTGTAAAACGGCCGGTGTAGGCGGAGCCTGCCTTGGTAAAGCGATTCGCTACCGTTTAGCCAAAAGTGTCTTTTATCATTTGACTTCATCCAAAATATCCTGTATACTTGTAACATTATTAACAGGAGAACTAAATGTCAGACCGCGTATTCACAGCAGAACAAACTAAAAAATTAGAGCAAATTATCAATGAAGGTATGGCTGTTACTATGGAAATCGAAACACTACAAGGTGGATTGAATGACACAGTTAAAGCTATTGCTGAAGAATTAGAAATTAAACCAGCTATCCTTAAAAAAGCTATTAAGATTGCTCACAAAGCTGAATTTGGCCGTACACAAGATGACCATAGCTTGCTAGAACAAATTTTAACTCAAGTGGGCAAAACACTATAAATATTATAGTTAGCAGTAAGAGTCGTTCGCTTAACGAACATGAAACAAGGCTTACCGGCCATAAACGGAGATTAATTTGAGTTATGTAGATTGTCTATATGATCGTGAACACGATCGAATTCATGTTGTAGAACGAATCAACGGGGAAAGAATTTATAAAGAATACCCCGCTGATTATATCTTTTACTACAACGATCCTAGAGGTAAATTTACTTCTATCTATGGCACACCAGTTGCCCGCTTTTCTAGTCGTAATAGTAAAGAGTTTCGTAAGGAAGTAGCCATTCAAAAAGGCAAACAACTTTATGAATCTGATATCAATCCTATCTTCCGTTGTTTAGAAGAAAATTACAAAAATAAAGATGCTCCAGAACTCCATGCGGCATTCTTCGACATTGAAGTAGACTTTCACAAGGAGAAAGGATTCTCTCCTACCACTGATCCATTCAACGGCATTACAGCTATTTCTGTTTACTTACAATGGATGGAGCAACTAGTTACATTGGTTGTGCCACCCAAGCATATGAGTATCGAAACAGCTAATGATATTGCTAAAGACTTTGAAAACTGTATTGTGTTTGAAAAAGAAGAGGATATGTTAAAAACATTCCTGGACTTAATCGATGACGCAGATGTTATTTCAGGTTGGAACTCAGAAGGCTATGATATACCATACACAGTAAATCGTATCAAGCGAGTATTGTCTAAAGATGATACACGCAGATTCTGCTTGTGGGGTCAATTCCCTAAAGAGCGTGAATTTGAGCGATATGGTGCTACTAGCACAACTTATGATATCGTAGGTCGTGTACACATGGACTATATGCAATTATATCGTAAGTACACCTATGAAGAACGACACAGTTATTCATTGGATGCTATTTCTGAATATGAACTAGGCGAAAGTAAAACACAATACGAAGGCACATTGGATCAATTATACAATCAAGACTTTAAACAGTTTATTGTGTATAACAGGCAAGATACATTGTTGTTAGACAAGTTAGATAAGAAGTTACGCTTCTTGGACTTAGCTAACGAACTCGCACACGCCAATACTGTATTGTTAGCAACTACAATGGGTGCCGTAGCTGTTACTGAACAAGCTATTATTAACGAAGCACATGAGCGTGGACTTGTTGTACCTAATCGTAAACAAAGATTAACAGACGAAGAAGATACAGCGGCCGCAGGTGCTTATGTTGCGTATCCTAAAAAGGGTATTCATGAATGGATCGGCGCTGTGGATATTAACTCACTTTATCCATCTGCTATTCGTGCGTTGAACATGGGAATGGAAACTGTAGTAGGACAACTTCGTCCTATTATGACTGATCGTTACATTAATGAAATTGTTGGTAAAGGCAAATCATTTGCGGCAGCGTGGGAAGGTATGTTTGCTACATTAGAATATACAGCGGTCATGGATCAACAGCGTGGTACTGAAATTACAATCGACTGGCAAGATGGCGATAGTACTGTACATAGTGCGGCTGAGATTTGGGAGATGGTATTTAATTCTAACAAACCTTGGATGCTAACCGCTAATGGCACTATTGTTACATATGAGCGTAAAGGTGTTGTGCCAGGATTGTTAGAGCGTTGGTATGCTGAACGTAAAGAACTTCAAGCTAAGAAAAAAGAAGCTACTGATCCTAAGATGATTGCGTTCTGGGATAAGCGACAGTTAGTTAAGAAGATTAACTTAAATTCGTTATACGGTGCTATTTTAAATCCACATTGTCGTTTCTTTGACAAGCGTATTGGACAGTCAACTACACTATCGGGTCGTAGTATTGCTCGACACATGGCTAGTTATATTAACGAATGTATCTTTGGGGTTAAAGACCATTTAGGACAAGCAATTATCTATGGTGACACTGACTCATGCTATTTTACAGCGTGGCCAGCTATCAAAGATGATGTGGCGGCTGGAAAGATGTCTTGGAGTAAAGAAAGTTGTATTCAACTCTATGATAGCATTGCGGATCAAGTTAATGATTCATTTCCGGCATTTATGGAACAGGCTTTCCACTGTCCTCGTGAAGCTGGCGAACTTATTAAAGCGGGTCGCGAACTAGTAGCATCTAATAGTTTGTTTATTACTAAGAAGCGTTATGCTGTATTAATTTATGACTTAGAAGGCAAGCGCCTTGACGTAGACGGTAAGCCAGGCAAGATTAAAGCTATGGGCTTAGACTTAAAGCGTTCGGATACTCCTAAAATAATTCAAGAGTTTTTAAGTGAGATTTTGGAAAAGGTATTAACTGGTACAGGTCGTGAAGAAATTGTTGAGCGCATTAGAGAATTTAAGTATGCGTTTGCTGAGCGTCCAGCTTGGGAAAAGGGTACACCTAAACGTGTAAACAACTTGACCAAATATGGTGCGGCTGAAGAAAAAGCAGGCAAAGCTAATATGCCAGGACACGTTCGTGCGGCACTAAACTGGAACAATCTACGTCGTATGAATAGCGACAATTATTCTATTGCGGTAGTCGACGGCATGAAAACTATTGTATGTAAGTTAAAGCCAAATCCATTGGGTTGGACTAGTATTGGTTACCCTACAGATGAGCAACGTTTGCCTGATTGGTTTAAAGAACTTCCATTTGATGATGCCTTAATGGAAGCTACTATTGTAGACCAAAAGATTGATAACTTATTAAGTGTATTAGATTGGGACTTAGCTAGTGCTACTAATACTGAAAATACATTTCAAAATTTATTTGAGTTCTAATTATGTTGAGTGATCTCGTATTCTTAAAAAATCAGTTAGATAAATTATCTGCGGTACCTGCCAGAGATATTGCTAATCAGTCATTAAATGAAATTACATATCTAGCCGCTAGTCTTAATAAACGACAACAGGATATCAACGATGCGTTTGATATGTTTGAACGCGATTTTAATAATTTAAAAACTCAGTTAGATAAAGATATTAGTGATGCTGAACCACCACTATTTCAAGAAAGTTATAAATCTTATACCGATGTACTTGAATGGGAATTATACGAGGATAGCGCAACAGTCTTAAAGATCCGTACAAATAATCGTATAAGCATGGACCTATACCGTAGTAGAGTAAAGCTATATGCTGATTGGCGTATGCCCGCACTAATTATCAGACCTAGCGCAGGACCTTTTATTGAAGATATGGTAGGGCATGATCCATTATACATTGTGGATTTAAAACATGATTTATTATTACCAGCATTAAGCACTTTTAGTACTCAATATCAAAATCGACTACGCTCTTATACTATTGTCGAAGATTTTGATCGAGAAATTTTAAGTAAAATACCTAATAATCAAATTGGATTGTGCTTGGCCTATGATTATTTGGATTATCGTCCTTTTGAAATGATTCAAAAATATTTAAAAGAAGTTTTCGAAAAGCTCAAACCAGGAGGAACTTTCATTATGACATTTAATGATTGCGACCGAGTTAGTGCTGTTCGATTAGCTGAAAAAAATCATAGATCCTATACCCCTGGTTCATTTATCAAAAATTTAGCCATTAATATAGGATATGAAATTGCGTATTCTTATAATACGTACGAAGCAAGTACTTGGCTAGAGTTGCGTAAGCCAGGCGTTTTAGATTCGATTAAAGGTGGACAACCTTTGGCGAAAATAGTTTCAAAATAGTTGTAAAACCTAAATAAACCTGTTATACTATCAACATTACTTAAAGGAAATATTAAATGCGTGATCATCTTTTAGACTTAGTTTCACATACTTTTGACTTGGGCAGTATTGAACAAGTTCGTGTAGTTGGAACTGACACTGAAACAAATATCTTTGGCAAAGCTGAAGATAATTCGATTGTTGTAGAAGGTAAAACAATCAATCCAGTAGCAGAATTTATTGGTACATTTGGTATGCCAAATTTAGCCAAACTTAAAATTCTTTTGAACTTACAAGAGTACAAAGAAGATGCTACACTTGCTATTAATCGCAGAGCCGACAATGCGCCGGATCAGTTAAACTTTGTGAACAAAGCAGGCGACTTTAAGAATTCATATCGTTTTATGGCAGCCGAAGTTGCTAATGAAAAGATTAAGACTATTAAGTTCAAAGGTGTTAAATGGAACTTAGAGGTTGAACCAAGCGCAGCGGCTATTCAGCGTTTGAAAATGCAAGCTACAGCTAATAGCGAAGAAAACAATTTCCAAGTTAAAGTAGACGGCGGTGATTTGAAGTTCTTCTTTGGAGATCATTCAACACACGCTGGTAACTTTGTATTCCAACCAGATGTACAAGGTGATCTCAAGCGAGCATGGAGTTGGCCAGTCAAAGCTGTTATTGGCATTCTTGACTTGTATGGCGATAAAGTAATGCGTATTAGTGATGAAGGCGCAATGCAGATTATTGTTGATTCCGGACTTGCTGTTTATTCTTATATTCTACCAGCTCAATCTAAATAATGTTTGACACTAATATTAGAAGTTTAGTTAAGGCGCTATCATGGCGCCTTACTGGTACTATCGACACATTTATTGTTAGTTTTCTTGTTACAGGAGAACTAGTAGTTGCTGGTAGTATCGCTTCTATCGAAGTGTTAACTAAAATATGTTTATTTTGGTTTCATGAAAGAGTTTGGAATAAAATTAAATGGGGCAGACATACTAAGCCAACCGCACATCCAGATGGATTTGATTGGCGTAAGCCTACTGTTCAAATGCTAGGGCGTTGGCAGCCATGGCACGCCGGACATAGAGCATTGTTTGACCGTGCTATTGCTAAAACAGGTCAAGTTTGTATTATGATCCGTGATTGCGAAGGTTGGAATGATTCTAATCCATTTAAAAAAGAAGAAGTAGAAAACTTCATCCATGCGGATTTAAAGGAAAAGTATGAAGGACAGTATATTATTGTATTCGTTCCTAATATTACAAACATTACCTATGGTCGTAATGTTGGTTATAAAATTGAAAACGAAGTATTCGACGAGGATACGCACTCTATTTCAGCGACTGAAATAAGAAAACAAATGGGTCTTAAATAATGGCGCAAGATAATTTAACTGCCAAACAATCCGACTATGCTATCTTTTTGCCAGCATTGTCGGGGTTCTACGGTACTTACATAGGAAAACAACGAGGCAGTCAATATGTTGACCAAGCCCGTATGCCTACTAATATCCAAGATATGGAAATGCTTAATTGGCTTAATAGTCAAAAAGGTTTGTTTACATATAAGTGGAGTTTGTATTCAGCAGGACACGCCAACTTGGATCTTAACAAACAAGACTGGAATGAAGACATGATTCGTAACAGGGATCGTGCTAACACTTTCATTCTAGGCGATTCGGGCGGATTCCAAATTGGTAAAGGTGTGTGGGAAGGTGAATGGCGTGATCCTAACGGCCCGGAAGTAGCCGCTAAAATGGCTGAGGCTATAGCTAAAGGCATAGAACAAGTTCCTGCGTTAAAGCCAGATGGTACACCTAAACATGATAAGAACGGCAACACCAAATATACTAAGATTGACCATGTAAAAGAATATCAAGCTAAATTAGATGCGGCACAGAAAAAGCGTAGCCAAGTATTAGCTTGGATGGACGGTATTATGGACTATGGTATGGTACTTGATATTCCAGCGTGGGTAGAGCGTAGTCCAGCTGGTCGTGCCGCTACCGGTATTGAATCTTATCAGCAGGCCGTCGAAGCAACCAAGTACAATAACGAATATTTTATCAAACACCGCACAGGTGCTTGTAAGTTCTTAAATGTACTACAAGGTGAAAATCACGCACAGGCCGATGACTGGTATGCTCAGATGAAAGACTTCTGCGATCCAAACATTTACGGCAATAAGGCATTTAATGGTTGGGCTATGGGTGGCCAGAATATGTGTGACGTTGACTTAGTATTGCGTAGACTAGTAGCACTGAAGTTCGATGGATTACTACAAGAAGGTAAACAAGATTGGATGCACTTCTTGGGTACAAGTAAACTAGAATGGGCATTATTGTTGACTGATATTCAACGGGCTGTTCGTAAGTATGTTAATCCTGCTTTCACTATTAGTTTTGATTGTGCTAGTCCATTCTTAGCAACCGCTAATGGACAAGTCTACCATCAAATAGATATCGAAGATCGTAAGAAGTGGTGTTATCGTATGAGTGCTATCGTTGACGATAAAAAGTATGCCACAGATACACGCAAATTTAGCGATGCTGTATTACAAGATAAACTAATTCATCACTTCGACGATAGTCCTGTTAGTAATAACTTACAGATTAAAGATATTTGCATATATAAACCAGGCGACAAAAATAAAGTAGGCAAAGAAGGTAAAACAAGTTGGGATTCATTCTCTTACGCATTACTCATGGGACATAATGTTTGGACACACTTAGAATCAGTACAACGAGCTAATCGCGAGTATGATGCGGGCAAATGTCCCAATATGCTTGTAGATGAACGCTTTGATACTGTATACTTTAAGGATGTAGTAGAAGCAATATTTGCTGCTCCGGATCGTGAAACAGCTATTGCTATTATTGATTTGTATGATAAGTTTTGGCAAAGCATTATCGGTACTCGTGGCGCTACTGGTAAGAAAACAGTTAATGCTAGTACTATGTTTAGTAATTTATTTGAAGCAGAGGAACCAGAAGAACACCATATGGATGATTCTGGATTGGATGAAACTAAACTTGACGCACTTGAAAGTGAAGCATGAAAAGTCTTATTGTAGGAATGGGCATTGGGCAGTTATACAAACAAGTATTAACTGAACTTGGTCATGAGATTGTTACAGTCGATCCTGATTTAAGTAAAGACGCCGATTATTATGAATTGGAAGAAGTATTCAAGGATCATGCTTGTTTTGATACTGCTCATATTTGTACTCCTAATTTTACACACGAAGATATTGCTCGTGCTATAGCAAATCATACTCGTATTGTGTTTATCGAGAAGCCAGGACTAGAGTCAGCAGTAGCGTGGTATAATCTTGTAGACGATTATCCTGATACACGCTTCATGATGGTTAAGAATAATCAGTATCGTGAAAATATTGCTACACTAACACAACTAGCACACAAAGCAAAAATCATTAACTTAACTTGGAACAACAATGACCGTGTTCCTAATCCGGGTACATGGTTTACTACTAAGAGTTTAGCATACGGTGGAGTCAGTAGAGATTTACTTCCGCATTTGTTAAGTTTATTCCAATCATTATCTGGATTTAGTTACGACCAAGCAAATATGCTTACAGAATCGGCTGAACGCTTTTGGACATTACCTGAACTTACACAAACAGATTATGGCCGTGTAGATGTTAACGGTATCTATGATGTAGAAGATCAAGTGGAATTAAGTTATGTGGATACACATGGCTGCCATTGGATTATTGAATCTAACTGGCGCACATTAACTGGTGATGACCGTAGTATTTTAATGACATTTGAAGATGGTAGCCATTACTACTTCGAACTTGGATTATGTCCAGAAGATGCATATAAGCGTATGATTAGTACTGCTATAGAAATGAAAGACACACCGGCGTTTTGGGACCTACAACTAGAATTAGATGTATGGATTCACAAGACTATTGAAAACATTGACATTTACGAGTTAGCATGAAAGTAAGATTATTAGCTACTGACGGCAAAGGTTCGTTCAGTGAGCTAGCGTGGGACAAGCCAGATAACACCGAAAACGAAATCGAAGTCAAGGCTGTAATGACTGGAGTATGCCGTTCGGACATTGATATGATGACAGGTGGATTTGGTCCATTGCCTATTGAAATGAGCGGACACGAAGGTGTTGGTCAAGTTACCCAAGTAGGTGGTAATGTTGTTGATGTTCAAGTAGGCGATTATGTTGCTACTCGCGGCGAACCTGCTTATGCTGATTACTACAATGTTCGTAAAGATGAATTTGTAGTTATTCCCCAAGCTGATCCTAAATATATTATAGAACCTGTAGCTTGTGGTATCAATTTGATTCGTCAAGCACAACACGAAATTGACAAGCGCAACGGTAACATACTAATTCTTGGTAGCGGATTCTTAGCATGGGTAGCGTATAACACACTTAAGATTGACAAGGTACAAAATGATATTACTGTAGTAGGTCGTAGTAATAAAGACTTATGGGGCGATATTATGGTTCCTACTATTCCAGAAAAGAAATACGAAATTGTTATCGATTTAAGTTCTGGCTCTGCTGTATTTGATGAAGACTTTTTAGCTAACCAAGCCTTAATTATTTTTGGAGCACAAAAGAAAGTAACTACAGACTTTGCCAATTTATTATGGAAAGCCTGTACAATGGTATTCCCTAGTCCTCGTAATCCAGAATTTATTTGGCATATGAAGAAAGCAGTATATTGGATTCAATCTGGACAACTTGATGTTGACAAGTTCTGGACTAAGTGTTATAATCGTAACATAGAGTGGGATCAGGCGTTTGCGGATGGTAAGGACCGTCCAAGCGGCTACAGTAGAGGTTATATCAAGTGGGATTAAACACTGAACAAAGACAAGATGTAGTTTACTTTACAGGCTACGAAGTCGAGCATACTATTGCGTATGGTATGAAAACATTATTTGTAGTCGGTACCCCGCCAGTAAGAGAAATTCTCGAAAAAGCAATCGAAGCTGATTGTAAACATATCTATTTTGGCACAAGTCAAAGTTTCAATCCTAAAGCAGTAACGCAGGCAGAATATCGGCCCTGGGATGAAGTTATTATGCCATTGCTAGAAACTGGGTATTGGATTACATTGGATTTTGATATTAAACACGCAGAAGGTGTTATCGAATCTGGTTATTCTGAATATCCAAGATTTATTCCTATGATTAGTTGTAAATTGCCTTACATTAAACAATTTAATTATAACGCTACACTTAAATTAGATGACACAACATGGGGTCATAGTAATCCTGGAGTATGGACGCACCAGCTACATGATTTAATGGCCAAAGACAAATATACATACTGGGATCAGTATACTCAAGATGAAGAAATCAAATGATTACCGCACAAGAAAAATTCATTCTAGATATGATTAAAAAATCATTAATAGGCACAGTCCTAACTAATGAAAAACATGGAGATGCTGGCAGAGATTTTGAAAATAAAATTGAATCTATGGGCATTAACATAAATCGTGGTAATGGTGTAGATTGTAAAGAATTTGACTGGGAGTTCAAGACTCGACATGAAAATGCTACCAGTGCTCAAACTGTAGGCACAATGTTGCCAGAAGATGTTATCAGTATTGTTAATTGGTATGATACACCTATTCATAAAAAAATTAAAAAACAATTAAGAGCTACATTAGACAAAAATAGTATTATAGTTGATATTGACCTTATTGATTTTGATCAGCCTCATGTACAAGATATATGCGAGCAAGCCTATAAACACGCAAGAAATCAAATAATCAAAAATCCTCAAATTGCATACACTTCCCAAAAAGGAGGATTTTATGGTTATTTTGAAAATACAAATCCAACCAAAACAAGATCTTTAGATTGGCGAATTTCCGATAGCAACATGGATAAACTTAAAACTATGTCTAAATCTACATTTGGATCAATTTTTGATTACGGAAATAAGGAATAATATGTTACCAAGAAAATGGCGACTTGCTATATTAAACTGGCTAGGTGCTGGTTATATGACTGTTGAAAGAGATGACTGCTATCCTACTGAAGTTTGTTTAGACGGTAACGACCCATCGATTGATGTTAACGGACTATCATTTAATGTAATGCCAGCACAAGGTGGCACTATTGTACAACTCCGCAAGTACGATGATAAAAACAGTCGTACCAATTATTCAACCCATATTATTCCGGATGGGACAGATGTAGCAGAAACAATCGGAAAAATTGTAGCAATGGAACTTTGGAAACATTAAAATGGATCAACAACGACAACAAGCATTATTAGAAAAAGCTAACCGCATTAAAGAAAATGCCGAGCGTAAAATTTGGTGTACTTTCCGTAGAGAAGGTATCCATCGTTATCCAGCGGCAGCCACAGATCCTAATTTATGTACAGCCGGCGAATATGATGTTAGCTTTTTAGCTAGTCCACACAGGCACGTGTTCTGGTTTAAAGTTTGGATTGATGTTTGGCATTCGAATAGAGATTTGGAGTTCATACAATTTAAACGCTGGTTAGAAAGTTTGTACAGTAAAGATATTTTAGAACTCGATTTTAAGTCATGTGAAATGATAGCCGATGACTTGTATGTACAAATAGCCGCCAGGTATCCTGAACGTGCTGTATGGATTGAAGTAGCCGAAGATGGTGAGAACGGTTGCCTCATAAAGTATGAACTTTCTCGCCCAACAAATAGTATTAAATTTTAAGGAAACACAATGGGTAAGCAACAATATAAACCCAGTGCTCGCGCACTATCAGTCCAAGATGACCTTGGTAAGTTTCTAGACTTCTGCGTTGACTACGGATATCGTTTCAACGAAGGAGACTTGTATAACTTTAAGAGCTATGCTTGGCAACAGTACAACAAATTTATTCAAGGCAAAAATGCTAAGAATATGTGGGTTGAAGACGCACGTCGTTTAGGAAGACCGATTTGACCGTTTTTTTAGTCGATCTAGAAAGTGTTTCCACTCGTTATACCTGCGAGTGGAAAACTCACTTACCTAACCTTCTTAGAAAGAGAGGACACGATGTTCAAATTATCGCTGGCCCTGAGGATATTCCTAAAGCCACTACTCCTGGTGCTTTTCTTAATTTTGGTGGCACCAATATATACAAGGCTAATCAAGTTGAGCAGATGGGCCGTTTATTTTGCTCCGGAGCAGTTAATCCTGGTGATCATTTCATTTTTACTGATGCTTGGCATCCTGGCATCATAAACTTAAAATACATGAGCGAGTTGTTACAGATTCCTGTAACCACACATGGCTTATGGCATGCTGGCAGTTATGATCCTCAAGACTTTCTTGGACGCTTAGTTGGAGATAAGCCATGGGTGCGTCACGCTGAAAAGAGTTATTTCTTTTCATACGACCACAACTACTTTGCTACAGATTTTCATATCAAAATGTTTGCTAAAAACTTATTTGATGTAGAAGATAATGGTACCAATCCTTATGTAACACAAACAGGATGGCCCATGGAGTATATGGAAGCTGAACTGGCTCCTTATAAGAATTTAAAAAAGCGTGACTTAATCTTATTTCCACATCGTATTGCTCCAGAAAAACAAGTAGACATTTTTAAAGATTTGGCTACACACTTACCACAATATGAATTCGTTGTTTGTCAAGAACAAGAACTTACTAAACATGAATATCACACATTGTTGGGCGAAGCTAAGATTGTGTTCTCTGCTAACTTACAAGAAACACTTGGCATTAGCTGTTACGAAGGCGCATTACTAGGAGCCATTCCCCTAGTTCCGGATCGATTAAGTTATACTGAAATGTATTATAATCATTTCAAATATCCTAGTATATGGACTGAAAGTTATGAAGCGTATAATGTTTATCGTCCAGACTTATGTAAGGTTATTATAGAAGATATGGAATCATATGATGTTCGAATTCCATATATCGAAAAACAAGCCAAGGATCTTTCTGAAAACTTCTTTTCGGCTACAAATCTGTTAAAAAATATTACATAGTAATTGACTTAAACCTAAATAACCTTTATAATAAAAGCATATATGATACTAACAGAACAATTTGAGCGTATAACTTCTAACGAAACTGAGCATACTTTGTTATATGAATCTGACAACTTATACATTGTATGGGTTGCTAAAAAGGATGATCCTAAATTAAAAGGGTTTGTTGATTCAATCGATGAAGAATACTATGCTTGGCGTTCTACACTACATGGCGCTTCCAAAAGAGGTTCTAAACTTGCTAACGCGGAAACAGAAAGTGAAGAAGTTAGAGGCTATATCTATGGCGTTACAACTGACCAAATGGATATGTTTGAAAAGATTGCGCTTATGCCATCAATGAGATATGGCTATAGATTTGAAAAGTTAGACATAAATCAAATGAAAGAACAAGAGCAACAAGAAATTATTGACAGATTATCAGAGGAAAACGAATGACATCATTTACAACAGAAGATAGAGAAAACGCTAAGAAATTAGTAGAAGAAGCACCGTATCATCCTGGCTACGAAGATGCCGCAATGATGATGAGCGACAAAGGGTACGAAGAAGCAACCTTAGCCGATGCTATCCGTTTTAATATGAAACGCGATAAGAAACGCTTCTGGGCTGGGGATAACATTAGTGAGTATGTAGTCGGGCACAGAGATGAATTAATTGCTAATGCCACTATAGCATTTGAAGGTGTACTAGACGCATTGCTTATTGATCGCGAAAATGATCCCAACAGTAAAGGCACAGCTAAAAGATTAGCTAAGATGTATTTTAACGAAATTATGGCAGGGCGATATGAGCCGGCTCCAGATTGTACAGCGTTTCCAAATAATTCAGAGGATAGATATGAAGGTATGTTGGTTGTTCGCAGTGAATTGCGTAGTATGTGTAGTCATCATCATCAGCCAGTTAGTGGGGTTGCCTATATCGGGATCATCGCTGCCAACAAGCTCATTGGTCTTTCTAAGTATACAAGGATTGCTCAATGGTGTGCTCGCCGTGGGACTTTACAAGAGGAACTATGTAATGACATCGCTAAAGAAATAATGAAAGCAACTGATAGTAAAGACGTAGGTGTATATATACAGGCTGTTCACGGTTGTTGCGAAAATAGAGGTATTATGGCACACTCTAGTCTGACACAGACTACTGTATTGCGTGGAGCATTTAATGAAGATGCTGGCACTAAGAAAGAGTTTATGGACAATATCAAACTACAACAGGACTTTGCCCCGAGATGATTGAACAGATACTACACGAAATTTATATATATTGGATTATGTTTGTCGCATTTATACAATATCTTTTTTCGTAATAATAAAAATATGATCATTGAACTTATAGGAACTTGGTTAATTGTAGGATTCTTTAGTGCCATTGGTTGGAATGTGGCCGACGAAACAGTTAACAAACCATATGTTGATCCATACCTTGCTAAAAAGATGGGTACTACCGAAAAGCCAGTAGCTCCTGCTGCTACACCAGAATCTGATAATAAATAGTTTCAACCGGTCTTTTGAGCATCATCCCGGTATACAAATTCTGCTGCCTATGCTATAATCTAACATAGGAGAAATAAATGGCAAACCAAGCAATACAATACAAATACACAAGTACTAAAGAATATCATGACGCATTTCCTTGCGCTTATCGTCAATGGAGAGCTGATAGTCATTGTAATTTAATTCATGGCTATTCATTTAGTATGAAGTTTTATTTTGGTACAAATGATTTAGATGTACGCAACTGGGCAGCCGATTACGGTGGACTTAAAGAATTGAAATCGGTATTAGAGTCACAGTTTGACCATACATTGTTAGTAGCAGAAGATGATCCGGAACTTGACTTTTATAAAGAAATGGAAAAACGCAATCTTGCTAAACTAACCATTCTTCCTAAATTAGGTTGTGAAGGCCTAGCTGATCAACTTTACAAATATGTTAACGGAGTTTACATACCTGATATGTGGGGACAATCCGAAGCTGACCGCTTATGGTGCTATCGTGTAGAAGTTCGCGAAACAATGTCTAACATGGCGTATCGCGAAGGACACAGGGAATGGAATGAAGACCTCTTCGCCTAAAATTAACGAAATTTTAGACATTCTACAAGAAGAGTGTGCTGAAGTTATTCAAGCTATAAGCAAGTGCCGCAGATTTGGGATAGAAGGAGAAAATCTCAAATCTGGGCGCACTCAACGCGAAGAATTGATACAAGAATTAGGCGATGTCACTTTATTAATTGAATTACTCAAAGCTCACGAACTATTTACTGAGAAAGAACTACACGATGCTACCTTAAAAAAGTCAGCTAAGTTAGTTACATGGTCCACTATCTACAAAGATTAAGAAAATTATTAAGTACCTATATTATCCAGTAAATAGTACAAACTGTACAAAGGATAACAATGGCCCAGTCCAAAAACGATTATAAAATAGCGGTAATGCTTCCTACAAGAGGCAGAACTACAGCATTAAAATTAAGTATTATTAGTGTTTTTAACAGAGTACTTGATATTGACGGGGTCCAATTATTATTAGCATTTGATAATGATGATGAAGTTGGATTAAAATATTTTTCCGAATCAATCCAGCCTTGGATGGAACAAAAAGGAATTCATTATACTGTAATGGTATTTGAACCAATGGGTTATGTTGGATTAAATCGTTACTATAATGGCTTAGCCGCACAAGCATCAGCTGATTGGTTGTTTGTTTGGAATGACGATGCTTTGATGGAAACTACAGGTTGGGATAAAATTATCACTGATCATACTGGTGAATTCAAACTACTTAAAATCCATGTTCATCGCGAACATCCATATTCTATTTTCCCTATTGTTCCTAAAGAATGGTATGACTTATTTGGATTCTTCTCACGTCATCAAATGATTGATGCTGAGTTAAGTCAAATTGCTTATATGCTTGACATTATGGAAATTGTAGAAATTTACGCTACACACGATAGACATGACTTAACTGGTAGCAACGCAGACCTTACATTTAAAAATCGTGAGGTATTAGAAGGTAATCCTAGTAGTCCAAAAGATTTCCATCATCCTTCATATGGCAATGGCAGATTAGTTGACGCTGAAAAGATTGCTTCTTATCTAGTGTCAAAAGGTAAAGACCTTTCTTTCTGGCAAAATGTAAAACTAGGTCAACAGGATCCTTGGGAAAAACTTAAAAAGAATGATATTAATAAACAAATGATACAAACTCCGGTAAAAAGATAATGAGTAAAATAACTGAAAGCACCCACTTAGATCGCTGTTTAATTACAGGCGAGTTTGTTACAAAAATTTTAGACTTCGGGCAACACGCTTATGCTGATACATTCATTGCTGAAGATCAGCTTCATATGTCTGAACCAGTATTTCCACTACAACTACATTTAAATTCTAGTTCAGGGCAAATCCAATTAGGATTCGTTAGCGATGCCGAAGATCGTTATAACTTATACAGTTATAGCTATACATCGTCAAATTCAAAAACTGCCAGAGATCACTGGGATGAATATGCTTCTACTATCAAAAGCAAATACAACACTGAGGGATTGGTTGTAGAGATTGGTAGTAACGATGCTTACTTAATTAAACAATTTCAAGATACAGATACCAAAGTACTTGGGATCGATTCTTCCCAAACTATGTGCGATATTGCCAAAGAAAAAGGAGTCGACTCATTAGCTGCTTTATTCAATATTGATACAGCAGTTGAAGTTGCCGAAGAACATGGCAAGGCTTCGGTAATTATAGCTAACAATGTATTCAATCATGCTAACGATCCTGTTAACTTTGCTTCGGGAGTTTCACAGTTATTAGATAAAGATGGTATATTTGTATTTGAGTTACCGTACTGGGCAAGTATGATTGAAAGTGGTCGATTCGTAGATATGGTTTATCACGAACACATTTCTTACTTTACTATTAAGAGTGCTTGGAACTTGCTACAGCAAGTTGGTTTAGATATTGTAGATTTTGATATAGTTGATTATCATGGCGGCAGTATTAGAGTTATTGCTAAACATACTACTAACAACGGAATGCCATTCTTGGTTCGTGGTGCTATCGAAAACGAAACTGCTATGGGTTTGTTTGATACTACTTTCTATACCAAATTACAAGACAAGTTTGAAAAGCAACGCAATGCGTGGCTACTTAACTTTTATCAAATTTTAGCAGATGAACCTGATGCTGTTATTATTGGTGTTGGGGCGGCAGCCAAAGCTAATACTTGGTTAAACTGGCACAAACTAGATAAAACAGTATTAACTTGTATTACAGATGCTAGTCAATTTAAACAAGGCAAATACACACCATTAACTCGTATTCCTATTCGTAGCGATGACGAGTTTGCTAAACACGAAAAACCATACGCATTAGTACTAAGCTGGAATATCGGAGAGCCACTAAAGAAAGCTCTATTAAGCATCAACCCTAACACAAGGTTTATATCACAATGAGACATTACAACATTTATAACAATACAGAAGAAGGTTTAGGCAAACACGCAGACGACCGTGGTTCGATTACCGATATTTTTTACAAAGCAAATATGAATCATGCTTGTATTATTACTAACGCTCCTGGTGCTATTCGTGCTAATCATTATCACAAACTTACTACGCAGTATACCTATGTGTTAGCTGGTACTTTACACTATTACTCTAAGCCTGTTGATAGTGATGAGCCAGCCGTTGGAATCACTGCCGGTCCTGGGGATATGGTTATTAGCGAACCTAATGAGATCCACGGTATGGAAGCTGGTAGCGATGGCTGTGTGTTTATTGCTTTTGCTGAAGGCCCACGCGGTGGCGAAGATTACGAGAATGATACATTCCGTGTAGATTCTATTTTACCAAAACATGATTAAACGAGCAGTTATATTTGGATCTAATGGCGGCATCGGTCAAGCTACCTGTGAAGCCTTCACTCGAGCCGGCTATATTGTCAAACCTATTAGCAAAAATCAAGTAAATTTTGTTTATTTAGATAGCGATATTAAAATACAAGAAATGTTATCAAGTAATGATCCAGATGTTATTGTAAATTGTGTAGGTCATTTCGATAAAACTAATAACGAAACACATTCAAATACATTTGATATAAACATTGGATCGAATTGGTCCATTATTCGTCATTACATTAGTAACGGTACTAAGAAACCTGTAAAGATTATTATGGTTGGATCTAGTGCGTATAAGTCAGGACGCAAAGACTACATTTTATACGCCGCCAGTAAAGCAGCACTATATAATGTATGGCAAGGTGCCTGTGAGTATTTTAAAGGCAGTGAAGTTACATTAGGATTAATTAATCCAGTACGCACACGCACTAAAATGATAGATATGAAAACTTCGGCTATATGTTTAGAACCCGAAGATGTGGCACAAGAAATATTAAGCATGGCGTCAGCTCAGAGTAATCAACTAGTTGATATGAAATATCCAGAGGAGAATTGAATGAAGATTGGTTTAATAGGAAAAGGCACAGTAGGCAAAGCAGTTTATGAAGGATTAAATCATTTGGGTCACCAAATGAGTTTCTTTGATCCAGCATACGAAGGATCAACACTTAATGATGTATTAGATACAGAATGTGTATTCATTTGTGTTCCTACTAACCAAGCGCCAAATGGTGATTGCGATACAAGTATTGTAGAAAAGGTAGTTGGCGAATTAAACGACGCTGGCTACAAAGGTTTAGTAGGACTTAAAAGTACTTGTGTTCCTGGTACTTGCGATAAGCTATCTGCCCAATACCCTAACTTGCGTATTTGCTCCGTTCCAGAATTTCTTCGTGCTAAAACAGCGTTAGCTGATTTTATGTACAATCATGATTTATTAGTAATTGGCAGTAATCGCGAAGAAGATTATATTATTGTTAAAGCTATCCATGGTAACTTGCCACAAAATGTTGCTTGTGTTAAGCCAGCAGAAGCAGAAGTTATCAAATACTTCAACAATGTAAATCATTCTGTACAAATTATTTTTGCTAATATTGCTTATGAAGTATGTAAAGCATTAGGCGCAGATTATAATAATGTTTACAATGCTATTACCAAGCGTGATTGTATTAATCCAGCATATTTGATGTGTAATGAAAACTTGCGTGGCTTTGGCGGACATTGCTTGCCAAAAGATACAAGTGCGTGGGCTAACTTAGTTAAGAACTTAGGACTTGACTTCGCTATGATTGAAGCAACTATTAAAGATAATGAGAAAATTGTAAATGGCTAAAATTTTAATTACAGGCGCTAGCGGATTGCTAGGCACAGAATTTTGTAAACAACTTAAAGCCGCTGGCAATGAAGTATGGGCACTAGATAATCATAGTCGTAGTTCAAGTATTCCTGATTGTGATAAGTTTGTTGCCGCTGACTTAAATAACACAGTATTGTTTGATGAATTATTGCCAACTGATTTTGATTACATTTATCACTATGGTGCTATTAACGGTACAACTAACTTTTACAAAATGCCTAACAAGGTATTAGAAAATAACTTTGTTTGCGATTTAAACATTTTCAATTTTGCTCGTAAATGTACTAATCTTAAGAGCTTAGTATATGCTTCGAGCAGTGAAATTGTAGCAGATGATCCTACGAGTCCAGTTCCAGAGAATTCAGATGTGTTTATTAAAGATATACACAATGCTCGTTGGAGTTATCGTTTGGCTAAGATTACTAGTGAAAACTATTTGGCTAATTCGGACTTACCTTATGTTATGATCCGTTACTTTAATGTATATGGTGAAAACAGTAAACAAGGTCATTTCTTAGGTGACCAAATTAACAAGATTAAAAACGGTATTTTCTCTGTAATCGGCGCACAAGAAACTCGTAGCTTCTGTCATGTATCAGATGCTATCCGTGCTAGTATCTATGTTGCCGAAAACACTACTCGTGAATTGGTTAATGTGGGCAATGACCGCGAGATTTCAATTGGTGATGCTGTTAAAGTTATTGCTACCGAATTAGGTCATCCAGACGCAGTATTTGAACAGTTACCAAGTATGCCAGGTTCTGTTGCTAATCGCCGTCCTGATATTACCAAACTTCGTTCGATTATGCCTGACTATAATCCTATGTCGTTTGAAGAAGGTATTCGCCAAATTTTATCGTAATAGCTTGACGACCTAAATACAAGTGTGTATAATACTTGTATGGACCATACTAATTTAACTTACAAAGACGTAGAATGTTTAACTCAAGACATTCTACGTCAAATTACGAAAGACGGCTGGAAACCCGATTATGTTGTAGGACTTACTCGTGGCGGGTTACTTCCAGCTGTTCTTATATCCCAATATCTAGACGTGCCAATGCAAACACTTAAAGTATCATTACGGGATGATCAAGATTGTGTAAGTGATTGCGGAATGGCAAGTGATGCCTTTGGGTATGTCAACTTAGAAATCCGCAAAGATCACGAATCATATTCTAAGAAAAAGCTACGCAAAAATATTCTTATCGTTGATGATATTAATGATACAGGTGCTACTCTAAACTGGATTAAACAAGATTGGCAATCAAGTTGCTTACCGCAGGCTACAGAAGTTTGGGAACAAGTTTGGGGCAACAATGTACGAGTAGCAGTACTAATCGATAACTTACCAAGTAAGAGTGAATTAACTATTAACTATGCTGGTATGGAGATTAATAAAAACGAAGACCCTCGATGGGTTAATTTTCCTTATGAAGGGTGGTGGAAGAAATGAGTAAATTGTCAAAGAAAAAAGTAGACGTATCTTTTATAGATCCTGAAACTATGAAAGTGGTTTGTACCTTTAACCAGTGTTACAAAAAATTCACAATCGAAGGCACAGAAGTAATAACATTTGATAGTGGAAAAGAGTTTGTACAAGGATTTCACGAATGTACGGAGTGTGGGCGCAGAGTAAAAGGCAAAGGAGACGGTAGTCGCGGCTATCAAGAACAAAAAGCACGGAAAGGTGCTAAAGAAGAAAATGAACATGATCAAATGATGAGAGAGGAATTCGGTGAGTAAATTAAAAGTAGCAGAACTATTTTATAGTATTCAAGGCGAAGGTCGCTATATGGGAGTGCCCAGTATATTCCTTAGAACTTTCGGCTGTAATTTCCGCTGTGCTGGATTTGGTATGCCCAAAGGTCAACTTAGCACAGAAGTAGAAGAAATAGCAGAAGTTGCTCATATGTTTACCAAATATGAAGACTTGCCATTAGTAAGTACAGGATGTGATAGCTATGCTAGTTGGGATCCGCGCTTTAAAGATTTAAGTCCTTTAATGGAGTCAGATGCTATTGCTAATCGCATTATGGAGATTCTGCCATTTGGTCAGTGGGGCACTGAGCACTTGGTTATCACAGGCGGAGAACCTTTGTTAGGTTGGCAACGTGCTTATCCAGACTTGCTGAACAATCCTAAGATGGCCAATTTACGAGAAATTACTTTTGAAACGAATGGCACTCAAAAGCTAAGTCCAGAGTTTAAAGAGTTTTTGATTAACTGGTCATTAGATGGAGTTGGCAAGCCTAAACAAGTTACATTTAGTGTTAGTGCTAAATTAAGTTGCTCTGGTGAATTGCGTGAAGATGCTATTAAGCCTGAAGTAGTTTGCGAATATCAAGAAGTTGGATACACTTATTTAAAATTTGTAATCTCTACAGAAGAAGATGCCGAAGAAGCACTAGCAGTATCGCAAATTTATCAAGCGGCTGGGTTTAAAGGCCCAATTTACTTAATGCCAGTTGGCGGGGTTGAAAGTGTTTATACTTTGAATAATCGTCGAGTAGCAGAACTAGCTATGGCAAATGGCTTACGCTATAGTGATAGACTTCAAGTGGTTCTTTGGAAAAACGACTGGGGTACTTGATTGTATCCACAAGGATTTCATGGTATGCCTATACCTGATTTAATCGATCCTTTTTATAGAAAGGCATTTTGGGAACTCAAATTTTCTTGGCTACCCCATAAATGTGCGCTAAGTAATAAGTTAATCTGGCTAGAATATGCCTATCGTGGCGTAGCTGGATGGTCCGGGCCAGGCGAACCAGCGTATCAATACAAATGGCATAGCAGTACCGAACATCTTATATGGAAATTAAAAGGAAATTAATGAGCTATCTATTCACAAGCGAATCAGTATCAGAAGGACATCCAGACAAAGTAGCAGATGCTATTAGTGATGCTATTTTAGATTTAGTAATGAGTAAAGAAGACACTAGTCTTCGTTGTGCTTGTGAAACATTGGTAACTACAGATACAGTAATTGTTGCTGGAGAATATAAAGGTGTATTACATTCAGAAGAAGTAGAATCAGCTATTCGTCGAGTCATCAAAGATATTGGTTACGAGCAGTCAGGATTTGATTGGCGTACTGTTAAAATTATTAACTTGCTACATGGCCAGTCCGCAGATATTGCGTTAGGCACAGACAACTTTGGCGCAGGCGACCAAGGATTAATGTTTGGATATGCTTGTAACGAAACAGAAAACTTTATGCCTTCGGCAATTTACTGGAGTCATAGAATTGTAGAAGGGTTAACACAAGTTCGTAAACAAGGTGTACTTAACTATCTTGGACCAGATGCTAAGAGTCAAGTTACTTTTGAATACAGCGATGATGCCAAACCTATTCGTATTGCTAAAGTAGTTTGTTCTACACAACATAATGCCGATGTTGATATCGAAACTGTTCGTAAAGACGTTGGCAATATTATTCGTAATATATTACCTACAGAATTTGTAGATGAAAAGACAGAATTTTATATTAACCCAACAGGGCGTTTTGTAGTAGGTGGTCCTGATGGTGACACAGGATTAACAGGTCGTAAGATTATTGTAGACACATACGGTGGATATAGCCCACACGGCGGTGGTGCGTTTAGTGGCAAGGATCCTACTAAGGTAGACCGTAGCGCCGCTTACATGGCTCGCTATTTGGCTAAGAATATTGTTGCCGCTGGTCGTGCTAACTGGGCTACTGTACAAATTAGTTATGCTATTGGGGTAGCACAACCTATGAGTTTTTATATAGAGTCAGACGGTGATAGTCGTGCGTTAACAGAGTGGATTTATAATAATGTAGATTTAACTCCGTTAGGTATTATTAATCGCTTTAAGCTGTTTAGACCTATATACAGTAAGACTACTAACTATGGTCACTTTGGCAAAAAAGATTTGCCATGGGAAGAAATAAATTTGTTTAAGGATCAGTAATGGGAATATTTGATTTTTTTAAAAAGAAGCCAATTGCGGCTGTAGCGCAACAACAAGCTAAGTCAGCTAAACAAGTTGCTACTGAAAAAGGCGAAGCATACTTTGAAGTATTAAGTATGGACATAGATCCTAACGATATTAATTCAGGCGCATTTGAATTTGATTGGAATGACAAAATGATTGCCGATTTGGTTCGCCATGGCTATATGATGGATCCTAAAGATACAGACGCAGATATTATTGATCGTTGGTTTACCGCAGTATGTCGTAATGTAGTATTAGAAACAGCAGAACAATACGAAGCAATGTCGCCGCGAGTAGTTAAAAGTCGCGATGTTGGCGATGGCAGGAGTGAAGTAAGTTGATTTTTAATCACATTCGCAGACTTACAGAAGAAGGTAAAAAGATTGGTATTACCTTTAGTACTTTTGATATGCTACACGCTGGGCATATTGCTATGCTATCCGAAGCTAAGAACCATTGTGATTACTTAATTGCTGGATTGCAAACAGATCCTACTATTGACCGAGATACTAAAAACAAACCTGTACAAAGTATTGTTGAACGGCAAATACAATTAGCCGCTTGTCGCTATGTAGACGAAGTTGTTGTTTATCAAACAGAACAAGACTTAGTTGATTTGCTTCTAATACTGCCTTTGGATGTTCGTGTATTGGGTATTGAGTATGAGGATAAAGAATTTACTGGAAAGAGTGAATGTTATCGACGAGGTATCGAATGTATTTTTAACGATCGTGACCATTCGTTTTCAAGTAGTAGTTTACGCAGACGTGTAGTCGAAGCTGAAACTTTTAAACTCTTAAAACAACAATGATATTATATGTAAACGGTGATAGTCACACCACAGCCGCCGAAGCTGTAAATCAATATATTGTTGCCGGCGATGACGCAAGAATAGCTCATTTAGGCCAACTACCGCATCCTGATAATATAGCAATCAGTTGGGGCAAGATGTTAAGTCTAGCCCTTCGTTATAGTTTTCATTGCGAAGCGTATGTTGATAATACCACCGATGATATTATAGCCGCAACAAAAAAATGGTTAGACGAGAAAAAGCAGGATGTTTTAGTTATTATCCAATGGCCTGCTACTGCTGAAGATGAAGGAAAAATTTGGCAATTTCATTTGGAATTAGCCAACCAAAATATTAAACATATATTTTTTAACAGTAGCCAATCTTTTAACATCCAACACGATTGGAACAATAGCTTTATATCAGATACTTACGAAGATAAAATTCGTAATGCCAATATCGAAACGGTATCCCCAAATTCTAAGCATTTTGGTAAAGACGGGCATTCTTTTTGGAACCGTTTACTCCTAAATTACATTATTACCAACAATTTCGTTTGACTTTTAATATAAGTTCTGCTATACTGTTTGTATGAAATATGTTCTTATAGATACCGCTAATCTTTTCTTTCGTGCTAGACATGGAGCCTTTCGTGCTAGTGATACTTGGGAAAAGGTAGGATTTGCCCTCCATGTAACATTAATGGCCGCTAACAAAATGGCTCGTCGATTTGAGGCGGATCATGTGGTATTTGCTTTAGAAGGGCGCAGTTGGCGCAAAGACTTCTACAAACCATATAAGGCTAATCGTGCTGTATCTAGAGCTGCGCTTACAGAAGCAGAACAAGAAGAAGATAAGATGTTCTGGGAAACCTATGATTCCTTGACTAAATACTTGTCAGAGAAAACAAACTGTAGTGTTATCCGTTGCCCAACAGCAGAAGGGGATGATATTATAGCTCGTTGGATCGCATTACATCCACAAGATGAACACGTTATTATCAGCAGTGATACTGACTTTGTTCAATTATTAGCACAAAATGTCAAGCAGTATAACGGAATTACCGACGAATTACATACTATAGAAGGAATCTTTGATGCCAAAGGTAGACCAGTCATCGACAAGAAAACTAAAGAACCAAAAACAATACCGGATCCACAGTGGTTACTTTTTGAGAAATGTATGCGCGGCGATTCGAGCGACAATGTCTTTTCGGCATTTCCCGGTGTCAGAACAAAGGGCACTAAAAACAAGGTTGGCCTTGTGGAGGCATTCGCTGACAAGGACAAAAAGGGATATAATTGGAACAATATGATGCTACAACGCTGGACGGATCCAGATGGTGTAGAACATCGTGTGTTGGACGATTATCAGCGTAATGTAGCATTAGTAGATTTAACAGCGCAACCAGATGATGTTAAAGAAGTAGTAGATGATACTATTAAGGAACAAATTAGTCACAAGGATGTAGGACAAGTTGGTAGTCACTTCCTTAAATTTTGTGGGCGTTACGAACTTACAAAGGTAAGCGAAAACGCAGCAACATTTGGTGATTGGCTTAATAAGCACTACACTGGATCACTACAAAGTTAAAGACCATCCCTTAGTAGATTTTAACTTTCTGGTTAATACTCTACTCATAGCACTTTGATCTAGATTGTATCGTTCAATCATTTCTCGTTTAGTAGCAGTAATAGTTTCGTTAGTTATTAGGTTAGTAAATGAATAGATAGTAGGATCATGTCGATAGTTGTCTTTTAGATTACAGCCTCGCTTAATCCAGCCAGTAAGTTCGTTTACAGACATTTCTTTGCGATCAACTATGCGACATACTCTTACTTTTGAGACTCTCATTTTTGTAAGTGTTGAATCTTTTGCTTTTTTGCCATAGTTAGGATTATTGCTACCAGAAAAATCTGCGTGATTATCCTTCATTTTTTGTTTTTGTTTATCTGTTCGTTTAGAACCCTTATGCTTAGTATGCCCAAACTTTTTTCGTTCTTCTGTAGAGTATGTTTTACCTATGTTCCATCCGCCTCCACCGTTTTCTATAGTTCTGTTAGCCCAAATTCTGTTGCCAAAATCATCCACAGAAGTTGTAATGCGGTATAGGTTGCTGTAATATCTGCCCAAGGACGACATTTCATTACGATTTTTTCCGGAATAAATAACTTGAGTAGTAATATCGTCTCCATACTGTTTAATATGTTTTTTCCAATCAATCCCCGAACCTTTGTATTCATAGGGATCGTAATGAGTTTGACCTAAATATTTTAGTCCTGTTTTCTTATGCGTCTTAATGTAAAGCGTGTAAATAGTCATTGCTAATAGTTCCTTTTTAACTGTTAGAGTAGTTGGATCTGCCAGGATCGCGAACTACACTTATTTAGTTCATATTTATCTTTCGTTAATTTTATTAGGTTACCAAAATAGTTGACCGTATGGTTAAATTCTGTTACAATAGTAGCATACAATTAAATTTGGGAATTAAAGCAATGAACGAGAAGATTAAACAACTTGCTGAACAGGCTGGTATCACTGATAATAATCTAAGCGATGGCAATATGTCGCACGACGATTTAGCCAAGTTCGCCGAGTTGATTGTTCAGGAATGTGCCGAAGTTGCCAATGACCATAATTCAGAAGCCGAAGGTATTACTCTAGGTGTAGGCAGAGTAATTAAAGAACATTTTGGAGTTGAAGAATAATATGGCTAAAGATATGTTTTGGACTACGGTAACATTTGCTGTATTGTTAACTATATTAGCCTTAGCATTTTGGCCCGCAGATGTACGCCATGTAACAGTAAAGTATGATTGTGGTATCGCAGAGATTAGTCCCGACTATCCTGTAGCAGTAAAAGAACAATGTAGAAAAAGGATGACTAAATGAGTCTAGTAGCTAAACCCGTAATAGATAAACAGTTTTGGATTTTACAAGAAAATAATAATAAAGTAGGGAACATTGAAGCCTGCGATGGCGGCTATCAAGTTAAGATTAATAATCAAGTAGTAGCACAATACAAAAGTATTAAATTAGTTGAACGAAATATCAATGTTACTTTTGAAGCTATTATTAAACCTGAGAAAAAGAAAACAACCAATATAGTACATGGCTTTCCGGCAGCAGGTCGTGTATATAATCCTATGTGGGACGTTCCACAAAAGCTACCAGTTTACACTAAAACAAAGAAAAGTAAATCTTGGTATGCGGCTGGTTGGTACACAGTCAAGAAAGGTCGTCATTGGGCGGCTATGCAAGATCCTAAATTAATTGTATTACAACGCTACCCTTACGAGGGTCCATTTCAAACTAAAGAAGAGGCACTACCTAAATGAATTTAATTGAAAAAATTTGGCCGCCAATACTTTTATTGATATTGTTATCCGTTCCTTTTTTGATTTATCAGCAAATACAAAGAGCTAACCAATGCGAAATGAATGATGGAGTACTTGTTAAATCAGCATCGGGATGGGCTTGTATAGAAGTGAAAAAGATACAAGAGAAATAAATGACTAACCCTTTACGATGACTAAGTACAATATGATTTACTTGTACATTAAAACTCATCGTAAAACCGGATTAAAATATTTAGGTAAGACTAATCAAGATCCGTACACTTACAAAGGTTCTGGTAAGCGTTGGTCAGCTCATATCGAGAAACACGGCAATGATGTTGATACAGAAATATTAAAAGAGTGTAAAGATAATGAAGAAATAAGAGCCTGGGGCCTGTACTACAGTGACTTATGGCAGGTAGTAGATAGTCCAGAGTGGGCTAACTTAAAACCAGAAGCAGGCGATGGTGGTCCGTTTAGTCATACCGAAGAAGCAAAAACTAAAATAGGCAATGCCAGCAGAGGTAAGCCAGGTAAAAACAAAGGCAAGACTTACGAAGAGATACAACAGGATAAAGAAGAAGCAAAGAGAAGAAAAGAAAAACACAGAGAATGGATGAAGGAAAATAATCCGTTTAGAGATAAAGAACATTCAGAAGATACAAAAGTAGTGATGCAAGAAAAGGCATTACAACATAGAAGTTCTCTTACAGAAGAAGAGAGAAAAAAGATTTATGGATCACAGCATAAAGGTAAGCCTTGGTCCGAAGCAAGACGCAACGCACAATTAAAGAAAAAGGAAAAAGTATGACAAACCCGTTTAAGGATTCAGCAAAATTTATGACAGCTTGCGAGCAGACTATCTCAGGCATGAATGATGATCAGTTTAGACTTTACTCCAAATTGATTACAGAAGAATACGACGAGCTACAAGTAGCTATTGCTAATAAAAATCAAGTTGAAACTCTTGATGCTTTAATCGATATTATTGTCGTTACTATCGGAGCAATCAATTCGATGGGCGCAGATGGTGAAGGTGCTTGGCGTGAGGTAATGGCTACTAACTTTGCCAAAATTGACCGTCAACTGGGCAAAGTACGCCGTCGTGAAGATGGTAAAATTCTTAAACCATTGGGATGGGAACCACCTAAGCTAGCTAACTTTTTAAAGAGAGAACATTGAGCTTACACTTACAAAAATTTATTGAGCGGGTTCGAGGTAATGATGCTCGGGGTAGTAAAGACTTTGTTATGCCAATGAAAGATGCTAAAGGCATGGCCGCGGACTTAACCGAGCTATTACTTGAACTTAGAACCCTACAAACAGCCGCATTAAAGCCCCAGCAGGACCAGGTTATTGAACTTAAAATTGATGGCGGTGGGTTCAAATAAATGAAATAAGTAGGTATATTATGACTAAATAATATACTATGTCGAAACCGTTTAAACCTACCTGGTTGTACATTAAGCAACATAATACTACCGGTCTAAAATACTTTGGAAAAACTATACGGGATCCTAACAAATATTTAGGATCTGGCGTACACTGGCGGGCACATCTTAATAAACACGGTCTAGATGTTACTACCGTTTGGTGTCAGCTATTCGATAATAAAGAAACATTAGTCGAATACGCTTTAAAATTTTCTACAGAAAACAAAATTGTCGAGTCAGCAGAATGGGCTAACATTAAACCCGAAGATGGATTAATGGGAGGTAGTTACGGTACTGTAAAAGAGTCCACTAGACAAAAAATTAGAGAAAATAGTAAAAACTATAGACATACAGAGTCTAGTAAAGAAAAGATTCGAACTGCTAGAGCAAAACAAGCGCCTACTATGTTAGGAAAAAAGCATAGTGACGAAACAAAACAAAAAATAAAAGATGCTAGAGCTAAACAAATAATGGTTCCACGAAGTGAGGAATTCAAACAAAAAATATCGTTGCTCCACAAAGGTAAAAAGCGTTCTCCAGAAACTTGTAAAAAAATATCTGAAGCACGAAAAGAACTATTCAAAAGGAATTCTAAGTGAGTCGCCCCAAGCCAACCATTTTAGCTGAGCTTACAAACAAGCAAACATACAAAACCGAGCAAGTACTTGCTTCGGAAGGAGTATGGGCCGTTTACTTTGATAATAAACCAGTTAATCTTAAAACTTCTAATTTATTAGTTCAGTACCCTGGACCTAAATATAAAAAAGTAAGTTTTAGTAATCCAGGTCACGCAATCAATCTTGCCAAAAAACTCAACACACAATTCAAAACTGATAAGTTTAGCGTAGTGTTACTCAAGCAAGGCGAAAAAGTATATCCTTGATATTACTGTGCGTAACAAACTCAAACTTACAGAACAATTAGTAAATCAACTCCCGGAAGAACAACGCATTAGCGTAGAATCAGCTAGAGTATCATGGTGGTATAATTTGCGTCCAACTGGCGGACTTAGATTAACTCAATTAGGTTGGTTTGCTTTAGCCGATACATTAGACCTTGAATTTTATGAATATCGCATTGATGATCCTATGAAGTTTAATCAGCATACAATACTAGACCTTGATAGAAAACTTCAAATGCCTTACTATATTATAACTACTAAAGGTGTACCAAAGTCTATTGTTTTTTTTGGTAGTAAAGAAGCAGTATTAGCTAATTTGTATGGTAGTCTAGAAAAATTTCTTGACAATTATAGCTAACGATGTTATACTTACAATGTAGTAAAGATGGCCCGGTAGCTTAAAAAGTAAAGCGTCGAACTCATAATTCGGGGAGTGTGGGTGCAAGTCCTACCCGGACCACCAAATGTCTTTAAGTAACAAGGCCTACCAGTACTAAATAGATTTATGGAACAGAACAAAAAACCAGTTGAACAGTATTATTACTCTGAAGAAGAGTGGAGCAGATTAGGTTGTGGTCCATTGCCAGCAATTCGGAACCGATCAATACTAAATATACCTACTAATGCTCATTTGAGTTTTAGAGTGGTTAGATATATTAAGTATCACGCTACGCTTGTTTATATCAAATTGGTTGACAAAATAGGTAAAATAGTAGTATAATAGTTTTTAATAAAGGAAGTAAAGTAACATGGCAACAGGTAAAGTAAAGTGGTTTAATGATGCAAAAGGGTTTGGATTTATTACCCCCGATGCTGGTGGTGAGGAATTGTTTGCACATTTTTCCGCAATTAGCACAAATGGTTTTAAGAGTTTAAAAGAGAATCAAGCGGTAACATTCGATGTAGTGGCAGGCCCTAAAGGCAAGCAAGCATCAAATATTCTTCCGCTGTAAAGAATTGTTGTAATTCCTTCGTAGTGAAGGCGCTGTGGACCCGGGTTCGATTCCCGGCATCTCCACCGAAGCATATTACCGAACCGAGTTATCGGTAGCGAGGCCAAAAGCTGTAGTATGTTTCAGTGGGGATGACAAGGTTTCGACATGGTGAGATAATGAAAGAGGCAACACAGTAGGCGATGACTGTAAATCAAGCGAAAAACTTAAATGCAAACGCATCTAAAGGCGAAGTAACTGTTTCAGGTAAGGGAATTCGTTTCTCTGCTCGTACAGCACAACGCCAAACATTAGCAGTTTAATCACTGCTTTGCGGAGTTATCCGTCGAAACAGAAAATAACAGATAGGGGCTTCGACCCCTATTCTTTTGACTTCATTATATGCGTATATTAAACTTAAAAATATGCCAAAACCTAGCAATTTTTGCAGGCCAACGCAAAAAAACAATAAATATTTGTTCAGTAGTATAAACATAAAGGAACTATTAGTATGAAAAAAGTAATTTTAGCAGTAGCATTATTAGCATCAACTACTTTTGCTTTCGCAACTGACGTTGGTGTTTTTGGTGGCCGCAACATGGGCTCTAAACAAGATACCGCAGGCGTTTCTGTTGGTCAATCATTTGGCGCAATTGGCGTTCAAGGAACTTTTGATCGTAGTACTACCAATGCTGTTGATGTTAATCGTTACACAGCATCTGTGAGTTATGACGTTATCAAACTAGGTCCCGTACAAACTAATGTTCGTGCTGGAGCTGCATTTATTGACACACAAAAACCTGGCGTAGGTAATGGTGGTGCTGGATTTATTGGCGCAGGGATTGCCTATCCTGTAGTTAAGAATGTAAATTTGGTAGCTGATTATGCCTACCAAAAAGGTAATAACATTACTAAGGCTTACAATGGCAACATCGTAACCGCAGGTGTTAAGTACTCGTTCTAATTTTTACGAGTTAAACTAAAAGGGCCTTCGGGTCCTTTTTTTGTTGGTAAATATAGAATGAAGATAGTAATCACTGGACATACTGGTTTAGTAGGAAGCAAAATAGTTGAATTATTCCCCAATGAAGAAGTTATCGGGTTAAGTCGTAGTAACGGATACGATTTAACTACAAAGTACGACGAGTGCTTGTCTATAATGAAATCAGCGGACATAGTATTCAATAATGCCTATTCAGGTACTATACAAGCAAATATCATAAAAGATTTAAAAGATTCAAAAGTAACTTTAATTACTATTGGAAGTATTGCTGGATACTATAGCACCAATCCATATCAAGTTAATAAAAAAATAATACACGAAACATATCAATATCATAAACCATTTTATCCAGAAAGATGTTTATTGTTGATACCAGGTTTTCTTGAAAATAATGCTAGGTGCGTTGAATTAGGTCGTACAGTCATTGATGTTAATCAAGTTATTAACGGTATTAAATATTTTTTAGATAATAAAAGAGTCACTATGATAGAATTTGATAATACTAGTAGGAAATTATAATGCTGTTATATCATAAAACAAATTTTGATTTCTCACAAGAAGCTAAAGATTGGTTACTTAACCGATATAAAGATCACTTCAAATTAAATTTCTATCATAATTATGATTGGATTCAAAATCAACTACAACATGAATGGCGAGCATCTATTGCTGGAGAAGAATTATTGTCTTACCTTTCTCAATATAATTGCGATACATCTAATCTGATCATAACTGCTCATCTGGCAAATTTAACAATACCATATTATAGTCGCCCGCACGTTGACGCCGAACAATTATACGGACCTGCTAAAGGTAAAATAACAGTAACTTCAAAATTTAATATAATAGTGCTTGGTAATCCAGAAGATCCTATGCTTTGGTGGACTAACTTTCACCATACAGATAAACGCTTGTACTATAGTAATGTTTTAAATACACGTACTAATCAAGAATTTAGTAGTTTATCTATGCCAGGACACACTAATGAAGAAAAAATGGAGTATCTAGGTCCTGCTACAGATACAGCATCAAATTTACTAACTCCTAGCGCATTTGTACGCACAGATTATATTCATACTATAAAATTAAGTCCTGGACCAAGATTGGTAATTACTGTGCCTTTCGATAAAAGTATAGAAGAGTTAATCAATGTTACTATTCCATAAAACAGATTTTGATTTTTCGCAGGAAGCTAAAGATTGGATACTTAATCGATATAAAAATCATTTTAATGAAAATTTTTATCATAATTTAGATTGGGATCAAAGAAAGTTACAGCACGAATGGCGTGAAGTAAGTGCTGGACAAGAATTATTAAATTATTTGTCGCAATATAATTGTGATACATCCAATCTAATCATAACCGCACATTTAGCTAATTTAGAAAATCAAGGTTATGGAAGACCCCATGTGGATAACGAAAACCATAAAATTTTAAAAAGTAGATTTAATATATTAATAAAAGGTAATCCAGAAGATCCTATGCATTGGTGGACCGATTTTCATCATACTGATAAAAGACTATACTCGATTACTCAAGTAAGTACTCGAACTGGATTACCTTTTACTGGGCTAACTATGCCAGGAACAACAGTAGCAGAAAAAATGGAATATTTAGGCCCTGCTACGGCTGCAGAATCAAATTTACTAACTCCTAGCGCATTTGTACGCACAGACTATGTGCATACCGTACATTTGAGCCCAGGACCGAGATTAGTAATTACAGTGGGGTTCGAAAAATCTATAGAAGATCTAATCAATTAATAGCATATAATGAAAGTTCTGGGCTCGTAAATACTTCTATGCGAGCACTTTGGGACAAACATCCTGAACTTCCTTATAGAGCTGTAGCGCCTTGGCCAATAATAGAAACCAATGGAAATTTAGATTGGATCGCCGCAGTGGATACTATGGAATATTGGCTTGAAACAACAGTAGGTAGACATTACATACACTGGACTTGGACCATGTGGACATTGGATCAACCACACTTATGTGGTGTAAGTTTTGTTCGCGATACCGACTCATCACTCTTCCTTTTAAGATGGGGCAACTAATTTTACCAAAAGTGGTTGACTTTCAATGGAAATATGCGTATAATTGCAACATTAGGTAAATAAAAGTTCAGAGAAGTAAAAAAGAAGGTTGACAAAGAATTAATTAAGCATTATAATAAACATATTATGAAAAATACAAGATTGTCCGTAACGTATCAAATAGCACAAGGTTCAGCACTCTGCTGGAGCCCGGTAGCCTCTTTACGCTCAACAATTCATAATAGTGGCTTTAATATGATTGAGGCAGGGAAAGATTATAGTAGGGTCCAAGAAGGATATGATGATTAAGTAATATTTTAATATCACAAACTTTAAGGACCCGGAACTAAACACTCCGGGTTTTTTGTTTTTAAAAGGAAAGAAAGATGACAATAGATTATAGTAAATTAAATGATCGTATTGTGGAACAGGCTTATAGTTATTCACTCAGTGATGAGCAAAAGCAGAAGTTGATTCAGAATAAGATCGAGCGAGCAAAGGTATTACTTGCTTCGCAGCGTAAAGAAGCTGTTTATTTTCAAATAGAAGATTGACAAATAAACAGTAAGGTAGTATAGTGTGTTATGTGGGAACGAGGTCCACGCTAGGCACTTAAAACATCTAGTAAACGGGCGGCCTGTACGATGAAACTCCTTTTGTGGAGCAAAAAACTACAGCGTAATAAAGCATACTAAAAGACCTGGTCCGTCAATGGCATCGCGGATCGAAGACATGGCGCTTTTCCACAGCGCAAAAATGATTGCCTTAGTATGCTTTATTACACGCTTTCTAAAGAGAGCGTTATATGGGTGGTGAGCGGCACTGGCGACCGCACCTGACTGTAAATCAGACGCCTCTGGCATACTTGGTTCGACTCCATGACCACCCACCAAACAATAACGGAACGGTGGCTGAGTGGCCCAAAGCAACAGTCTGCAAAACTGTAAAGTCGTCGGTTCGAATCCGACCCGTTCCTCCAACAACTATTGCGGGTTGTGATAGCCACACTCCGGTCTCATAAGCCAGGATGGAATAGGGAGCGTTACCCTAGCCCGCAACCAACAAAGGCTCCAAAGTGTTCATGGACGCACACCTCTCTGTCTAAGAGGAAGAGGGAGATCGTTACTCCCTGGAGTCGCCAAGTTATGTCCTCATAGATTACGATTGGCTAGATCAACACCCTTTCAAGGTGTAGGACCGGGATCGACACCCGGTGAGGACGCCAAGTTATACTCTGTTCGTCTATGTTGGTTAGGACCCCAGCCTTTCACGTTGGTAAGAGGGGATCGTCACCCCTACAGAGTGCCAGTTAAAGAAAGATTATATGTTACAAAAATATAGCTGTAAAATATGTTCTACGGTATTTACACATAAAGAAAAAAGAATCTATTGTGGCAAGCATTACTTAGAAGGAATGCATCAAAGTTACATAGAACGGTGGAAGTCTGGTTTAGAAGATGGCCTTCGAGGCAAACATCAAACTAGTATGTATATACATCGTTATATAAGGGCAAAACAAAATAATAAATGTCTTATTTGTGGTATCGAAGAACATAATGGTCTTCCGCTATATCTAGAATTAGATCATATCGACGGGAATTATAAAAATAACAAAGAAGAAAATTTAAGGGCAATATGCCCAAACTGCCATAGTCAGACGCCTACATATAAGGCTAAAAATAAAGGAAATGGTAGAGACAGAAAATAGCCCTTGTATCCTTAGTGGTAAAGGTCCGGTCTTGTAAGCCGGGTTCGGTGGTTCGATTCCATTCTGGGGCACCAGTAACAATCTGTGTGTAATGTCAATCTGGTAGACGGCCTGATCTGGAGTCAGGAGGCTGTAGGTTCGAATCCTACCTCACAGACCAAAAACAATTCCCTGATAGCTCAGTTGGTAGAGTACGTGACTGTTAATCACGGTGTCGCTGGTTCGAGCCCAGCTCGGGGAGCCACAATATGGAAGATAATGCAGCGGGGATGGTCCTGCGACTGGCCTTGAAAACCAGGTCCTGGTGAAGAGCCGGGTGGGGTTCGACTCCTCTGTCTTCCGCCAAACAATTAAGGAAAGTTGGCCGAGCGGCAAGGCAACAGATTGCTAATCTGTCATTCAGCAATGGGTGGATTGGTTCGACTCCAATACTTTCCGCCAATAACAATATGGTAGATAGCACTGGTGTGCGGCCGGGTTTTATAAACCTGGGAGAGTGGTCAGATGGGCTGCAACGGATAGGATCATAACCTATATCTACTACCAAACATGGGTCTTTAGCTCAATGGATTAGAGTTCTAGTCTTCGAAACTAGCGGTTGGGAGTTCGAGTCTCTCAAGACCCACCATGCCTCAATAGCTCAGTTGGTTAGAGCATTGTGTTGATAACGCAAGGGTCCCTAGTTCGAGTCTAGGTTGAGGCACCAACATTAAATAGTAGTACAACGTCTTGGTAGTGTAACGGTAGCATCGCAGTCTCCAAAACTGTTGGTCGGGGTTCGAATCCCTGCCGGGACGCCAAATAACTTAAGAAAGAGAATAATGAAGTTTAACATACCACAAATCAAAAAGTTTATAGATGCTCAAGGTCCAGACACTAAGATTTATATTGGTGTGGACTCTGAACGAATTAAGCGTGGCAAAGAATGGTATGCTGACTATACAGCCGCTATTGTTGTACATATTGACGGTAATCACGGTTGTAAGTTATTTGGTGAAGTGACTAGAGAACGAGATTATGACCGTTGTGATAAACCTAATACTAGATTAATGACTGAAGTGTTTAAGGTTAGTGAATTGTATTTAAAATTAGCAGAAGTATTAGAAGGTCGTGCTGTAGAAGTACATTTAGATATTAATCCTAACGAAATTCATGCTAGTTCTAATGTTGTAAGTCAAGCTATTGGTTATATCCGTGGCGTATGTAATGTAGAGCCACTAGTTAAGCCACAAGCGTTTGCGGCTAGTTATGCCGCAGATAGATTAAAAGGTTTAAAAGTAGTAAATGGGTGAGTGATGTAATTGGTAGCCATGCTGGTCTTAGAAGCCAGTGCCGCAAGGCGTGAGAGTTCGAGTCTCTCCTTGCCCACCAAAATATTTGACAGTAATAAATTATTACTATATAATACTGTTATGATTATAGTAGAAGAATTTATTAAAAAATCTCGCGAAGAACGCAGGGCTCACTTAGACTTATCCGAGCCTTGTTGTGAACGCGGCGGTAACTCTACTAATCATAAAGGTGTATTAGCACAATATTTAGATACAACTATTCCAAGCGGGCGCATACTGTTGTGTCATGCTTGTAATAATAGTAAATGTAGTAATCCAAAACATTTGTATTGGGGCACTGATTACGATAATATCATCATTGATGGTAAAGAGTTTGGGACACATAAAAATCCTTTTGAACGCCGTGTTGAAAAATATGGTTTAGAAAAAGCATCTGCTATGAATAGCAAAGTAATGTTAGGTAATACTAATGGATCTGGAAATAAAGGAAAACCAAAGTCGGAAGAACATAAGGCAAAAATTGCCGCTAACAGAAAAGGTGGTAAACCTAAAGGTTGGCGCAAGATAGATCAAACGCCCGGGTGATGAAATGGTATACATAGAAGACTTAAAATCTTCCGCTTTAAAAGGCATGCCGGTTCGAGTCCGGCTCCGGGCACCAATATAACGCGAACGGTTCGATTCCGGCCCGAGGTACCAAAGTATTAGAAAGTAACATTTTCAGTTCTAGCAATAGAACTAAGTCTTGGACACGCAGACTTTAAAGCGAGGTGGGAGTAGGTGGAAGCCCTACACAAAATTTGAGGCAGTTGATGGGGGTAGCGTAAGCTACGGTGCAATGCCTCAATGTAGTAACGTCGTAACTCATCCTGAAGGGCCCTGCCGTTACGACACCAATGCGGGATTAGTTTAATGGTAAAACAGCAGATTTCCAATCTTCGGTCAAGAGTTCGATTCTCTTATCCCGCTCCAAATTAAAGGAACTTATGAGTTTTTTGAAGGATGTAGATTATCAACCCGTAGTTGATTGTTTAGTTAAACTTGGCAAGCAACTTAATAAGCCATCTTATAGATTTCTCAAAGGCGAAGTTCTAGCATTAGCATTAGAGAAAGCAACAGACGGAAGATTAAAGTATGTTGACCAGGAAGGATATGATAGCATTGATTTAGAAACTAATACAAAATATGAATTTAAATCAGTAGCTGATATGTTTTCACCGAAGAATACAATTACAGGACGAGTTTCACTTCAAAATACTAATAAGTCTAAATTTAATCAATCATTTGATTATTTGTTATGTATTCAGTCAGCCCCGCATAAGTTTGCTATATCGCAATTATCGTGGGACGAATGTAATAGGAATCTTGAAACAAAAAGCGGGCAGTTTAATTTAAAACCAGGACTGCCTGTTGCTAATTGGATATGTAAAGATTCTACAGTAGTAAATAACTTACAACCTATTACATTAGATGTTAGGAAGTTATTAGAAAGTATTTTATAAATTTGCGGGTATGGTGTAATGGTAACCCGAGACCTTGCCAAGGTTTAGTTGAGAGTTCGATTCTCTCTACCCGCTCCAAAGTAATTAAAAATTATGAATAACGGAAAATATTATACAGAATCTTATAAAGCTGGTCAAATAGCAAAAGTAAATAGAAAGTATGGTCCAGTAAAAGATCATACTAAAATTTGCGGATGCTGTAATAAAGAATTTGTTTGGACTGGTAGACAAAATACCAAACAATTTGAAACAGCTAGATTTTGTAGTAGAAGTTGTGCTAATAACAGAAGCTCTTGGTGGAAAGACAATGCCACACATTATGCGACTATAGCAAAACAGCATCACGAACACAAGTGTATTATTTGCGGGTTTGACAAGATTGTTGCTATCCATCATATTGATGAGAATAGAAAAAATAACAAGCCCAGTAATTTAATACCGCTATGCCCAAATCATCACGAGATGGTTCATAGCAAATGGAAACACGAAGTATTGCCATTTATTAATGAATGGCAAAAGAATTTAGGGCTGTTGGTATAATTGGGAACACACCTGCCTTGCACGCAGGAGTAGGGAGTTCGACTCTCCCACGGTCCACCAATCTATCGCGGGTTGGAGAAGGAGTATCTCGAGGGTCTCATAAGCCCTAGTCTCTGGTGCGATTCCAGAACCCGCAACCAAACTGTTGAGGTATAGTGTAACGGCAGCACCGTGCCCTTTGAAGGCATTAGTCTAAGTTCAAATCTTAGTACCTCTACCAAATGCCTCGTTAAGTAAACGGTATACTGCCCTCCTTACAAGTGGGTCTCGGTGGTTCGACACCATCACGAGGTACCAATTTTAGAAAGTGAATATGTTTAAAGTTTATTATACTGTGGATAATAAACCACACGCAGAAGTGTTTGATGATTTAAGTATGGCATTATCTGCGTCTCAATTCCATCGTAGCCTTGGACATACCTTTGTTACGATGTGTAGTGAAAATCCTAACTGCACGAGTAAACTAGGAGTAGACGAAGTAAAAGATGTCGACAACTATGATGGTTGGATATCAAGAGGTAGAGCACCCTAAGCTAACCTAGTGGAAGCGCCAGCTCTAAGAGCTGGATGGCTTGGAGCGTAACCAAGAGGGTGCACCATAGACATATTAGGTGTGGCCTTAGTGTTAGCGGTTAGCACCTCGGATTGTGATTCCGATAGGGTGGATTCGAATTCCACAGGTCACCCCTAATATGTTTTAAATTTTAAAAGGAGAATGGCATGGTTTTAAACAAGCTAGTTGGAAAACGCATTAATGGTATTTTCCTAAACGAAGACCATGATAGAGTTGCATTTCGTACCATCGAAGGAGAAGTATTAGGATTTTATGTATGTGGCGATTGTTGTAATACTGTTTACATTAATCACTTTCAAGGTAGAGATGTAATTGGAGAAGGTAACACTTTTGATTTGCTACGTGGTGCGTTAGTTACTGCTGTAGAAGAAAAAGAGTGGGTCAATGTTGAGACAGATGACGAATACGCAGAAGTAGTCGAAGATGGCTTCTTTACTATTCGCACTAACCGTGGATATATTGATTTTGAAGTACGCAACGAACACAACGGTTACTACTCGGGCCATATTGAAGATTGGACCGATGTTGTAAATTTAGAGGAACTAGTTCCACTAACAGATTTTTAAAGGAGAAGTAAAATGAAAGCAAGAAATATATTTGCTGTACTAGCAAATAAACGGAAAGCGGGCTCGCACCGCAAGAGCAATAAAGCTCTACGCAAGCAAGAAAAACAATCCAGGTGTGATGAAACTGGCTATCATATTCGGCTTTTACCCGAACTTTCAGAGTTCAAATCTCTGCGCCTGGACCAGTTTATATTGAAGCACATTAATCCTTAGTAGTGGCACCATATCTGACCGGTATGGGCTTCCGCTTGTTGGAGGAAGGTAAATGAATCCGCTCGTCACGGTTCTTCTAGTGTGTTTCAATATAAGCTGGCGTTAGTACAATGGATAGTACAATCGGCTTCTACCCGATGAATATGGGTTCGATTCCTGTACGCCGGACCAAAAGATATAATTTTGGCAATATTATTGTCAACTTAGTGTAACTCTTAAGCGTTAATATAGTATGCTTAGGAGAAACTCATGTATACCCACCCTGTTACAAGTATTAACACTCGCGACTTTAGTAATAATAAGCCAGAAAAGCTCAGCCGAGTTGGCACAGTCTTTGGATTCCAATCGCTTAGAATGGGTTGCCCCAACTGCGACAGCAAACGGTCGGGTCCGTGCTATCATCACAAGAACGAAGGCAAAACTACATCTACCTAAGCGACCGTTAGCTCGTGTATTTTTAAATGATAACGATGATGACTATTACGATGAAACTCCAGAGTTTCAAATTGGATATCGTCGTCCAGAGCTAGTCGACCAAACAGCTGATGTACAAGACATTTCGGATGAAATGAAAATTAGACTTGTGTTAGCAAGAAAAAAGGCTTTAGAAAAATATAAAGAGGTTTGGGGATAATACTCTACGCCTTTTTTCATTTACGGAAATGTAGCTTAGTTGGTAGAGCAGGTCCTTCATACGGACAAGGTCGGGGGTTCGAATCCCTCCATTTCCACCAGAATTGACAAAAAAATACTTTTATAGTATAATGTTTTATTAACTTAGAGAAAGGAGCATAATATGCCAGCAGTATTTTTAGTTAGCGATACACACTTTGGTCATGCCGGTGTATGTCGCTTCACTCGTAGTGATGGGGTTACAAAACTTCGCCCGTGGGACTCTGCTGAGGAGATGGATGAGGCCATGATTACAGCATGGAACGAAAGAGTACGACCTAACGACAAAGTTTACCACTTAGGTGATGTTGTTATGAATCGAAAAGCATTGCCTATTATGGATAGACTTAACGGAGACAAGGTTCTTATTCGTGGTAATCACGACATTTTTAAAGATGAGGACTACCGGAAATACTTCCGTGAACTTCGTGCATATCATGTGATGAATGGAATGATTCTTAGCCATATTCCTATTCATGAAGAATCGCTAGGTAGATTTGGTTGCTCAATCCACGGCCACCTCCACGCCAATCGTGTAATGAAGCCACGCGGAGTTGATGCCAAGACCGGCAAAATTCTATATAGCGACGAGATTGATCCACGATATTTCAATGTGTCCGTTGAACAACTACCCGACTTTGCTCCAATCTTATTTGAAGATGTATTAAAGAGGATTAAAGAGCAGGGAGGGGAAGTCGGATTTAAGAATGGGAATGGACCCGTAATGTAGTCCTTCCTCGGGTCCATTCCGGGCCATGGCTCAACAAGCCGTGGAAAGATTGGCCACCAAACAATAAAACTGTAGCCAAAAAGCCACATACCCACCCTGCCTCTCACAGAAGCACACTTTAGTGGGTTTTTACGACTTGACTCTTAATACTGAAGATAGTATAATAGTAGCATGAGTCAACTACTATACCCACATCTTTGTATTGCTGTAGATACCGAACCGTTTTATGCGGATTTGGTGCGTCGCTATACTAGTCTAGGCACAGGTAAGAATCAGGACAGACTTGAGATCCGTAAAGAAATCGCTCAACGATGCGAAGGCATGAGTCAGTGGTTAGTTGATCATGGCTATCAGTGTGGAACCGATTATCAGCAGACCGAATTGGGCTATAGATTTGCTTCCGAGCAGTTGGCAACCTTTTTCCGTTTGGCCTGGAGTTAACGATGATTAGGTATTCTACAAATTGGATGGGTGTTATTAACTTGCAATGGTATATAGATCGCGGATTGACCAAACGGGTCACCCGAACACTAACAGAAGATTCCAAACTCACTGGCAGAAAAGCTGGTGAATCATTTGAGTATGATGAGATACTACAAAGTTATTCATGTGGTCGTATTGATTGTTGTGGCACAGGGTTAGGTCCGTGGGGTGCGGAAATTGGTGTTGATCCTATGAAAGATTCATCGTGGGCTCAATTTGGTAAATGGTTAGAAACTATTGAAACTGATGACTTGTGGACTATGGACCAATTGGTTGAACAGTATGAAAAAACAAATCCTAAAATTGAATGGTGGGTAGAATAATGGGCACAGCAACTACACGAATTCGAGCAGGTAATTCAGCCGCCTGGTATTATACATACGCATTTTGTGAAGAGAACTTTGGACCGGCTGGAGTTCAAAAAGGCCGCCGTTGGTTTGCTAGATTGATCACCCCGGTTACAATAGAAGCATATCACGACAAGAGCTGGGGCAGGACCCGGCACCGCCGCAGTCCTGTGGCTGACCGGTCCGAAGATTACACCGTGGTCTATTTTAGAGATCCTGCAGATGCTGTATGGTTTAGACTAAAATTTGGAACAGAACAATGGTAATGAACGCAAATGAACTAGCTGATGAAATAAAAACCATGCTTGCCGGCGCAGAATCCTACTATGGAAATGCTGAAGCATATTTAATAAAAGCTGAGGCAAAGCTACGCCAGCTACAAAAGGAACGAGACCTGCTGTTCTCGACACACTCACACGAAATGGTTCGAGCAGATGAATTGGCAGTTGAGAATGAATTATTAAAAGCTAAATTAGCACAAGCAGATCGGGTATATGATTTTGATAATCCGTTATTAGATGTATGTAAACATGGAAATGATAGTGCTTGTAAAGAATGCTACCTGGAGGCAGTAAAGAAATGATCACGATCAATGGCCCAACAGGTCTGCCGTATCTATCAGTATCAGACAATAAAGACGCCGTTCGAATCCAATTACACGCCTACGATGATATTGGTCCATATTACCTGACCATAGACAAGCGAGCACTACCTGATCTAATAAGAACACTGGAACAATACGAAGGATATTGATATGAACGAACGTCTTAAAGAACTTATGCTAGAGGCAGGCTATGCGGCTCCAGAGTTAGCAGGCCGTGCTAATAAGCTGGCCGAGTTATTGTTTAATGAAATCGCTAATACTACTGTAGTTAGCGACGGCATGTTTAACGGAAACGAACGGCGCCTGGCTGTAGAACTGCGGTTAGGTGATATGGTTAAGAAAATTTCAGTTTTCGGAGTTGAATAATGAACGAGAAATTTAACGAACTCTCTGCATTAGCACAAGAAAAACTAATTGACCCTATCACCGGCGAAGAATACTATTCATTTAGTAGAATGAAATTCGCCGAGTTGATTGTCAAGGAATGTGCTGAAGTAGTAAAAAATCAATATAGTGAAGATTGGGGTAAGTGGTCAAACAGAATGATTGAAGAACATTTTGGAGTTGAAGAATGAAAACACAAATGAAAGATGACCATTATGATGATAATATTGCTGATATGGTCGCCAATTCCAGGCGCTTTGGATTGACTGGTGATCCAGCACCAATTGTTGTCCAGACCTTCTATACCTGATGGTGTTGTACCAAAACAACAGCAGCGCAAATAATTCTTGACTTGTGGTGTGGTACCTGTATAATGGTTGTTTTAATTGTGAGAAATTATGTCCGATATTAAATTCGTAAATGGAAAATATACTGCCGTGATTAATGGCAAAACCGTGAAGCGTACCAAAATTGAACATTTACAATATGTATTGCGTAAGGCAGGAACCAAAGTTACTGGCGCAGTGATGGAATCCAAATTTACAATCAATGAGCGATTTGGTTTTCTTTCTGATATGGTTACAATGTTGGCCAAGAAAGACCAAGCATCCGTTGTAGTAACAGGACCTGGTGGTTTAGGTAAATCACATACTGTTACCACTACATTAGCCAATACTGGTTTGATGGATGTAACAGGTTTGGATATTGGTGATGATGTGCCTGCCAATGCGTATCGTGTAGTCAAAGGTTATTCTACTGCCAAGGGTTTGTATCGTACCTTGTATGAGAATCGTAATAGTATTGTGGTGTTTGATGATTGTGATTCAGTATTAAAAGATGCAACATCATTGAATATATTAAAAGCTGCACTTGATTCATATTCACGCCGTATCATTTCATATAATGCGGACATTCGTGATGAAGATTTACCTAATGCCTTTGAGTTCAAAGGTGGTGTGGTGTTTATCTCTAATATGAGCAATGTAGCACTAGACCAAGCAATCGTTACCCGTAGCTTGGCAGTTGATTTGAATATGACCACAGAGCAGAAGATTGAAAGAATGAAACATTTATTGACGCAGAAAGATTTTATGCCTGAGTATGATTTAGTTAGTAAGAATGATGCCATGAATTTGATTAGTAAATTGGCCGATTCTGTTAAAGAGTTATCGTTAAGAACTTTGATACAGGTTACCAAGATTCGTAAATCGAATCCTAATGGTAAATGGAAAGAATTGGCAGAATATGCCATCGTTGGTTAATTTAAAAGGAATATTATGAAATTGCCTTACAAAGATATTTTTATTGGTGAAATGAGTGAGTATATCACCAATCCATTTTCAGGTGAAGGCATTATGTTATCACCTGAAGAAGTTGCTGTATATGATACATTAAAAGGTTGTGAAATCTTTGGTGATTATGATGGTTTAAGAAAAGGCATTAACTGGTTTATGAATAACAACGCAGAAGCGTATATGGTTTTATTAGATTAAGGATATTATGAATAAAAATGCAAAGCAATTTATTGTAGCAGCTGAATCAATCTTTGGTTCAGAACCAATTTTGAATCGTGATGATATTACCAAAGTGTGTAATGAATCAGATGCACCATACCCATATTGGCTGGTTACAAAATCACAATATCGTTATGACCGTGGTCAATACAAAGTGCCACCATCAGGTGAAAAGATTGTAAAGTTAAAAGAAAGTATTGTAAAGTTAAACGATGCTGATTGTAAAGTTATTGAACCCGAAACTGAAATGGCATATGCACAACCAGCACAAGTGTTGGAGTTCCGTCAACCAAAACTGGTAGATGATTCTGAACCTGCTGTACCACAGAAATGGCCTGATTATGTGCCATTTGGTTTCTATAAAGATATGAAGAATATCATTGGTAGCAAATCATTCTATCCGATATTTGTTACTGGTCTATCAGGCAACGGCAAGACCTTGATGGTCGAACAGGTGTGTGCGGAGTTGAATCGTGAATGTATCCGTGTGAATATCTCTGTCGAAACTGATGAGAGTGACCTACTTGGCGGTCCTACATTGGTGAATGGTAATGTGGTCAATCGTGATGGTCCTGTGCTTATTGCTATGAAGCGTGGCGCAGTATTGTTGATTGACGAAGTAGACCGTGGTTCTAATAAGTTGATGTGTTTGCAAGGCATCATGGAAGGCAAACCACATTACAATAAGAAATCTGGTGAAATGGTTTATCCAAAAGATGGATTTAATATCATTGCAACGGCAAATACCAAAGGTCGTGGTAGTGATGAAGGCAAATATCTATCACAGATATTAGATGATGCATTTTTGGAAAGATTCCCGATTACGGTAGAGCAGGAATTCCCTGATGCTAAGACCGAGAAAAAGATTTTAGGACCATTGCTTGATGATAAAGATTTTGTTGAGAATCTTTGCCAATGGGCTGATGTGGTTCGTAAATCATACCAAGAAGGTGCTACTGACGAGATTATCTCTACTCGCCGATTGGTACATATTGCCAAAGCATTTGGTATCTTTAAAGATAGAATGAAGGCCATTACATTGTGTGTGAATCGTTTTGACGAAGAAACCAAAATGGCATTTTTAGATTTGTATTCAAAAGTGGATGCATCAGTAGAATCACCAGCGAATACGAGTACCATTGCTACCACTTCCGAGGTTGCCAACCAACCTCAAGTGTAGTATAATGGTTTATGTTGTATGTGAGAAGTATTAATTTATTAATTTAATTGAGTAAGGAAATATATTATGAAACAAATGGTACGCAAGGGTAAACCTAATCGTCATGAAAAAGTGTTGCAATGCCTTCTATCAGGCAAACCGGTATCTCCACAGGAGATTGCTGATTGCTTTAAAGGTACAGACCAAGAAAAGGTAATGTACCGACTTTCCACGAACATATATAATTGCCGTTTAGATGGTGCGGTTATTAAGGTCATTAAATCTGGCCGTGCTGTGACCGGATACCAATTAGTCAATCCGGATCAATTTGACCAAAATGGCCGATTCAAAGGCGCCACAGTAAAATCACCAAGTGGTGTTGCAAAACAGTCATCTGACGAATCATTTACACAATCCGTAACAGTTTAATCTAGGTCACCGCATGCTCGTTGTGAAACGCCAGTAAGTCGGTGACACCTTATTGAAATACATCGCCAATCAATACATATATGCGGACTATGGTCGACACAGATTCCGATGGGTTACTTAGAAGGTTCGAAACTTCTAGGGTTGATGTATTTCAATAAGGTGAAAGGTAAATTATGAAACTCGAAATTGAGGTAATCGAAGAAAATGAAGATGGTTCTGCTGAAGCAACCATTAATTTTGACCGAGAAGCTCTTGCTTTATTAATTCAATGGGGTATGGTTGCTATGTTGAAAGAAGCTGTTAATAACGATTTGTATAATCCAAAGAAAAAGAAAGTAAAAAAATGAGTGATAGATTTGATTTTGAACAACAGATTCAAAAATGTTGGACAGTAACGGATGATATCTATGATTTAGCTGAAGCTATACTTGAACATGGACTCACTACAGACCAGACTACCAATGTGTTATTTGGTATGAAAGAAATGTATGAATTGAAGTTTAACAAATTGTGGGATTTATTTGAAGATGTCCATATGGATTTAGTTCGCCAACACAAAAAATTGTTGAATGAAAATCTTGATGCAGCCATTAAAATTCAAATGCTTGAAGATGAATGTGCCGCAATGCGTGAACAGTTATCAGATGCCTATGATGGCCAAGGATATGGTATTGCAGCAATTAAACCAAACAAGAAAGATAAGAAATGAAATATATTGCAAAACCAAAGTTGTTTAATAATATTGGCATGAAAGAGTTTGATGATGCTCGTGAAGCTGTCCTATACTTGAATAAGGTGCTGTCGGACAATGATGTGAATCCTGAGTTGGATTATGTGTTTATTGCACCTAAGGCGTCTCCTAAGCAGTTAAAGCATGCCATTGAGGAGTATACTGGCATTGGTAAGTTGATTTGTGTTGCTTAGGTACAACATTGGTATTGACACCATCCACCTATGTGTTATAATGGTATCTTAATTGGCGAGGAGTTTTTTATGGATCATATTAGTCGTGAAGAAATTATTACAATGTTATCATTTAAAGGTTTTACTACTGATGCATTGATTAAAAAGTCTGATGAAGAATTGGACAATTTGTATATTGAATATATTGTATTGGCGGAAGATTATGTTTAATTTTATTATTGGTTGTATTTTGGGATTTATTGTGGCTACAGTAGGTTTTACTGGTATTGCCAAGGCATTAGATAATGGTATTGAAACTGTTAAGAATGTTTCAGTTAAAGTGGATACGGGTAAATGAATTATAAACCATTACCTCTTAATGTTCGTAATCTAAGAGATATTATGATTACAATACATTTAAATCATTTGCATAGCGTTCAATTGGATATGATTGATGAGGCAGTAGAAAAGTCTGATATGAAAGATGCAAAAGAAGTAATTAAGTATATTATGGAGAAAAAAAGTGAAAGTTAAACTGTTGGTCGTGGCATGTGTATTAATGATGCCAGCCTGTTCATCTGCACCTGTTTATAAAGTAAAAGGTTATGATGGTCCTGAGGTCATGAGTCGCAATGAAGTAATCAATGCAGGTCGTGAATGTCTCCGTGCCAAGATGAGACCTACTACCGAATATGTGGCACAAAAGGTTGATACTGGTGGCAAGGTATTGGTGCCTGTTGATGTTCGTTGCGATGCTTACTAATCATGAATATTATTGATATGTTGTCCTCTGTTGGTATTACTCCAACAGTATTACAATTATTAATTGTTGGAATCTTTTTCACACTTATTGTTGGATTGATTCTATTGACCTATTGGAAACAAATTCTATTGGGCATTGGTGTTGCTGGTTGTTTATTTGTATTCTCTATGCCATCTGCCAAGACCGTGGATTCACCTGAGGTAAAAGCTGTAAGTTCAGCTGAGGTAGCGCCATCTGAGTTTATTGAAGATTGTATTCGTTTGAATGATAATGCAACCAAATCAAGTTGTGAGAAAATGTGGAAAGAAGATGGTAATGGCAACAATTGAAGAAGATAAAATGCTGGCAGACCTATCGGAAGATATTGATATGGCCTTGTTAAAATGGATGAATACATATGAGGTGCCAGCATTAAATTTGACTGCCGTTATATTGGCACGATTAACATGGTTGTCCAAACAAGGTCAATATCAGGATGATTTTATTGAACTACTAAAAGCTCCCGAACAGATATTATCACAAGAAGAAAATAAGGATATATTACATTGAAAATTGTAATTAACTCTTGCCATGGCGGATTTAGTTTATCTGAAAAGGCACAAAAACTATTTTGCCAATATTCTATGATTGAATGGAAAGATTGGCAAGAAGATTGGTCTTATTATGATATTGAACGTAATGACCAATATTTGGTTCGTGTGATAGAAGAATTAGGCGATGAGGCCAATGGTAGATTTTCAGAGTTAAAAGTAGTAAATATTCCCGATGAAGTAGAATGGCAGCTTGAAGAATATGATGGCCTAGAATGGGTCGCAGAAAAACATAGAATATGGAATTAAAATGAAAATTGCTTTAGCTTCCGACATTCATTTGGAATTCGGAGATATCCTTTTAAAGAATGACCAACAGGCTGATGTATTGATCCTGAGTGGTGATATTTGTGTTGCGGCCGATTTGTTGGAACAAACTAGTCCTGATTTTAAATATGGCCATGCCGCTCTTGGCACTAATAAAAGCCGAAGAATCCATGATTTCTTCAGTAATTGCTGTGCCATGTTTCCACATGTAATCTATGTTATGGGTAATCATGAGCATTATCATTATGATTTCAAATATACTATTGACCATCTAAAGAAAATGTTGAGTTACTTACCTAATCTACACATTTTAGATAAAGAAGTATTTGAATTGAATGATGTTACCTTTATTGGTGGTACATTATGGACTGATATGAACAAGGAAGATCCAATGACTTTGTTCCATGTCCGTAGTGCCATGAATGATTTTAATTGTGTAAAGAATAGTAATAGAATGGTTAGTCGCCAGGTGCCAATCTATGAAGAAAATCTATTGTACACAGAAGATGGTAAGAATGGTGGTCGTTATATAAAAGACGAAAAGGGAAATATGTTCCCAATTGGTTATAAACATAAAGATGAACCAAGCAAATTCTGTCCTGAAGATTCGGTAGAGGACCATAAGAAGATGTTGGACTTTATCCGGCATGTTGTTGAAGGTAATCATGATAGAAAATATGTGGTTGTTGGCCATCATACACCAAGTCCATTCAGCATACACAAAATGTATGCCAATGATAGGACAATGAATGGTGCTTACACTAGTGATTTGATTGATTTTATTATGGATCGTCCACAGATTAAATTGTGGACTCATGGACACACTCATCATCCTTTTGATTACATGATTAAAGGTACTAGAGTGATTTGTAATCCTCGTGGTTATGATGGTTACGAAGCACGTGCAGATCAATTTGAATTACAATATGTGGTGGTGTAATGCTAAGACCTACACCACCAAAATTACCAAGTAATGAACCAATGACCTTGCGTGCCTGGTTGCCAATCATATTAATTGTGATTATAATATTATATTGTGCCATTAAAGGATAAAAATGAAAGTTTGGATTAGTAAATATCGTAATCATTGGATTTCTCCATATACTATTCTCAAAAAAGTTTGTTTTTGGGAAAAGAATGATGATGTATTCTATGATCTTGAAGATACAGGCACAGGCAAATATGTAAAAGTGGTTAACTTTTTGAATCCTATTTGTATTGCATGGCAAAAGTTTTTAGACTTTATTCATCCAAGATGGACTTATATTAAGATTGACCGATGGGATACTTGGTCAATGGATCATACATTGGCTGAGATTATTCTACCAATGTTAATACAGTTGCGTAATGATAAACATGGTTCACCAATGGTAGATGATGAAGATGTACCAGAAGAATTAAGAGCAGTTAAGAAACCAAAACTAAAACGCAAGAAAAATGATGTTCGTAATACAATACAGGTTCATGCAGTTGATATGGGTGAAGATGATGGCGAATCCACCGTTCACCTTAAATGGGATTGGGTTCTCAATGAAATGATTTGGGCTTTTACACAAAAAGTCACAGATGATGATGAATCACAATTCTTTGACCACACGGGTTGTCGTGATACAGCACCTTGGGATAAAGATTATGTTGGACCTAAGGTAGATTGGGATGGACTGAGAGCACACCAAGCAAGAAAGACCAATGGTTTCCGGCTTCTAGGAAAGTACTACGAGGGACTTTGGGACTAATGATACCATACTTAGATTACCGTGAAGCCAAACAACGATTGGCCAATGCTAAAGAAACCATTGAGTTAATGGGTGGTGAATCGGAATGTCCTGATATGGTATTAGGTCAACGAGATTATCTTGAGTTGGAAGTGGAATACTTCCGTCAGGTTAATGGTAGATTTAATCTAGGTATGTTGCTTGGTGGTATTATTTGTGTTATAATAGCAGTTCTATATCGTTATGGAGTTTTGAATGTTTAAAAAACTAACTGAATTTTTGAAGAAGCACATTGTTATTATTATTGGTTTACTTTTGATTGGTTTTGTTGGTTACAATCAATTCATTTCATTGACCAATCCACCGGAGTTGCAACAGTTTAAAGGTGGGATTCAAAACCATTTAGTTTGGAATATTCAAAAAGAATGTTTCTTTGTTCGGCCACATACCAACAATACAACCTATTTAATTAGAGTTCCTGATTGTGATAAGCCTTGATTTTTTAACCGGTTTAATTCTTTGATTTTATCTGAGATTTTCTTTTTGGTTTCTTCACTATGAGTTTTACCTAACCAAGATTTTGCACCTTTTGCATTTTGATTGCCCTTTAGTTTTTCACTAAAACCGATCGGTTTAGGTTTTCTCATTTTTTGTTTTGTTTGTTCCGATTTTACAACACCTTTTTTGGTTTGGCTTATTTTGATTTTGGTTTCGGTGGCCATACTTCTGGTTTTACCAAACATAGGATTATTTTCACCTTTCATTGATACACCATAAATGCCATTTGGTATTGCATTTGATGTGTTCATATACAATGGAGATTTAACTACATTCAATTTAAGTTGAAATTGATTTTCTTTTTCAGTAGCTTCAATTCTTGTTGTATAATACGATATAATTTGTGTTTTGAATAATTGTGGATTTTGTTTTAGTTCTTCTTTCCATATTTGTTTGTATTTTTTAGAAGATACTGAACCTTTATAACCATTTTGTACCTTCTTAACCGATGAAGATCCAAGATAAAACATAGGAAGTTTGTTACCAAAATATGTGGTAAGATATACACAATATGGTAGATTTGGTTGATATATACTTGACATGAGCTGTGTTTCGTGTTAAAGTGTTAAACATAGAGTAGGTAGATGTTAGCGCATCGTGACCTACACCTATTTATAATTTAGAAGATTGTGATAAAAAATGATGCCCAACAAAGAAGAAATTCATAATATTTGGTTGTATGAAGAAGGCCGTTCTAGAGGTAGAATGGAATCTGGCCAAGAATCGGATTTTCCGGTTGAATTTACCAAATCAATCTTAGAACTAATTAAATTAAAGGAAACAAGTGAAAACTACTAAAGATTTTAATTTAAGTAAAGAATCAAAACGTATTCTTTCTGGATTGTCAAGTGAAAAGCGTGGCCATTGGAAGAAAATGATGATTGATGCTGAAGTTGCTGAGAAACGTGCCAAGTTGGCCAAATTAAGTACCAAAACTAACCAAGGAGAAGAATAATGAGTATTTTTATTGAAGTTGAATCAGTTGAAAAAAATTGTAAAGTAATTATCAATCTAGATTCTATTATTGAAATTGCTCCACTTGTTGAAGGTGGTTGTGCATTGTTTATGGCTGATGCAGCTGCAGTTAATGGTAAAACAGCATACAAAGTAAAAGATTCTTATGATGCTTTTAAACAATTTGCTATGGAAACAGTATCCGCTGATGATATTGCTAAACGTGTTAAATCTTTAAAGAAAACTGCTGGTGAAAAAGAACCATTGGAAATTCCTGTTCTTGGTATTAAGAAATAATGAACGATTTGTTGGGAACAACATTTGGGTGGATTCGTGATGATTGGCAATCTCATAAACTTAGGTTTGTGGTTGAGTTGCTTGCTTGGGCTATTAGTATTGGTTGCTCTCTTACTATGGCACTTACCGTTCCAAATCCCCCTTTACGTCTCATGTATCCTGTTTGGATTACTGGTTGTGCTTTATATGCTTGGGCTGCTTACACTCGCAAATCTTTTGGCATGTTGGCTAACTATATTTTGTTAACCTCTATTGATAGTATTGGTTTGATTAGAATGTTATGAATATATTTTACCTTTCTAATTCCACAACAAAATGTGCTGAATATCATGTAGACCGTCATGTAACAAAAATGTGTATCGAATATGCTCAGTTATTATCCACCACACACAGATTATTAGATGGCACAGAATATTATGATAAAACCTCCAACGGTAGAAAAATAAAAAGATGGTTGTTACTAGACGAAAGAGAATCATTATTAATGAAATCCACACACCCAAGCCATCCGAGTGCTTTGTGGTGTAGAGAATCTAAAGAAAACTATGTGTGGTTGTATAATTTGTGGAAAGATTTATTGAAAGAATATACATATCGTTATGGTAAGTCCCACGCTTGTTCCAGATTATTAAATATTCTATCTCAACCACCAACTAACATTTCCAATAAACCTTTTACTGCGCCTACTCCAGCCATGCCGGATGACGTTAAAATTACTGGTAATTCATTGGCTTCCTATCGTAACTACTATATAAATAATAAGACACACTTAGCCAGCTGGAAAGGTAAAGTGAATTCTCGTAATCAACCGGAGTGGTTTAATGCCTAGTTATGATTTTTTAAACAAAAATACAGGTGAAGTAGAAGAACACCGTATGTCTTATACTGTTTTAGAACAGTTCAAGCTAGACAATCCCCATTTAGAAATGCACATTTTTGCGGAGAACCTACCCGTTATGTCGGATGGTTCTCGTTTATCTGTTCCTGGAATGGGTCGAGCCGACTCATCATTTGAGAAGTATGTTATTAATCCAATGAAAGAACGTATTCCGAATAACACGATCAAATCTGGTCACAAAACCAAGGCACCTAGAGAATGGTAACTGTGAAGAAATTGCCTATACTTTTAATTAAGAGGGGTGTGAATGTCGAAGAAAAGAATGATGTCCAAACAACAACGTCTTTATTACGAACAGAACAACAAAGAAAGAATACAGCAAGAATTGGCAGAAATGGCCAAGCAACACAGAGAAATAGAAAAAACAAAAACAATACTATCAACATTTGATCCACACAGAAATTCATATTATAATTAGGAATATAAATGCTATTTGAAATACATGCTGAACGTAGTGCTGATGATAAAAAAATCTTCTACTATGATAATGAAACCAACACACTCAAAAGTGAAGATGGAATCGTGTATGAATTTCCTGAAGGCACAATTCACAATCAACAGTTGACTGAATATAAATCATTCGACAAAGACCGTCCACTAAAAAAATCCAAAGAAGTACAATTACTTAAAATTCAATTAGGTTTGAGTTGTAATTACTCTTGCGATTACTGTTCACAGAAGTTTGTTGAACGAGCGCCAGAAACTTCCAAAAAAGATATTGATGCTTTTATGGAGATGTTTGATACTCTAGAATTTGATGAACAAAAAGGTTTGAAGATTGAATTGTGGGGTGGTGAACCACTCGTTTATTGGAAAACATTAAAGCCTTTGACTGAGGCAATCGTAGATAAGTTCCAACATTGGAATCGTCTACCACAATTTTCTATCATCACCAATGGTTCTATTCTTACAGATGAAATTTGTGATTGGTTGATGAAGTATAATTTTTCTGTATCAATCTCACACGATGGACCTGGACAATCTGTTCGTGGTCCTGATCCTTTTGATGATCCAGAAAAGAAGAAAGTTATTCTTGGCTTCTATCGTATGATGAGTAGGTTGAAAAAAGGTATCTCATTCAATCCAATGATGAATAGTAAAAATAAATCTCGTAAAGAAATTTATGAATGGTTTGTTAATATGACTGGTGATCCTAATGTTAAATTAGGTGAAGGTGGTATTGTTGATGCGTATGATGAGGAAGGTATTACCAATTCATTACAGACACTACAAGAACATTTTGAGTATCGCAGAACGGCCTTTGCTGACTTCTTTAGCACAGGTGGTCAAATTGGTTTTGTTGGCCAATTAGGTAAGATTGATGGATTTACTCAAGCAGTATTATCTCATGCCAATTCTAAGTACCTAGGTCAGAAATGTGGTATGGATGACGAACATGTATTGGCGGTTGATTTACGAGGTAATGTAATGACCTGCCAGAATGTCAGTTCCCTTGAAATCTCCAAGAATGGAGAGTCTCATCTTGGTGGCCACATGACTGATATGGACAATGTAGAGATTAAGACCTCCACGCATTGGAGTAATCGTAAAGAATGTGGTTCTTGTCCAGTATTACACCTCTGTAAAGGTGCCTGTATGTTCTTGGATAAGAAGTTTTGGGACATCTCCTGTGCCAATTCTTATTCAGATAATGTGGCATTGTTTGCTGTGGCATTAGAACGAATGACTGGTTATATTCCAACACTCATTAAAAATGATGAGTTACCATTGGAACGCCAAGATATCTTTGGTACTATCTTTGAACATAAAGAGAAACCAGTCAAAAAGATTATTCCAATCAAGGTGGTTAGTGAAAAAATTGGCGAATTGGATGGTGTGGAAGTATATGGTAAATCACGGTTGGCTGACGATATAAATACTGAAATCAACGTTTAAAGAGTAAATAAATGACCACACCTACAGGACAAATTGCAGTTAGTGATGTTAATAACGAATTGGGTATTGGCACAACGTATAGTTCTTCATTGAATTTTCTCAATGGTTATGTTTTGCCATCAATTAGTCCATCATCACCAAACATGAATTCGTTTAAAGGTTTGACTTATTTTCAAAATACCACTCAAGGAAATTGTAACAATAGTAACTGTACATCCAATTGTAACTGTGGTAACATCCAATGCAACAACTGCTATATTTCAGGTACAGTAAATTGTACCAACTGTGATTCACAATCTTGGTTACAAAATAATTGCAACTGTGCTTGTACCTATAACTGTACCACAGGCCAAACATCATATAATTGTAACTGTGCTTGTAACTGTTCTAAGATTGTTTGTGCTAAACTGTTTGACCTTGGTATGATGAGCCACAATATATGGGCAGCCGACCAAGCCTATGGTCAGATGTTACGCAAAACAGATAAATCGGTATATCGTGGTTATATTCGTTGGGCTCGTATCGTAACAGCATGGATGGAAGGCAAAGGTCCTGATTTCATGGTGTGGATTAAGAATAAAGAAGAACGCCAGAAGGCACAACAGAAAGCCATGATTGATATGGCTAACAAGATTGGTCAACCATGGTCACAACACATGGCATACTTAATGGGTGCTGTTGAACGTGATAATTTCATGGGTCGTATTCTAATGAATATTGGCCGTCCTATCTGCCGTGTTGTTGATATGATTCCAAGAATCGCTAAATCAAAACGTAAACATGGATTACCAACAGTATATACTATTTGGTTCTTCTTGTTCTTTAGTTATTACACAGCATCTACAATTACAAAATTAAATAGTTTTAAAGGAAAATTAAAATGCCTGGTACCAATCAAATCACAATAGAAGATACTGAACTATATCGTCAGCATGTAATCTATTATTTTGATAATCAGATGGGTGCAGATATGTTGAACCTGCCTGAAGATAAAAAAGATAGAATGTTTCAGATGTTACATGATTATGCTGATATCTTAGAAGCAATCTTTCATGATGGCATTCCTATTTTAGAACATATTGTATATGGTGATGAGTACCATACAGCCAAATTAAACTCACATGATGGTATTGATTGGAATCATAAGTGTGAAATTGTACAACAATATGAAGCATGGAAGTTAAAAAAAGGACTGTAAACCTTACAAAATGGTTCAAGTGAATACATGGTGGAAATCACCAATATGGGAAGTAACAACAGATTTAGATTCAGAGTTTAACGACAGACTACTGGATGAAATCTATCTAATAGCAAAAAATATTCAAACTGGTGTAGATAGTAGTCCCAAAGATGATTTATGGGACTACGATTTACCACACATACAAAAACTCAAAAGAACAATACACAAATTAGTAGTAGAGAATGCTAACGATTATGTTCGTGAGGCAAGAGAAGTAGAAGGATTGGAGATTCAATTTGAATTTCTATTTGGTTGGGTCAATGTAAAAGAACCTGGTCAACGTATTGAGATGCATGCACACTCTGATGCAGCACTTGCGGCAACTTATTATATTAAAGTGCCAGAGAGCTCTGGTGATATATCATTCATTGATACTAGTGAACTTGTTATTGTTGATGGTGAATACACCACGGAGAATCCAACAGCAAAGATTAAAACAATAACACCAAAGGCAGGCCAATTGGTATTCTTTCCTGCCTATCTGATGCATGAGGTACAAGAGAACAAGTCTAATGATTTAAGAATCTCATTATCTACCGATATGAAATTGAAAATTGAGAAAGATAGTCCTAATGCTGTGGTGTTAAAGAGTTGGGTAAATGATTTAGTGAAGATTAAAGAATATGTTCCAAAAATTAAATAAACCATTCACAATTACTGGTTACAAACCATTGACTGAACAAGTAACATTCGGTGAAGTGGTAGATGGTGAGTTCAAAGGTATCAAATATCTTAATGTGGATTGCCAAGATTATAAATCTGTGATAGAATATATTCCTGAACGATATCGTAATATGTTCTGTGTATCATTGATGGAGATTAATACAGTAATACCACCACATACTGATTGTGATTTGGTAACAATTAACTTTTATGTCGAAACGGATAATTGTGTAACAGAGTTCTTTACATTTAAGAATGATGACCCAAAGAAACACAGAATCGAGAACCAAACAGGACACGGTTTCATTTATGATAAAGAAGATTTATTGATTAATGGTAACTACATTGCTGAACCAGGTGATGTATACATTTTAGATGTAACAAAACCTCATTCAGTTACACCATTATCAGGAATTAAAAATAGAGTAGCAATTACTCTGGCTACAGCAACTTATGATTATGCTGCTGTGTGTGATATGTTGAAAGAAACTGGTCATTTATGATTATAAACAAAACTGATATGTGGGTTACTCCTGTTTGGGAGATACAAACTGATTTTGATAGACAATTTAATATTGAATTGTGGAATGAAATTACATCATTCAAACCAACATCAAATGTTTGGACAAACGATTCTAAAAGGTTAAATGAACTTAGAGAATATACATTAAAGGTAATCAAAGAACAAACTTATGATTATGTGGCACACAACTATGTTGATGGTTTTGAATATTGGCACAACAGAGGTTGGGTAAATTATAATAATCCAGGTGAATCTATGGCCATACACGGACACGGTGGACCAAAGATTGCTATGACTTATTATATACAAGCACCTGAGAATTGTGGTGACCTGTTATTAATTGATCCTAGAAATGGTTGTGATTGGGATTCAGGTAACGATGGTGTGAATGGTTCTAAGTTTAATCGTATTAAAGCTAAAGAAAGTAAGTTAGTATTCTTTCCAGGTTTTGTATTACATAGTGTAGAACAAAACAGGTCTAATCAACCAAGAATATCATTAACTTCCAATTTGGGTACATTTGATAAGAGTACCATTGAAATGTTGAAAGGTGTATTATAATGTTCTATGAAAAATTAGATTTCAAAGTCGACATTGAAAAGTTAAGAGAAGAAGTTAAACGTAGTGTATTTACATTGGGTGGAGAATGTATTCAAGGTAAAGAATATGAAACCCCACAATATAATGGATTTGGTGGTTACAGTTTACAAAGTCGTACTGGTGATTGGCGTGATGGGTTTGCTTTCTTTCAGAATGAAGAAGGTACTACATTAGAAGAAGTATTCTTTCCCAAAGGTGCCAATAACTATGAAACACTAAAATATTTGGATATTGCACATTCATTAGAATATAAAAACCCAACACAAGGTTGTGTCGGTGAAATTAAGAAAGTATTAGACCAATTGGATGAATTGGGTTTCTACACCAGGCGTGCTAGAATTACTAATCTAAAAGCTGGTTCAAAATCTGTGGTACATTCTGATGGACCTGAACAAGAATACATGGCACGAATTCATATTCCGTTATGGACAAATCCAAAATGTGTATTCATTTGTGAAGGTGAAAATCTACATATGCCTGCTGATGGTTCTGCTTACATCTTATGGGTAAATAAATGGCATCAAATTAGAAATGATGGAGATACTGATAGATATAATCTATTAATTGATGCCTATGATACAAAACATGTTACAAAGAATTTTCACTATGAGGGTGATATTACACAATTACAGAATTATGCTGATGAGTTGAGAAAACGAATTGATGCTACTGTTATTACTCCTGAACAAGCAGCTAAGTTTGAAGCTGAATTAGATAATTATAGAAATAAAAAATAATGTTTACTTTTTGCCCACCAAAAGACCTCATTGATTTAAAATCTGAAACCTTTCCTGATGGTATGAGGTACTATACTCTACCTGATGGTTCTAAATTGCCGTCTGTTACTACTGTGATTGGCGCCCAAAAGAAAGAGGGTATCATGAAATGGCGTAAGAGAGTTGGTGAAGCAGAAGCCAATAGAATCTCTAAACAAGCAACAGGTCGTGGCACCAATGTACACACCTTGTGCGAGAGATATCTAAACAATGAGAAGTTAGGCACAATCATGCCTGATGCGTTGGAGATGTTCCAATCAATTAAGCCAGAATTAAATCGTATCAACAATATTCATTATCAAGAATGTGCATTATGGTCTAAACAATTAGGCATGGCAGGTCGTGTGGATTGTATTGGTGAATTTGATGGTGTATTATCTGTTATTGACTTTAAAACATCAAAGAAAATAAAAGAAATGGCACACATTGAAGATTACTTTTGGCAAACATCCGCATATGCTTTGATGTATGAAGAAATGATTGGTACACCAATTGATAATCTGGTAATTATCATGGCGGTAGAGAATGAAGCACCATTGGTATTTCAGCAGAAAACCGATGACCACATACCTGGATTGGTGAAAGCGATTGATTATTACCAAAAAAATGTTGCCAAAGCATAAATATAATGATATAATGGTTTCCTATTTCGAATAAAATAGGTGGTGGGTCGGACATGAAGATTAGAGTATATAAGACACATTGGTACCGTGGTGGAATTTTTCATTGGGGCCAAGTTAGATTTAATAATGGCGATGTTTATACTAGTTATAGATTAGGACCATTATTGATACACATTCGTTGAAGTTGTTTGAAAGTTGTTGTGGACGGGAGTTCGATTCTCCCCGCCTACACCATAAGCATATTAGTGAACCAGTCACAACGGCAGGTTTTTAATGGAGTGAGTATTACCAGCTAATATGTTTTTGATGTGGGCGACCGGTTTCGACATGGCAATAATTAGAACAATGGAGAATCGGCAAAGCGAAAGCCGTTAGGATTGAGGACACTCGGTCGAAGAAGCAAATTAAATTAAACGCTAACGATGAAAGTTACGCACTGGCAGCCTAAACACCTGTCGGAGTTTTCCAGCGATTGTACTTGGCAACAGAAACAATCGTTCCACAAACCCTATCACAAAGTCAGAAGTACTTGGGTCCAAGGTCAGAGTAACGACCGTAAACAAAAGGAGATATGATGTTCGCATCAAAATCAAAAGCTATATTATTGTTGTTAAGTTGTGCTTTATTGGCATATTCATTCCCATCTATTTCACAAGAGGTTACTCAAATGGTAGTAGAACAACAAGTGAGTGAAGATTTCAATAAACAATTAAAATGCCTCGCAGATAATGTTTATTTTGAAGCTGCAACAGAATCTTATGAAGGTAAATTGGCAGTAGCACAGGTAACAATCAATCGTGCAAACGATCCAAAGTTTGGTGGTACAGTATGTGAAGTGGTATACCAACGTAGTTATGTTAATAAGTTGGTGGTATGCCAGTTTTCATGGACTTGTATGAAAAATATGTTGGTAAGAAACAAATATGCCTACGATGAATCTGAAATGGTTGCAAGAAAGGCCTTGACGGAACCAGATGTTCATGATACAATAGCGAGAACAAATGCGTTATACTATCATAACACACAGGTGAATCCAGGTTGGAACTTACAACGAGTTACACAAATTGGTCACCACATATTTTATAAAGCGAAGAATATTTGAGATGCCTACAAGAGATGAGATTAAACAATTTAGTATGATGATTGAACAATTGGCGGCAGATGAACATTTAGGTTTAATGGATGCCATCTGCCATCATTGTAAAGAAACAGAATTAGAAATAGAAGTTGCTGCCAGTTTAATTAGTTCAGCACTCAAAGCCAAGATTAAAGAAGAAGCACAGAGTTTAAATTTAATTAAGAAATCTAGTAAACTACCAATATGAGTGAAAACACAGGATTTGCGGCCTTTGCTTTATATAATGCTATAAAATTACATTTTACATCCGATTCTTACGATTACTTTAAATATAATGGCAAGACGAATGTATCAAAGCAGTCCTTTATGGTACGCAAAGACAAGTACCAATTCTATAAGTTGTCCCGTAAATATAGTTTAGATGAATTAAAAAACTTTTATGTGGCAAACTTTCTACAAGGTGATAAGTGGGTAGGTGATATGACTGGTACTGAAGGTGAGGAAAATTACCTAAAGTGGCAAAAGACCCAACAGGCCTTGACTTATACCTTTAATAATGATATAATATACTTGTTTGATTTGGTAGATGGTGCCGAGTCTTGGACGAGAGATGATATATTGTGGTGCCACGGTGGTGGTTGGCCAATGATTATCACTAAGTTCATGAAGAATGAAGTAACATTAGAATCGGTTTGTATTTTGGTTGATTTGGTAGGTTGTATGCCAAGATGGGAAAAAGAAGTCACCGAAGATATTATTTGGCCAATCTGGCACCGATTAATTAAGAAATACACACCATTTATACAATATGATAAAGAAAAGTTTTTAAAGAATTTGAAAGAAAAAATTAAAGAATATGCGTAAGCCACAAATTAGTTGTATATACCTTGATATGGATGGAGTTATTGCTGACTTCACCAAAAGATATCGAGAGTTATATAAAATGATGCCAAGGGAGGCAGAAAAGAATAAACAGTTTGATAAATTCTTTGATGAGTTTATTGCTACAGGTCAATTTGCAACACTAGAGTTAATGCCAGGAACTATGGATGGAATTGAATTTCTCCGTAAGGCATCTGCACCTACTCAAATTCTATCCTCAACAGCAAATGAGGCAAGATACGATGCAATTTCTAAACAGAAGTTGATATGGTTACAGACACACGGTATTACATTCACACCAAACTTTGTTCCAGGTAAAAGACTGAAACAAGATTATGCAGCACCTGATAAGATTATCATTGATGATACTGAATCCGTTATCGAACAATGGAAGGCCAAAGGAGGTATTGGTATACTTCATAAAGATTGGCCATCCACATTGGCAATATTGGCCATGTACGTTTGACTTTGGATAAATATTATGATATACTAGTAGTTGATTATGAGTAGTTTTTGGATAAGTCGTTTTTTATATTCCGTTTATACACCGTTAATAAGGAGAAGTACAATGAGTTTCGCTAATCTCAAACGCCAATCAGGCAACCTCAGCAAATTACAACAAGCAGTTGAGGCACTCAATCAAAACCCCGAAGCAGGTTCAGATAAATCAGAAAACTTTTGGAAGCCAGAAGTAGATAAAGCAGGTAATGGCATGGCCGTTATTCGTTTCCTACCAGCATCCGAAAAAGATGGCGATGATGCTCTGCCATGGGTCAAGATTCATAAACATGGTTTTCAAGGACCTGGTGGTTGGTTAATTGATAATTGTTTAACCACACTTAACAAGCAATGTCCTGTTTGTGAACACAATTCTACATTATGGCAATCAGGTATTGAAGCTAACAAAGATGTAGTTCGTAAACAGAAACGTAAGTTGGATTATATTGCCAACGTATACATCATTTCTGATCCAAAACATCCTGAGAATGAAGGTAAAGTGAAGTTGTTCCGTTTTGGTAAAAAGATTTTTGATAAAATCTCCGAAGCAATGAACCCTCAGTTTGAAGATGAACAAGCAATCAATCCATTTGATATGTGGAAAGGTGCTAACTTTAAGTTGAAGATTCGTAAAGTAGAAGGTTATCAGAATTATGATAAGTCTGAATTTGAATCACCATCAGCATTATTTGAAGATGATGGTCAGATGGAAGATGTTTATAAGCGTGAATTCGCTCTAAGTGATTTGATTGCTGATAAAGAATTCAAGTCTTATGATGAGTTGAAGAAACGCCTTGATAAAGTTCTTGGTCTCAATGGTGAAGCACCAAAGACAACCGTAGAACAAGTTAAAGCAAAAGAGTTTTCTGCACCTAAAGCAGTAGCAGAAGATTCACCATTTAAAGATGATACATCTGATGAAGATGACTTGAGTTATTTTGCTAAACTAGCAGAAGAAGATTAAACCTTAACCCCTTGGTTTAGACCCACCGAAAGGTGGGTTTTTTATTGGTTAAACAACACCCGCAATATTCATTAAGTATCGGTTAAGGTCGCCATTTCTTGCTCTTGCCGTATTTGTTTGTACAATCTTAGGTGGAGATTTATCACCAATAGTATTAGTACTACTGTTTACAGAAACGATTGGTTGAGTATCACCACCTGTTGATGCTTGGCTTGGTGCAGCTACAGGCACAGGAGGATTGGCTGACTGTTGTACGGGTTGTACTTTAGGTGTTTCGGTTGCGGCCGTAGGCACAGACACATCCGTTTTTTCTGGCGTGGGTTCAGATGAAGCTGATTTTACTGGAACAGCAGTAGGTGTTTCTGTTTTATTGTTTGGTGCTTGTGAAGTTTGTTTTGATTTTCTTGCAGTAATTTCTGATTCTATATCATCAAGTTGTTTTGCTTTGAGTTTATCAGATTCATCACCTTGACCTTTTTTTACTCTGTATCTTGGATCGCCAGTTTCAATTAGCAATTGTTGTTTGGCCTCCAATTCTTCTAATGATGCCTTTTTGATGCCTTTTTTGTCCACTGCTTTTGCTTTGTTGGCCAAAGATTTATTTGCTTGTTCTTCTTCCGAAGAAGGCAATTGAGTTTCAGCACCAGGTCCTGCAACAGCTGTACCTACAGGACCTTTACCTGCTAATGCTGCCTGGGGATCAGCAGCAATCATTTTAGCAATCCATGCAGCAATTGTACCAGCAGCAATAAGTCCTAAAAATGCAACGCCTGCTGGAGTAATAAGAAATGCAGCTAAAGTTCCTAACGCCTCAAGTGCCATTGCGCCTATCGAAGAAACAAATGTTAATAATGGAGCAATTAAAAATTTCAGTGCGTCAATTGCTTTCCCAATTAATCCTTTAACCATATCAATTATACCATCAAAGAAACCTCCACCACCAACATCTCTTACTTTACCTGTAGAAGATTTTGACACTTTCATATACTTCTTAATTGTTTTGACTAATTCTTCATGTCTGCGGTCGTCCTCATCCATTTCTTCTTGTTTGAAAGCTTTATCAATCTCTAAGTTCAGTTTGTGCATTTCTTCATTTTGCATCATGAAGTTATACATCTTGGCCAAAACATCAGCAACACCATCACCACGTTTTAATGGTTTAAGTGGACCTGCAGCAATAGTAGTAAACTGTGGATCTTTTTTGCCTCTTAATTTTTTTCTACCAATACCACCAAAAGCTTTGATATCTTTATCAGAACGACCAAACATTCTACCTAAACCAGTAACAGCAAAGTCACCGAAAGCACCTTTACCTGTGGCTTTTCTAACCCAATTTAATGGATCAAGGCTTTCTTTAATACCTTTGGCTTTGGCTTGAAACTTTTGTGAAACTGCACCTCTAACGGATGCACCAAGACTTTTACCCTCACCAAACTTTTGTTGTGTGATGAGTGATAATAGGCTCTTTTTTCTGACCTGTCTGGCTTTTTGATAGTCCATGTTTATCTTAAATTATATTGTCTGTCGATTAATGGAGAAGTATCAGGAGAATTATCTTCCGTTATACTATATGTAGTACCACCTTTAATTACATTGGTAGTTTTACTTATTATTGTTGTAGATGGTGCACTTGAAGATTGTCCATCTGGAATTTTACTTGGAATTGTTGTAGGTGGATTTGATACTGGTTGTGCTACTGATTTTACTTGTAAGTCAGCGGGAGTATCATCAAATTTAGCCAAAAACCTTTTTTTATATTGGCCAACAGTTAACTTGGCAACATCCGGATTTGCAGTAGCGCCATGATTGTACATATCTAGAATGGGCGCCATACTACTTTCATCTGAAGAATTTAAAAATGCTGAAGTTTGTGCAGTATTACCAAAAAAGTGCATCAAATATAAATTTCTTTCAGATGGTGGTATTCCTGCTTTTTGTAATTTTTGTAAATTGGTTATAATTAGTGACTTGTTTAATTCATCCTGAGTTTTTGAATCAAACGGAACATTTCTCCAATCTTTTCCATAAAGTGCTCTACCTCTATCTTCAATCGCAATAGGCATAAAACCATACTTACCTAATGCGGCACCAGCACCTTTAGCATTATAATATTTACCTCTTCTAGTTCCCAAATCATAAGCTTCACCTAAGGTCATTTCTTCTAATGATTTATCAAAAGTTTTACCTGTAGTAACATCTATATTACCTTTGATAATTTGTGCTTCTTTTGCTGAATGTCCCTTTACAATGTTTGCTTGATTTGGATTTCCACCGCCTTCATTTTTAGTTATCTTGGCGGCCAAAGCATCAACACCAACTACCGCAGCACCTGCAGCTGCAACACCCACTACAGCTTTAGTTCCAGTCGAAACAACTGAATTGGTGGTATCTCTTACTGCTGATGTTGTTCCACCTTTAGTTGTACCAGTAGTTTTAGGTTCTACTTTTTCGGCAGTACCTTCTTTTTCTTTTTTCTTTCTTTTACCTGGTTTCTTTTTACCTGGTGTAAATAAATCAATTAACTCTTTTGAACGAGTTTCTTTTTTTTCTTTGAGTTTTTCTTTATATTTGGTTTCTTCTTTAAAATTAGCATCATCTCTGTGGTATTTTTCTACCATCAAATTAAAGATTTTACCTAGAATATCACCTTCAGAATCTCCTGCCTTTAGTTTGGATTCAGAAGCAGGTGCAACATGGTTAATTAATGGATCTTTTTTAGGAGCAAGTTTTTCTTTATCTTCATTTACTGAAGTATCAGCTGCTACTTCCGGTTTTGAATTTTTTTGATTTCTTTTTGGATTCTTTTTAAATACGGAAGACATAATTGGGTTACCCAACATATTTTCCATACCTTTGGTCTTAGTGAGTTCTTTTGACCTTTTTCTCATCGAATCAATAAATTCTTGACTCAATTCAACATCTTCACCACCAGGTGCAATAGTATAATCTTTACCTTCAACCAATGGTTTTTGTTTATCAATTCCATGAAGTTTGTTGATTATGTTTGAAACGGTTTGTGCTGGGCTATTTTCCAACCCTCCAAGAATTTTTGTTTCCATTTTCTTGGCGTAAATGCTTTGGATTTTTTTAAAATCTTCAGGTTTATCAGGATCTAATCCTGAATCCTTCCATTCCTTTTTCCAATCCGAATTATTTTTATCATCCATCTATCGTCTTGCTGCAGCCTGTTGTTGTTTTATTTTTTCGTTTTCTTCTTCAATATACTGAATCAGCATAGCCACGTAAATGTCCCTCTCCCACGGTAACATATTTTCAAGTTCCGTGAGAGAATACTTATGGTGTTGCATCAAGGAGAAATTAGTTTTATAGTAATTTCTCAAATTGTCATAACAAAATATTACCCGAAAAAACTTTCGAGGCCTTCCATATCAATACGATGCTCAAAACCACATTTACCGCATTTCATTTCCATTGTTCTGTGCATTGTTGGAAGATTACTAAAGAATTCTTCCAACTTGCCAAACTGTTCTTGATTCAAAGATTCAATAAACTGCATGAGTTCTTCTTTAGGTGTTTCATTAGCATAGTAATATTGTTCACCATCAAAAATCCATTCAACACTTTCTGCCATTACTTCAAAAGCAATATCAACAGCCGATTCTTTCTTACTTAACTTATCAACCAAAGAGAACTCTGGATATTTCATCTTGATAGAAATCTTATCGGTTACTTTAATCGTATCTTTTCTATCAGGATCAACATCAACTTTAATGTCCAATAAGTTTAATGTGCCTTTCATTTTATTATTACAGGCTTTACCATCAACTTCATTGGTACAGATGTATTCGTTTTCTACTACCTCACCTACAGACCTTGCTCGTAAGTTAATAAAGTAAAACTCAACATCAATTACTGGTAACTTATCAACATCAATATTGTCGGTCAAGGTACAGTTAGTTAGAACCTGACGGATATTTCTTTCAATTGTTTCTCTATCATCAGATTCTAATGCCATCATCAAATTCTTCTGTTCTTTTACTAAAAAAGGACGAAAACGAATATGTTTCTTCGATAAAGGTAAATCTAATTCATATACTGGTGCATCAATCTTTGGTAACATTATGTCCTCAACTATTAAATTATTATAAATAAGTGTATGTCGCCGGATTGGCCTCCGCACACACTCTAACATTGTAAAGGAATGCCAGCTTATGTCTATTTATATACCCCAATTGGTCTTTTATGTCTATGCTTATCTACGACCAGACGGATCGCCTTATTATTTTGGCAAAGGAAAAAATAATAGAGCTTACTGTAAAGGTAAAGGTGAAGTTTATCCACCCAAAAACAAAAATAGAGTGGTTATTATAGAATCAAAATTAACAGAAATTGGTGCTTTGGCTTTAGAACGAAAAATGATTAAATGGTATGGAAGAATAGATTTAGGTACTGGAATATTAAGAAATAAAACTGACGGTGGTGATGGTGCTCCAGGTAACAATAAGCCAAAATCTCAAGAACATAAAGATAAAATAAGAAAATCTCTTTTGGGTGTAAAGTATAAACATGGCCGGCAACATGGTATGAAAAACAAAAAGCATAAAGATGAAACTATATTAAAAATGTCGAAATCTCATACCGGAATAAAATGTATTTGGTCTGAAGAAACAAAAAAACAACACAAGCAAAGGTTTATTGAAAATGGTAGTAGTTTAGTTAAAAATTGTTTAATCTGTAATAAAGATTTTACTAGTCCAAAATACTTAAATCGTATATGTTGTGGTAGGTCTTGTGCATCCACATATAGAAATTACAAAAGAAATTCAATTAAATCGAATTAATCAAACCAGAAATAAGACCTGTTTTAAGATTCTCAATAAGTGAACTAACAGAATTATTGCTCCATTGACGATAAGCAAATACTACCGCCAGTTTATGGTGACCATCGGCCGCCCAATCTAAGTCCAATTGGTTCACATCAATTGGAAATGCTTCTTGTAATAAACCAGCATAAGTTAAATTGTTCTTCACATCATACTGATTAATACTAATATCAACAGCATAATTTGATTTATACTGAAAGTTATATGTTGTTGATGGATTCATTAATTCCATCCAAGCATCAAAGAAAATCTTTTCATTCATATCATCAGATAGAATGAATGTAAGTGTTGCTTCTTGATAATTTGTATGGTATGGAAACTTTTCGATTGGTGCCGAACCCATTTTTTTATCTGCCGTTTCAAATGAACGACCAGGTAATACCGCTGTATCACAACGGAAAGTTAAATTTCTGGCACTAGTGATATAGTTTGCCAGAGAAAGTGGTACAGGAATAGTTACATCAAACCTATTCGGTCTGGCAATATCTGTGGTAAAACTGGCTAAAAAATCATTAATGGTACCGGCCATTTAGTTTTTCCTTATTTCTTCTATCGAATCTTGCCAGACTTTATTAGGTTTGGCTTTTCTAAACTGTTGTAGTGGCAATAATGTAGCAACTTCCCACTCGGACGGTTGAATGGTAAGTAACCTTGACTTAATATGACCAAAAAGATAGCGTTTGAGACAAGGTTGAAACTCACGGAGGCGTCTGGAGGTCGTTAAAATGTCGTAAGTGACTCTCAACCTTTTAATTTCATCATCTTTGTTTAGGACTGCGTAATCCATGAGTTTCTTCAGGAATGCCACTCGGTATCGGTATGGTAAATAATGTAGGTTCAAACCTAAAAAGCCATCTTCATAACGATCCAATACCAATACCATTGGGAATATATCGTAATATGGTAAATCATCTTTACCTTTTGGATCATAATAAAAACAATATAATTGACCCAATTTAAAAGTATTTGTTTGCCTAGATTTCTCACGAGCCATACCTAATGCCATGGATGCTGGTGAACGAATCTCTTGGATTTTCTTTTTCATCCAAGATAAAGAATCTTTCGACAGTCGGTCAAAATCTGCCTGTGAATGTTCTTCTGCGAGTGTGGTAAATTTAGATGCCATTTAGTTATTTAGTTCACATAAATAGACGTATGAATACCTTTACAATAACACCAAAACAATTTGAAAAAATTAATAAATCTCTTTCCGAAGCCTTGGGAATTGAATACCGTTATATTGATTATGAATCTTCCATTTTTGAGGTTGATAATGTTGGCCGTGGCGGAAAAACAAAAGGTACCACAGGTTACAAATACACACAAGAGCAGCGAAAAAATATTAGTGATAGTTTAAAAGGTAAAACTAATCATTGGACAGGCAAAACACATTCTGAAGAAACAAAACAAAAAATAAGTCAATCAAAAAAAGGTTCAAAATGGCCAGAAGAAGGCAAAGAACAACGACTTGAAGCTTTAAAACAAAGAAATAAAAATAGAAAATTTAGTGAAGAAACTATACAAAGAATGAGAGAAATGGCGTTAAAAAGAGAAGCTTTGAAGCGTCAAAACTTAGGTAATTGATCCTCTGTGAATATAACAAATTTCCATCCACGGTCTAAACAATATTCTTCGGCCGCCTTCCATTTGGCTTGATTTACACCCCAAGTCACAACTTCTGTGATATATTGTTTGGTAACCCTTTTTTTTATTTCCGGTTCTTTTGTTTGTTTTTTAGGTTTAACTTCTATCATCCAAGTTTTTATTTCACCTTTTTCATTTTTAACTTTTATAACAAAATCAACAAAATATCGGTGCCATTGATTATCAACAGGAGAAATATAAGGTACCACGAGTTCTTCACTTGACCAGTTTATACACCAATCCGATACATCAAAATGGTGCATAAAACGACATTCCCACGAAGATCGGTAAATAATATTGGTTGGATCACCAACATACTTGTGGGGATTTTTAGGTTTGAACTTTCCGGAATAAGCTGAATTTCTAGACATAAATAATATATATTCAATTAACCAGAGAGTACCATGGGATTACAAGTTATACCAACAAATATTGGCGGCGTTAGTTTAAATTCAATTGCCAGTCCATTAGCTAGTCTCTTAGGCGGAACACCTTCAGCACAAAACATGGTATTTCCAGCCGATTTAGGAACTAATACTACATTAGGTCATGCTGTAATTTTTCAGGCTTATGATTATAAATCAGGCGTTGGTAACAATTTAGCCGATTTAGGTAATTCAGTAATTGCTGGTGGCAAGAATTTAATTGAAGGTAATGCTAGTCTGGCAGATGCTCAAAATTTTATTAATGCAGGAAAAAGTGTTGCCTCTACCATGTTTTCAGCATCTCAGTATCAACCATTAACACAAGGTACACCACTAGCAACAATTTCACTATTCATGCCAGAAACCATGGCAATCAATTATACTTCAAACTATGGTGAAGTTAGTTTGACTGATGCACTAGGACTTCCTGGTATGATTGCTAATGCTTATTCTGACCAAAAAGGTAGAGATTTACAAACTGCTATTACTCCATGGGCTACGGCTATTGGCGCTAAAGTATTTGGTTCAACAATTAATAAACTTGGTGGTCCATTTGGAATGGACGGCACCGCATTAGGTGGTTTAGCTGCACAAGCATTAGGAGTAGTTACCAACCCACAAATGCAATTATTATACAAAGGTGTTGATTTAAGAGAGTTTCAATTGGAATTTGTATTAACACCAAAGTCAGCAGCCGAAGCACAAACAATTCAAAACATCTGCGATTCATTTGCTTATTTTTCATTACCTGGTATTGCTGGTGCTATGACTGGTACATCAGGACAATTTTTAACACCACCACAAGTATTCAAGGTCCAATTTCAATTTTTAGGTGCTTCAGGTATTGTTGGTCAAATTACCAATACTATTTCCTCAGCATTGGCAGCAAGTGGCCTTGGATTCTTAACACAAACCAATAATATTACGGGTGGCACACCATCTAAAACATTTACAGTTAATGATTGCGTTTTAACAAATGTTTCAATTGATTATGCCCCTAACGGTTGGGCAACATATGATGATGGTTATCCAGTACAAACTAGAATCGTATTACAATTTAAAGAAACTACTATCTACACTAAAAATAACTTTAAAGGTAGTGCTGTGGCAGCTAATTATAATAATCAACAGCAAAATATTGCCACCGCCACACAATTTAATACAACTCCTGGTTCTCAACAAACAGCTATGTTACAAGCTCAACAATTTTAAAAAATGAGATACTTTAATTCTTTACCTTATCTTACCGCCAATGATAACAATGGAAACATTGTTGCATTAAAAAATCTATTGATTCGTACACAGTTGATACCACAATTAGCCAAGAACCCTTTGTTGTTCTATGCTTATTCTGTACAAGATGGTGATACACCAGAAATTATTGCCAACAAATATTATGGTGATCCATTTAGATTTTGGATTACATTGTATGGTAATCCAACCATATTGGATCCTCAGGCAGATTGGCCAATGAGTTCACAACAATTTTTGATTTATTTAAATGATAAGTATGGTGCTGTGGCCAATGGTAATGTATTATCGTACACTCAAGGTACTATTCATCATTATGAAAAGACAGTTACTTCTGTTGACGGGGATTCAGGAACAACAGCAATTAAAACTGTTGAGATTGATGAACCTACATATAATTTGATTATACCATCAACAGTAACCAAATCTTTTTCTAATGGAACAAAAATAACATATACTATTTCAACCAATGCCGTTTCAATTTATGATTACGAAAATAAATTAAACGAATCAAAAAGAAATATAAACATCATCAATTCGGCATACGCCAATCAAATTGAATCTCGTTATCAAACCCTAGTGAAGGCTTAGTATGGCAACCAACGGTACAAATACTGGTACACAGTATATACGTTATCCTACCGATTATAATCTTAAAACATTAGCTTTATACACACCATTGAACAATGGTGCAATTGATTTAAGTCCTTTGATGATTGAATTAAATCTATATGAGGACATTTACAGTTCGACCATTTCAGGTGAAGTGGTCATACAAGATGCTTTGGGTATTATTGCTAACTATCTTTTAAATGGTACTGAATTTCTTCAGGTTCAATTACAGAAAACTACAGCAGATAATCTATTTCTTTCTAGAAATTATCGAGTATACAAAATTAGTAAGCGAGTTACTGCTGATAGTAATAACTATGAAGTATATGTAATTAATTTTATTTCTGAAGAATTCTTTTTATCTGAACAATACCGTATCTCTAAGTCCGTTAAAGGTACGATGATATCGGATATTATTACCAACATTCTAAACACTTATGTATTGGCAGGCAAAGGTAATAAACGTTTATACATCGATGCCACTCAAGGTGTTTACGATTTTATTTTACCTAATAAAAAAATATTTGAAACAATCAATTGGTTATCAACATATGCTTTGCCAGTAAACAATACAGGTGCTGATATGTTGTTCTATGAAAATAGTAACGGATATCATTTTCATTCATTACAGAACTTATATAAATCAAATTCATATCAAACATATAAGTATGATCCCAAAAACTTATTGGCAGTACAAGGTCAAATTAATATTCAGCAACAATTAACTAATGCTAGTGATTTCGAAATGTTGAATTTCTTTGATACTTTAGGTGCTGTATCTAATGGTATGTGGTCAAATAAAGTTATTACTTTGGATCCATTACAAAGAACGGCAAATACTGGTATTTTTAATTACGATGAATATCTTTCAAATCCAAACACCAAAACGATGAATAAGTTTCCTTTGACCAACAACTATAAGAATAGATTGGGTGGTACGATGTATGAAACACCACCAAAAACAGTAGTTGGTCTTGAAATTGGTACACTTCGAATGAGTTCTGGTAATGCCAATCAAAAGAAAAATGCATATATATCACAAGGACCTGATGCCGTTGCTAATGATGTACAAATTGAAAAATACATTCCTAATCGAGTTGCTCAATTAGCTATAGCTAATTATATGAGAATTAAAATTTCTGTACCTGGTGATCCTTTATTGGCTGCTGGTACGGTTGTTAATTTTAACACTTATGGAATTAATCCAGTAAATTTTACACAAAGTGGTTCTAATGTTACAAGAGAACCTGATCCATTTTATTCAGGTAGATACCTTGTGACTGCATGCAGACATATCGTTAAAAACAACGGATATATAACGGTACTAGAAATGTGTAAAGAAAGTGTAAACACTTCTTATTCAGGTACAAGTACTTCTTTAACACAATATATTAATGGTGTACAGATATAATGGAACGTAATAATTTTGCTGGATTAAGTGGGTTTATTTGGTGGATTGGTGTAATTGAAAATGAAGAAGCTCGAAAAGATCCATTAGGTATTGGTCGTTGCCAAGTTCGTATATTTGGTTGGCACACAGATGATACTACTGCATTACCCACAAAAGATTTACCTTGGGCTCACCCAATGTTACCATTAAATTCACCTAACACATTCAGTAAACCAAGAGTTGGAGATTGGATCGTAGGATTCTTCATGGACGGAGAATCAGGTCAATTTCCAATTATGATGGGTATTCTTCCAGGAATAAAACCAAAATAAAATGGCAAATTTATTATCAAATTTAAGTCCTACTGTTAAAATTGCTGGCGTAAGTGCAGCAGCTTTTGTTGCATTATTAAATTCTAAACCAACATCAACGAGCGCAACACTGCCTGTTGTTACTACGGCCAACAATTCACCAACAACAGTCACCTCTGGTGATACACCACAACCTGGTGCACCATCTAATATTCCAATCTATGCTTCAGGTAATGCTCCTAGCGCAGACACAGCATTACGAAAATCAAATCAAAATATTGCTCACGTCTGTAATTTACCGGCATCTGTTAGTACCGCATTATTTAAAGCAGGTTCAGTAGGCAGACAAATTATTCTTGCAATTCGTAATGGTATTAAAGCTCTATTAGCTTTTTTAGGTGTAACGCCAACTTCCAATGGATTAAGTTCACAATTAAAAAAATTAGCACATGATATTGCTGATGCTACTAAATGGGTAAAAGATTTAACCGCTCAAATTAATGGTTTAATTGTTTATGTTAATGCTATTAAACAGTTAATTGCTTATATTCTTGCTTTACCTTCTGAACTGATTGTTTTCTTTAAAGATTGTTTACAAAAAGCATATGCACAATTACAAGCAGGATATTTGTCTGTCGTGGCAGATTCAACTGATAGTATTGATACAAGTTCATCCGATAGTATTATTTCGGCAGCTAAAGATGTAATAAATCAAACATCACAATTAATTTCCGCTTCGGTTGCTTTAGCTGCTGCTCCGGCAAATTTAGCAATTTCTGCTTTAACACCAGGTCTAACTCCTGTGGCAAATACACAAGCACAACAAGCAGCAACAGCAGCAGTATTTTCTGCCGCTGGATTTAATGCACCAAGTTCTGCTAAACCTTAGGACATATTATGGCTAATTCAAGTGGCGCAGGTACAGTAGATTACTCATGGACAGAACCGGTATCGGCATCTCAGACACAGTATCCATACAACAATGTAATGCAGACCGAATCTGGTCATTTTCAAGAGTTTGATGATACTCCTGGTGCTGAACGTATTAGAACACAACATAAAGCCGGAACATTTACTGAAATTCAACCTGATGGTTCAGTAGTTCACAAAATACTTGGTACAAATTATACTATTGTTGCTAAAGATAACAATGTATTAATTCAAGGTATTTGTAATATTACGATTCAAGGTGATGCGGTATTGGATGTTCAAGGCGATGCCTACGAACACATTAAAGGTGATTTTAATAAAGTTGTTGATGGTAATTATAATGTATTAGCCAAAGGTAATATGACCTTGAGTGCAGGTGGAGACTTAAATATTAATAATCTCGGTCAAACCGGATCGATTCACATGATTGCTGGTGATAGATTAATTGTTGATACTGATGTTACGGTTCATGGTGAAGTACTTGCTGATTCTTTACATTCTTCAGGTTCAGTAACCGCAGGCACAGGTATTCATGCTGGTATTCCTGGTTCAGAAAATCCAACCGCAGGTATCTCAACACTTGGAGGTATCAATGTTGGACTTCCTGGTCCTGCTACACCAGGGTCAATTACAGCAGTAGGTTTTATAAATGCTGGTATATCAATGTTTGCACCTACTGTATCTGATATGTTTGGTGCTATGGAAATGTTTAGATTGAAGGTAGACCAACACGTTCATATTGGTAACAAAGGTTTCCCAACATCACCACCAACTAGTCCGATGGAAATATAATCATGAGTGTATATGGTCGATTAGGATACAATTTCAACACATCATTATTTAATGGTGCGGATGTACTTTCACAAAATGTTATTAATTATATTAGTAACACAAACATACAATTATCTCAATGGCAGATTAATGACCTTGCCAATAGTAACGTTGGTGGTTATTATCAAAATCCACATCAATATGTATTGGCAACACTATCAATCTATTTGAACGGTTTGGCAACATTGGCCAATTCAAATACAACCATTTTTACTAATGCTCCAGACACAGCAAATACGTTATCTAGTAGTTTGGCAACATTATCTTCATCTTTAATTAATTTTACAACTCATACTAATAATTTATCTGGTGTTTCTCGTTCTGCCAATACTGCTTTGTATCCAGATTTAACTTCTGCTTTGGCTGTTGGTCGCCAGATGTTAAACATAACCAGTACAACAGATGGTGTACAAAATAATACACCTATACTTGGTAATTTTACCAGTTTATATATTGGACCACAGTTATCAAATTCAAGTAATAATATTACCATTGATTATAATACATTAAATAATTCAATTACAGCAAATACAAGTAATATATCAAATGCAGCAATGAATGTAATTGTATCTGATGTACAAACATTACAAACTTTGGTTGATAATCAAAGAACACAAGATTGGGCATTTTACCAAAACTCTTTGTCTGTTTTACAAGACTACCAAACACTTTTACAATTTAGTAATATGGGTGGTACACAAAACTCACTCATTCAACTAATTGGAACCAGCAAACTACATTCTGAGTTAGGATATTAATGATTAATTTTAATTTACCTTTAGATCCAGCAGTAATATCTTCCGTGGCCGGTCAAACTGGCGGTGTGGTTGGTAGTTCTAATGTTGCGGGAACGTTATATGTTTCTGTGCCTATTTTAGATCCAGAATTTATACAGGCTAATCTGGCTTTTGCTCAAGCCAATACTTCTCTTAATGTTGCACAATCGGCATTAACAACGGCTCAAGCGGCATACAATTTTGCCAATACAATTTCTGGTGCAGCTTTCAATCAAGCCAATGCAGCTTTCAATCAAGCCAATGCGGCATATAATACCGCTAATGTAGGAAATACATTTGTTTATACTGGCGGCACAGTTTCAGGTAATGTTCGTATTAATGGTACATTAATTGTTACAGGTAACACCACTATTGAGAATGTAAATATTACTAACATTTCTGTTAATACTACTGAAAGTATTATAACAACAGGAAATGTAACTGCCGCAGGAGTGTATGTTAATGGAACAGAATTATTTACATTTTCAAATGCAGCATTTACTTTAGCTAATAATATTACAACTTCTGCAAATATTGTTGCAAGCTCAATTACAGTAACATCTTTAAAAGAAGTTAAATCTACAGTTTCAGCAAATACTATTGATATTTCATTAGGAAATTATTTTTCAAAAACTATAAATTCAAATACGTCTTTTGTTGTTGCAAATGTTCCACCTGCAGGAATTGTTGGAAGCTTTATTCTTGACTTGACTAACGGAGGCTCAAATACAATTTTTTGGATGGCAAATACCAAATGGTCAGCACAAACCGCACCAACATTAACCGCTTCAGGTAGAGATATATTAGCGTTTTTTACATATGATTCTGGAACAACTTGGAATGGATTATTGTTATCAAAGGATATCAGATAATGTCAGTTCAAGATATTATTTTTTCTGCGGCCGGAGCTTCAACTATATCTATAGGCAATACTTGGACATATTCAGATTTACAAAACACTTGGGCCGTAGGAACTTCAGCAATTAATTCAACATGGAACGCTAATAGTAATAATTTTATTGTTTATAATATTAGTTCATATCCTAACAGGTTTGCTGTCAGCAATGATTTAATAACTTGGTCAATTAAACCTGCTTTTTCTTCTTTTATTGTATCAACTTCAACACAAATAGCTACTTGTAATGACACCATATTGATTGCTGGGGGAAATTTTGCTATTACTAGTAATAATTTAGGAAATAGTTGGACAAACCAAACTTCATCATATACCTCTAATACTATTTTTACTGGCTCAACTTATCCCATCACATTAGCATCAAATAATAATACATTTTTGGCGGCATCTAGTACAGGTTATACCGCTTTTGCAACAGCAAATGGTGCATATTGGTATGAAGGAAAATTGTATCCTCCTTCCACAAATTTAACTACTATAGGTTTTACCAGCACGTATCCTTTGCAACAAATTATTTGGTTACCACAAAATAGTTTATGGATTGGAGTTGGTGCGAATGCGGCAGTTACTAGTTCTAATGGCAGAACTTGGACACTACAATCAAATTTTGCTAGTTCTTTTGGAATTGGAAATACCGCATACGGTATAGCTACAAATGGTGCTTCAAATATGTGTGCGGTTGGTACTTCTTGTGCAACCAGTACTGATGGAGTTAATTGGACATATCAATCGTCATTTAGAACCGCTATAGGAAATAGTACTGAATATGCTCCAAAAATTGTATGGTCAAACTCACAATATGTGGCGGTAACAAATACAGGCAATATCATTACCAGCACAACCGGATCAACTTGGACAAAACAACCATCATCAAATTTGATAAATCAATGGACAGCTTATAATGGCCTTAATCCTCCAGGCACTTTTCCTGGCGTTAGTACATCCACTCTTGTTGCAAGTCCAAACGCTGTTGCAATTTTTGGAAAGGATACTATTGCTCAAGTGGCAAAATTGGCAATAAGCTCTAATGGAACTTCATGGTCTTTATCAAATGGAAATTTTAATACGCCTTTTACTGCCGTAAATAATATTCCTTGGGACGTTAATTATAATAAATCGCAATATCTTGTTATTGGTTCGTCTGGAGATTGTGCGACTAGTCCAGATGGCATTAATTGGACAAAACAAAATGGATTTACATTATCTTGGTTTGGACTTAATGATCCAAAAACAATTGCCTGGACAGGATCTCAATATGTCGTTAGTGGAATTTATGCAAAGATATTGACAAGTTCGGATGGCGTAACTTGGACAAATCAAACAACAACACTACCAACTGTTTTTGGATCAGCCACTACAAATACTGTTAATAAATTAATATATACAGGAAATCAATATATTGCAGTAGGCACTTATGGAAAATGTGCTACCAGTTCTGATGCAATTAATTGGAACAATCAAGCAAACTTTACAACAGCTTTTGGTTCAGGTGCTGCAAATTCAGCCACTGCTATTGCAAATAATGGTACATTAACTGTAGTTGTTGGAACCGCCACATCAAATTGTGTTACAAGCACAGATTTAGTAAATTGGACTCCACAATCAAATTTTAGAACAGTTTTTGGTGCAAATACAGCTTATTCAATTGTATATGGCGGAACAAAATTTTTGGTTGTTGGCCAATCGGCCGCAGTGAGTTCAGATGGTATTAATTGGACATCAGCTGGAAATTTAAATTCATTGAGAAAATCCATTTATTTTCAAAATTGTTTATGGACAGGAACTCAATATGTTGTTATGGGATTGTATGGAGACATATTTACCAGCTTTGATGGTATCAATTGGACATCATCAAATTCTTCATTATATTTGGGTGTTGGTTATAATTTTTATTCAATGGCATACAATCAAACAAATAATCAATTGGTTACCTGTGGGTATTTTCAAAGTCCTTTTAATCAAACTAGAAGTTATTATAGTTTAAAATAAAATGTTTGCTAAAATATCAAATAATCAGGTTGAAAAATTTCCAATTATGAATCTTTGCGATGAATTTCCTAATGTTAGTTTTCCATTAGAAATATTAGATACACATATGCCAGAAGGTTATGTTAAAGTTTTTTCTTCGGACCCTCCTTCGATTGGAGAGAATCAAAATGCAATTCCAGATACACCAATACAAATAGACGGACAATGGTATTTGGGATGGAAAATAATAAATTTAACTTAACCATACAACTGTAATAAATAAAGAATGGCAACAAATCATATATACTCAGACTTAGATTTAACCTTTCTACCTTCACCGGCGACAGGTGATGTTTCTATGAAATATGACGAACAGGCGGTAATTCGTTCGGTTCGTAATCTTTTGAATACCAATTTATATGACCGATTGTTTCAACCAGACGTAGGAAGTACATTAAATCAATTATTGTTTGAACCAGTTTCACCTTTGACTGCAACTCTTATTCAAAATGAAATAACAAGAACATTAATAAATTATGAACCAAGAGCCACAATTAATACTCTTGTAGTAAGTGCTAATCCAGACAATAATCAATTTAATGTATCTTTATCGGTTTTTATAGGTAACCAAACATCACCTACGGCAATTAATCTTATATTACAAAGGACCAGATAATGGCTGGCGCTAATTCTAATATTCAAATCACAAATTTAGATTTTGATTCTATTAAATCTAACTTTATCAACTATCTTCAAGGACAAAGTACTTTTCAAGATTATAATTTTGAAGGTTCTGGCTTAAATGTTCTTTTAGATGTGTTGGCTTATAATACACAATATAATGCTTATTATTTGAATCAAGTTGCCAATGAAATGTTTTTGGATTCTGCCGTGCAAAGAAGTTCTGTTGTATCTCAAGCAAAAGTATTAGGATATGTTCCGAAGTCTGCTATTGCGCCTACCGCAACAGTTAATGTAGTGTTTACGAATGTAAATACCAATTCGTTGACTTTACCTGCTTATCAGAGTTTTGGTTCAGCACCAATCAACGGAGTGAATTACACATTTACCAATCCAGATTCTTATACCGTTAATGTCGTAAACAATACTGCTATATTTCCGGAAGTTGAAATTAAACAGGCGGTTGTTGCAACATATTCATTCACAGTAGATTCTTCTACAAATCCTAATTATGTTTTTGAAATTCCAGATAATGCAATTGATACTACAACATTGCAAGTAATTGTACAACAATCTTCTTCTAATTCAGCTTATACAATTTATAATCCGGCTTCAAATTACTTAGAACTAACTGGAACCTCACAAGTTTATTTTATACAAGAAGCACTAAATGGTAATTATCAGATATATTTTGGTGACGGCATATTAGGTCAAAAATTAACAGATGGCAACATTGTAATTGTTAATTATCTTTCGACCGAAGGAACTGCAGGTGCTGGCGCAAACTCGTTTGTATTATTGAATACCGTTTCAGGTTATTCACCATCTGCCGTACTTTCAATAACTCCTGCTTCTCAAGGTGGCGACAAAGAATCTATTGATTCAATTAAATTTCAAGCACCTAAATCATATGCCGCTCAAGGTCGTGCTGTTACCAAAAGTGATTACATTACGGCAATTCAACAAAATAATTTAGGTATTTCATTTGATGCAGTTAATGTGTGGGGTGGCGAAGAAAATAGTCCTCCAGTATATGGCCAAACATTTATTTGTTTAAAACCTACAGGTTCTTATTTGTTAACCTCAACACAAAAACAAAGATTAATATCAGAAGTAATTAAACCTATTTCTGTTTTAACTGTAACTCCAACTATTGTTGATCCAGATTATACTTACGTTCAATTGGTTGTTGATGTGGTTTATGATTCTACCCAAACAACTTTAACATCGTCACAAATTCAAGCAGGCGTTACCACAGCCATTCAAAATTTTGGCACAACTACATTAAACACATTTAACTCTACATTTAATTCGTATGAACTTTTAACTGCTATACAGAATTATAGTAATTCAATTGTTTCTAGTGATTTTACACTTAAATTACAGAAAAAGTTCTTTCCTAATTTAACCACAACACAGACTTATAATCTTTATTACAACACACTTTTAGAAAAAGGCGTATTGTTAAGTGGTATTACCAATTCTCCAGATTTGGAGTTTTTAGATCCAGCAAATTTGGCAAATACAATTTCTGGTGTATACATTGAAGAAGTACCATCTTCAACATATGGTGTAGACACAATCTCTGTTATTAATCCAGGATTTAATTATCAATCTACACCAACTGTTACAATTTCAGGCGATGGTTCTGGTGCTACAGCACAAGCAGTTATTGTAAACGGAGCAATTACCGCTATCAATGTATTAACTTCTGGCAACAACTATACATCGGCTATTGTGACTATTACACCGCAAGCTGGGGATACTACAGGTCAAAATGGTGCCGCAGTTGTAAATCTTCAAGGTCGTTATGGTACATTGAGAACTTACTATTATAATTCAAATCAAGTAAAAACAGTTTTGAATTCCAATATTGGTACCGTTGATTATACAAAAGGGATTATTACATTAAATAATTTTAATCCTTCAGGTATCAATTCTGCTTTAGGTCAATTAGCTCTTACAGCAACACCATCATCAACCATTGTTTCATCAACATATAATGGTATTATTACGATTGATCCGTATGATCCTACGGCAATTACTGTTAATGTTACGGCCAAAACCAATAAATGATTCAAAGTAATCAAAAAACTTCGTTACTAGTACCATCACAACTTCCTGCCTTTGTGCGGGAAGATCCCAATTATGAAAATTTTGTTTTATTCCTTCAAGCTTACTATGAATGGATGGAACAAAATGGTGGTGTAACTGATGGCGCAAAGAATATTCTGACATATAAAGATGTTGATGAAACATCTAATACTTTTATTAATTATTTTACTAATGAGTTTTTGCCATATTTTCCTACAGATATATTGGCAGATAAAACAAAAGTTATTAAAATAGCAAAAGATTTATATCAATCTAAAGGTACACCAGCTTCTTATCAATTTTTGTTTAGAGTTTTATATGGTACTGATGTAGATTTTTTCTACACAAAAGATGCCGTTCTAAAAGCTTCTGCAGGAACTTGGTATGTTGCAAGAAGTCTTAATTTAGCAACTACTGATACTAGATTTTTAAATATTGCTAATTATAGAATTTTTGGTGAAACCACAAAAACAATTGCTACGATTGAAGCAACTACTTTTGATGGTGTAAAAACTGAAGTATTTATTTCTAACATTGAACGATTGTTTCAATCGGGTGAATATGTTCGTGTGGTAGATTCAAATAATCAAGATGTGATTATTAATGGAAGTAATTTAAGAGCAAAAATTGTTGGTCAAATTAGTCAAGTTACTATTGATCCAAATAATAGAGGATTGACTTACCAAGTTGGTGATCCTATTGTATTTTATGGTGGTTTAAATTCAAATACTGGTCATGGTGCTACTGCCACAGTGAGTTCAACAACTTCAGGATCATTGCAACGTATTACTGTAGATAATGGTGGTTATGGTTATACCAATGCTCCAAATACAGTTATTTCATTTTCAAATTTAAATTCTGGTTCACAATCACCTGTAGCTGTTGTCGGTTCTTTGAATCCTTTAAATTCTGCAAATGCAACTTATGTTCCTACAGATATTATTGGTGTTAAAAGAAATATAACATTAGGTAATACAAGATATAATTTTGCAAATAATGCAGCGGCCAACGCCAACACTTCTTTAGCCAATGCACTTACATTCCTTTCATTTACAACATATACTTTATCTTCTGTTCTTGTTCAAAGTGGCGGTGGAGGTTTAACGCAAGCTCCAACAATTACACCACAATCTTTATTTCCTGCTGAAAATTCTTTAACCGGCAATCTAGGAAGTTTGGGAATTTTGGCACCGATACAAATTGTTTCTGGTGGATTAGGTTATCAAGCAAATGATACTATTGTATTTACTGGCGGATCTGGTTATGGTGCTCGGGCTAATGTAACCTCTGTAGCGGCTAACGGTATGATTACAGGCATTAGTTATGTGTATCCTGTTGTTGATACGCCACACCATACACCTTTGGGTGGATTAGGTTATAAGTTAAATTATTTACCAACAGTTACAGTTCATTCTGCAAATACTCAAGCAAACGGAGCTTCAATTTATGTGCCAGGCATTTTAGGTGCAGGGGCTGTACTTTCATCAATTGTGAACCGTGTTGGATCAATCTCCACAATTAATATTACTGATTATGGCACAGACTATATTGCTCCACCTAATGTTTCTTTAAAAGTTCAAGATATTTGTGTTTCTAATGTATCCGTAAGTAATTTACCAGTTAAAGGTGATATTGTTTATCAAGGCACCAATGTTGCAAATAATAGTTATTTGGCTACGGTAGATTCTATACAAACTCTTTATGCTTTTGCTAATTCTAATCAAACAATATACAATATTCGTGTTTACAACTACAATAATATACCAAATTATAATTTACCTTTGTATGTTCAATCCCCAGGATCAATTGGCCAAAATGCTTATATTTCTGCTGTTTTAAATTTAACTAATCAATACAACACATTAAATCCATCATCACGATACAATTCAAGCGGTGTGATTACTTATGGTGACGGTACCGCCAAAGCGGCCGCTTCATTCTTAAATGGTTTAACAATTAGCCAAGGTCAATATCTTGATACTTCTGGTCAATTAAGTTCTTATGATGTTATTCAAAGTGACAAATACAATAATTATACTTACGAAATTACATTAGAAAAAGAAATTGCCAAGTATAGAAAAACATTATTAGATTTGTTACATCCAACAGGCATGCAGGTCATTGGTCGTTATGTTATGAAAGCTAATGCTCATGTTAATTTTACTGGTGCCGGTCTTTTAGAAGAAGGTCATACATTAGGATACTATACAGGTAATCCAGGTTCTTATGCCAACATGACATCAAATTACACCAATCAAAGTAATAATATTGTCACTTTTGGTGGTCTTTCTGGTGCTAATTTACAAACCATTATTATTCCTGGTGACAGTTTAACATTAGTAACAAATTACGGATTTAAAATTCATTCAGAAGTTGTTTCTGTTTTGGATGGTGCAGCAAACACAGTAACACTTAAAGATAATGTTTGGTTGACTTATGCAAATGTTGCTTATGTGACAGCAAATGCAGGTGGTAGCGTCATAAATATATCAAGTTTGACTGGTTCATATAATATTGTCAACAATGGCAATTACAGTAATACCGCAGCCCCATTATTAGATATTGTAAATGTTGGTGATTATGTACTGGTGGCCAATAATGTAGAGAAAGTAGTTATTGGAGTTACTGCTAATACAATTACTCTTGGTTCAAATTTAGCTAATAATGCAACAGGATTGATGTCTGCTAGAAGAAATATGTATGCTTCATTAGACGGAAACATTCAAATTAACAGATGAAGCTGGAAATTAACGAATAAATAAATCATGGCAAATATAGACCTTTTAACTTATGGCGCAAAAGTTTCTCAAGTAGAGCAAACTTATTACGCACCTGTGGCTGTTTTACCAGTAACAGGAACTCCTATTGGAACACTTTATGTGTTTTTATCCCGTGTTGATCCGTGGAGTAGTGATTCAGCTCCACCAACACCAACACAAGACCAACAATACATTAAGGCCGTTTTCAACAATATGTTTGTTGCAAAATTGGTCAATTCAAATAATATTTCTCCCGTAATCCAAAGAATTGATTGGGTATCTGGTACTGTTTATGATTATTATCAAGATAGTATTGATATGTTTTCACTTGACCAAAATGGTTATTTAAATTTACGTTTTTATGTTAGAAATCGTTATGACCAAGTATTCAAGTGTCTATGGAATGCCAATGGCGGTACTTCTGTAAATGAACCATTCTTTCAACCAGGAAGTTACGGAACAGATAACATCTACATTGGCACAGACGGATACAAATGGAAATACATGTATACGATTGATGCCGGCAACAAAAAGAATTTTATGGATGCCAACTGGATTCCTGTTCCAGTAGGACAAAATACACCAAATCCATTAGGTTCTGCTGCTGGTCGTGGTGATATTGAAGTAATTAATGTTCTCAATGGTGGTTCTGGTTATGATACATCCAATGCGGCAATTACCATTACAATTTCTGGCGATGGTATTGGTGCAGCTGGTACTCCACAAGTGGCAAATGGTATTATTACCGATGTCTCTGTAACCAATCCAGGATCAAATTATACTTATTATAGTATCTCAGTAAGCAGTGCGCTTGGATCAGGCGCCATACTTGACGCCGACAGCTCTCCGATTGGTGGTCATGGATTTGATCCTGTTTCAGAATTAGGATGTTCACGTGTAATGCTTACCTGTGAGTTCAATGGCTCTGAAGGTGGTATTATTCCAACTGATATTGATTACCGACAAGTTGGTGTTCTTGCCAATCCTACCACAAATAGTCTCTATCCACTTCCAGCAAACGGCTCAATTTATAAAGTTTCTACCGATTTAATTGTTGCCCCAGGATTTGGTTCTTATGTTTCTGATGAGTTAGTTTATCAGGGCACTTCTTTAGAAACAGCATCTTATGTTGGAACAGTTTTAAGTTTTAATCAAGCAACCAATGTGGTTAGCATCATAAATATATCAGGAACTCCAACACTTAACGCAACACTTTACGGAAATAATTCTGGAACAGCAAGAACATTATTAGCCGTTAGCACACCAGACTTTGTACCATTTTCAGGATATTTGTCAGTTATTGAAAACCGAAGCGGCGTTACAAGAAGTTCTGATGGAATTGAACAATTTAGATTTGTGCTCGGGTTCTAAAAGACTTTTTGCATATATACTCCTATAATCTATTAGGAGATATAAAATGGCTATAATTTATACAGTAACAAATGTGGTAACAGGTAAAAAGTATGTTGGTTTTACTATTAATGCGTTGAAAAAGAGAAAATATCAACATAAACAGAAAGCAAAACATAATAGTCCTTTTGTTTTTCATAAATCAATCAGAAAACATGGTTGGGACAATTTTAAGTGGGAAGTAATATATGAAAGTTGGGACGTAGAACATTGTTTAACTATAATGGAACCATTTTTTATACAAGAACATAATACTTTAGTTCCAAATGGTTATAATAGTTGTGTTGGTGGTAGAAAAGGTATGCTCGGCATTAAAAGAGAACCCCTCACCAAAGAACAAAGACATAATATTAGTGTTGGAACAAAAAGAAATGCTTTGAGTGGAAAAAACCATCCAATGTATGGCACCAAAGCAAATGAAAAGTTTTTACAAGCAGCAAAGACTTCAATGGTGGGTAAAAATCATTCAGTTGATACCAAGAAAAAACAGAGCGAGTCTCGAAAAGAATATTTAAAAGATAATAAAGTTGGAATGTTTGGTAAAAAACATAATGATGAAACCAAACAAAAGATGAAATTAAAAAGAATGAATAAGTGGGCTTTGTATGATCCACAAACGAAACAAACAACATTGATTGATGATTTAATGGAATATAGTCGAATAAATAAGATTAAATACAAAACTGTTTATTCTTGGAAATATAAAAGTGTGGACGGAAAACAAATGCTAACTAAGGTAAAATAAAAAATGTCTCAGAATTTTAACATTTCACCATATTATGATGATTTTGATCCGGCAAAAAATTATCACCGAGTTCTTTTTAAACCTGGTTTTGCCGTACAAGCTCGTGAGTTAACTCAATCTCAGACAATTCTCCAGAATCAAATTAGCTCTTTTGCTGATAATATTTTTGCAGCAAATTCTCCTGTTACTGGCGGTCAAGTAACGACAAATCTAAATTGTTATTATATTAAATTACAACCAACATATAACAATGCATCTATAGATGTCAATCAGTTTAATGGTTTATTAATTCAAGACGCCACAGGTACAGTTTTAGCTAAAGTTATTGCTGTGGCAGCTGCAACAGGTGTTACCGGTGTGGGTGATCCTCCAACCTTAATTGTTACATATAAATCTGGTAATCAATTTACCAATGGTTCTGTAATCTACGCAACTACGTCTAATTTAGCTGCTCAAGCTCAATTAACTTCAGCAACAGGCTCATCTTCTGTTGCTTCTATTGCACAAGGCGTATTTTATATTGCGGGAAGTTATGTTAATGCTTCAGGCGAAACTATTTCTTCTGGTACTTTTGTACAGGTTAATCCGCAAACTATAATTCTTGACAAATATGATAATGTCCCAAGTTTACGAGTTGGTTTAAATGCCACAGAAACTATTGTTGATTATATTTCTGATGCTTCTTTATTAGACCCTGCCGTTGGTGCTTCTAACTATCAAGCTCCTGGTGCGGATCGCTATCAAATCAGTTTAACACTTGAAACACGACCATTATTGTTTGGCGATGATGATGGTTTTATTGAACTTCTTCGTATTACCAATGGTTCTATTGCCAAATTAGTTGACGGCTCTGTTTACTCTGTAATTGATGATTATTTTGCAAAACGTGATTATGAAACCAATGGTGATTATGTTGTTAATAACTTTAAACTAACACCAAAAACAAATACTGCAGATTCTTCAAATAATACTTACATTATGAGTATTGGTAAAGGTTTGGCATATGTTCATGGTTATCGTGTTGAAAATTCTGCAAGTATAGATTTGATTACTGATCGTGCCAGAACAACTGCTTCACAAAATAATAATCCAGTCTATTTGTCTTACGGTAACTATTTTTATGTTGATACTGTTCGTGGTGCTAATGGTTCATTCTTTGATACTACCACACAACAACAAATTGATTTACATGGCGTACCTCTTGCAAACGTAAACGTATCTTCCGCTTTGGCTTATTCTGCTACTGTTGTAGCAAGTGGTAATGTTCGTAGTTTATCTTACGACCACAATATAAGTGATGCTTTATCAAACACCTATGTTTATAAGTTTTTTGTAAACAATCTACAGTTAAATGCGCCAAGTAATACTGCTGTTTCTGCAACATCAAACACAATTACTTTCCCAAATTATTTTTCACAATCCAACTCTGCTTATGTTGGCGCATCCATTTCAATCAATTCTGGTACAGATGCTGGCGATTTTAGAACAATTGCTGCTTATAATGGCGTAACTCATACTGCAACCGTTAATCAAAACTGGACAACAATTCCAGACACAACTTCTGTGTTCTCAATTAACTATGCAATTGCTCAAGCAAATTCTATTGTTACTGCGGCCAAATCTTCATATCCAGCAACTATCAACGGTTCTGCGAATATTAATGCAGCAAGTGGTAAAGATTCTTTTGGAAATACAATTCTCGAAAATCCGTTGTCACCAGAATTATTGTTCCAAGTTGGTAATCCTTATGTTGCTTCTTTGACAGGAACAAACTATACAACACAACAAGAGTGGAGAAATGTATCTTTCACCGCTTCTGGTAGTGGTGTGTCTGCACAGTTAAGTTATTCTGGTTTTGGCAATACAATTCGCCATTTTGGAACACCAAGTACAACATTATCTTCAACATTAGCTAAACAAAACTATACTGTTGTTGTTACAAATAAAGGTTCAAATTCAACAATCAATGTTGGTGATATTCTTTCATTTACAACAAATTCACGTTCAATTTCTTTAGATAGCACAGCAACCATTGCTACTCTTGCTTTCCCTGATTTGAGTGCATTTACAGCAACAGTTATTGCTACAGTAAATGCTCAAAATGCTGATAGTACTGGTTATTTACTCAAAGGTAAAAATTTAATTAATGCCAATACAACTGCCGTTAATATAAGTGGTACACAGGTCAACACTTACACATTTGTTGATAATACAACATATAATCCTACGCCATCTTTATCTTCAACCGGTCAAGTATACATTCAAAATGCAGGTTTGGTAACTCCAGGTACAAAACAAAGTTTGTATTTGTCCGATGTTAAAAATATTGTTCAAATTATTGATACAAAAAATCCAAGCGTTACACCAACTGCCGCTATGTTGGGTGCAGGATCACCATACGATGTAACTTCACATTATGTTCTTGATAATGGCCAACGAGATGGTTACTATGACCACGCTGGCATTACATTGTTACCTGGTTTTCCACAACCATCAGGTAATTTGTTAGTTCTTGTAAATTACTATCAACACACTGGTGGTGACGGATACTTCTCTGTACAATCTTATATTTCTTCTGGTGTGTCTGCTAGTCCAGAACAATATTCACAGATTGGTAAATACACCAGCAAAAATGGTAATCTCTATTCATTAAGAGATTGTATTGACTTTAGGCCCGCTCGTCTAAATGCACAATCAGCATTTGTATTCCGTTATTCTAATGCAGCATCTAATTATGGTTTATTTTTGCCTGTAGATTCTACATTATTTGAAGGTAACTATTCTTACTATCTTGGTCGCCAAGACTATTTGGTATTGAGCAAAGATAGAAGCTTTAAGATTATTGAAGGTGCCCCTTCACTTAATCCCATTTTGCCTTCTGTACCAGATGGTTCTTTAGTTCTTGCTCAATTGACATTGAATCCATATACTGGTTATATTCCATCAGAAGCACCAACAGGTTATGTTTCTGACTTATCTGTTGTTTCTGTACCGCACAAGCGTTACACAATGCAAGACATTGGTAATTTAGAAACTCGTATTAATAATGTTGAATACTATACAGCATTAAGTATGTTAGAGCAAAATGCTCAGTCGTTGCAAATTTCTGATGCTTATGGATTAAATCGATTCAAAAATGGTATTATGGTTGATGACTTCTCCAGTTACGCAACTGCTGATACTGCCAATCCAGATTATGCAGCAACAATTAATAAACGTAGCAAACAATTGACTGCAATGCAGACTGTTAATAACTATCCATTAAAAGCTCTTGCACTTGCTTACAATATGGGATTATCATCGGCTGCTACTTCCGGCACATTAGGTTATAACATTGGTAATGATGGTCTTGTAAATTATTTCTCTTTACCATTTACAACTGCTAATGCAATCGTTCAACAATTTGCTTCTAGAACTGTTAATGTAAACCCATTTGCATTTGCTACACAACAAGGCACATTGTCATTGACACCAAACGTAGATAATTGGGTCGATACAAATCAAGCACCTTCATTATTAATTACTGATCCAAATTTACAAGTATTCCAGTCAAATTCAGCCGCTATCAATGTGTTGTCTGCTGGCGATTGGCAAACAGTTTCAGGCACATCTTATTCTTCAAGTGTATCTGTTGTAAATCATGGTAATCCAAATGTAAATAGTCCTTATGGTTCTGTTGTAGGTTATACTGCAACAACCACATATACAAGTCAAGTACAACAACAAACAAGTATTGTTGGTCAGTATGACAATATTGGTAACACTTATGCTCTAAACAATGGTTATATTACTGATATTTCTGTATTACCATATATTCAAGCACAAGAAGTTATTATTTCTGCCGGCAACATGTTGTTTGAAACACAACTAGAAGCTTCATTTGATAATCAAAATATTCAAAATTACATCCGTAAAACTAACGTAGTTGAATTAACTAGCGTATCTGGTACATTTAATGTTAATGATGTTATTGGTTATTACAATGCAGGTGTATTTACAGGTACAGCAAGAGTTATTGGTGTACAAAATTACACAGGAACATCTAATACAAGATTGTATGTTGCTTCTGATCCTTACACGACAAGTTACTCTGCTACCGGTACTGCTGGCGAAATAATTCAAAATGCTTACTTTGACCAAAACGGTAATTATGTTTCAACAACAGCAAGTGGATCTTTTGTAAAACAAAATCATAATGGCGGCCGTGTAGTTTCTGCCAATAACAGTAATAATACAGTTCAAATTTCTTCATTGGCATCTTCTGCAAATGGTTATTATACAGGTAATACTGTTTATTTCTGTACTGGTGGTGCAATTGGTCAATCAGCAGTAATTTCAAATTACTATGCTGCTAATAATACATTGGTGTTGGCAACTCCAGTAACGGCTGCCGTTGGAGATGTTTATTCTATTGGATCACTCAAAACAGATAAACATGGTTCATTCTATGGCATCTTTAATATTCCTGCTGGTACATTCCATACAGGTCAGAGAGTATTACAATTAGATAATGGTTCCAATTTCAATGCCAATAGTTATTCAACCTATGCACAGGCATCATTCTACGCTGAAGGTCTACAAACAACTTCACAAGGTATTGATTTTGGTGCTTCTCCTGCTGGTGCCAAGAATACATTTACACAAGTAAATCAACAAACAATATCTAATACTGTTAAGTCTTACAGTCCTTATGATCCTGTGGCTCAAACATTTGAAATTTCTGTTGATAATTATCCAAATGGGTTGTTCTTAAATTCTATCAAATTATTCTTTGCAACTAAACCTAATGATAATTCACCAATAACATTATCAATTGTTGGAACATTAAATGGTTATCCAAATGGTGCAACATTAGATCATTCTATTGTAACATTAACACCAGATATGATCAATGTATCTTCTACTCCACAATATTTGGATCCAACAGCATATACAGAATTTGAATTTAACGCTCCAGTTTATATTCAACCTGGTGTATTGTATGCGTTTATTGTTAAATCAAACTCTGATGAATATACTTTATGGAGTGCTTCAAGTGGAGATATTGCAGTATCATCATCTGTCAAAAATTTACCAACAGATGCAACACCTTCCGTTGTAACTAAGATTGGTTCTGCACCATATATTGGTTCTTTATTTTTATCACAAAATTCGCAAACTTGGACGGCCGATCAGAATCAAGATTTAATGTTTGTTGCTGATGCTTGTATCTTTAACACAAGTGTTACCCCATCTATTGAGTTTGTTGTTCCTAACAAATTACCAAGACGTACATTGATTGACCAAGCATTAACATATTTTAAAAATGCCAATAATGTTTCTAATACAGTAACAACAATTACGGCAAATAATGTTTTGGTTGATGCTTTCAACGTAACAACAACTGATTTTGTTCCTACAACAACTGGAATTACCTATCAGTATAACGCCACATTAGCTTCTGGTTTAACATCAGGATTTACTAATATTACTCCAGGTAAATATGGTACATCACAACCTGACAACATTTATTTGAATGACGGTAATGGTGAACGTATTCTTTTAGCAAATTCAAATACTTCATTTATTTTGAATGCTACATTATCATCTAATGACCAATATGTAAGTCCAATTCTTTCTGATGCTGGATTGTCCACATTTGCAATTAATTGGAATATTAATAATTGTTCTTTGTCTAATAATTTAATTAATATTACTAATGCAGGTACAGGTTATAGTAATGCAAACGTAGCCGTTACAATTTCTGCACCTACAGGTAAAAATGGTGTTCAAGCTAGTGCTGTTGCTAATTTGAATTCTAGTGGTAATGTAATATCGATTGCTATTACTTCTGGTGGACAAGGTTATATCACAACACCAACCATCACAATTACTGGTTCTAATACTGCTCAAGCAACAGCAACCGTTACTGGTGAAACATCTGCTTCTGGTGGTCCTGCTCTTGCAAAATATGTTACTAAGAAAGTTGTGCTAGCAGCAGGAAATGATTCTGGCGATTTAAATGTTTACATTACTGCTTACAGACCGGTTAATACTGATATCACCGTTTATTATAAGATTTTAAATCGTAACGACACACAAACATTTGAAAGTGGTAATTGGCAGTTAATGACCAAGACAAATAGCTCAGACACATTGTATTCACAATATAGAACAGATGTAAATGAGTATACTTTTGCTCCTGGTACTGCTGGTGTTGACCAAGGATATGTTTCTTATACAAGTTCTAATGGCCAAACATACACATCATTCAATCAATTTGTTATTAAAGTTATTTTGACAACAACAGATAAAACTGCTGTGCCTTATTTGAGTGATTTGCGTGCCATTGCTCTTCCTGCTAACGTTAATACTACCAACTAATCATGTTAATACAAATACCTAACACCACATTGGTTCGTGATACTAATTCTATGGCTCTTATTAATAATGATAAGAACGGATTACAAGAATATTATCGTAAAAGAAACAGATTGGCCAGCCAAGCATCTGAAATAAATACTATGAAATCCGATATCAATAATATAAAAGAAGAATTAGGTGAACTAAAAGTATTATTGATGAAACTATTAGAAAAGAGCAATTAATCCATGGCTAATACAGTTACCCTATTAAGTTACGCCAATACTTTTGGTGACCAATTGGTTACCATTAATGCTTTGGCTCAAGAAAATAACAATATGGCGGCTAATAATTATATTAAGCCAACAGGAACTCTTTATCTAAATGATCCCACATTAGGTTTGCAAGTTGCCAATAATGCTGTTGTTGCAGGTCAATTACAAGTACAAGGTACTGGTTCTTCTGCTTATATTCAAAACAATCTTCGTGTTGATACTCAAGTATACTTTACAAATACAACAATTGGTTTGACCAATTCAGGTCAGGCAAATATTGGTGGTCCTCTATTGGCATTAGGTGCTAATACAGGTCTACAAGTAGCTAACTCTGCTTCTGTTGGTGCCAATCTTATTGTTTATCAATCTAGTACATTGGTTGGTTCATCAAACGTAGGCAACACATTGAATGTAGTTGGTGCCACTTCATTACAAAATACATTAACTGTTGCACAAAACGCATCATTCTCAGCAAATATTAACGCTGCCAGATATATTAACGTAACCAATGATGTTAATGCTACCGACTTTATTGCCACACAAAGTATTACTGGTTCTTCTTTAAATATTAATAACAATGCTACAATTTTAGGACAACTTCAAGTAGCAGGTAACTTTGTTATTACAGGTTCAACAGTCAATAGTTCTAATAATTTCACTCTTAATGCCAATAGTGGTTCTGGTGTAATTAGTACTTTTGGTGTTTATCGTGGAGCTTCAGCAAACGCTTATATTCGTTGGAATGAATCTTCACAATATTGGGATATTCGTGATGTTAATAATCCATCAAGTTATTCTAAGATTCTTACTGCTAACCTGATTAGTGATTCGGTAATTACTGTAAATTCTAATGGATTGGCATCACAAACTGCGGCAAATACATTAAATAACTCAATTATTGCTGTTAATTCATTATTAGCCGCAAATACAGCAGCTATTAATGCTACCGCAACCTCTAATTTCAATACACTCAACAATTATTTGATTGCCAACGTGGCAACATTAAATGCTAGTGTAAGTTCAAATGTATCAACATTAAATTCAAGTATTAGTTCAAATGTTGCAACATTAAATAACAGCATTTCTTCAAATGTTGCTGTTTTAACTGGTTGGGTGAATGCTGCCAATACAAATGCAGCAAATGCTACATATTTAACTCAAGGTACTATACCTGCAGCCAGATTCCCTACTTCTGGTGCTTCTGCTGGTACATATGGTAGCGTAAGTGCTATTCCTGTGTTAACTGTTGATGCCACAGGTCGTGTAACAAGTATCACTCAAACAAATATTACTGGAACTTACGCAATTAGTATCTCTGGTAATGCTGCAACAACTTCACAGACCAATTTTAGTAACTTAACTATTGGTTCTTCACAAGTATTGTATGCTGGAAACTACAATTCGTATTCTCCAACATTAACTGGTACTGGTGCTTCTGGAACATGGCCAATTAGTATTTCTGGTACTGCAGCCGTAGCAAGTTCTGTATCTGGTTCTAATGTTTCAGGTAATATTCCAGGTAACGCAAGTAATATCACTTCTTACACCATTAATCAATCTGTTGGTACAGGAAATGATGTTCAGCATAACTCATTAGGTTTAGGAACTTCTGCTCCAGGCGGTGGTAATTTAAATGCCACAGGTAATATTACTGCCTATTACTCTGATATGAGATTAAAAACTAATTTAGGTCCAATACAGAATCCTTTGGATAAAGTAATGGCATTAAATGGTTTCTATTATGAGGCTAATGAAACTGCACAAGCTCTTGGATATACTGCCAAGCGTGAAGTTGGTGTTTCTGCTCAAGACGTTCAATCCGTATTACCTGAAATTGTTTCTCCAGCACCAATTGATAGCCAATACTTAACAATTAACTATGAAAGATTAGTACCACTTCTGATTGAGGCAATTAAAGAACTCAAGTCAGAAATTGATGAATTAAAGAAAAAGTAAAATTTCGAATTTTTGCGTTCCGGCCTCCAAATTCCGGAGATGAAATCCAAGAATCCAAAAAGCGATTTTACTTTTAGGCTGAAGTGGAAATTACATAAATATCCACTAGAATAATGAATTCAGGAATCTAAAATGCCAGCTGCATATCAAAATCTATACTTGGAACAAGGTACGACATTCAATACTACCATCACTCTGGATGACGTGTATGGTAACATCTATAATCTCTGCAGTTACTCGGCTAACAGTATGATGAGACGTTCATACACCACAGCCAATGCCACAGCAATCTTTACTTGTAGTATTAATGCCAATAATGGTACTATTACTCTTTCTTTAGATGCTCCTACGACAGCCAATATTCCTGGTGGTCGTTACGTTTATGATACAAAAATTATTGACCAAAACAATAATGTGACTAGAATATTAGAAGGTATTGTTGACGTTTCTCCATCCTCTTCTCACTAGGAGTAGTTAATGCCAAATGTTACAATTACTCCACCAGCAACAATCAAAGTCCAAGTAGGTCCTGCTTCGGCACCTACCGCAGCGGCTATTCAATATGGTAGTCAAAACACATTAAAAGCTTCTAGTGATTTAAATATGTCAATAGCCGCTGATAATGATGTTATTGTGTATAAGCAGGCAACTAATTCTTTTGTTGTGGAACCAATTAATTTTATTGTCCCTTTAAATTTTGACAACGGATTCTTTTGATGGCCAATACAGCAAATATTCAAATATTACGGTCATACAGTAATACAGTACCAAGTACATTATTAGATGGTCAATTAGCATACTCATTTGTTTCCAATACGCTCTATATTGGTTCCAATACTTATGGTGTGTTATCTGTTACGGATCAGCAAACTGCCAATATTGCAAGGTCTGCTCAATCCAATACAGTCTATACACAAGGTGTAGATGTAACTCAAAATACTAATATTACATATGCCACAAGTTTGGCACAATCTGCTTTTAATGCGGCCAATAATGTAGCACCACAAGTACAACCTGCTTTTAACACAGCTAATGCGGCATTTTTACAGGCAAATTCAGCAGCTTCTAATACAGTCTATACACAAGGTGTAGATAATACACAGAATACTAATATTGGTATTTTAACCAATAATTTAGGTTCTAATGTTCTTTATTTCCAAGGCATTGAAAACACACAAAACACAAACATTACAGCGGTAAATACTTTTGCTCAGTCTGGTTACAACCAAGCAAATACTGCTACAACAAATTCAGTATATCTACAAGGTGGTTTGAATACTGCTAACGCTAATATTGCTTATATTCTTGGTGTTGATTTAACACAAAACACCAATATTGGTTCTGTAATTAATAATCTAAGTTCTAATGTAAATTATTTTCAAGGCATTGAGAATACACAGAATACTAATATTACTGCTGTCAATACCTATGCAACTTCAGCATACAATCAAGCAAATGCTACCAATACCTATGCCACATCAGCGTATGGTCAGGCTAATGCAACAAATAGTTTAGCTCAATCTGGTTACAATCAAGCAAATGCTACCAATACTTACGCATCATCGGCATATAATCAAGCCAATGCTACTAATACCTATGCAACTTCTGCTTATGGTCAAGCTAATTCAGCAAATAATCTGGCTCAATCTAGTTTTAATCAGGCAAATGCGTCTAACAGTTTAGCTCAATCTGGTTATAACCAAGCCAATGCCACCAATAACTATGCTACGTCAGCCTATGGTCAAGCCAATGCAACAAACAATTATGCTACTTCGGCTTATAATACAGCAAACTCTGCACAATCTAATACAGTCTATACTCAAGGTGTAGATGTAACTCAAAATACTAACATTGGTTTATTACAAAGTGCCATGGCATCTGCTAATGCCAATATTGTATCATTGTTTGCAATTGATTTAACACAAAATGCTAGTTTATTGGCAGTTAATACTTTTGCTAACTCGGCTTACAATCAAGCAAATGCTACCAATACCTATGCAGCTTCAGCTTATGGTCAAGCCAATGCTACTAATACCTATGCCACATCGGCTTATGGCCAAGCTAATGCAGCAAATAGTTTGGCACAGTCTGGTTACAACCAAGCTAATTCAGCAAACAGTTTAGCTTCATCTTCTTATGCTCAAGCTAATGCTACTAATAATTATGCAACTTCAGCATACAATCAAGCAAATGCTACCAATACCTATGCCACTTCAGCATATGGTCAGGCTAACGCTACCAATAATTATGCGACATCAGCATACAACCAAGCAAATGCGACCAATACATATGCAACATCAGCATATGCTCAAGCAAATTCTGCTCAAGCAAACATTGTTGTAATTCAAGGTGTTGACATTTCTCAAAATAACAGAATGACTGTTATTGAAGGAGTTGATTTAGCACAAAATACAATTATTCAAAATGCTTATAATACTGCAAACGTAGGTAATACTTTTGTTAAAACTGGTGGTACTGTTGGCGGTTCTGTTATATTTACTGGTGACATCAATGTTTCAGGTAACATTTATTTAAGTGGAAACTCAACACTTGTTGCCTCTAATACATTATCAGTAAATGATTCAATTATTTACTTGGCGGCAAATAACAATTCAAACACATTAGACCTTGGAATTGTAGGTCATTTTGTTGGTGGTTCTGCAAACAAATATCAACATACTGGTGTTGTTCGTAATCATAATAATGGTACATGGACATTCTTTAGTAACGTTTCTACAGAACCTAGTACAGTTGTTAATTGGGCTGAAGCTAATTTAGTATATGATTCAATTCAAACGGGAGGTATTATATCTCCCACAGCAACAATTAATAATATTGAATTAGGTAATTATACACAATTAGCATATAACCAAGCTAATGCTATTAGTTCTTACGCCAATTCAAGCATTACTATTATGTCAGGCGTTAATGCAACACAAAATTCTTGGATATCTGCCAATCAAATATACTCTCAGGCAGCTTATGCTCAGGCAAATGCTACCAATCAGTACGCAACTTCAGCGTATGCTCAAGCTAATGTTACTAATAATTACGCCACTTCTGCTTATGGTCAAGCTAATGCGGCCAACAGTTTAGCGGGTTCATCTTATATACAGGCTAATGCTGCCAATAGTTTAGCGCAATCTGGTTATAATCAAGCTAATGCAGCAAACAATTTAGCTTCTTCTGCATATGCTCAAGCTAATGCGGCAAATAATTTAGCTTCTTCTGCATATACACAAGCTAATGCTACCAATAACTATGCTACATCGGCTTATAACCAAGCAAACGCAACAAATACTTATGCAACTTCTGCTTATGGTCAAGCTAACGCAGCAAATAGTTTAGCGCAATCTGGTTATAACCAAGCCAATGCTGCCAATAATTTAGCACAATCTGGATATAACCAAGCTAATTCAGCAAACAGTTTAGCTTCATCTTCTTATGCTCAGGCTAACGCAACAAATAATTATGCCACATCAGCATACAACCAAGCAAACGCAACTAACACATATGCAACTTCGGCTTATGCTCAAGCTAATGCGTCTAATCAATATGCCAACGTTGCATTTTTAACTGCCAATAATGCTGTAGCAAATCTTGGTCCTATAATTACAACAAACTCCGCTGCAACAGTATATGTTTCCAATACAACACCAAGCACATCAAATACTACTGGAGCTTTAATTGTTAATGGCGGTTTAGGAGTAGGTGGAAATTTATACGCTTCTACTGGTACATTTACTACTATTACAGGACAGACAGAAGTATTAAAAGGTACTGGGGAAAATTTATTTAACAGGTCGCAAGCATTTAGTTATTGGTGTGGTGGCGGTTCAGCAAATGTGACAGGAACAGATAATGCTTCTACTGCACCAGATGGAACAACAACAGCTACAAATATAGTACCAAACACAACTAATGGACTTCATAGAACTTATAGTCCAATAACTGCTTCTGTTAGTAGCGGTGCCACATATACAATGAGTGTATATGCTAAAGCAAATGGTTATAGGTATTTGTTTTTAAACTGTGGAAATACGGCAGGAACTGCTGTTTTTGATGTTCAAGCTGGAACAGTAACAAATGGAACTGCAACATCAGCAACTATTACTGCTGTAAGTGGTGCTACAGGCTGGTATAGATTAGTAATTACTGGAAATGCCACAATTTCAACAGTTCCACCATTATATTGGCAAATTCAAAGCACTTATGCGTTGGGTGACCAATCATTTGCTGGTGATGGTACAAGTGGCATATTATTATGGGGCGCACAGCTTGAATTTGGTACAGTAGCCAACACTTATGTCCCAACAACAACCACAGCAATCTACGGAACTCCTACCCTATCCTTTAGTGGAGTAGCAGGATTAAGTTTAGCTTCGAATGGTTCTTTATATGTTTCACCAGCAGGCACATCTTCAACTAACGTAACCAGCAATCTTACTGTGATGAGTGCCACAACATCAACCAGTAATACTACTGGTGCTCTTGTAGTTTCTGGTGGTATTGGTGTTGCTGGTCCAATTTACTCTACTGGTGGTTCACTCACAATTAATAATGGATTGGCCACAACAGGAAATTCAGGAACAATTTTCTTAGGTGATGGCTCATTTACTAAAACTAGTGGATCACTTTTTACATTTAGTGCCGGCGTTTCAACAACAACATTATATGGAACAACACAAGTTCAAGCAGGTGCTGGAACAACTACAAATCCTTCTTACGGACTTGTAGGTACCTCAGGCATTGGAATGTATTTTCCAACCACAGGTTCTATTGGATTTTTAGCAAATACGGCCAATGCTTTATTCATTACTGCACCAACATCTTCTGTAAACTTCTTACAAGTTTCTGGTAACACATCAAATAGTGGTCCTGTATTATCATCTCAAGGTGCCAATACAAACATTGATATTAATATTACACCTAAAGGTACAGGTAACGTTAACATTTACGCTGCAAATACATTTTTTTCAGGAAATATTTACGCAAGCAATATTTTAAATTCAAATGGTATTTCTTTCTTTGCTAACACTACAGGAATTATTCTTGCTGTTGATAGATTTACTGCTAATGGTACCGGTAATACATTTACATTATCACAAACACCACAAAATATTAACTATACATCAGTTAACTTAAATGGTGTCACACAATTAAAAACAGCTTACACACTTACCGGTAACATAATTACTCTTTCATCTCCGCCATATGCAAATGCGGTAATTGAAGTAACGTCATATCAAAATTCTGGTAATGGAATATTCTTACAGAATCTTGGTAGTACATATACAACAAATAATCAAACAACATTTTCTAATACAACCCCAAGTACAAGTAACACAACTGGTTCTGTAGTTATTTCTGGTGGATTAGGAGTTGGTGGTGATGTTTATGCTTCAAACGGAGTATTTAACGGAATTATTACAGGACAGACAGAAGTATTAAAAGGTACTGGTACAAATTTATTTACTCAGTCACAAACTTTTACTGTTTCTCCGTGGGGAACAACAACAGGAACTACGCTTTCTACTGGACAATCAGACCCAATAGGCGGTAGCACCGCTACAAAAATCCAAGAAACTGCAACAACTACTTTTTTTGGTTTAACTGTTAATCCACTAAGTAGTGGTGTTTCTGTTGGAATGCAATATACCTTTTCATTATATGTAAAAGCCGCAGAAAGAACACAGTTTTATTTTCAAAATGGCAATATATTTGTTTATATAAATTTATCAAATGGAACAATAGTTTCTTCAACAGGTTCAAATTTATATTCAACAAACATAACTAATGCAGGTAATGGTTGGTATAGATGTAGTGTTACTATTACTGGAATTTCTGGCATAAATCCTTTGTATCTGGATTTTGGTCCTGCGGTTGGAGGAACAAATACTTATGCTGGAACTGTTGGTTATGGAATTTATATTTGGGGCGCACAGCTTGAAATTGGTTCTGTAACCAACACCTACATCCCAACAACAACCACAGCAATCTACGGAACTCCTACCCTATCCTTTAGTGGAGTAGCAGGACTAGGACTTCAATCAGATGGTTCTCTTTATGTTTCTCCAGCAGGAACAGGCGCACTACAAGCACAAGCAACTACTTCTACAGCTACTGGTGGTAATGCTAGAGGTCCTAATGCTGTTGATTGGCAAACTGTTAGAAGTACGGCTTCTCAAGTAGCCGGTGGAACTCTTTGTTTTTTAGGTGGCGGAACATATAATACTTCTACTGGATATGCAGCTGTAGTATCTGGAGGTTCTGGAAATATATCCAATGGTGGATATGGAATAATTTCTGGTGGATTGCAAAATAGCGCATCAGGCCAATATGCAATTTCAGTTGGCGGTTTTTTAAATTCATCCAAAGGATATTACAATTTTATTGGTGGTGGGTTTACCAATGCGGGTACAGCGCAAGTTGCAGTAACAACTCAAGCGGCCGCAGCAAATGGAGTAACATCTGGAAATACATCTGTAACTCTTGCTGGTTCAAATTCTGCGATCAAAGTTGGTCAATTAGTAAGTGGTACAGGTATTGTAAGTTATCCAAATGATACTTATGTAACCGCCATTAGCGGAACATCTCTTACACTTTCTCAAAATGCTAGTGCAAACGGAACACCAACGTTATCTTTCTACACTCCTCATGGCGTTGTGGTTGGTGGGGGTAATAATTCTGCCAACGGAGCATACAGTTTTGTTGGTGGTGGCGGTGATGCCGGCACTGCAGCAAACGGAAACTTAGCATCAGGTGACTGGAGTACTGTAACTGGCGGACAAGGAAATAAAGCAACAGGAAATTATTCATTTATTGGTGGCGGTTACGGAAATCTTGCCTCTGGTTATGGATCATTTATTGGAACAAGTGCTGCAGCAGGAAACTTTAACACCGCATCAGGTACCGGAGCTGCAGTGGTCTCGGGAGTTTCTAACGGATCAACAAACACCGCTACATTTATTGGTGGTGGTTATGGAAACATGAGTAATAGCTATTGTAGTGGCATTCTTGCTGGATGGAACTCTACAACAAGAAGTATTGCTGGCGCATATGCCCATAGTGCTGGAGGTTTTGCGGCTCAAGGTGATGCACAATCTGGCACATATATGTTATTGGCAACCACTACAACTTCTTCAACCACTCAATTAACAGCAGGATTATTTTCTCCAGCCACAAATTCTCTTGTAACACTACCAAATAATTGGGCATATAATTATGTTGCTTATGTTGTAGGTCGTAATACTTCGACAGGCGATGCGGCTTCATGGAAACTTGAAGGATTAATAACAAGAGGATCTTCAGCAGCATCAACCACTTTAGTAGGATCACCTACAGTAACTTTACTTGGAGCCACTTCTGGTGCAATATCTCAAGGTTGGGGAACTGTTGGAAATTGTACCGCAACAGCAGATACCACCAATGGTGCTCTTAGTATTAACGGAATAGGCGTGGCCGCCACAACTATTCATTGGGTGGCAAGAGTTCAAACCGTAGAAGTAGCATAAAATAGTAGTATAAATAAGCAGTCAACAACAAAGGAGATTTACCATGGCATTACAATTAAATTTACCAACAACACAATTTGGTCAACCAGCACCTGAAGCATATGCTCGTGTTACTAACTTTTTTGGTTCTAAAGACCAATTACAAGTTCAAGTAGCTATTTATTATAATGAAGCAGCACGTCAGGCCAATATGGCAACTGTTAAAGAAAATGCTCATTATATCAGCACAGCAGATTTGGCTGGCAAAGGTGATTTGCTTCCAGCAATCTATGCAGTATTGAAAACATTTAGTGATTACGCTGGCGCCACCGATTGTTAATTTAAAACAATTTTTTAATTAAAACAGGAGCTTAGACTCCTGTTTTTTGTTTCCACACAAAGTATAAATACCTCCATCATAGGAGATTACAATGGCGGCAGTTACTTCCAGACAACAATTTAAAGATTATTGCTTACAGAACAAATACAATAAATGGTATTTTTCTATTGTAAACAATGCTTTGTCTCGTGGTTGGACCAAAAAGACCGCTCCGGTATATGTGGAATCTCACCATATCGTTCCCCAAAGTATCTCTAAAAACAATGATACCGTACTATTGACTGCACGGGAACACTTTCTTTGCCATGCTTTATTGCCTAAATTTGTTACGGGACAATATAAGTATAAGATGTTGACTGCTTTAGTTGGTATGAAAAGAAAGACCGAAAGAACACAATTCAGATATATCAACTCTAAACTTTATGATTTGGCCAAAAAAGAATATAGTGATTATAAAAAACAACAATGGAAAACGGAAGAATATAGAAACCATATGGTTAAAATAGCAACCGATTCACATTGGGATTCATCAGGACAAAACAATCCTATGTATGGTAAAAAAGGTGAATTATGTCCACACTATGGAAAATCAAAATCAAAAGAACATAAAGAAAAAATTAAACAATCTTTATCTGGAATAAAACACACAGAAGAAAGACGTAAAAAAATGTCTTTAAACTCTCCAAAAAATTCTTTAGGTAAAAAATGGTATCATAACCCATTAACAAAACAACAAAAATATTTTATTCAAGGACAAGAGCCACATGGCTTTGTTTTAGGTAGAGGATAATATGGCAGCTATAACAACAAGACAAGAATTTATCGATTATTGCTTACGCAGATTAGGTGCTCCGGTAATAGATATAAATGTTGACTCCGACCAAATTTCAGATAGAGTTGATGACGCCATAAAAATTTGGCAGGATTATCATTTTGATGGTACACAAAAGTTCTACTATATCAAACAAATTCAGCAACAGGACATAGACAATATGTACCTGGACCTGACGGATGCTGAAGATAATGCCAACAATGCTTTAGATATTATTGGTGTTACTCGTATATTTCCACTTTCAGATTCTCAGGCAACCGTTAATATGTTCGACCTTAGATATCAATTACGTCTAAACGAACTCTACGACTTCACCTCCGCATCATACATCAATTATACCTTGACGATGCAACACTTACGTTCACTAGAACTATTGTTCACTGGAGAGGTTCCTATTCGTTTTAACCGCCACATGCAACGGTTGTATATCGATTGGGCGTGGGGTGCCGAAGAAGCACCGGTAGGTACCACAGTTATTGCCGAATGTTATGCTTCTGTGAACCCCGATGTTTATACTAAAGTTTGGGAAGACCGTTGGCTTCAACAATACACCACAGCACTTATCAAGAGAACATGGGGAAACAATATGAAGAAGTTTGGTGGGTTACAACTTCCAGGTGGCGTGACATTGAATGGTAAAGAAACATATGATGAAGCCGTTGAAGAAATTAAAATGTTGGAAGGCCAGATGCAAGATATGTACAGTCTCCCGGTAGAATTTATGATGAACTAATATGGGAATTAACCAATACTTTAACAATTACGGTAAATCGGCACAACCAGAACAAAGAGTTATCGAAGATTTAATCGTTGAATCCATTAAGATTATGGGATTTAATGCGTTTTACCTTCCTAACTCCAATGATGCCGCTCGTGATTTATTGTATGGTGAAGATCCAGTCAAGAAATTTCAAGATGCTTTTCCATTGGAGATGTATATTTCTTCTGACCCAACTGATTACATCGGTCAGCGTGATATATTTACCAAATTTGGTTTAGAAATTAAAGATGATTTGAATGTAATCTGTTCTCGCAGGTCATTTCAACAGAGAGTTCCACAGAATACTTTTACTAGACCACGAGAAGGTGATTTAGTATATGTACCAGTTACCAATGGTGTTGGTGAATTATTTGAGATTAAATTTGTAGAACACAATAAAGACTTCAATATGTTGGGTAAAAAATACCCATATTTTTATGAATTGGTTCTAGAGAAATACAAATACTCACAAGAAATTATTCAAACTGGTGTTGCTGATATTGATATTGTTGTTTCTGATTCTGGTTACACCACACATTTGAATATGGATGGTCGTTTGTTTCACATTTATAAACCTATTAACTGGTCTGCTGCAGTATATAATAATGGTTATTTAAATATTAATACTACCGACTCCACATTAATTCCTATTTTACAAAGTTTGAAAGTTGGAGATACATTTAGTTATGTGATGAATAACACCACATACATTCAACAACCAATTACACAAGTTATCATTTCTGGTTCTTTATATCAAATTAAAACTGCTAACACCACATCAGGTACAGTAACTACATTCTCTGCACCATTATCAGGTTCTAATGGTCTCGATTACAATGTTGGTGAATTGGTCTATCAATCACCAGATACCACACAATCCAATGCTACAGCACTTGGTTTTGTTCAATCGTGGGTACAAAGTACAGATGTATTATCATTAAACAATATTGCTGGTGAATTTATTGATGGCCAGTTTGTATATGGTTCTTCTTCTAATGCACAATACACATTGATTAGTTTTGATCCTTTAAATAATCCTGCCAAGAAAGAGAACTATGATAACTCTTATTTGGCAACTTCAGCAAATTCAATTTTGGATTTATCTGAATCTAATCCTTTTGGTAGTATCTAATGGCAAATACAACATACAATAGAGTGATTCGTAAGTTAGTTGTAGGTTTTGGTAACCTATTTGATAACATTACTTTAGTGCGTTACAATCCTGATAATTCAGAAGCACAACGTATGCTTGTGCCAATTGTTTATGCGGCCAAAGAGATGTATGTTAAGCGACTTGAAGATGATCCAAATTTAGATAAAAAGATTCAAACTACATTACCAAGAATGTCTTTTGAAATGACTGGTATGACTTATGATGCTACCAGAAAACAAAACACAAACATTAAAAATTTTGCTTCAACATCAGAAGGTATAGTTTCTCAATATAATCCAGTACCATACAATTTTGATTTTAATTTATACATTTATGTTCGTAACATTGAAGATGGTACTCAAATTGTAGAACATATTATTCCATTTTTTGCACCAGATTATACAATCAAATTAAATTTAATTCCTGAAATGGGAATAGTTAAAGAAGTTCCTATTATTTTAAATTCTGCAAATCAAGAAATTGAATATGAAGGTGATGCACATACAGTAGAAACTCGTATGATTATTTGGACACTTAACTTTACTGTTAAAGGTTTCATTTATGGTAATATTAGTTCTACAGGATTAATTAAAACTTCTATCACCAATATTCTTAATACAATTTCATCAACTGATAATATTGTGTTCAATATGACCTCACCAGGAATTGGAACATATCAGATTGGTGAAGTAGTATATCAAGGTTATTCTGCTGGTACTTCTACCGCATCAGGTAAAGTTATTTACTGGAATAATAATCAATTAACATTAACAGATGTTTCAGGTAATTTTGTATCTGATTTGCCAGTAATTGGTCGAGCATCTAATGCTAACTATGTGTTTGGTTCTTATCAAGTAAATCCAATTAATTATGCTCAAATAATAATTGAGCCTAATCCAACTACTGCCAATGCAAACACTTCATATGCTGTTACCACAATTATTGAAGAAACACCTAATATATCATCTTATTATCCAAATACTTAAAGTAAAAGGCACATACGGAATTTAATATGAACAAATTTGAAAAATCCATGGAAGAAATTTTTGATGTAACACCAAAAGAATTTCTAAATGATTCTGGTATTAATGATACCAATACAAACAAACATCCTGTGTTACCAGTAATTAAATCTGAAAATGTTGAAGAAGAACTACAACAAGATTTAACTGATGCTTATCAACAATCAAAAGAAAATCTTCAAGGTCTAATTGAACAAGGCACAGAAGCAATGGAAGAAATTCTAACCATTGCTAAAGCCGGACAACACCCAAGAGCATTTGAAGTTTATGGTACTCTACTGAAAAACGTGGTTGATGCCAATAAAGAACTCCTAAATATACAAAAGCAAATGCGTGAAATGTCTGGTATGAAAGAAAAATCATCTTCTAGTACCAATATCGATAAAGCCATTTTTGTTGGCTCAACCACAGAATTGGCAAAATTAATTAAAGATGGCAACAAAAAATAAACAAAGTTACCGAGATAACCCTCTACTAAAACGAGTAGGTGTTCAGGTTGAATTTACGGAAGAACAAGTCCAAGAATACATTAAGTGCGCAAAAGATCCAATTTATTTTGCCAAATACATTAAGATTATTACACTCGATGAAGGTGTAACTGATTTTAAAATGTATGACTTTCAAGAAGACATGATTAGAACGTTTAATAATAATCGTTTTACAATCATGAAATGTCCTCGTCAGGTTGGTAAAACCACCACTACGGTGGCATATTTACTTTGGACTATTCTATTTCAAGATTCACAGACTGTTGCCGTTCTTGCTAACCGAGGCGAAACTGCTCGAGCCATTCTTGGTAAACTTCAGTTGGCCTATGAAAATCTACCTATGTGGTTACAACAAGGTGTGATTGAGTGGAACAAAGGTCGTGTAGAATTAGAAAACGGTTCTGTAATCGTTGCTTCTTCCACATCAAGTTCAGCGGCTCGTTCTGGTTCGTATAACATTGTATTTTTAGACGAGTTTGCTTTCGTACCAGCAAACATAGCCACAGACTTCTTTACCTCAGTTTATCCAGTTATTACTGCTGGTACTAAAACTAAGATTATTATTGTTTCTACTCCTAATGGTATGAATCTGTTCTATAAGATTTGGACGGACGCAATCAATAAGAAAAACAACTATGTACCATTTGAAGTTCATTGGTCTATGGTACCAGGTCGTGATGAGGCATGGAAAGAAGAAACAATCCGTAACACATCAGAACATCAGTTCCGTCAAGAATTTGAAACTGAGTTTTTAGGTTCTACGAATACTTTGATTTCTGGTACCAAATTGCAACAGTTGGTTTATCAAGAACCAATTGCTGATTTTGATATGATGAAAATTTATGAACAACCAATCAAAGGTAACGATGAAACAACCAAAGACCACATGTATATGCTTGTGGTTGATGTGTCCGAAGGTCGAAATCTGGACGCTCAAGCTTTCTCTGTAATAGATATATCTACCACTCCTTATAAGCAGGTGGCTAGTTATCGTAGTACTTCTATGTCTGCAATGTTGTTCCCAACGGTCATTTATAATGCCGCTAGGTTATATAATGATGCTTACATTTTAATAGAAATTAATACTAATCCAACCGTAGCAGATATTATTCATCAAGATTTAGAGTATGAAAATCTAATGAAAATCTTTACGGGCAATAAAAAACCACAACAATTATCAGGTGGTTTTGGTAGAGGAGTCCAATTAGGACTCAAAATGTCGGTTGCTGTAAAACGAATTGGTTGTTCAAATCTTAAAACTTTAATTGAAGGTAATAAATTAATAGTTAATGATTTTGATACCATTTCTGAATTGACCACTTTTGTGGCCGACAAAACATCATTTAAGGCAGACGATGGCCACAATGATGACTTAGTAATGGGTTTAGTTATGTTTGCGTGGGCAACAGGTCAAAAGTATTTCAAAGACATTGTTAACCACGACATTCGTAAACAAATTCAGCTGGAGAATTTGAACCAGTTGGATGAAGAAACACTACCTGCACCTATCATTGAAACTGGTTTGGAAAGACCGGGACTAGAAGTTATTGATGGTGATGTGTGGGAATTTGCAGATGGCGGTGAAGTTTATTCTGGTTTTATTAAAGATATGATAAAAAATCTCTAAATATGACCTATCATAAATATCTGTATGGTATCTTAACTGCCAAATAAATCATAATATCAAGGAGATAACAAATGGCATTTCAAATCTCTCCAGGCGTAAATGTTTCCGAAGTCGACTTAACTACAGTCGTTCCATCGGTTCTAACTACGGCCGGTGCTTTTGCTGGAAGCTTCGTATGGGGTCCAGTAAACAAAATCGTTAGTGTTGATAGCGAAATTACTCTAGCAAAATACTTTGGTAATCCAGACTCCAACACATATACTTCATTTTTTACCGCAGCTTCTTTCTTAGCTTATGGTAATAATTTACAAGTAGTTCGTGCTGCTAATACAAGTGCTTACAACGCATCTTCAAACGTAAGTCCTATTACCGGTTTGGTAACAAGTACTGTTCAAGTACCTAACAAAGATGTTTTTCAAGCACAATATTTACAAAACTTGACCAATGCTAATGCTTATGGTCCTGTTGTTGCTCGTTACCCTGGAGTTTTAGGTAATTCATTAACTGTTTCTGTTCTTGATGCTGGTCTTGCTAGTCAGTTTGCTTCTTGGAACGTAAACGGTGTTGGAGTTTCTTCTTACTTTAATGCTGCTCCTGGTACTTCAGCACAAGCTGCTGCAGCTGGTGCCGCAAACGATGAAATTCACATGGTTGTGGTTGATACTGGTGGTTTATTCACTGGTGCCAAAAATACCGTTCTTGAAGTATTCCCATTCATGTCCAAAGGTGCTGATGCCAAAGATTCATTGGGTAACTCAAATTACTATAAGAACTACATCTATAATAATTCCAAATACATTTATGTAATGGATCCTCCACAGTATGCAAATACTGCAAATACTCAGTCTACAAATTATTGGGGTCGCAACTTAGCCAATACCAGTTTTGCCGTTTTAGGTAATAATGCTTCTACTGGTCCTAACTATGTTACTTTGGCCAATGGTACTGATGTACAACCAACCGATGCTGATTTGGAAAATGCCTATTCATTATTCCAAAATGCTGATGCTGTTGATATTTCGTTGGTAATTACAGGTGGTGCTGATACTACTGTTCAACAATATGTAATTGATAATATTGCCAATTCTCGTAAAGATTGTGTGGCATTTGTATCGCCTCCTTCTTCTGCTGTTGTTAACCAAACAGGTAACGAAGTTGCAAATATTACTACATGGAACACTTCATTAGCTCGTTCAACATCATATGCAGTTGCTGACTCAGGTTGGAAGTATATGTTTGATAAGTATAACAACGTATATCGTTGGATACCATTAAATGGTGATACTGCTGGTCTGTGTGTATACACCGATTCGATTCGTGATCCATGGTATTCACCAGCTGGATTCAACCGTGGTAACTTGAAGAATGTTGTTAAGTTGGCATGGAATCCTACTAAATCTCAACGTGATACACTTTATGCAGCAGGTATTAATCCAGTAGTTACTTTCCCTGGCAATGGTACAGTATTGTACGGAGACAAAACTTTACAATCCAAACCTTCCGCTTTTGACCGTATCAATGTTCGCAGACTATTCATTGTGCTTGAGAAAACAATTGCTACGGCTTCACAATATTCATTGTTTGAATTTAATGATGCCTTTACACAAGCACAATTTGTATCTTTGGTAACTCCATTCCTAAGAGATGTACAAGGTCGCCGTGGTATCTATGACTTCCAAGTGGTTTGTGATTCTACAAACAATACTCCAGAAGTTGTTGATGCTAACCAATTTGTTGGTGATATTTACATTAAACCTGCCCGTTCCATTAACTTTATCCAATTGAACTTTGTTGCAGTAAGAACTGGTGTTGCATTTAGTGAAGTCGTTGGACAAGCTGGTGTTTAATCAGATAAATAATACAACGATATAGGAGAAAACAATGGCTTTCAACGTAGCAGAATTTAGAGCGAATCTGATTGGAGACGGTGCCCGTCCTAATCTATTTCAAGTAACATTAACCCTTCCAACATTTGCTAATAACTCCGTTGCTGCTGGTCAAAAACTCACGTTTATGGCCAAATCAGCACAGTTACCTGGTTCAACAGTTGGTACAGTTCCAGTTTATTATTATGGTCGTGAATTAAAGTTTGCTGGTAACCGTACATTTACTGACTGGACATTGCAGATTATTAATGATGAAGATTTCTTAATCCGTAATTCAGTTGAGTCTTGGATGAATTCTATTAATAGTCACGCAGGAAACGTAAGAAGTGCCGCTGCTGGTACTCCTTCAAGTTATTCAGTTGACGCTTCTGTTATTCAGTATGGTAAAACAGGCGAAGCAATTAACACATACAAATTTGTTGGTATGTTCCCGTTAGATATGGCTGCAATTGATTTAGATTGGGGTTCAAACGATACCATCGAAGAATACGGTGTAACATTCGCATACCAATACTGGACGAATGCTGCCTCTACAGACGCTTAATATATACTATTATACGAAAGGGACTACGGTTCCTTTCATTATGTTTTTTTGAATTGGAATAAAATACGATGGCAAATAAATTCTCTCTTTTCGGTTTTACGATTGCTCGTGCTAAAGACGAAGAAGAACAGGTAGCACAACAATCATTCTCACCACCATCAAATGACGATGGTGCTCTTACCATTACCTCTGCGGCCTATTATGGCACTTATGTTGATCTTGATGGTACCGCCAAAAATGACGTAGAACTTATTTCTCGTTATCGTGAAATGGCAATGCAACCCGAAATTGAATCAGCCATTGATGATATCGTTGGTGAAGCAATCTGTGAAGATGATGATGGTAACACAATCAAACTGGTATTAGACAATCTAGAACAACCAGAAAAAATTAAAAACGCCATTAAAAAAGAATTTGATACCATTATTCGGTTATTAAATTACAAGAGTATGGCACAAGATTTGTTCCGTAGATACTATGTTGATGGTCGTTTATTCTTCCACATTATCATCGACCACGAATCACCAAATTCTGGTATCAAAGAACTCCGTTATATCGATCCACGCAAACTCCGTAAAATCCGTGAAATCAAGAAACAAAAGGATGAGCGCACTGGTGTGGATGTAATGAATGTGGTAAATGAATATTACATTTATAACGACAAGGTGACTACAGGATCGTCACAAAACTTTGGACCAGTAGGTGTACGAATCACAACAGATTCCATCATCTCCGTGGTTTCTGGACTGATGGACAGTCGCCGTGCAGTAGTGTTGTCTTACTTACACAAAGCAATCAAACCACTTAACCAGTTAAGGATGATTGAAGATGCCACAGTCATTTATCGTATCAGTCGTGCTCCTGAACGCCGTATTTTTTATATTGACGTGGGTAATCTTCCAAAGTTAAAGGCAGAACAATACCTCCGTGATATCATGGTCAAATATAAGAACAAACTGGTATACGATTCAAATACCGGTGAAGTTCGTGATGACCGTAAACACCTTTCTATGCTTGAAGATTTCTGGTTGCCACGCCGTGAAGGTGGAAAAGGTACAGAAATTGCAACATTACCGGGTGGTCAAAACTTAGGTGAGTTGGAAGATGTTAAGTACTTTGAAAAGAAATTGTACAAAGCATTAAATGTTCCTATCTCACGATTAAATCCAGAATCTTCAGGTTTCTCATTAGGTCGTTCAACAGAAATTACCCGTGATGAAATTAAGTTCTCACGTTTTGTTGAAAAACTCCGTAGTAAATTTACCGATATGTTTGACCAAGCACTTCGTGTGCAATGTGTTCTTAAAGGTATTTGTACTAATGAAGAATGGAAGTATTTTCAAGATGATATTCATTACGATTTTATTCGTGATAATAACTTTACCGAATTAAAAGAAGCAGAATTAATGACCAACCGCCTACAGTTATTAGGTGCCGTTGATGCTTATACTGGTCGTTATTTCTCACAATCTTGGATTCAACGCAATGTTCTCCGTTTAACAGACGATGAAATTAAAGAGATGCAAACTGAGATGGATGAAGAAAAAGAAGCTGGCCTTGGTTTACCAGTTGGAGTAATGAATGATGTGGCACAACAACAGATGATGTCACAAGTACCAAGCCAACCTGGTAATCCATTGGATCAAGAACACGAAGCTGAAATGGCTCAGCGAGCAGCCAAAAAAACGAATGATTAAGCGTTTATTATAAATATTTTGAGGAGAAACAAATGGATACAAGACAAATCATAGACTATGCAATGGATGATAATGGTGTAGAATTTAGAAATGCACTCTATGCTTCCATTCACGATAAAGTAACTGCTCATATTGAAGCAGCTAAACAAGCGGTAGCACAAAATTTCTTCCGTAGTGAAGAAGAATCTGATTCGGATGAAAACGCTTAAACAAGTAATTGCTGAAGCAAAAAGATCCAGTCAAAAGACTATGGATCCTCCTGCCGTTTTGATTATGAAACGTAAGTCTGTTAGGCAATTTCCTAACGGACAAAGAGTCGCTTTGTACTATGTGGATAAGATCGATAAATATGTAACAGTACCATATGAAGCAATGCAATGGTCCACATCTGTACCAGAAGAATTTAAATAGGATAAAGAATGTCCAACATTTATACATACGAAGTATTAAAAGATACAACACAAAAAGCCGTTATTAAATTAACTGCTAATTTTGACGGTTCTGGTCAAGAGTATAATGTTGCTCGTATTCAAGCTAATACTTTGTATGGTGCTTTAGATGCTAACAATAATTTATTAGTAACAGGCAACACAGCAAAGCCATTTTATAATATAACCATTTCAAGAATTGGTTACAATATTGCTTCTCAACAAAAAGGTTACGTTGAGTTGTTTTGGAATGCAGCAAATACTGCCAATACTGTTCCAATCTTTAACATGGATTTGTGTGGTCAATATTCAGAAGAACAAGGCATGGTTACGATTAGAAACAATGCCGTAGGTGCTACAGGTGATATTGGTGTACAAACTTTTGGTTTGGTTGCAAATTGTGCTTACACATTAATTGTAGAGCTTCGTAAAGATAACGCAATGTATCAGCGTGGTCAATTTAATGATCCTGCTGCATTTAATGCTCCACCTTATAACTTGAACCCATAATATGTCAAATAAATTTACATACCAAGTCCTAAGAGACACACAGACCGATGCTATTATTAAGTTAACTGGCGTATTTGATGGCGTATCAGGATCAGAATTAAACGTTGCTCGTATTCAAGCTAATACTTTGTATGGTGCTTTGGCAACCAATAACTATTTGGTAGCAAACTCACAAGGTGGTTCTGCTAATACAACATTGTCATACTACGATTTACAGTTAACTGGCGTAAAATATTACGTTAACTTTCCAACATCAAATGTTGGTGGTGTCGAATTGTTTTGGTCAGGCAACAACACAGGCACAGCTGCATCAGCATATGCCAACTCATCAACCATTTTTCATCTAAACTTACAAGGTGAGTTTGGACTAGGCGAGCAGTTACCATCTATTTTAAATAATTCTGGTGACGGTATTCATGCTAATACTGTTGGTGTTGGAGATATTGGTATTCAAACAACAGGTGGTACTGCAAATAGTGCATACACTTTAATTATTACTTTGCGTAAGAACAACGCTATGTACCAACGTGGTCAGTTCAACGAACCAGCAGCGTTCAACTACAAGCCATACAATTTGGTACCGTAATGAATGTTTTTATTTCAAATCTTTTATCCGACAGGTTATTAGAGGCGAAAAAGGATTTAGACGAGATATTAGAAACTATCATCTACGATAAGTTAGATGAAAAGAAGCAAGAGATTGCTTCTCAAATGTTTGGTGATGCAATACCAGAATTGGTATTTGAAGGTAACAAGAAGTCAAATGTATTAAAGATGGGACGAACCAAAGTAATTCGTGTTCGTGTCCGTAAAGGTAAGATACAACGCCGTAAGAAGTTTTCGGCAGTTAAAGGTTATACAATTCGTGCTGGTAAATTAGTACGAATGATGCCGGCAGAACGTAGGCATCGTAAGATAGGGTCCAGAAGGTCAAAGTTTAAAAGACGTGCTAAATTGAGAACGTCAATAAGAAAAAGAAAAATATCGTTAAGAAAACGAAGGGCAATAGGATTATGAAACTTATTAAAGAAATTAACGAAACGGTAAATTATATTACCGAAGGTACCGATGGTAAAAAGGAACTCTTTATTGAAGGTCCTTTTCTCGTTTCCGAAAAGAAAAACAAGAATGGCCGTTTGTATGAATACAACACGATGAAAAAAGAAGTTCATCGTTATACTGAAGAATATATTAACAAAAACCGTGCCTTTGGTGAATTGGGACATCCTGAAACACCAACCATTAACTTAGACCGTGTATCACATATGATTGTTGGTTTGAGAGAAGATGGTACACAATGGATCGGTAAAGCAAAAATTCTTGATACTCCTATGGGTCAAATCGCCAGAAGCCTTATTGAAGGTGGCGCTCAATTAGGTGTTTCATCAAGAGGTATGGGTTCATTGAAAAACGTTAATGGTGTTAATGTTGTTCAGAACGATTTTTATCTAGCCACAGCGGCAGATATTGTAGCAGACCCTTCCGCACCAGGTGCTTTTGTGCAGGGCATTATGGAAGGTAAAGAATGGATGTTAGTCAATGGTGTTTGGACAGAACAGGATCACTCTCGGGCAATCAAACAGATTCGCCATGCTTCACGCAAAGAGATTGAGGAAGTTAGTCTACACATTTTTGAGAACTTCATGAAAAAACTTTAAATATAAATATATCCAATAAATCAAGGAGATTTTCAAAATGGGAAAATTTAATCTGTCCGAAGCCGCTAAAGCAATCTTGGCTGAAGGTTCAAAAGAAACATTTGACGCAAACATTGCCAAGAAGCGTGGCCAGCGTGGTCAAGACCATCATACAAAAGGTGAAGTTGGTGAAGATCGTATCCAGTCTAAGACTGCTTACGGCACTAACGATGCTGGTGATATTGGTCACTCACCTGAAGAAGAAACAGATGCTTTGCCTGATTACACAAAAGGCACACCATCAGCAACTCCTCCTGGTGCTACCCCTCCAGTTGGTTCCGAAAAAGACGGCGTAGGTATCCGTAAACTCGAAGGTCAACCACAAGAAACTATGGGTCGTTCCGATTTAGTACACGCTCATCAAGAACCAGCTACACACATGGATGCTATTCGTGACCGTATTGCTGGTAAATTGGCAACACAAACAATGCAAAAAAATGCAGGCGCTACTTTCCAACACTATGATGGTGAGCACGTTGCTTCCAAGTATGCTGAATCTACCGAAGTTGAAGGTGATTTGGTTGCTGAAGAAGATGAGAATCATGATGATGAGGCTCAAGATAAAAAACTCATCAAGAAAATGATTAACAAAGCCAAAATTAAAGAAGATATGGATGCTTTGTTGTCTGGTGAAAATCTTTCTGAAGAATTCGTTGCCAAAGCTTCTACAATTTTTGAAGCCGCAGTTATTGCTCGTGCTGAAGAAGTTGTTGCCATTGCTGAAGCAGAATTGATGGAACAGTTTGAATCTGCCGTTGAAGAAATCAAAGAAGATTTGGCCGCTAAAGTTGATGACTATCTCAACTACATGGTAGAAGAATGGATTAAAGATAACGAAATCGCTATCGAATCTGGTCTCCGTGCCGAAATCACCGAAGAATTCATCGATGGTTTGCGTAACCTATTCGTAGAACATTACATTGATGTTCCATCTGAAAAGGTAGACATTGTTGAAGGTTTGGCTGCTAAAGTTGAGGAACTTGAATCTGCTTTGAATGAACAAATTCAACGTGGTGTCGAATTAAATAAAGAACTAAACGAACAAAAGAAAATTGAGGCTATCTACACAGCGTGTGAAGGCCTGACTCAAACCCAAGTAGAGAAGTTAAAATCGCTCGCAGAGAACGTAGAATTCACTACTGAGGACGAATTTGTTGGCAAAATTGATACTTTGAAAGAATCATATTTCAAAGCAGATATTAAAGTTGCCGACAGTTCATCACTAGACGAAGTGCTCGTGGAAGAAGATGGCGAGACTGTAGCTAAGTCTGCTGATCCTTTGATGGAAGCTTATTCCAAGACTATTTCTAAATCACTCAAGTAAAAATATACAACTATAAGGAAAAACTAACATGTATATGACTGAAGAACTACAAAAGAAATGGGCTCCAGTTTTGGAACATCCAGAACTCGATTCTATTAAAGACCCATACAAGAAGGCTGTTACAGCTCTTGTTTTGGAAAATCAACAACAAGCAATGAATCAAGATGCTGCTCAGTTGAACGAAACTACTTACTCTGCTGGTCCAACCAACATTGGTGGTGGTGTTTCTAACTTTGACCCAATCTTGATTTCTTTGGTACGCCGTTCATTGCCAAATCTAATCGCTTATGACGTTGCTGGTGTTCAACCAATGACTGGTCCTACTGGTTTGATTTTTGCAATGCGTGCATTGTACAACAACCAATCAAGCACTGCTGAAGCATTCTTCAACGAAGCTAACACAGAGTTCTCTGGTGCTAATTCTTCTGCTAACCCATACGGTTTCCAAGGTACACAAGCAGCTGACGTTACAACAAACCCTGTTGCTTCTTTGACTGCTAACGCATTCACAACTGGTGTTGGTATCCCAACAGCTACTGCTGAACAATTAGGTACAAGCGACACAAACCCATTCCAACAAATGGCGTTTACAATTGAGAAAGTTACTGTAACTGCTCAAAGCCGTGCCTTGAAAGCTGAGTACTCATTAGAACTCGCACAAGACTTGAAAGCAATTCATGGTCTTGATGCTGAAACAGAACTGTCTAACATTCTGTCTACTGAGATCCTCTCAGAAATCAACCGTGAAGTTATCCGTACAATCTATTTGTCCGCTGTTCCAGGTGCTCAATATGGCACAACAAATGCTGGTACATTTGACTTAGATACAGACTCTAACGGCCGTTGGTCAGTTGAGCGTTTCAAAGGTTTGATTTTCCAAATTGAACGTGACGCTAACGTTATTGCCAAGCAGACTCGTAGAGGTAAAGGTAACGTATTAATCGTTTCTTCTGACGTTGCTTCAGCAATGGCTATGGCTGGTGTTCTTTCTTACACACCTGCTTTGTCTGCTGATTTGCAAGTAGATGATACTGGCAATACATTCGCTGGTATGTTACATGGCCGTATCAAAGTGTACATTGACCCATACTTTGGTGGTTATACTTCTAACCAAGAATTGGTTACAATCGGTTACAAAGGTTCTTCACCTTATGACGCTGGTTTGTTCTATTGCCCATACGTTCCATTACAAATGGTTCGTGCAGTTGACCAATTTACATTCCAACCAAAAATTGGTTTCAAAACACGTTACGGTATGGTACCAAACCCATTTGCTAAAGGTGTCTTGGCAAACGGTGCTGCTACTAGCCAAATTACACCACGTTCTAACGTATACTATCGTATTTTCCAAGTTAAGAACCTCATGTAATTTAAACAAAACAAAATCACCACAGAGTGATAGTTTAGAGAGACTTCTTCGGGAGTCTCTTTTTTTATGGCCTAAATAATTGTATGACAGCACTTACTAGATCACCTCAGAATACAAATCTATTACAACCGACAAAGTTTTTATTAACTTTTGATCGGTTACCAAACACAACTTTCTTTTGTCAGTCTGTAAATATACCAGGTATCAATCTAGGTCAAGCACCACTACAAACTCCAATGTTAGATATTTTTGCGCCTGGTAATAAGATTACTTACAATCCTTTCAATATTCATTTCTTAGTTGACGAGAAACTGGCATCGTGGCAAGAATTACACACTTGGTTCCGTTCCATTGCGTCTCCAGACAGTTACGAAGAAAGAAAAAGGTTGCAGGCGGGTTATGCACAAAGGGGCAATAAACCATCTTATTATTCAGATGGTACCTTGACTGTTTTATCTTCATTGAATAATCCACTATTACGGGTTAATTTTTATAACATGTTTCCTATCACACTATCAGATATCATATTTGATTCCAGTCAATCGGCTGATGATATTATTTCGGCAGATTCCACTTTTATGTTTGATTATTTTGATTTTGTGGACGTTTCTGCTTGACTTTTATTATAGTCTGTGATAATATACAGATTTAAGCATTATATTTTTGATTACATTATGGAAAATCTAGAACAAATTTTAAAGTATTGGGAAACGGACGCAGACATGGACCAGACAGAACCTGGTAAAGAACTGCTGAAGATTCCTAAACTACACAACAAATACCTTTCGATTTTAACGAAACACAAGATTGCATCTAAAAAGGCACATTTTGATTATCTCCGTATGCGTAAGGTAAAGATTGAATATTATAGTGGTCGTATGGACCAAGAAGAATTGTATTCTCGTGGATGGCAACCTTTTCAATTTGTATTAAAATCAGATATCAATGCCTACTTGGAAGGCGATGACGATTTAATTAAGATGTTAGAAAAGAAAGTTTACCACGAAGAAACGGTATCTGTCTTAGAATCTATTATGAATGAATTAAAACAAAGAACATGGCAACTTAGGTCATTCATTGATTATGAAAAGTTTATTGGTGGACAATAACGAAAATATATACATCTCTAAAGTAAACGAGGTATACTTAAAAGTTAAATGTGAAAGACACATAGCTCAAGAACTTTCTCAATTTTTTGAATTCTTTGTTCCTGGTTATCAATTTGTACCAGCATATCGTAATCGAATTTGGGATGGAAAAATAAGATTGTTCGATTTAAGAAACAATCAAATATACATAGGATTATTAAATTACATAGAGCAGTTTGCTGAATCAAGAAATTATACCATTGAATATGATTCGGTAACTGGCATACAAGACGAATATTCAGAATATCATGCGAAGAAATTTATCGAACAGATTAATCCACATTCTCGTGGAGAACCAATCGAAGTCAGAGAACACCAAATCACTGCATACGTTCATGCAATGCAGAACAGGCGAGCTCTACTCTTATCTCCAACCGCCTCAGGCAAATCACTCATCATCTACTTGTTGTTTCGACAACTCCATCAATACCAAAAATTAAAAGGTCTTATTATTGTTCCAACCACATCTTTGGTTGAACAACTATTCTCTGACTTTGGTGATTACAATGATGGTACAATGGAAACATTAATTCATCGAATCTACCAAGGTAAAGAAAAAGAAACCGATAAACCTCTCACCATTTCTACATGGCAATCTTTATATAAGATGCCAAAAGAATACTTTGAACAGTTTGATTATGTAATTGGTGACGAGGCACATAACTTTAAAGCACAATCTCTTACCACCATATTAACCAATTGTGTTAATGCCAAGTATCGTATTGGTCTAACAGGCACTCTTGATGGTACAAAAACACACAAACTTGTATTAGAAGGACTTTTTGGTCCTGTTCGTAAGGTTATTACCACAAATGAATTAATTAATCAACAGTTGGTTTCTCAATTTGAAATTAAGTGTTTAGTGTTAAAGCATTCCGATGATATATCAAAGTTAATGAAAGGTAAAACTTATGCAGAAGAAATTGATTATCTAATATCAAACGATTCTCGTAATAAATTCATTAAAAATCTTGCGGTTAGTTTAGGTAAAAATACACTTGTTTTATATCAAATGGTTGACCGACATGGTAAAATACTGTACAATATGATTAAGAACACGGAACGAATAGGTGATAGAAAAGTATTTTTTGTCCATGGTGGCACAGATACAACCGACCGTGAAGAAATTAGAAGAATTATGGAGATTGAACAAGATGCTATTGTTGTGGCTAGTTTTGGTACTTTTAGTACTGGTATTAATATCAGGAATTTGCATAACATTATTTTTGCAATGCCAACTAAATCGAGCATACGCACTCTCCAAAGTATTGGACGAGGATTACGACAGAGTGAAGGAAAAGAACTTGCAACTCTCTACGACATCTCAGACGACCTCAGAGTCGGCAAACACATGAACTATACTTTAAAACATATGGTGGAAAGAGTTCGTATATATAATGAGGAGAAGTTCCCATTTAAAATATATAAAATAGGACTAAAAAATGCTTGAACAAAAAACACAAATAATCAAGTTACAGAATGGGACAGATTTGATTGCCAATGTTTCTTTGAGTAATGACCACTATATTTTAGAAGAACCAATGGAGTTTGGTATTGATTTTCGTGGTAGAGAAGGTGGTTTAATTATGAAACATTACTTGCCAGTTCAATTACTTAAAAAGAATTCTATTGAAATTCATACTAAAGATGTTCTTTCTGTTATGGAACCCGAAAATGAGTTCTGTGAATATTATATTAATACTGTGGAAAAAATTAAAGATTTGTTAAAAGCAAAGAACCTCGTGGATGAAATTAGTGATTTGTCTGACGAAGAATTACAAGATATTATGAATCAATTTGAAGATTTAGGAAATCATGGAAATACAATACATTAATACTTTCATTCTGGAACATACTCGATACTAACGGTCTGTCAAGCGATTGTCAATAGATAAATCTGGTAAACATGATAACACAAGATAATTTAAAAGAATATCTCTATTATAAAGAAGGAAAATTGTTTTGGAAAAAACAACCAAGTTCTGTTATTCCTGTAGGATCTGAAGCCGGTAATGTTAATGCACGAGGTTATATACAAATAAAAATATTTAATAAAAGATTCTATGCTCACAGGTTGGTATACTTTATGTTTAATGGTTATTTTCCAAAAGAAATTGACCATATAGATGGAGATAAAAGTAATAATAAAATAGAAAATTTAAGATGTGTTACTAAATCACAAAACGGATGGAATACCAAAAAAAGAAAAGATAATTCCTCTGGCGTTAAAAACATTTATTGGGATAAAAGAACCACTAGTTGGATGGTATCTTTTCAAGTTAATAAAATTAAAAAATATTATGGTAGATTTAAAAATAAAGATGAGGCAATTATTATGGCAAACAAAATGAGAAACCACTTACACGGTGAGTATGCAAATCATGGCGACTAAGAAAAAAGAATACGTTAATAATGCCGACTTTCTCAAGGCATTAATTGATTACAAAGAAGCATCCAAACTAGCGAAGAAGAATAAAACTCCTCCTCCACCTATTCCAAACTACATTGGAGAGTGTTTCATGAAGATTGCAGAAGGTTTATCACATAAACCAAACTTCATTAATTATACCTATCGTGATGAAATGATGGCAGATGGTATTGAAAACTGTTTAATGTATTTTAGTAATTTTGATCCTACCAAGTCTAAGAATCCTTTTGCCTATTTTACTCAAATCATTTACTATGCCTTTCTACGAAGAATCCAAAAGGAAAAGAAACAGACTTATGTAAAATACAAAGCCACAGAACAGATGGGTATTTTGGATGAGTTTGAAATGATGGAATTTGAAGATGGTACTTCTAAACAATTTGAACTCTATGATAACATTTCGGAGTTTATTGAGACGTATGAATTGGCCAAAGAAGCAAAGAAAGCGGTAAAGAAGCCCAAAGGTATTGAAAAGTTTCTAGGAGAGTGATATAATGTATAAAGTATCTTATTATTTAAGTGGTGGATCGCTCAGATTTAAAGCCTTTGAATCACTACATGAAGCAACATTATTTGCCAACAAACAACCAATTGATTCGGTATTAGAAATTAAATATTATGACGATGTTAACCACAAAAAACCAGACAGGAACTAGTCATGATACTTATTATAAAAACATAAGTTACTAAATAAGTTATAAGGAGGCATTATGAATATACTTTATAAAGTAACTTATTTACCACATTTAAACACTAATTGGCCAAAATATTATGTTGGATCAAAATATAACTATAAGGGTAATTACTTTGGTTCTGTAGATTCTAAACAAATATATGAATATACCGAAGGATTAACGTTAAAAGACTGGTGGAAAAAAGAAAAAAAGAACACTAAAAACTTTTTGTTTGAAATTCTTGAATTATTTGAAGAATTAACACCACAAGATTTGGTTGAAAAGGAACACGATTTACATATTAAATTAAATGTTTTAAGTGATGAATACTTTAATCATAGTATAGCAACAAAAGGATATTGTTCCATTAAAAATAGTGAAGCAACTAAAAAAATAAAATCAGAAAAAACAAAAGAATATTGGAATACTAAAGAAGGACAGAAAAAGAAACAAAGATTGATTGAAAGAAATAAAGAAAAACAATCAACATTAATGAAAATAAAATGGAAAAATCCCACCGAAGCAATGAAAAACAGAAAAATTTCTGGTAGACCTAAAGGTTCGGTAGATTTAAAACAAAGAAAACAAAAACCCATTAAAAAAATATATGCAGAAGGTTTGGTTTTTAATAGTGCAATAGAAGCTTCTAAGCATTTTGGAATTGATCCTGTAAACATTAGAAGAAAGTGTAGGTTAAATTATAATGATTGGAGATATTTAAGTGAAGGTAGCAATAATAACTGATACACATTGGGGTGCAAGAAACGACAGTTTAAATTTTATAGATTATTATGAAAAGTTTTATCGGGATACTTTTTTTCCAACATTGGATAAAGAAGGCATTGATACAGTATTGATGCTTGGTGATACTTTTGATAGAAGAAAATATATCAACTTTGTTACTTGGAATAAAGCTAAAAGTATATATTTTGATCAACTAGCCAAACGAAATATACAAACATATATTTTAGTGGGTAACCATGATACCTCATATAAAAATACGAATAAAATAAATTCTCCGGACCTATTACTCAGAGAGTATACCAATATTCAAGTCATTGATGAACCCACTACAATTGATGTGAAAGATACTGCCATCTGTATGATGCCTTGGATTTGTCCTGAAAATTACAGCGACTCCATCCAAACTATTAAAGAGACCGATGCTGATATTTGTATGGGACATTTTGAAATTTCAGGCTTTGCCATGCATCGTGGCATGCCATCACAGGAAGGATTAAACCGTGGAATTTTTAATCGCTTTGATTGTGTATTCTCTGGCCATTACCATCACCGTTCTTCTCAAGATAATATCAAGTATCTCGGAAACCCCTACGAACTTACTTGGCAAGATTATAATGATCCTAGAGGATTTCACTTGTTTGATTTGTCCACTCGCAATTTGGAGTTTATTCAAAACCCAAATGTAATGTTCCACCGTATCATTTATGATGATAAAGAAGAATCTATTACCGAAATTAATAATAAAGACTTAACTAAGTTTACCAATACCTATGTTAAAGTTGTGGTAATTAACAAAACCAATCCCTATCTGTTTGATAAGTTTATGGCAAAGTTATATGAGGTCAATCCAATCGATGTTACCATTGCCGAGGACTTTACAGACTTGACGGAAGGTGTAGAAGATGATATACTTGACCAAGCGCAGGACACTTTGACTATAATTAATAATTTTGTGGAAGGCATCAAAGAAGATTATATTGATAATAATAAACTCAAAACTGTAATGAAAGAGTTATATATTGAGGCGTTAAATCAAGAACAAGCATGAAACACAAACATCATATTATACCTAAACATATGGGCGGTACCAATGATATATCCAATTTAATTGAATTGTCGGTAGAAGAACATGCGACAGCACATCGTATATTATATGAAAATTATGGTAAATGGCAAGATTATATTGCTTGGCAGGGATTATCGGGTAGAATGAACAAAGAAGAAATTATAAGAGAAAAAATCAAATTGGGTAACATAGGTAAAAAATTATCCAATGAAACCAAGAAAAAAATTGGATTATCTTCGGCCGGACGTTTACATACCGATGAAGCAAAAATAAAAATGTCTATTTTGGCCACAGGAAAGAAACCTTCTGAGGAAACTAGACAAAAGTTGAGAGATTCACATTTGGGTAAAAAACCGTCAAATGAAACTAAATTAAAAATGAGCCTTGCATTAAAAGGCGTAAAAAGACCACAAGAAGTTATTGATAAAATAAAAGAAACAAAGCGAAAAAATAGAATGGGTGTTGAATGATTATATTCCAAAAGGTCCGATGGAAGAATTTCTTATCCACCGGAGCAAGTTTTACCGAAATTAACTTTACTAAATCATCAAACACACTCATCATTGGTAATAATGGTGCAGGTAAATCCACTATTTTGGATGCCTTGTGTTTTGGTCTTTTTGGTAAACCATTTCGTAAAATTAACAAACCACAATTATTAAATTCTATCAATCAGCAAGCTGCTGTGGTTGAGATAGAGTTTTCCATTGGTAAGAAATATTACAAAGTTATCCGTGGTATTAAACCTAATGTGTTTGAAATCTATTGTGATGATGTATTGATGAATCAGGATGCAGCAGCTAGAGATTACCAAGAAGTATTAGAAAAGAATATTCTTAAACTTAGCTTTAAATCCTTTACTCAAGTAGTCATATTAGGTTCAGCATCATTTGTTCCGTTCATGCAATTATCTCCTGCTGATAGACGAAACATTATTGAAGATTTGTTGGACATTGGTATTTTTTCCTCAATGAATGGATTAGTAAAAGAGAAGATGTCGGAGATTAAAGATGCTTCTACAAAGACCAAGTATGAAATGGATTTAACTTCAGAAAGAATTAACTTCCAAAAACAAAGTATCGAAGAACACAAGAATCGTTCTGAAGAAGAAATTGCCAAGAAGAAAAAAGAAGTTGAAGAAAGCATACACCAAACATTTACTTTACAGAGAGATGTGGAACTAATCCAAAAACACATTGATGTGTTGAATAAAAAGATTGCCGATAGATTGGCAACAGAAAAGAAAAGTTCCAAGTTGTTACAGTTAGAAACCAAATTAGAATCCAAACTAAAGAAATTAGAAAAAGAGGAGAAATTCTATGAAGAAAACCACGACTGTCCAACCTGTAAGCAAGGTATCGCTGACTCCTTCAGACGTAGCCAGCTTAGTGGAATCCATAAAACAAAAGGAGAAATTGGAGTTGCAGTTAAAGACATCGAAACTCAAATCCAAAAGGCAAATGAAAGGATCCAAGAAATCCAAAAAATAGTTAAGCATATTCAGGAACACAATAATGAAATCGTTAAACACAATTCAACCATATCAGCGGTCAATGCTTACATTACTAAAATCCAAAAAGAGATTGAATCTTTGTCTGCACAGAAAGACTCGCTTGTTGAAGATAATGCTAAACTAAAAGAACTGAAAACTGAACTTGGAGTTTTAGTTAAAAAGCAAGAAGAATTGGCAACAGAAAAACAATACTACGATTTTGCTGGTTCTTTATTAAAAGATACTGGTATTAAAACAAAGATTATCCGTCAATACTTACCAATTATGAATAAATTGATTAACAAGTATTTGAGTGCCATGGATTTCTTTGTGAACTTTAATATCAATGAGAACTTTGAAGAAACAATTAAATCAAGACACCGTGATGATTTTGGTTATGCCAACTTCTCAGAAGGTGAAAAACAAAAAATTGATTTGGCACTTTTATTCACATGGAGGCAAATAGCCAAGTTAAAAAATTCAACAAATACCAACTTGTTAATTTTAGATGAAGTTTTTGATAGTAGTTTGGATACAGCTTCCGTTGAACTTCTGATGGGTTTATTGAAAGATTTATCGCCAGACACCAATGTTTTTGTTATTAGCCATAAGTCCGACCAAATGTTTGATAAATTCAGAAGCGTTATTCGTTTTACCAAAAAGAACAATTTTTCCGTTATTGAAAAGTGAAGATTACTAAATAAATAGTAGCGATAACTCAATTTCAATAATTATATGAAAACTTATAAAATATACAAAATTACTAACAAAATTAATGGACATTTTTATGTTGGATATACTAAATTAACCTTAGAAAAAAGATTTAAATTACACATTAAAGCAACAACAACTAAAATGCCAGTCGTATCAGCCATCAAAAAATATGGAGTTGATAATTTTAAAATTGAATTATTATACGATTTTGATAATAAAAATGACGCCATTAATTGTGAAATACAATTGATTGAAGAATTAAAACCAGATTATAATGTACATCGTGGTGGTACCGGAGGTCCTATGTATGGAACCATGAATGGTATGTATGGCAAAAAGCATACTAATGAATGGATAAAAAATAAAAGTGAAAGTATGTTAGGTAAAAATAATCCTATGTTTAATAAAACCCATACTGATGAAGTTAAAAAGGTTTTAAGTAAAAAAAAATTAGGAAATATACCTTGGAATAAAAATAAAACTGGAGTCTATTCCGAAGAGACCATTAATAAATTAAAAAAACCAAAAACGGAAGAACATAAAAGCAAATTAAAAAAACAATATACGTTTATTTCTCCGTTGGGTGAAAAAGTTTCGGTTTTTGGGTTAACCGAATTTTGCAAAAATAATGATTTGAATAAAGGAGCCATGTCTGAAGTTTGGAATGGTAAAAGAAATGTTTATAAAGGATGGACAAAATGAGTGAGAAACATCAAGATACCGTAATATTTTCAAAAGAGAATGATGAAATCTTTAAGTATAATACAGAACAAGCCTTAGAAACCAAAAAAACGGAAACTGTTAAAGTTCCTTTGTTTCCTTTAGTGCCAGAGAATCATCCAATTCTCAAAGAAGCATTACCAGAATTTGATTTTAATAATCCGCCTGTTAATCCTGGTGAGTTTGCTTCTTCTTTGGTAGAAACCTGTAAACATTATAAAGGTTATGGATTATCTGCCAATCAATGTGGTTTTAGGCATCGTGTATTTGTATGTGGTGCTGAAGATAACTATGTGGCATTTTTTAATCCAAAAATAATTTCATCCGAAGGTGAAGCACACATGGTAGAAGGTTGTTTATCGTTTCCACTTTTAGGTTTTAATATTACCAGACCAGCATCTATTGTGGTTGAATACCAAGATTATAGAGGTAACGTACAAACAACACCACTTACTGGCATATCTGCTCGAGTTTTCCAACATGAGCTTGACCATTTGAATGGTATCGTGTATACTCAAAGAGTAAAACCTTTGGCCTTGCAACAAGGCATGAAGAAGCGAAACAAAATATTGAAGAAAATTGGTCTAAAAAAATAATGGCAACACCTATTGAATATGTAGAAAAGCAATGGAAAGAGTGGTCTGAAAAGAACACCACATTTGAACACATTGATGAAGAAGCGATGAAAGAAGTTCTCATCAAAGATTTAACTTATGCTTCTCAAATGGATGTTCGTGAATATACTCTATACCAAAAATGGTGTGAAGTAAAAGAAAGATATCCTGTACATGATGTTTCTACATTGTGGGGTTCAGAAGTAATGATGGTTGATCCTGAGCAAAGGAAACTGGTCGATAAAGTTAAAGCAAACTTTTGGATGCCAGAATCACCTGATGATTATGAGAAATTAAAACCTGTTATGGTTCTTTCAAATGGTCCTGATGCCGAAACTTGGAATGCCATTAGAACATTCTCATCAACCATGAAGAACAATTCTAACATTGGTCGTAATCTATTCTACATTCTTACCGATGAAGTAACAGGTAAATATCTTGGTGTTATCTGTATCTCCTCAGACTTCCTGGACTTGACTCCAAGAGATAATGCAATCGGATGGTCGAGAGATATTAAGACACAACAACATATGATTAATCATACTGCGATTGGATCCACCATCGTTCCTTTACAACCACTTGGTTTTAATTACATGGGTGGTAAATTGTTGGCACTAATGTGTTTATCAGACACAGTACAGAAAGATTGGAAACGACAATATGGAGATGTTCTTGCTGGAGTTACCACAACTTCTCTTTACGGCAAAACAAAATCAGGTGGTCTATCTCAATACGATGGACTGGAACATTGGAATCCAATGGGATTTTCATCAGGTTCAGTTGCATTTGAACCATCAAGAGCAACTAAGAAATTAGTGTTTGATTGGATTAAAGAGAATCATACTCGTAAATATTTTGAATGGTGGGAAGCAAAGAATCAACAAGGTCTTCCACTTAAACGTGACCATAAGAATCGTTCATTGAACTTTGCGTACTCTAAATTACAGATACCAAAACAACTGATTCGTACCGAACATCAACGTGGCATTTATTTTAGTCCGTTGTATAATAATACAAATGAGTTTCTTCGTAAAGAAATTACAGATACTAATTTGGTAAAGTCCTTTGATACCAGTGAAGAAGCATTATCTGATATTTGGAAAACAAAGTATGCCAAAGGTCGTATTCGGCAATTACAAAAGAAGAATACCGTTTCTTATGAATCTCTTTTCTATGATGATTTGATTTATCTATCGTGGGAAGATACCAAAGCGAAATACTTGGGTCAGGTTGGTCGGTAAGCAGTAAGGACATATTCTCAGTAGAGTTGTGTCTGGTAGTATTAATTTAGATGTTCTAATTAATTAAAGGAGAAGTAAATGAAAGCATTATTTGATGTAAGAAAGTCTTTAGAGTTGTGTCCTCCAAAATTTCAAAATGGCGTTAAACACGTTAAACGAATTGTTTTAAAACGTGGAGAGGATGTTACATATCCAAAAGAAAATAATCCACGATTATTAAATATTGTAGCAGAAAAAATTCCAGAAATTCGTGATTCATTCATTGTCAACGGATTCATTCATACTTGTACACCACCCACAGTAAAGGTTGATCCAAACAATAAAAATCGTTTTATTGGATTGTCTGGTTATCATCGTAATGCTGCAGCAGAACAAGCCGGATGGGAATCAATGATATACGATGTTGTTGAATTTGATTCTCCTAAAGATGAAAGGATCCACAGATTAACAACAAACCACGTTTTTACTCCTGCAATACCCAATACTTTAGATGATTTAGTTAAACAAATCAAAGAAGCTATTACCAATAAAGAAATTACTAATGAAGATTCTGATATAAAATCTTTCATTAAAGTTGTAGCAGCAGACAAAACAGAAAAAAATCAAAATACTATTTTTAATAGAGTTCGCAGACATGTTTCAATTTCATCCACCTTATTGTGTTATCATGCAGGTAAAGGTGAAAATAGTACTTCTGAAGTAGCTCAAAAATTTAATTTACCTATTAAAGGTGATTTGCGTTTTAGTCAATCAAAAAAGCTTGGATATATTTCCAGTCAAGAAACCCCAAGAGGTTCTTTGTATGAGGGTAAGATTCTATCGAGAGAGTATGGTGGTGTTCCTGTTGAATTTTATGCTTGGATTTCTTCACCATTGGAAGCACCAAAATTACACAAACAGAGATTGAAATATAAAGAATCTTTTGATAAATTTTTATTGGAAGATTGTGAAACTTTAAAATATGAAATGGAAAAATTAGGTTTTAAAGTTAGTTTGGAAGATGTGATTAAAAACCATCCGGTAAAATTTATTGGATTTTTACCACAAGATATATCTCCAAATCCTTTTGATGGAGGAAAACCGAAAGAACAGGGTATCGTTGATGTATATGGAAATTCGGTACTAATTTAAGTATACCACAAATATACTTGACACCACACATATATAAATGATATACTGTGTGAACTTGCTTAAGGCAAGGATTTATTTTAACTTACTATGGAGTATTACAATGAAATTATCCGCTAAACAAAAGATGTTGGCCGCTTTGAAACAAACCTCTGGCTACAACACTTTTACAACCAAACAAGCTCAACGCCGTTTCGGTATTACTAATGTTGCTGCTCGTATTGACGAACTCCGTCAAGAAGGCAACGTTATCTACACTAACTCTAAAACTGTTGATGGTCAGAAAGTTTCTTTCTACCGTTTGGGTACACCAACTAAAGGCCTCGTTAAAGCTGCTTTGAAGTCTGGTTATTCACTAACTGCCTAATGTAGTTTGATGTGGGGTTTCACCGAAAGGTGATTCCCCTTTTTTTATATTTTTGGAACACAAATGGAAATTTCAATCAAAAAAGAAGATTTACAAACTAAGAGTCTGTTTGTAGCAACACCAATGTATGGCGGTATGAATCACGGATTGTATATGAAAGCTTGCCTTGATTTACAAGGTCTCTGTATGCAATATGGCATACAAATCAAATTCTCATTTTTGTTTAATGAGTCCCTAATTACACGAGCAAGAAATTATCTTGTTGACGAATATATCCATCGTTCCGAATGTTCACACATGTTGTTCATTGATTCGGATATTCATTTTAATCCACAAGATGTTATCGCATTATTGGCGATGGACAAAGATGTATCTGGTGGTCCTTATCCTAAGAAAGCCATCAAGTGGCGTTCAGTTAAGAAAGCAGTAGAAAAGAATCCCGATATTGATCCACAAATGTTGGAAAAAGTTACTGGTGATTATGTTTTTAATCCAGTTAAAGGTACTGCACAATTCTCTGTAACAGAACCACTTGAAGTGCTAGAGATTGGTACTGGATTCATGATGATTAAACGTGAAGTGTTTAAGAAAATGGAAGAAGCGTATCCATCAATTCGTTATAAACCTGACCATGTAGGTCAAGCACACTTTGATGGCTCTCGTTACATTCATGCTTTCTTTGATACTGTTATTGATTCTAAAGATTCAATTACTGGTGGCGGTTCTGACCGTTATCTTTCAGAAGATTATATGTTCTGCCAAATGTGGCGTAAAATTGGTGGTAAAATCCATCTTTGTCCTTGGATGAAAACATCACACATTGGCACATACCATTTCCAAGGAGATATGCCAGCAGTTGCTAATTTTGTAGGTGAAATGTAATGTCTGCTTATCCTTGGGAATATCATAGTGATGATACTGTAACAGCAGCTGTTGATAAAACTGATACAGAAAATAAACTCAATGCAGTAACATTATCACAGACGGCTTCCACAGGTGGTCGTAAATTCGATGGCGGTAAATTGCAGTATGGTCTAGTACCACCAAACGCATTAAAAGCAACAGTAGAGATTTTAACTTTTGGTGCACAGAAGTATGAACCAGATAATTGGAAATGGGTACCAGATTCTAAGCGCAGATACTTTGATGCCGCACAACGGCATCTATGGGCTTGGAAATCTGGTGAACAAAATGACCAAGAAACTGGTAAGAATCACTTAGCACACGCAATGTGCTGCTTGATGTTTTTGTATGAACATGATACAATTGATTTTTTAAATAATGGAGAAGCAAATGAAGTTGTCAAATGAAACACTAACCGTATTGAAGAACTTTTCAAGCATCAACCAAGGTATTCAATTCAAAAAAGGCAAGAAACTTAGCACAGTATCTTCTAGTAAGACTGTATTGGCACAAGCTCAATTAAAAGATGATTTTCCAAAAGAATTTTGCATCTATGATTTGAATGAGTTTTTGTCTGTACATGGTCTTTATAAAGATTCTGAAATTGATTTTACCGATTCTGATGTAATCTTCAAGAACGGTAAGCGTTCAAGTAATTATCGTATGACGGCTAAAGAAATGATTGTTACTCCACCAGAAAAAGAAATCACACTTCCATCAGTTGATTGTGAATTTACTTTAACTGCTGAAGATTATGATGCAATTATGAAAGCATCAAGCATCTTATCTTCACCTCATATTGCTGTTAATTCTGATGGTGAAACTATTAGCATTGTTTCGTTTGATGCTAGCAATAATGCAGCACACACAAACACCGTTGAAGTTGGTGAAGGTAATGGAAAAAAATATTCCATTGTATTCAAAACAGAAAATATTAAGTTAATTTCTGGATCGTATGATGTCAAGATTTCATTCAAAGGCATCGGACATTTTAAAAATACCAAAGATGATATTCAATACTGGATTGCATTTGAGGCTAAAGAAACTAAAATTGGAGAATAAAAAATGATGTTAACTTTTACAGATGCAGTTACTAAAAATAGTATTGCTGTTAACCCTGAGTTTGTTGTGGCAGTATTTGAAGCCGTTGAAGGTGAACATGCTGGTCGTACAATTATCGGTTTAGTAAACGGCAACTTAGTTGCTGAAGAATCGTATGTTGAGGTTGTTGGTCAATTACAGGCAGCAAAATAATGCCAGTAGTTCAAACACTTTACGGAACCTTTGATGATAAACAACTGAAACAACTTAAAGGTGCAATTAACGAAATCAATGAACACCAAATGAGTATTCAGATGAAGCAAAAGCAAGTCAAAGAAATCGTTGATGTTACTTTTGATAATCTAAAAATTCCTAAAAAGATTATTAAAAGAATGGCTAAAGTTCAATTCAATCAATCTTTACAAACTGAGGTTGATGAGTTCAAAGAATTTGAAGCATTATTTGAAGGTATTACGGAAGTAAAATAAGTAGTTTAATATATTATGGGAGTTTGTGATGGAACATTTATTGTGGGTCGAAAGGTATCGACCAAGCAAAGTGGAAGATTGTATCCTACCGGATGCAATCAAATCCACATTTATGGATTATGTCTCTAGAAAAGAAATACCGAACCTTTTACTTTCGGGTAGTGCCGGCGTTGGTAAAACTACAATCGCAAAAGCTCTCTGTCAAGAAGTTGGTTGTGATTACATTGTTATTAATGGTTCTGATGAGTCTGGTATTGATGTTCTTCGTAATAAAATTAAGAACTATGCCTCATCGGTTTCACTCGCTGGTGGCCGCAAAGTTGTTATCATTGACGAAGCAGACTATCTAAATCCTAATTCAACTCAACCAGCGTTGCGTGGTGCCATCGAGGAGTTCTCCTCAAACTGTTCATTTATCTTTACATGTAATTTTAAAAATCGTATCATTGATCCGATTCATTCTCGGTGTTCAGTTATTGACTTTAAGATTAATGGTTCTAAACAAAAGATGGCTGCGGCTTTCTTTAAACGTGTTGAATGGATTCTCGAACAAGAAGGAGTAAAGTATGATAAAGAGGTCGTTGCGGCAGTTATCACCAAACACTTTCCAGACAATCGTAGAGTTCTTAATGAATTGCAGAGATATGCCGTTTCTGGAGTTATCGATAAAGGTATTCTTACCAATATTGCTGATGTACAACTTGGCGCTTTGGTTACATCCTTAAAATCAAAAGACTTTGCATCAACTCGTAAATGGGTTTCTAATAATCTAGATAATGACCCAGCCAAGATTTATCGTAAACTTTATGATACTCTTTATGAATCATTAAAACCAAATTCAGTACCACAATTGGTTCTTCATTTAGCTAAGTATCAATATCAATCCGCTTTCGTTGCTGACCATGAAATTAATATGATTGCTTGTTTAACCGAAATCATGGTAGATTGTGAGTTCAAATGAAAAAGATGACCAAAGAAGAAATGATGAATGAGCTAGGATTAGCTGGCGAAAAAATAGTCATCAATATGTTAAGTGAAGCCGGTTATCGTGTTAAGTCATCCATTGATAAATTTGATTCTGAAAAAGATTTACTGGTTGAAGATAAAAAGGTAGAAGTGAAAACTCAAGTTCCTTTTGTTATGCAGAATGCTTTTACTTTTAAACCAAATCAACTACGAAAATGTCGCTCGGTTGATATTGTTTATTTTGTTTCAGTACCTCCTTTGAGAAATAAAGATAAGTGGGGTGGTTGGATTTTTGAAGTTGATCCAACCGAATTTGTAACCAGAAATTATACTACAAAAGATGGTAGAGTTATGTTGTTGATAGACCGAGAACAACTTGCTTTACGACCAGTTAAAAAAATCACGGATGAAGAAATCAGAGAGCTTCAAAAATATACTGTTTCGGAGTTCTAAGATGCCAGATTTATTTAAAGAAATTCTGCCATCTATACTACAAACTAAAAAATCTGTCTTCCGTGACGAGATTGATTATAAGGAATACAAGCCTTTCATAATCAACCGAGCCTTGTCCTATCACATGGATTGCGTGCTTTATGTGAATGAATTGAACATCAACTCCTCATTAGATCCGGATATGCAATACCAGTATCTTCTTGGTACGATTCGGTCAATGAAAAGAAAATTTCAGCCATGGCAAAAAATAGATTCTAATAAAGATTTGGAATGTGTAAAAGTTTATTTTGGTTTTTCCAACGAAAAAGCTAAAGAATCACTTCGTATTCTTACTATTGAACAACTGGAGGAAATAAAGAATAAGGTAGAGAAGGGTGGAGTTAAAAAATAGTTCTTTATAAAGTATAATTATTATAAATATAGGTATACTTTAAAGGCTCAAATATGACGAACAAAATTAAATATAATCAATATCCAGACAAAGAAGAATTTTCTAAACTTTATGAAACCTTGAGCCAACAAGAATTAGGCGATTATTATGGTTGTAATAAATTAAGAGTTAGAAAATGGATAGACCATTTTGGATTAATGAGGCGAACACAAGGTGGTGGTAATAATAGAAAATATGATTTGAAAGAAGAAAAGTTACAAGAAATGATCGATAAGGGTTATAGTAACCGAGATATCATTCAAGACTTACAGATTAAAACTATATCTTCATTGAATCGATGGTTGAAAAAATTCAATATTAAACGAAACTACAATACCAATGAGTATAAAAAATATTGTAGGAAAGTCCGTTATTTGACAGAAATGGAATATTCTAAATATAGTAATGAAATCAATCCTGAAAAGTTCCCAAGGACTTTATGTGGTGCTGATGGTGGCTATCAATTAGACCACATAAAAGGTGTTTCGGAATGTTTTTGTTCTGGTGTATCCGTTGAAGATTGTGCTTCTAAAAATAATCTACAAATGTTGCCATGGAAAAATAATTTGAACAAAAGAATATTTCACAAAAATAATAAGGATAAAAAATGAGTGAATTTGATATTTTTTTAGGTCATGGTGTTGAAGTGACAATCGATGAAAAAGATGATTTTTTAAAGGTTCGTGAAACTCTTACCCGTATTGGAGTGGCATCCAAAAAAGACAGAATACTGTACCAATCATGTCATATTTTACATAAACGTGGACATTACGCAATTGTCCACTTTAAAGAATTATTTGCTTTGGATGGAAAACCAACGGACATCTCCGAAAACGATTTATCTCGTAGGAATGCTATTGTGAAGTTATTACAAGATTGGGGCTTAGTAAAAGTGGTAAACATTAAGCAGATTGAAACTCCACCACCTATTTTCCTATCACAGATTAAGATACTTTCCCACAAGGAAAAAGATGATTGGGGATTAGTTGCCAAATATTCAATTGGTAAAAAACCAGGGGCCTATTGACAAAGTAGTAGAAATATGTTATAAATATACTTGTGATGCCGTAGGTGTCACATTTTAAACACACACACACAAAGGAAATAAAATGATGAAAGATATCAAACCGCAACTTCCAGAAGTTAAATTCAACAAAAACGGTTATGAAATCCGTACAGAAGTCCTCGATATGGCCAGAGGTCTTATTACCGAGGAATATCACTCTAAGTTTGCCGGTTGGGAAATGAGTGCTAAACGTGATGAAAAAACTGGTCAAATCGTTACCACAGTTGGTATGCCAACATTCCCAGGTCTTGATGAGGTACTATCTGCCGCAGAAAAGATGTATGCATTTGTAAATACTGGTTCGGGTAAAAAATGAACTGGTGGCCTGTTACAGATGAAGAATGGGAACAGTTGAACTACCCAAACGGTAAATAATATAAGGGGCCTTGACTGGTCCCTTTCTTTGAGTTATAATTATATCATGAAAAAAAATCTAAGACCCGGTTATACTGGCGGAAAAGCCATTATAAAAAAAGTTCGTTCCAAAACGAACTCCGAAATCTATTACACCTGGTCAAATTGGGAAACCAAAGAGATTGACGGTGTTACTTTCATTCCTGTTGTGCGTATTCGTCCTGATGGATCAAAACTACAACAGACTTTTTATATGCGTAAAGAAAATTTGGAGTTTGTGAAATGAGTAATCGTTTGGAAATGTTTGGTATGTACCAAAAACGTCAGTTTGATCCTAGTAATAAAGATGATATTAAAATTGTGAAAACTTTTTTAAGTGAATATAAATGGGGTGGTGTTCCATGTCCTTTTCATTTGGAGTGGCCTTATGTTGATATGCCTTCTATGTTAAAAGATAAACTTGCAAAACACTTTTTAAAAATATCATGAACTGGTTAAAATATTCTGGTTGTAATATCATCATTAAGTTAAATCCATTTCATTGGAGAATTGCCTGCCAAATGTATCGTAATCAAGAAGTTTGGGAACAAGATGCTTTCATTTTGGAGTTGTTGCCTATCACTATTCGTGTATGGTTTGATGATGGCCAATGGTAATCGATTTTATCAATAACAATCATTAGAATATATCATATATTAAATAACTAATTTTACAGTTTTTCGTACTAGATAATTATACGATTAACTTTTATGGAGAAATTATGAGTATTACACTAAAAAATCTTGAGAGTGCTTTAGCTGGCGAATCAATGGCACACATTAAGTACCGTTACTTTGCCAAGATTGCTCGTGGAGAAGGATTTGAAGATGTTGCTAAACATTTTGAACACACAGCAGACCAAGAAATTCTTCATGCTTGGGGACATCTTGAATTGTTGATTGGTAAACCATCAACAAAAGAATGTTTAGAAAAAGCAATTGAGGGTGAAACATATGAATTCACCACAATGTATCCACAATTTAGAAATCAGGCTTTTGGTGAAGGTCTTTCAATTGCAAGTAAAGAATTTACAGAACAGATTGAAGAATCTAAACAACACGCAGAAGAATTTAAAAAAGTTCTTCTCAAAGCCGAAAAACGATTTGCTGCTCTTGCTAAAGTTGAAGAGCGTCATGCTAATGCCTATAAACAAGTTTTGGAGAATCTATAATGAGTAAAGAAGTAATCCACAATATCTATCTACAGATTACAGGTCGAGCCGAAGGTATAACAATGGCTGGGGGAAGAGCAGATTTTCCTGTTATGTTTGCTGAAGCTATTCTTGAATATGCAAAAAATATGGAGAATCTATAATGGAAAATCAACAACATATTTGTGTAGTTTGTGGTCATGTCCATAATGAAGAAGTAGAAGGTAAATGGGAAACTTTATCAGAAGATTTTCAATGTCCTGATTGTGGTGTAGGTAAAGAAGATTATTACGTTTTATAATGAAGAATAAGTTTATTCTTGCCTACATGGATGTGGCTGAAAGATTTGCAAAACTATCATCAGCCAAAAGACTTCAAGTAGGCGCCATCGTGGTAAAAGATGACCGAATTATCAGTATTGGTTACAATGGTATGCCATCCGGTTGGACAAATGAGTGTGAAAATACCTTTTTTGTTTTGGGTGATGATGTTCTAGGTACCGACATGATTGGTTTAGGATATACCAAAACTGATAAAGGAGACTGGTTTAAATCTAAAACCAAACCTGAGGTGATTCATGCAGAGGCCAATGCCATCGCCAAGCTGGCCAAAAGTAGTGAGTCTGGAGATGGTTCCACGATGTTCCTGACCCATGCTCCTTGTATAGATTGTGCCAAACAAGTATATACCGTTGGAGTAAAAAAAGTTTATTACCGAAACTCATACCGAGATACACAAGGTATTGATTTTCTTGAGAAATGTGGTATTGAAGTTGAAGTCGTTTCACCAGGTGAAATGAAGTAAGGTCATAAATAGTGTTGTATTGGGTCAATTTACTAAGGAGAAACCCAAATGCAGCTGAGTATAGTTGGTTGTCCCGATAAAAAACTATTCCGACCTTACGTCAAAAGAGCGGCAGTATTCTATGCCGAACAACTCATGACGCCTAAGATGTTAGAAAACATCTATATTAAAATTAAATTTTATTCAAAAATAGATGTTTATGGTTATGCTTCCATTCTGGAGTATAATGAAAGTCGTAAAGCAAGAGAATTTGAGATTGAGTTAAATCCAAACATTTCAGCAAAAGAAATATTAAAAGCTCTTGCCCACGAAATGACCCACATCAAACAATTTGCCTACAATGAAACTAATGAAACATTAACTCGTTGGAAAGGCCTGAGAGTTGATTCTGATAATATTGATTATTGGGTTCAGCCGTGGGAAATAGAAGCCTTTGGCACAGAAATAGGGTTATTTGCTCAATTCGCCATCAAAGAAAAACTTTGGGAAGTATTTGAAGGAGTAAGCAATCCTGAAGATCCAATTATTCCAAAACCTTTAGGATGGAAATAGGATAGCATAAATAACTCTATAAATTAATTTTTTAGACGAGTTACTATGCCTATACAACCATTTAAAGAATTCGATAAAACCAAATATGAAAAGTATGCACAATTTGATGGTAAGATTCTTATCATTGGATATGGTTCTGTCGGACAGTCAATTCTTCCTATCATTCTCCGCCACCTAGTTGTAGAACCAAAGAACATTACAGTATTGGAACGTGATGACCATAGAGCATTGTTCTTGCGCCGTCATGCTGGTTCTGGTGTAAACTATGTGCGCCAAGAAATCAAACCAAGTAATTACAAAAAAGAGTTAGCCAAATATGTTGGTGAAGGTGATATGATTATCAATGCTTCATTAAACATCGAAGCACAAACACTTTTAGAATGGTGTATGGAAAACGGAGTGATGGAAATTGATACATCACTTGAGCGTTGGGAACATGATCCTGATGAAACCATTCCTAATACTGCTGATAGAACTTTGTTTCACACACATAAAGTTGTTCGTGAAGCAATGGACAAATATTTACATGATGCACCTACTTGCTGTGTAACTCATGGTGCAAATCCTGGTTATGTTACTCATTTGACCAAACGTGCTTTACTTCAACTTGCCAAGAAACAAGGCAAAAAAGTTACAACACCAAAAACAAAAGAAGAATGGGCTCAGTTGATGAAATCACTTGGTGTTAAAGTGATTCATATTGCTGAACGTGACCAACAAGTTATTGATGAGCCAAAAACCAAAAATGAATTTACTAATACTTGGTCATGTGAAGGTTTTTGGGCAGAAGGTCGTGCACCTACAGAGATGGGTTGGGGTACACACGAAGATAAACATCCAGAAGGTGGTCGTTCACAGGGTAATGTAGCATACTTAATGCAACCTGGTTGTACAACACTAATGCGTTCATGGGTACCTGATGGTGGACAATATAATGGTTATTGTATTCAGCACTCTGAGTCTGTTACACTAAGCCAATATTTTGAAACAAAAGACAAATCATTTAGACCATCCGTTTATTATGTTTATCAACCATGTGATGCAGCTCTTGCTTCTTTACATGAGATGCGTGGTAACGAATTAGACTTACAAAGAGACCATCGTATTTTAAAAGATGAAATTGTTTCGGGTATGGATGAGTTAGGTGTGCTATTGATTGGTGATGGATTCTGCTTTTGGCACGGATCACAATTAGATATTCATGGTGCTCGTAAACTTGTTGAAGGTGAAAATGCTACATCAATACAAGTTGCAGGCTCCATGTTAGGTGCTATTGTTTGGATGATTAATCACCCAAGAGAAGGATATATTGAACCTGAAATGTTACCATTTGAAGAAATTTTGGCAATTGGTGATATGTATTGGGAACCTTTGGTGTCGGTAATGTCTAATTGGACACCATCACAAGATACCAATTCATTATTTTACCGTGAATTAAGTAAAAATAATCCATGTAAATTTGAAAACTTTAGGGTTTGGACTTGATAAAATAAATTAAGTCTGTTATAATAAAACCCTAGACTAATCTCTAGGGTTTTTTTTCGAGTTCTCGGTAGTGTTAACGGTAGCACATTGGTCTCCAAAACCAAAAGATGCGGTTCGAATCCGTACCGGGATGCCAAGTATACCAAAAAGTTACTAGACAGGAATTCTTTTGTGTAGTATAATAAATGTTTTATTCCCTGATAGCTCAGTTGGTAGAGCGCCGGACTGTTAATCCGTAGGTCGCTGGTTCGAGCCCAGCTCGGGGAGCCAAAAATGCATCGGTGGGTGAGTGGTTAAAACCAATTGACTGTAAATCAATCGCCTCTGGCTACGAAAGTTCGAATCTTTCCTGATGCACCAAATTTACCACATAAAGTTATTGACTTTGTGTATAAGTAATGTTATAGTATTGAATATGCGGTGTGTGATAGCACGATTTGAGATACCCTCTTAGATTATCTGAGCAAAGCAGACCACCGCTCCAGTTTTTGCGGGATTAGTTTAGTGGTAAAACTAAAGGTTTCCAACCTTTCGTCATTGGTTCAATTCCAATATCCCGCTCCATTATTGAGAATGTGGGCAAAAGAGTAAGCAATCCCAACTGTTAGGGAAGGACATCATCCTGGTAGTAATCCTCAGGTATCTGAGAACGCTGTATGCTGACGCAGCAAGACGAACACAGGAGAGACCTATAATACCGAAATAATCCTGTAAAGGGTCGGTTGAATTATCTTAAACACGAAACAGTATTCTCAATAATGTCTATATAATGGAATATACAGGATAGTGAATTTCCATGTGGCAGTTGTGACAAAGTAGCATACACTTTTCAACTTCTTCGACCAAAATTTCCCATTTTGTATTGGAACATCTTCTCATATCTATTTGAAAATTTTTATCTTTTAGGTGATGGAAACAAAGACCAGCATAATTTTTATTGTAACCACATACTGAACAACAAGATCCTTTTAATTTAATTAATTTGGTTTTAACATCTAATCCTCTTTCTCTTTGGTTTGTATAGGATTGATTTTTCAAGTTTGTAGAAGTATTTTTACAAGGCAAACTACAAAATTTTGTTTGTTTACCTTTAAGTTTATTTGAACATATGACACAATTTAACATTTAAAGTCCTTTATAGTATTATGATTAACTTCATAATCCATTTAGTAAAATATAACAGCGGATTGGTGAAATAGAATCACAAAAGACTCATAATCTTTAGTTCTTGGTGCAACTCCAGGATCCGCAACCAACAAGGAGATATTATGAGTGAAACTAAAAAGCCTGCAACACCAATTAAGCCACAAACACAAAAGCCAGCACCAAAACAAACTCAAAAATTTGTTCCCAAAAATACTGTAATGCGTAAAGCAGGTCGTGGTCGGTAACAAAACCGAAATAATATGATGGCATAAATAAAATTTTAATCCAAAAAACTTATAATGGTTCGTTATGTCCAAAATATTATTCATACTAAAACGCAGAGAAGATTACAACGCTAAAGTACATTCACACATTGGTTTGAGTACAGGTTTATATAACTCTGCCAAATTTATGAATGATATGTTGGTTGAAGCAGGATTTAATTCTGTTCTTGAAGTTGCTGTTGATAACAATTGTATCGATAGACTTGTATCTAAACACAAACCCACTCATGTAATCATTGAGGCACTATGGGTTGTTCCTACTAAATTCTCCATTCTTCAAAAGTTACATCCAAGTGTTCAATGGATTGTTCGTTTACATTCTGAAATGCCTTTTATGGCAGGAGAAGGAATGGCCATGGATTGGCTAGGCGATTATAGAACATTTAAGAATGTTAAGATTGCTTGTAATGCACCTAGAATGTTGAGAGAAATTCAACTCTATTTGGGTACAGATAAAGTAATTTATTTACCTAATTTTTATCCACAAGAATACAAAACAAAACAATTCAACAAAGATAAAGAATGGGTTGATGTATCTTGTTTTGGTGCAATTCGTCCATTAAAAAATCATTTAGTGCAAGCATTTGCTGCTATTGAATTTGCTGAAAGAGTTGGAAAGAAATTACGATTCCATGTAAATGCTGGTCGTATTGAAATGAATGGTAATGCCAATATCAATAATCTCAAAGGATTATTTCAGCAAATCTATGGAAGAGGCCATACATTAATCAATCATCAATGGACTCCTAGAGAAGAATTTTTACAGTTGTGTTCTCAAATGGACATTGGTATGCAATGTAATTTCTCAGAAACTTTTAACATTGTGGGTGCTGACCTAACTTCTCAAGGTGTTCCTTTGATTGGAAGTACTGAAATTCCATGGTCAACCTCATTTATCAATGCGGATTGTACAGATAGTGAAGATATTTGTGAGGCACTTTTGAGGGCTTATAAATACCCTAGATTAAGTGTTTTTTTGAATCAACGAAATTTGAAAAAATATACAAATAATACCAGAAAAATCTGGACAAAATACTTTCTTTAGGAGAAAAAATGAGCAAGCATCACCACCACAAAGTAGTTAGCCAACATTGGTATAATGGCGAACTATTAACACTAGAAAATATCTTTACATCTTCATTAGATGCTATTGGTTTTGCCAACAGTTTAAATTCACATACTGTTAAGGTTTATGACCTTGATGGTGAAATAATTCATTCTGCTGGTGCCGTAGAAGCTGATACTTACGCTTAATTACTTAGAAGTTGCTCTATAGGTTCCATCCCAATCGGATGGAACTCCTTCTTGTAGTCTTTCCAACATATTTTCGTAGTATTGTTTTAACTCTCCACCTTCTTCAATCAAGGTCTTACAATGACCTATCGCTTTATCCCAATCACCTGTGTAATAAGCATCAAGGTAATCTTCATGTTTCCAGTTAGATTTGCCTAGTGTAAATATTTTCACACCTTCTTTTTTACCTTTAACAGCAATACAATCTAACTCAATAACAGGATATTCATCTTTTACTTGAAGAGCTGTATCAGGTCCGAGGACCATTCTGACACCATACGGTTTACTTTGACCTTCAAGCCGGGATGCAAGATTAACAGAATCTCCAAGACAAGTATAATCGAAACGCTGGCTACTACCCATATTGCCAACAACAACGGTACCAGTATTAATGCCAAGACCCATGCCAAAAGCTGGGATGCCCTCTTTAGTAATTTCATTATTGAATTCATCTAAATTCTCCATCATTTGTATTGCAGTTTTCACAGCCATCTTAGCATGATTAGGTTCATCTAGAGGTGCGTTCCAAAATGCCATCTGAGCATCTCCAATGTACTTATCCAGAGTGCCGTTATTTTCAATAATCTTTGCGGTCATTGCAGTCATATAACGATTCATAATCTTAGTTAAACCTTGCACATCTTTACCATAATGTTCTGAAATTGTTGTGAAACCACGAACATCAGTAAACATAATAGAAAGTTCTCTGGATTCTCCACCAAGAACCAACAATTCTGGATTTTTTTGGAGTTTTTCTACTAAAGCGGGACTTAAATATGTTCCAAATTGTTTTTTAATTTGGAGTTTTTGTTTTAATTCCGACAGGAATTTGATAACGTAGCCATGTGCGAAAACAAGAGTAATGGTGAGAAGTGGGAAAGTAACATCAAGTAAGTAATTATATCGATTGAATGATTCATGGCCAAGTACATAGGATGCAATTCCCATAATGATGATTGCGATGTAACCATGTGTATACCTTGTAAAGAAAATTGCTATTATACAAAGTGCAATTGTGTATAATAACTCTGCTCCGTCTGACCAGTCTGGTCTGGAGATGTTTGTACCTGAGATTAAGGTGTCTAGAACTGCTGCTTGTAGGTAATGAGGATAGACGGCACCGACTGAAGTTGCAACCGGATTGTTGAGGCCTTTTGCTGTGAGTCCAACGATGACGATGGAACCTCCAAAATCCTTTGGTAAGTTGGAGAAGGAATATTCTGTGGGTTTACTGGACCAATCGACCCATATCCTTCCAATTGGGTCGGTTGTGATTTTTCCAAATTTAGGAATTCTGAGGGCTTGTATTCCTGTTTCTCCGAGTTTGATTTGAAAACTTGGGTCTCCAGAGGCAACTCGAAGGGATTCAAGAGAGATTGCAGGGTAAAGCAAGCCGTTACCGGATTGTACCACCATAGGCACTCGTCTGGTGACGCCATCAATTTCGGGGAGAGTATTAACAATGCCAATGCCAGCAGCCGTCTCATTTAATTCTTTCACATTAGGTTGGATAGAATTATATATAACGCCTGCACTGCCTTCTCCGATTACTGAAACACCTGGTCTAAAAGGAATTATTTTATTGGGTTTATCGGTAGAACCAATTTGTGGTAAAACTACTGGATATTTCCTGAGTGTGTTAGCCAATATACTATCCTGAAAAAACCTATCGCTATCAGGCATGAAAACATTAAACACAACAAGACCAGCATTACGTTGATACAAATCTTGAATAATTTTTGCATATTGTCCTCTAGGAAAAGGAAATTGACCTTTTTTTTCTATTGTAAAATCATCAATATTCACAACACTTATTTGTGATGTGGTAATAGATTTTGAAGATATAACAGTATCAAAATAACGAAGTCTTACCGACTCAACAAATGAAGGATCTGATACACGAATACATACCAATAATATGAGTGTTAATATTGCTGTCCATGGAGAGAGTAATAATTTCTTCAGTATTTTCATATTAGTTTCTTATGTAACTATAACTACCACAATTGGTGTAACATTGAATACTCATTGAACCGGTATTTGATTGAGTTGGATTCGTTTGTTGTACTGTAACATTGGCACCATTTGTACCATTCATATTTAGTGTGAAGGATTTATCTGCACCTGCATTTCCGAATTGAGTTGTATTAATCGTATTTGCATTGTTTGTTGTTCCTGTACCACCAATAATGTTCATTGTATTGTTACTTGCCCCACCCTGATTAATAGTAATATTGTTTGCAGAACCATTCATATTATCTACTGTTGCAACCATATTACCTACTCCGTTTTGAGTAATTGAAACGGTATTATTAATGCCACCAGGTATTTTAATACTTGATGTTTGTTGACCAAATCCACCTTGTGTAATTCCGATAACATTATTATCGCTTGCTGATGATTTTCCAATCGAAATATCAACAGAATTTCCTGTATAATCTTGTGAAATTGTGTATTGATTATTACTACCAACTTGGTCTATTGCAATGGTATTATCTGCGGCTTTGATGTATGAACATTGTCCAAGGCCTGATATTAAAAAAAGGATAATTAAAAATTTCATTAATTTTGCTTTAATGTTATGATTGTGTTACCGCCACTATTTACTCTGTTACGAATATCAACCGAACCTTGTTGTTGATATATAGTGGCATTTTCTGACTTTGGTACAGTAACACATTGCATATTACTTCCGTCATTACGACATAAACCAACAGTAGATACGCCAATAGAAGTTACTACACCAGTTTCTTTTTTATAATCCGGTAACAACGTATTTTGTGGGGTTAATAAATTGGCCAATAAACCCATTTGTTCCTCTTGTAACTGCTGCGCTAAAATATCAAAAATGTTGGCCAAGAAGTATTGTTCAAGTAATGGTTTGGTTAATGGATTATCACCATAAGGAGTTTGGTCTGCCAATTCATTCTTTAAAAAATCTTGTTTTAAAAAATTAACTGCTAACATGTTGGCAGAATTAATAACTATAGTACTTTTATTTTCAAGTTTATCTTTATTTAATTCTTTTGGTGGAGCAACAATAAGAAGATTGTTAATTGTATCAGCAGTCAAAGAAAGAACAACAGGTTTCATTGGTGCCACATTACGACTTTCAACTTTAGTGCCTTGAAATGGTTTGTTGAGTGTTACCATACCAGCATCATTAATAACATCAATTACTCCTGTTTTACAATCTCTTTCAATATCAACCCATACTTTTGGACAAGAAGGTAAAAGAATAACAGTAGAAGCACCTCCTTCATCCACGGTTGCTGTGAAATCGGTACCACGAACAGCAATAGTTGTTGATGGTGTATTGAGTGCTACTGCATTGGGATTGTTATGTGCGATTGCACCAGAGGCATAACGAACTGTACCTGAAGCAAACTTCATGGCCAATTTACTATTCTTAGAAGATTTAGCATCATAAACGAAATCGTCAATAACCAATTTTGAGTTTTCGTTAACCTCAACTTTAGTATCATCGGCAAAAGTTATTTCAACTTTACCTTTGGTTGTATTGACGGTATCGTTCATTTCAACACCAGTACCTTTGGCAGCTGGCATTGATTTGTTAGAACGAACAATAGAACCGGGAGCATTCACCTGTTCGGTGACTGTCCCAATTCCAGCATAACAATTAAACGATATCAATAGAACACATAATAAAACATGTTTCATTAGTGTGCGTTGCTGTGTATGGTAAATGTATTACTACTACCAACAGATTGCAAGTTTACAGTAGTGTTACCTGCAGATGCATTTTGTAATATGTTTACATTATCACTAGAACCAGTTAAAGAAACAACTGTGGTATTTTGATAAGAACCTGAACTGGTTTGACCAATTGCCACAGTATTACTTGCACCAACAACAGTTAAATTTACAGAACCATTACTATTATTTTGCGTTGTTGCATTACCGGTTAGAGCTGAACCCCCAATACCTTGTTCAACAGTAATAGAGTTAGAACCACCACCAGACACATTAATAGTTTGTGAGTTGCTATTTCCATCTATGGTTGAAACCACACTATTGCTAGCACCACCTGTTGTTGTAGCGGTAACAGTATTTTGTGAACCCAACACATTAATATTAGCATTGGAATTGTTGCCGGTTTGATTGACTGTAACAGTATTACTTGCTGATACTCCTTGACCATCGTTATTTGAATCGATAACAGCGTTAGAGTTGTTACCATTAATCGAATAACTAAAATTGTTTCCACCACTCACACCATTAGCCACAGATGTTTTGATACCAAAACTAACAGTATCTCCTGTGCCCACTTGGTTGATAGTAACTTGATTACTATCACCATAGATTGTTGCTGGTGTTGTGCTACTTGTTCCGGTGCCTTGAATACCTTGAACTATATTACCTGCACCATCTTGTGTAATGCTAACCGTAGAACTATTTCCGGATTGGTCAATATAGATACTATTGTCTGCAGCTGCTACGTTGAACGCAACCAACAAACCCATAACAAAGCTTGTTAATTTACTTTTCATTTTTTTCTTCCTTTTGTGTTGTTTGAACATTTCCAAATTTCCACCAAGGTTTGTCCTCAGGCATTGGATATCTAAATTCCCAAATACCTCGTCTTTGTCCCTCTTTAATTAATTCAACTACTGCGGCTTCCACGGTTGCTTTCACCGCTAATGTTCCAGGTTCATTGATTGTTAAACCTGATTCAGCCTCAAAGGCCTGAGTTCCGTCATTAAAGAACTTTAACATAGCAAAACTATCGGCAGTTGAGTAAACTGTTTTTGTAACAGTTACCGTTGCCAATACCTTACCTGAGCTCACACTAACTGCTCGTAAACTGATTGTAACTATATCTTTACTATATTGTGTCTGTGGTCCAATGCCTAACCAACGATATGCAAGTCCACCAGATTCAGTACTAGAATCATAACCAATGATACCACCTTCCATGATGATACCAGCGAACTGTAATGGTGCTAATTGTTGTGCTTTAGGACCTTCATAAGCATCACGCATTTGCTTAATGATGGTTCTTTCTTTAATTAAATTTTCCACATTAACACGTTCAACAACATCAAACCATGTACCACTACCAACATCTTGTAATGCTTTAATTAAAAATGGTTCAGCGCCTTGCGTAACTGCGGTACTAAAACTAGCATATGTTGATACTGCTTTACGTTGGCCGGTTTTATCTTGAAATGAATACACGGCAACAGTAATATGAGCACCTTTAGGTGGTGGAACTCTATCAAACTCTTTTTGAAGTTTGTTTTCCGCTACTTTTGGTTCATGTTCAATTCCCGTTAATTGTCCACTTTTTTGTAACATAGCACAACCAGACAACATTGCAACCAAAACAATTAACAATACTTTTTTCATGGTTGTCCTGTAATATTAAATTGCCCAATTGGTACATTAATGACTGTTTGGTTACCAAGATTATCGGTAACAGTTAATTGAATGTTACTTCCTTGATTAACATAACTGATTGTGTTGCCTTGGAAGTTCATTGTACCTTGTGTGGAAGAACCTGAACCAAACATTGCTGTAGCAAGATTTTGTGAAATTTGTGCGTAAATACGAGATTCTAAATTAACCAGAAATTGATTAAGTGGTGTGTTGGCTGCATCAGTCTTTGCCTGTTGTTGTGCCGCCAATAGGGCTTGCTGAATTGCTTGAGCTCGTGTATACTCCTCATTTTGAATGGTTAGAACATAAGTGCCATAACCATTACCATTGAATGATGGAGATTTGAATGTAAAATCGTTAAGTGGTGCAGAATATGCTGAATTAACGGTAAGTGTTAGCAGTATCAGTATTAGTCTTTTTAGTCTTTTCATCTTCTTTAATTTCTCGCATCATTAATACAATGTTAATTTTCTGATTCAATCTAATCAAATCATTATCTAACATTCTAACACGGTCAATCAAAGCAATTAATACTGTACTTGCTTCACTCAAAACTGGCTTAATTTCTTTGGTTACCCAAGTCCAAACATAATATATAAAATAACCCATGCCGCCAGCTGCAACAATTGGAAAACCATATTTGTTTACTAATTCAACTAAATCCATTAATCTCTCCGAGCATCGTTTTTACCATCAGCACGAGCAATACGGTCAACATCAGGTTTAACACCCATAGCGCTCGACATTAGGGTATCAATTCTGATAACATCATGGTTCATTGTTTTAACACGATTGTCCAAGGCGGTAATAATACCGCTCAGACTTTTGACTTGGCCAGTAACACCAGCCAGAATGAATTTAAGAGTTAGGAATACGAAATACCCAGCTGCAAAAGCGGCAGCCATAGGGAATCCTAATTCGGCAACTATCTTAAAAAAATCCATTTTACTATTGACTTTAATTGGTTATTGTTATATAATCAATTAATCATTAGTATAAGTATCAATACTAAGTTATTTATCCAAGGAGAGAATATGAATATCAAAGGTCTTAAATTAATTACTGGAGAAGATGTAGTTGCCGAAATCGAATCTGAATCGGAAACTGAATTTGTACTCCTAAATACAGTAGGTATCACAGTAATTCGTGGTAAAGATGGTCAACCAAACGTTGGTTTTTCACCATTTCCTATTCATGCCGAACAAGTTTCTGGTGCCACGCTTGTAATTTCTAAGCGGAATGTAGTATACTCCTATACACCAGCGGAAGAGTTCACCAAACACTATGAGCAACTCTTTGGTGCTGGTTTGATTGTTCCTCCAACCCCAAAAATCATTACAGGTTAAATTGAGTAATTTTTATACAAATGTTCAGTCTTTTGGTAATAACATACTTTACCGAGGTATTCTAAATGGTAAGAGAGTGAAACAGAGAGTGGAATACTCTCCTTCACTTTTTATACCATCAAAGAGAGTCACCAACTTTACCTCACTCGAAGGTAATTATCTAGACCAGAAAATCTTTACAGATATGAGGTCCGCCAAAGAATACATCAAACAGTTTGAAGATGTATCTGGTGGACCTAAAATCTATGGTCAAACTCGTTTTGAATATGCTTTTATTGCCGACCAACACAAAGGTATGGTTGATTATGATTTTGATAAAGTCCTAATCGGTGTAGTCGATATCGAGGTTGGTTCCGAGAATGGATTCCCTGATCCATATCAAGCAAATGAACCAATTACTGCCATTGCTATCAAATATCTAAATGGACCAATCTATGTGTTTGGTTGTGGTGATTATGAAAAGCAAGGTTCTGAAATATATGTAAAATGTAAAGATGAATATTCTTTATGTAAACAGTTTTTGTCTTTGTGGACAGAAAAGACACCAGACATTCTAACTGGTTGGAACACCAAGTTCTTTGATGAACCTTATATTATCAATCGTTTCCGTAAAATTCTTGGTGAAGATTTGACCAAGAAGTTATCACCATGGAATTATATTGGTGAACGTAAGACTGTTATCAATGGTCGACCTATGATTGCCTATAATATTATGGGTGTCGAATCACTTGATTATATCGAACTATACAAATGGTATGCTCCTGGCGGTAAGTCACAAGAGTCCTATCGTTTGGATGCCATTGCTCAAGTTGAACTCGGTGAAGGCAAGATTTCGTATGATGAATATGATAATCTACACTCATTGTATCGTTTGAACTATCAGAAGTTTATTGAGTATAACATCAAAGACGTTGAGTTGATTATTAAACTGGAAGATAAGTTAAAGTTACTTGAATTAGGAGTAACCTTGGCATATGATACCAAAACAAACTTTGAAGATATTTTTGCTCAAACTCGTATGTGGGATTCTTTGACCAATTCTTATTTATTTGAAAAAGGTATCATTGTTCCGCCTCGTATCATCAAAGAAAAAGATGGTATGTTTGAAGGTGCATATGTTAAAGAGGTTCAAGTGGGTATGCACCATTATGTCGCCAGCTTTGACCTAAATTCACTTTACCCTCACCTTATGATGCAATTCAATATAAGTCCTGAAACATTGATTGAACCAGAAAACTATACAGATGAAATGCGTGAGATTCTTTCTAATGGTGTTTCTGTTGATAAACTATTGAGCAAATCGGTAGACACATCTAAACTCAAAGGTGCAACAATAACTCCCAACGGTCAATTCTTTCGTACCGACCATCAAGGTTTCTTACCTAAGGTGATGGAAGAAATGTATACTGATAGAAGTAAGTTTAAGAAGTTGATGTTGAAAGCAAAACAGGAATATGAACATGAACAAGAAGAATCAAAAAAATATGAAATCGAAAAACGAATTGCCAAATACAACAACATACAACTCGCCAAAAAAGTATCTCTCAATAGTGCTTATGGTGCTTTGGGTTCTCAGTATTTTAGGTTCTATGACCTTAGGATGGCACTTGGGGTCACTACTGCTGGGCAATTAAGTATTCGTTGGATTGAAGGCAAGATTAACCAATGGATGAACAAAATACTGGAGACCAAAGATGTTGATTATGTTATTGCTTCTGATACTGATTCAATTTACCTGCGAATGGGAGAATTGGTTAATAAATTTATTAAAGATACTTCAGACAAACAAAAAGTAATCTCTTTGATGGATAAAATCTGTAAAGATAAGATTGAACCTTACATTGATGCTTCTTATAAAGAGTTGGCCGATTATGTTCACGCATACGACCAAAAGATGCAAATGAAACGTGAAGGTCTTTCTGATAAAGGTATCTGGACTGCCAAGAAGCGTTATATTCTAAATGTATATAATAATGAAGGCGTTCAGTATAATGAACCACAGATGAAAGTGATGGGTCTAGAGATGATTAAATCTTCCACACCTGCTGCAATTCGTGAGAAGATGAAAGAAGCAATCACTATCATGATGAATGGTACTGAAAATGATATTCATAATTTTATCAAGAAAGCTAAAGAAGATTTTATGAATTTGCCTGTGGAAGAAATCTCCTCACCTCGTGGATGTAATGGACTAAGTAAGTATGCAGATTCATTACAATTATATAAATTAGGAACACCAATGCACGTTAAAGGTGCCATTCTATATAATCATTATTTAAAACAGATGAACCTTACTAAGAAGTATCCATTGATTCAAGAAGGTGAAAAGTTGAAATATAGTTATCTAAAAATGCCAAATCCATTTAAAGATACTGTTATCTCTTTCCCAGGTAGATTGCCAAAAGAGTTTGGACTTGAAAAATTTATTGATTATGATGTACAATTTGAAAAGGCATTCTTGGAACCAATCAAAGTAATTCTGGAATGTATGAAATGGACAACCGAAAAAACTAGCACACTAGAGGACTTCTTTAGCTAATTTACAATTGGTATTGTGCCATCGTGTAATGTTGGTTTTCATAGCTAATATTCCACAATACATTACTTTTACCTTTTTATGAACATTATATATACTATTTATAAAATTTAGGACTTCTTCTCATGATTTACATTACATTTCTAACCGCAATATCATTGTCCGGTATTGCAGCCTATTATTCAATTATTGGATTAGCTGCCATTTTCGTTGGTGCTTTTTGGCCAGTTGTGTTTATGGGTTCAGTATTAGAAGTTAGTAAACTGGTAACAGCATCTTGGTTATATCGTAATTGGAAGATAGCACCAATTTTAATAAAATCATATTTGACCGCTGCTGTGGTATTACTCATGCTCATCACCTCGATGGGCATTTTTGGTTTTCTATCTAAAGCACATATCGATTCCACACTTAACTCTGGTGCCAATACTGTTGAATTAAAAACAATAAATCAGCAAGAAAAGATTACCAAAGAACGATTAGATTATTTGTTGGCTCGTGCCAAAGATCCATCTACAGCAAGTGGTAAGTTAGATAAGCAAATTCAAGATACGCAAAAAGACCTTACCGAAATTAGCAAGAAAAAATTACCATTAATGAAAGAAGATATTAAATTATCTGCCGATGTTGGACCGATAAAATATGTGGCACAATTGATTTATGGTAATACAGAAGATGGTATTGATAAAGCGGTTAGATTGGTAATAATGATAATTATGGTTGTATTTGACCCTTTAGCTGTGTTATTATTGATATCAGCAAATATATCCATGAATTTAAAACCTGAAACTGGACAGCCAGGTGATTTGATTATTAAAAAAGATGAAATTGTTGGAGTAAAATCTAGTGATATTCCAGTATTTACTGATAAGGTTGAAGTTGAAAAAGAAAACATCACCGAGTTTAAAACAGCAGATTCTATTATTATTGACCCTGTTTCGGGTGAAACTATGCCACCTATTTCAGCAGGAATTAAAACTAAAACATTAGAGCCTAAGTATGATTATGAGGCACCATATTCGTTTCGTGAAAAAGGAAAATAAATGAGTATTCTTGATAAAATTAAAAAGAACAGTAGTATTAAAGATTCAGCTATTCTATCCAAATCAAAATTCTTTACAGATAAAGATATGATTCCAACATCGGTGCCAATTATCAATGTGGCACTTTCTGGTCGTTTGGATGGTGGTTTAACTCCCGGTCTTACTATGTGGGCAGGTCCTTCTAAACATTTTAAAACTGCCTTCTCTTTGTTGATGGCAAAATCTTACTTGGACAAATATCCTGATGCAGCCTTACTATTCTATGATTCGGAGTTTGGAACGCCGCAATCCTATTTTGATTCCTTTGGTATTGATACTAATCGTGTTCTTCACACCCCTCTTACTGATATTGAGCAATTAAAATCCGATATTATGCAACAATTAAGTGTTGTTGAACGTGGTGATAGGTTAATTATTGTTGTTGATTCAATTGGTAACTTGGCCTCTATCAAAGAAGTCAATGATGCCTTAGATGGTAAAACTGTTGCTGATATGACCAGAGCTAAATCTGTTAAATCATTATTCAGAATGGTTACACCTCATCTTTCAATCAAAGATATTCCAATGATTGTAGTTAATCACACTTACATGGAAATTGGAATGTTCCCTAAAGCAATCGTTGGTGGTGGTACAGGTTCATATTATTCAGCTGATAACATTTTTGTTATTGGCCGCCAACAAGAAAAAGAAGGTACTGAGGTTGTCGGTTACAACTTCATTATCAATGTAGAAAAGAGTAGATATGTTAGAGAAAAGTCTAAAATTCCTGTTACAGTTCGTCACGATGGTGGCATTAGCAAGTGGTCTGGCTTACTTGATATTGCGATTGATTCAGGCCATGTTGTTAAACCATCCAACGGTTGGTACTCTAAGGTGGATTCAGACGGCGTTATAGAAGATAAGAAATATCGCATTAAAGAAACCGATACTTCCGATTTCTGGTTACCAATTCTAAAACAAAAGTCTTTTCAAGAATATGTACAAAATACTTATCAAATTGCTTCAGGTAGTATTATGCAAGAAGATTTTGAAGAAGTGTTTGAAGTGGAGACTACTAACGGAGTAGAAGATGATTGAAGGTATTGATTACTGTTTCATTTATCCAAAAGATGATGGCACTGCGGTACATATCAAACTATTAGATGGTCCTTATAAGGACACTATCTTCAAATATGGTAAAGTTAAGTTTGAAGAAAAAGATGGTTTGATGTATTTACTTTTTGCTTATGATGTGATAGAATCACCAGTCATGAAGCCAAAGAAGATGGAAAAAGATGATAAATTTAAAAATTACATTGGTGACTTGCTCGTTGAGCTTATGTCATCTAACATTGAGCAGGAAATAATTGATGAAAACATTAACTGAATATAATGAATCCATTTTTCGGCCTGACACTTATGGTTTCGGAACAGGCAAAGTAATGGCTGGAGTTTTATGTAATAAATGTAAAGTAGAACTTTATTATCAAAATCCTAACATGGTTCTCGCTTCTATTCCCCCAAAACGAACAGTAGTTTGTCCGGAATGTCATGATGTGTCCTACAAGATTGAAGGATAAGTTTACAATTATCAAAGTGCCATTGTTTCATTTGTGGTAAGCCACCCATTTTACTACAATGAGGACATTTAATTTTTTGTTTTGGTTTTCCAATTTTAGATTTTGATATATTTTGTTTGTGTTCTTCAGTTAAAGGTGAAACAGGATTAATTCTAGGTTTTCTTAACAATTGTTTTCTTTCTTCACTAAGCAATTTACCTTTAAGTGCTTTACCTAATTGATTACCTTTCATTATAATGCTTCGTTGTTTCTTTTCTTCATCAGACTGTTTTCTGGTCAAACCAAAAACACCTTCACCTCCAAGAGTTGAATTGTATCCATTAACAAAAGTATCATATTCTTGAATAAAATGTGGTTCCATTATTTTTAAGGTATGTTCTCGGTCTTTTGACTGATATATTAGTGTCCATTCAAAATTATCCCAACCATATTTGCGAATGGCATTATAGAATTTATAATTAACCTTTTTATGGTTGGATTTATGGACTATTTGCCTTTTTGGCCATTTGGAATCAAAGCCAATATAAACTTTACCATTAATGGTATTTGTGGCTTTATAGATTGAATATATACTTGACATGAGCTGTGTCCTTATGTTAAACTGTTATGACATAGAGTAGGTGGGTATTCCAGTACCGTGACCTACACCTTTATTTATAATGGAAAGATATGAAATTAGAGCAAGCCATATTAAAAAACCTAGTCTATAACGAGGACTATTTAAGAAAAGTATTACCATTTTTAAAATCTGACTATTTCTCCGACAGAACGGAGAGGACATTATTCGATGAAATTACATCATTCACGGAGACTTACAATACTCCACCAACGGTTGAAGCACTTAGTATTGCCGTCAAAGAAAAGACCACTATTACAGATGATGAAGTTAAGGGATGCGAATCATATCTCGAAGAAATTAAATCTAATCGTACATCAGAAACCGAGATTCAATGGCTTGTTGATAAGACCGAAAAGTTTTGCCAGGAGAAAGCGATTTACAATGGCGTATTACGGGCTATTTCAATTCTCGATGGTAAGGACAAAGGTCACGACAAAGGTGCGATTCCCTCTATATTATCGGCCGCCTTGGCCGTTTCATTCGATACAACCGTAGGACATGATTATCTTGAAAACTCTGATGCTCGCTATGATTTCTATCATAGAAAAGAGGAGCGAATTCCTTTTGACCTCGAATACTTCAACAAGATTACAAAAGGTGGTCTTCCAACTAAAACTCTCAATATTGCTCTTGCTGGTACAGGTGTTGGCAAATCTTTGTTCATGTGCCATGTTGCAGCGGCAGCTATGGTCCAAGGCAAAAATGCTTTGTACATCACTATGGAAATGGCTGAAGAAAAAATTGCAGAAAGAATAGATGCAAACTTATTGAATGTTACACTTGATGATTTGATGGACTTACCAAAAGATATGTATGATAAGAAGGTTGCCAAAGTTAAAGAAAAAGTAACTGGTAAACTCATCATCAAAGAATATCCAACTGCTTCAGCGTCTACTACTCACTTTAGGACATTATTAAATGAACTTAATCTCAAAAGGTCTTTTGTACCTGATATTATCTTTGTTGATTATCTTAACATCTGTTGTAGCTCTCGTATTAAGGCTGGTGCGAATATTAATTCCTACACATACGTTAAGTCTATTGCAGAGGAGCTTAGGGGTCTGGCTGTTGAGTATAATGTTCCTATTGTATCTGCGACACAGACTACAAGATCCGGATTTACATCGAGTGATCCAGGACTTGAAGATACGAGTGAATCGTTCGGACTTCCCGCCACAGCAGACTTGATGTTTGCTTTAATCACAAGTGAAGATTTAGAAGAACTTGGTCAAATTATGGTAAAACAATTAAAGAATCGATATAATGACCCAACATATTACAAACGATTTACAATTGGTGTTGACCGATCCAAAATGAGATTATATGATATTGAACAATCAGCACAAGTCGGCTTGGCTGATTCAGGACAACCAGCGATTGGTTCACAAAACAAAATTCAACATAAGAAATTTGAAGGCTTTAAAGTATGATTCTAACTAGAGAACAAGCCTTACATTGCTCTAAAGTATTCGATGATTATTTCAGTAATATTGGAAGTACCGAAGAATACATGCGTGATGAGAAATTAAAGAACCTTGAAAATTTACCTTCTTCATTGTTTCCACCAGAGGACGATTTGTTCTCTGATTTCTCTATGCACCCAAATGATATGGAAATTGATGTTTGTGAGATTGATGGTACCACTTGGGAAACATTACTTGCCATTACCAGTTCTCATATTAATAAATCACCAGTTGGTAAAAATATTCAGTTGGCGGTTATGGAAAAGAAGTCAGGAAAGGTTCTAGGTTTCATTCGGTTAGGTTCACCAGTCATCTATATGAAACCTCGTAATGAACTCTTAGGACAGGTCTGGATTCAACAGGAAGATACTGCAAAAAGATTCAATGCTTCTACTGTAATGGGATTCGTAATTGTACCAGCTCAACCTTTTGGTTATAATTATCTAGGTGGTAAACTTCTATCTGCCATCTGTACCAGTCATGAAGTAAGAGAAATCTGTAATAAAAAATATGGTATGAATTTATGCCTATTTGAAACTACCAGTTTGTATGGTAGTACCAAGACAGTATCACAATATGATGGTATGAAACCTTACATTCGTTTTCGTGGTCTGACCGAATCTGATATTGTACCAATGATGCACGGTCAACGATATCACGATTTGAAAAACTATGTGGAAAATATTACTGGAGATTTATTGGCAGGTGATACATCGACCACCAGTAGAAAACTAAGAACTTTTACAAAGATTATTGCTCTTACTAAAGCTGCTTTAAAAGGTACTGCGGAAGGAGAGGCATTCTCTTTAACGATTGAGAACGCTAAAAAGTTGACCGAAAAGAAAAGATATTATACTTCAGATTATGGATTTAAGAATGCTGTGGATTACATGAACTGTAAGACTGATGAACTTTTACCTGGTGAAAACTATGAGAAACATGAATTGAGTAACATCATTTCATGGTGGAAGCAAAAAGCAACCAATCGTTATGAATCACTCAAGTTGGATGGTCGATTGAGAAATGAATTAGAAATCTGGACTTCAGGCAAAGACATTCAAATCATCAGATAAATAGTTCCTTTTAAATGGATATATTATGTCTAACAAAGGCTTTGTTTACGAATCTAAAGTAAACGCCAATCTAAAAAAGGCAAAACTTTTAACTCCAGGATTTGTTGCTGCTGGTGCAGATTCTAATGCACCTGATGCCAAAATTCGATATCAAGGCCGAGATTATAAGATAGAAATTAAATTAGATACTAAAGTTGATTTTGGCCAAGGCAGTTTAGATTATAATGTTGATAGTGGTTTATGGAGTTTAGGTGGAGCAAAAACAGTTGCTGCGGAACAGATGAGGCAATTTTTAGAATCTATTGGTGTTGTGAAAATAGTAAATAAGAAATGGGGCCCAAAAGGTGCACCAAGAAAATATACAGTACCATATAAACTATACAAAAAACAAGATGTTGAATATGATTATGAAACTTTTAAAGATGAGTTTATAGATATACCAAGTAATGCGGTATCTAAGTATTACAATAGTAAAGATACTTATTATATTCAAATTGGTAAAAGTGGATTTTATTACATGGGTAAAGATCCTGCAAAATTAGGATTACCAGAATTCAATTTAAAATTGAAATTGAGAATTCGAATCAAACGAGGTGGAAGTATTCCAATTTATAATTATAGATTTACAACCGCTATACAAGCAATTCCAAATTCGTTAAAAAAGTCTGATAGTGATTTGGATGATAAGGATTATTTAAAAGCTCTTTCATCAAGAGCAAATTCAAAATAGGATAGAATATGGCATTAATTGATTTTGATAAACTAGCTAAGCAATATGAAACTGATAATGATTTTGGTTTCTCTGCTGTTTCTGAAGAAGAATATAATTCAGTAATTAATAAAACTGCTGCAACAGCGGATGATTATAAGACACGATTACAAGAATTAGAAAAGATGATTGTTCCATTCTTAACTAAACTCCATTCAACTGGAGATAAAGAATACATATATTGGCCTAACCGTAAACCTGCCATCGAAGCACAAATAGAAAAGATTTTAAAACTGACTAGAGATTAATTATGTCCGCAACTGTGATTATACCAACTACTGTCGCTGCACCAGTACATGAAGCTATTAAATCGGTATTAGACCAAACATACGAAACTAAATGTTATATTGTTTGTGATGGTCCTGAATTTGTTTACGCTATCAAGAACCATATTAAACAATTTGAAAAGCATCCGAAATACAAGAACATTACTCTATGTAGTTTACCAACCAATGTGGGCGCCAATGGATTCTACGGACACCGTGTCTATGCCGCTTTCACTCATTTAATTAATACAGAATATGTATTATATCTCGACCAAGATAATTGGTTAAAACCAAATCACGTTGAAACTTGTATCAACACAATCAAAGAAAAGAATCTTGATTGGTGTTATTCTTTGCGTGACGTATACAATAAGGATGGTACATTTGTTTGCCATGATGATTGTGAATCTTTAGGTAAATGGCAAACTTACCATGGAGTGAACCATGTGGATACCAATTCATATTGCCTCAAGACAGAGATTGCTGTTAAAATAGCAAGTTGTTGGCATGGTGGTTGGGGACAAGATAGAGTGTTCCTGAGTGTCGTTGCTCAGCACTTTAAGAAATTCGATTGTACAGGTGAGTATACCGTAAACTATCGTGTTGATGGCGGTAAAGGTTCGGTTACTGCCGATTTCTTTATCAATGGAAATAATGTAATGAATCAAAAATATAATGGAGAATTCCCATGGCGCAAAAAAATCTCATCATCGGCGGGTTCACAAACTATAACATTAACCAATTAAAACCTTGGGTTATCTCAGCAAAAGAAGTTGCTGGTGATAATGATGTTGTTTTGGTTTATGGTAACGCTTCAGATGAAACACTAGATTGGTTGGTAGAACAAGGAGTAGTTGTTGTTCCCATGTTACAAGTACAAAACATACCGATCCATGTGTTACGATTTTTATCAATCTATGAATATCTAGAAAATCATTGGTTTGATTATCAATATGTTGTTACTACTGATGTTAAAGATGTTTATTTTCAAACAGATCCATTTAAATTCTTAGTTGACCGTAAATTGGTTATTGCATCTGAAGGTTTGAAATATAAAGACGAACCTTGGGGTAATGAGAATTTATATCAAGCTTATGGTCCATATGTGTATGATAAATTTAAAAACAATGAAATCTTTAATGTAGGAACCTTTGGTGGTAAATCAGAATATGTAAAAGATATGGTGTTTCATATTTTCACAAACGGAATCAACCGACCAATTCCTATCGTAGACCAAGCAGTATTCAATGTTCTAATCAACACACAACCGTTTAAAGATGTTGTAACTAAAACAACACAATGGGCTGCTGAGTTAGGAACAATCATGGATCCATCCAAGATTGAACAGTTTAGGCCAAATCTACTTATCGTTGAACCATTTTTTGAAGATGGTATTTTAAAAGATTATACCGATAAAGTTTTTCCAATTGTACACCAATACGATAGGGTACCAGTTTTAAAGAAGTTTGTCCAAGAAAAATATGGACAAGAAGATGAATCACAATTATTTATATACAGTACATAAAATGAACTTTGAACAAGAATACTTAGATGCTTGTGCCAGACCAACCGATATGCACGAGCATTTACCATGGATTTCAGAACTAACTTCTGAGTGTAAACATGCGACTGAACTTGGTGTTGGATATGCACAAAGTACCAGAGGATTTTTAAGGCAAGATGTAGAACTTCATAGTTACGAAATTTCACCTTATGAGGTTACTACTCAATTCTTTAACGAAGCGAGAGCCGCTGGTAGAAATGTTACACTTCATGTTTGTTCTACATTAGAAACTGAAATTGCACCAACAGATATTATGCTTGTGGATAGTTATCATTCATATGAACAAGTAAAAGGTGAATTAGATTTACATGCTGATAAGGTGAGCAAATATATATTATTCCATGATACAGAATTATTTGGTGCACGTGGCCAAGGTGGTGAAGGAGGTGTATGGAAAGCGATTCAAGAATTCTTGGATACTAATCCACAATGGCAATTAGTTGAACGAAGAACAAATTGCAATGGAATGACTTTGATTAAGAGAGTATAATGAAAATTTTTATTACTGGACTAGCAGGATTTCTAGGTAGCCATCTTGCTGATAGAATGATTGAACTTGGACATGAAGTTATTGGTAATGATAACTTGATTGGTGGTTATCGTGATAATGTTCCAAAAAAAGCAAAACTTTTTATCATTGATTGTTGTGATAATGAAAAGATGACCTATGCTATGGAAGGTTGTGATATCGTTATTCATACTGCCGCAACGGCACATGAAGGACTGTCTGTATTCTCTCCTAGTTTCATTACACGAAATATTTTTGAAGCAAGTGTATCTACTATTTCTGCAGCAATCCAAAATAAAGTAAAAAGATTTGTTTATTGCACATCTATGGCACGATATGGTGACCAAAAGGCACCATTCCATGAAAAAATGACTCCTAGACCTGTAGATCCGTATGGCATAGCTAAAGTTGCTGGTGAAGAAGTATTAAAAGCTCTTTGTGAAACTCATGGTATGGAATGGAATATTGCTGTGCCACATAATATTGTTGGTCCTCGTCAGCGTTATGATGATCCGTTCCGTAATGTTATGAGTATTATGATTAATCGTAATTTGCAAAGTAAACCTGCAATCATTTATGGCGATGGTAAACAAACTCGTTGTTTTTCTTATGTTAGTGACTGTATTAATTGTTTAGAAAAAATGGCATTAGATCCAAAAATTAAGAGTGAGATTATTAACATTGGACCTGATGAAGGTACAATTACTATTGCTGAGTTGGCTGCTTTGGTGAATAAAGAGTGTGATATGAGAAAAGATAACACATGGCCACCAATTCATATGCCAGACCGACCAAGAGAAGTTAAACACGCTTCTTGTTCAGCAGATAAAGCTCGTAAATTATTAAATTATGAAACTAAAACAGATTTAAGAAAAGCCATTCAAGAAACCGTGGCGTATGTTAAGAAGAAAGGACCTAAACCTTTCGACTATACATATCCATTGGAAATTGTATCAGATAAAACACCTAAAACATGGAAAGATAGGTTAATGTAATGAGTTTAGTTGATATTATGATTAAGTATAATATTCGTAATGATACACATTATGAATTTGGTACAGATAAAGAATTTAACCACAAATATTGTAGTGGTTTCTATGATGAAGCTCTTTTGCCATATCAAGATAAAAATATTCGTTTATTAGAATTAGGAATTCATCGTGGCGGAAGTATGGCACTTTGGCATCATTACTTTCCTAATGCTGACCTCTATGGTGTAGACCCATATGATTTTGGTGCAAAAACAAATTGTGAACCTTATCCACGAGTTAAAATAATTTACGCTGACGGATATAAAAAAGAGTTTGCCGATTCTTTGCCTAATTTTGATATTATCATTGATGATGGTCCTCACACCAAAAAAAGTCATTTACAATCACTTAGTTTATATTTACCAAAGTTAAACCGTGGTGGTATGTTTATTATTGAAGATATTGGTCAAATGGAATGGACAGAAGATTATAGAACTTTAGTTCCACCTAATATGGTTTGTGGTGTTGTTGACCTCAGAGAACCTTCAAATATGACCGATAGTATTATCTTTTGGGTAAAATATGCCTGATATTTCTTTTTGCCATCTTGCCTCAGCAGGCAAAAAAGTTTCTACTGAAAAAGTTGTAGAACAAGTCCGTAAACACCATCCTGATTCCTATTATATGTTATTGTCGGATGCAGCAGATGATTTATCTGATATTGCTGAAAAATATAACTGTGATTACATTCGTTCAGTTTCTAAATTAGGTTATCCAAGTTATGATGCCGACAAAACATTACAATGGTTGGATAGATTTAGAGCTGCTTGCCAACAAGCACCAACATCACATATAATGATGATGGAAGACGATGTTTGGATTAAAAAACCAATCACAGTTGATTCTACTTGGGAAATGGCAGGACATGATATCAAAATTGGTAATATAATTCCTGATGATATCATAGGTAGTATAACAGATTTCTCTGGAAAGAAACCAATCACAAATCAATATGGTTGTGGTGGAGGTTCAATATTTAAAGTATCAACATTCTTAGAGAACTATGATAAAGTAACCGAATGGTTTAAAAAGAATCATGATTGGTTTCAGATTCACTATCAGCCATTAGGATTCATGGATTGTTATATGGTAGTTTATTATATGTTGTGTGGAAAAGATTATAGTGTTAATCCTTATTTGACGGATACACACCACCATAAGAATGATGGATATGATTATGATGATTTTGTTATGAGTCAGCCAATCCACATTGAAATTGTTAATAATTATAAAAGGTATTATTGGGTATGAGTGAAATTAGCATCGTAACGGCCTTCTTTGATATTGGTCGTGGTGAATGGACACCAGATAAAAATCTTCCACACTATCTACAACGAACAACAGAAACTTATTTGCAAAGATTTGGTCACATGGCCAAACTCGAAAATGAAATGACCATATTTACATCAGCCGATATGGTCGATAAAATTAAAGAGTTAAGAGAAGATAGACCAACAGATATTATCACGATGGACTTTAAAGAATCTTTTAGTGTTTTCCGTGAAATGGTTTCCAAAGTTCAACAGGATCCAGAATATCAAGCAAAAATAAATCCCATGCAAGTACGCAATCCAGAATATTGGAATGCTGATTATGTTATCGTAAACGCACTAAAATCTAGTTTTGTTGTTGAGGCTATTAGACGAAACACAATTAATAATGATTTAATTGCGTGGCTCGATTTTGGTTATTGTCGTGATGAAGTAACCTTAAATGATGTTCAAGTTTGGAGTTATCCATTTGATAAAGATAAAATTCATTTATTCAATATTAAAGATTGGCAAGAAGGCACTATCATTCAAGATGTTATTGCCAACAACGATGTACATATTACAGGACCAATGATTGTTGCTAGCAAAGAGAATTGGCCAACATTACAGAAGTTGGTTGCTCATAGTATGGATGAATTGGTCAAGAATGGATTGGTTGATGATGACCAAACTTTATTGTTAATGTCCTATTTGTTGAAACCCGAATTGTTTGAATTACATCCAGTTTCCGAACAGGACTGGTTTGTTGCTTTTAAGGAATTTAGTAAATGAAAATTTATGTAACTGGAACTGCTAACCTTGGTGATTTTTTAAACACAATGCCTGTGTTGTCAGGTCTTACTAAATCATATGGTAAATATTCTTTGATACTCAAAGGTTCAACGAAGAAATTTAAAGGCATTAAAGAATTCTTAATGTACCAAGATTTGTTTTCTGATGTTGAATTTGATGATGATATCATTCCTTATGGCGATATGATTCAATTAAGTTCGTGGCCAAGCCGTGAAACTAAAGGTGATCCTGATAGACCGATTGAAACCTGTCGATATGAGAATTGGTTAAGGGACAAATATGATTTGATGTTTGAAGTAAATGATAAATTTGTTGTATTAACACCAGAGATGGATATTGAAATTAAAGATGCCTATTATGTTGGTGATAGATGGGCGGTTGGTGAGATTGATAATCGTAGAGAAACTCATGTATTATCTTATTTAAAAGATTGTGAGTTTATTAATTTTGATAATGATATGTTGACCAATGCTTACATCATTAAGAATCTAAAGAAACCATTTATCACCAATTTTACTGGTGTCGGTATGTTGGCAGACCTCTGTAATGTTCCACTTTATTGTGTATGGAAAGCAGAAGATTGGAAACCTGAGTTCCGTGTAGGTGATAATGTATCTTGGGACGATGGTAAGGATATCAATAAAGTATTTGAAAAACATTTCTATTTGAACCGTAAAGCAAAACTAGTTCACGCTAAAGATTTGGAGGCACTACTTTGATTATTAATATTGAACCTGGTACTTTTGGTGGACCATTACGCAATGGTGATTTACTTGGTGTCTGTAATGTATTGGAACATATTAGAAAAACTAATAATAATCCACAGATTCGATTTCATTTAAAGCCGGAAGCAATAAGTTCTGAGAAATATGTACAGGAATTTTATACATTTCTTTTATTGGTAACTAATTACTTTTCTGATTTCGAAGGACAAGAAACTCTGCCATGGCGTAGAGTGAATGTTTGGGACTTTAGAGATATCTCTGGAGATTTAGTAACAGTTCCAAACAAATTAGAAATGGAAAAGAAGATTGTTATTTTTCCATTGTTTGATGCGCCTTATAATACCTACAGAAATTGGCCACCAAAATTACTTGAAACCATTTGTAATAAGTATAGTGCGCCAGAATATGATGATTACGAAAAACTTATCTGTGTTGGTAAATATCCATTTGGCCATGAAGAATTGATTCCAATACATTTCAAATATAGTTTTGGCTTCATGGAAAATATCAACCATATCCAGACTGCCGAAATCTTTATCGGGGGTGATACAGGAACAACACATTTTGCATTTTCGCTTGACCGTGGACCTAAAGACCTGATATACTATAACTCCAGTCGGGGTTTAATCCATACTCTACCTTTTTACTTACTTGAAGGTAAAGGTAAAATGGCCACTTATTGGATGGATTTTGAAGGAACCAAGTTTTAAATCCAACAATTTTGGCACTATGTATCTAAGCCAATCTTTCCACAGTTTCACCATATTAACTTAAAAGTTGTATAAATAAGGTGTCCGGCAACCAAAGTGTGTTGCAAGTCTAGAAAGAAATTCATGTTATCATTTAAATCATTCTTAAAAGAAGAGGCCGAACAGAGTTCGGAGTTGAAACATATTCATCATGCTGAAGATAGACCGTTGATGCATGGTCACGAAGGTTTTGAACATGCTCATGCAGCTTTGATGAAAGCTCATGCACATATGACTGGTGGTCATAAAAATACAAATCTGACCATGAAATATGACGGTTCACCATCGATTGTTTTTGGTCATCATCCTAAGAATGGTAAATTCTTTGTGGCAACCAAATCTGCCTTCAATAAGAATCCAAAAATCAATCATACTGAAGCGGACATCGATAGAAATCATGGCCACGCTCCAGGTCTAGCACACACACTTAAACACGCACTCAAACATCTACCTAAAGTAACACCTAAACATGGCGTATTTCAAGGTGACTTAATGCACCATGCTGATACCAAACACCTACACGAAAGTTATATCGTTGAGGCTAAAGGTGATGTTTCTTTTACTCCAAACACTATTACCTATACTGCCAAAGGTAAAGAAGCAGAAAAGATTAAAAAGTCTAAAGTTGGTGTGGTAGTACACCACGAATACGACCATGAAATGAAACACGCTTCACCCCATGTTGATGTAAGTAAATTCAAAGAACATCCAGATGTCCATATTCATGGCGCTGAACACGATACCAGCAAGGTAAAACATACTGCTGAACGTGAAAAAGAGTTCCATAAACACATGAATGCCGCTAAAGATATTCATGATACTCATGGTCATAAGATGTATAATGCCGTTCATCCAAAACATAGTGGAGAACATGGCCACCTTGCCACATACATAAACAAGACAGTAAGACACGATGAAGTTCCAAGTGTTAAAGGTTTTAAAGAACATTTACACGGTGAACATGAAAAGATGGCTGCCAAGGTCAAAACAGATAAAAGTAAAGAAGAAAAACGTAACGAAGGTAAACACCAAATTGCTCATGTTGAAAAACACAAAGAACACTATGGTAACCTATTCTCAATGCACCATCATTTACACCAAGCCAAAAATACTTTGGTGAAGTCTTTAGAAACACACGAAGGACACTATCAACATCACATTGATGGTAAGAAATCCAAACCTGAAGGTTTTGTGGTAAACCATAAACCAGAAGGTGGTAAAGAAGAACCTACTAAATTGGTTAATCGTGCTGAATTTGCTAAACAAAATTTGTTAAAGGTAAGAAAATGAAAAGATTTAAAACTTGGCTAAATGAAGAATATCTAGAAGAAGAATTATTATTAGAAGCTTCCACGGGTGAAGGTGCCGACACAGTAGGAAAATTAAGAGAATTACAAGTTGGCCAACATCTTAATGGTGGAAAACATATGGAGAGTTATCGTGCTGAAGGTAAAACTCCAGAACAAACACATGATAAGCTTTCAAAGAAAGCTCATGGAGAAAATTATGAGAAGGCTGAAGGACACAAAACTTCTCAAAAAAATGCTGCCAGAGCCGCTAAAAATATAGAATCTCATTTAGAGAAACATGGCCACGGTAAAGTTAAAAAAACTGTATGGACCTCACAACCATCAGACCATCAAAGTGAGACCGGTGTAGCTGATAAAAATTCAAAAGCTGATTTAATTGTTACAACAAGCAAATCACATAAAAGAAAAAATAGAAATGAAAATAAAGTAGCAATTTCTGTTAAAACGGGTAGTGGTAGTGTAAATTATTCAAACTTGGGTTTAGATTCGTTAAGTAAAATGAGTGGTAAAAGTTTGAGTCACCACACAGAAAAACACGGAGAAACAATAAAGACAAATTTGCATGAAGATTCACATGACAAATATAAAGCATTAAGAGATTCTTCAAATAAAGAAGATCAAGAAAAAGCATCCAATATTAAAAAATCTTCTTTTGAAATGAATACTAGTATTGCTCATGATATAAGACATGGTCTTTCACAAAAATCACATAATGAATTACACAAAACCGTATCGGATGCTGTATCTCCAGAAACACATTTGAAACATATCGTTTCTAGACAAATAACTTATCCAAAAAGTCATTCTAAAGCAGGCCAGGAACGTGGCCATCACACATATGATGCTCATGGCCATGTTGCTGAATATTTACATCATTTTGAAAATTTACATGTGGATCCTACAGCTAAAGGAAATTCTGTTACTATACATGGACACCATAAAGTAACAAAAAAGAAAATGGCGGTTGCTAGAATATCAATTTCTGCTGGTGGCCGTCCGGCAAATAAATCTCCCAAAGGAACGGTAACACTTCCAAGTGAAGATCATAAAGATATACATTATACCGATAAATCAGAACATATGGAACATAAACCTGCATGAAATCATTCTTAGAATTATCTGAAGAAAAAGATACAGGTAAACATGCCGTGATGACTTATGGTCGGATGAATCCTCCAACCACAGGACATTTAAAAGTAATCGATAAGGTTAAAGAAATTGCTAAGGATGTTGGTGGTTCACATCATGTTATTGTATCTCATACACAAGATGCTAAGAAGAATCCTTTATCCGGCGCACAGAAGGTTAAAGCTCTGAAGCGGTATTCTCCGGATACTAATATCGAGAAATCTTCAAAAGAACATCCTTCCATTTTTAGTCACGCTGAAAAGTTACATAAACAAGGTGTAACTCACCTTCATGTTGTTGTTGGTTTGGACCGTGTCAAAGAATTTAAAGATTCATTAAACAAATATAACGGTAAACCCAATAAAGAAGGTAAAGTACCTTATCATTTTAAAAAGATAACAGTACATTCCGCTGGCCACCGTGATCCTGATGCTGAGGGATCCGAAGGTGTATCTGGCACCAAGATGAGAGAACACGCAAAGAATAAAAACTTTGATGAGTTTCGTAAAGGTGTTCCTGCTCATGTATCCGATACACACGCTAAAGAGTTGATGAATGATACTCGCAAAGGTATGGGATTACACGAATCATATAACCACGGGCAATTCAAAGCAATCTTTGTAACTGGTGGTCCAGGTTCAGGTAAAGATATTATTATTCGTGAAGCTATTGCTGAATCCAAGATTGTAGAATTAAACTTTATTCAAGCACAAGAGTATTTGGGTGATAAACAAAAACTATCTGAAAAAACCAATGATTTCCGTAGAGAAGCTATTCGTAACCGTGGTCCATTGATTATTAATGGTCCAGCTGATGATAAAGATAGAATTTCACATATCAAAGAAGAATTGGAAAGTCTTGGATATGATACTATGATGATTTTTGTGAATACCACCGATGAAGTAAGTAAAGAGCGTAATTCTCTGTTGTCCAGAATGATGGTAGAATCCGTCAGACAGGACAAATGGTCTAAATCACAGAGAAATACTAAATATTTCACCGAATCATTTAAAAATTTTATTGTTTTCGATAATACGGGTGATATCCGTACTAAAGAATATGATATTCATGAAGTATATGAAAACACTAAAGTTTTTCTTGATTCAAATACCGTAAACGAAACGGCTGAAGATTGGCTGAATCGTAAATTTAAAATTGAGGAAGAAAATAATGTTAAAACGAATAATCGATTTCTTAAAGTTAAAACCAATTACTCCAGTCCAAGAGCAAAAGGTCCAGCCGACATCAAACCCGACAACCAAGGATCCATTGTTCCCCCTGGACAAGACCAAGTTAAAGGCAACACGGGCGCCAGAAAAGACAACTTCAACAAAGGCCACTCCGGCGGTGCGTGGCACGCAGCCTACGAAGAAAGCCAGCCAATCACGAAAGTCTACAACAAAGCCAAAGAAAGCAACTTCCAGCAAGACAAAGACAAAATCAAACTAAAGAAACGTGGTATCGACAAGTCTGGTAAAGAATCAGCTCTTGGTCGTCCTGACGGCCTAGGCAATACTTGGAATACAAGAACAAACGGTAGTGGTTTAACTGGCGGTGCTGGATTAGGCAATCAGACATATAGTGAAGGTGAAGAATATAGTAACGCAAATCCTGCTAGCACAGCAATGCCGGCAGGTATCACACCAAATCCATTAGGAGATAGTGCTTATACTGCTCCAAAGAAAGAATTTAAGAAATTTAGAAAGACCATTAAAGAATATAACGGCTTTCAAAATGATGTTGAATCCGGTCTAGGTGGTACACTAGGTGGTGCCGACAACAAAGAGGGCATGGATACCTATAAAGACCCCAACAGAAATATTGGTATTGAAATAGTTAAAAAGAAGAAAAAGAACAAATAACGGAGACTAAAAATGTTCACAAAAAGTAAAATTACCCAATCCATGATTGATGCTGTTAATAGTGTTATTGCTGAAGAAGATAAAAAATTATTGTTAGAACCTGAAAAGAAATCTACCAAGATTGCTACTCCTACAGGTACAAAGGTACTTGGTCACCGTTATGGTAATTCTGCTAAGGCACATAAAGACCAAACATCACATGATGTGGATAAACTCAAAGGTCCTAAAGCTAAAGAAATGAAGGAAGAAGATGGTTCATGTGTTACTGAACCTGAAGCAAAGAATATTGCTAAAAAAGAAGTAAAAGGTCATGAGAAAAGTATGCACCATGCAGAAGAAATGACTTTGGCACATAAGTGGAAAGAAAAAGCAAAAGCAAAGATTAAAGAAAACAAGGGTAGTGGTCCACAAGAGACTTTCACCGACAATAACATGGGTGAAGAAGTTCGTAAGTCCGATGTTCCTGCTTTTCTCCGTAAAGCAAAAGGTGAAAAACCTTTGACCATGACTGATGTTAAAGGTCCTAAGAAAGATACAATTTCACATCCAGAGAATCTTGCTAAAGCACGCAATGAAGAAGTCGAATTGAATGAAGATAACCTTGATACTATTGCTAAAAATCATGGTATGGAATTTAAAAGAACCACTTATGGTGCAGGAATGAAACATCCAACCAAAGGTGAAGTTTCTATTAACCGTTATGGTGAATGGCACCACTATCCTGCAGGTTCAAAATCATCTAAGGCTCATGGTGATAGCACAAGTAATTTTTCTAGTTTGGATAAACATTTGTCCACATTAAAAGAAGGAGTTGAATTATCTGAATCAGAAGTTACTACACCAGCAGCACAACCAAATGAAGTTACCACAGATATGATTCGTGGTCGTGTAAAAGGTGGAAATGCAAATGAATTTAAATCTTATAAATTACAGTTGAAAACTGATGGTGAGATGAAAGCTCCTGCCGTAAAAGATGCTGAAGAAACTACTGCTCGTAAGTCTATCAAAGCAAAAGAACCCCATGTTAATCTTCCAAATCTTAAAATGGAATCAGCAACTGATGTTGAACTTGATGCAATGATTAACGAAGTTCTTTCTAAAGATGCTGATGCTGGTGATTGGATTCATGATTTCATACATTCTAAAAATCCTAAGTTTGCTGGTAAATCTAAAGCTGAACGTAAGAAAATGGCTTTAGGTGCTTATTATGGTAAAAAGAATGAAGAAGCTGACGAGCGTTCATGGCATAAAGAAACACCATGGAAGAAATCTCCTGCTACTGTAACAGACAAATCTGGTGCTAAACATACACCAATGTCCCGTGCTAAAGATTTGGCTCGTTCCGCTTTCAAAAAGTTGAAGAATGAAACCATGATGGGCAAAATTTCTAACTAAGAGAATAATATGGCAAAGAAATTAAAGGATGTAGTTAAACAGAATCCTGAACCGGCCAGAGGCACAAATTATGTAAACCCTGGCCAGTTAGGTCAGTATTCAGCCACAAATCAAGTTGCTGAAGATGGTTCTTTATCTCAATATTTAAAAGCCAAAGGTATCAATCCTAACTTTGTATCTAAAGCTACAAAAATTTCTCATGCTAAATCCAACACATTCAAGAAATGGCGCATGGATCACAAGTTTGAGGAAGTTGAATATGTAAGTGAAGATGCTCTTTTGGATCGTTATCTGTCAGCACATGGCATCAATCCTAAGTTTGCTACTAAAGATGTTAAGATTTCTCATTCCAAATCTAAGCAATTTTTGATTTGGAAACAGCATCATATACAAGAAGATGCAAAACCAGAACAAACTGTTAGTAAAACATTGAGTAAAACTCCAATGCCTGGTACTACACCAACTCATGTTAGACAGAGTAAAATTGCTCACGACAAAGCCAAAAACCGAGAAATCTTTCCTGAAGAGGTTAAGAAACCTATTGCTTTAGATAAGTTCCGTCAAGATGCAGCAGAACGTGCCAAGAAACATGATGAGATTCAAAAGAAACAATCTAAGACTGGTGAAGGCATGACTTCCGCTATTGACCGTTTACAGAAACATTTGAACAAAGAAGAAAATGAATTGGCCAAGAAAGCTGCAAAATACGATTGGTCTAAACGTATGCCAAAACAGAAAAAACCAATTCAACATATGGGTCAAATTGAGTTAAAAAAGAAACAATTAGCCAAAGAAGAAGTTGAACAGATTGATGAAATCTCAAAATCTACACTAGCTTCTTATAAAGATAAATCTACAGCCAGTCTTAAAAATGCTCAGGCAAACCGTGATGCTGCTGAACATGGTAAACATATGTCCAAGGGTTTTGCCGACCTACATAAGAAATCTGATGAAATTGCTAAGAAGCGTGTTAAAGGACTCAAAGGTTACTTGCAACGTAAAGTCGGTATGAAACCGGTATCCGAAGATAACTTTGGTGACCCACAGGCAGCCACACAGTCTTGTTTTGATGGTGCCAATAATACAGATGATACCCATGATATTCTACCAAGAAAACGTGGTATGTCAAAAACATTAAAGACAATAAAATCTGTATGTAAACCAGTCAAAGAAGAAATGTATGACCACGAAAAGGATGATAAGAATCAAACATCTCCTGGTAAACCTAATGGAAAAAATCCAAAACTAAGTAAAGAAGATCCAAATGCTTTACCTGATGGTGAACCAAAAGCCAGAGCAGTAATGTCTGGTGGAACTACTATGACTGGTGAGAAGCGTGATACCGTGGAGATTGATCCACAAATGAAATCAAGACCAGATTTGAATGGCAACAAAAAAGATGATGGTACGGTCAACAAAAAAGTAGAAAACAAATAAGATAAATAGTACTATAACCAAAGGCTCATCAAGGAGAAAATAATGCCAACATGGGGAAATACAGATAATCACAATCAGAAACCTAAATGGGATCGTGAGCGTGAAGTAAGACAAACCGTAACCGCAACTACTGCCAATACCACTGCTATTGGTAATACCGTTATTACTTTAACAGTTTATGATGGTGGACCAAATAGTGCTGCCAACGTAGGTATTACAGCAGGACAATATGTGTATTTTGTTACTGGAACAGCAGGTAACGGATATCCAGGATTCTTTGCTTCTAACACACAAGTTGCTTCTGTTAGTGGTAACAACGTTGTATTGACAAATGGTTCCTTTAATACTACACCCGCTGGTGCAGTTGCTACATTCGATACCGCTATCACCTACAATACAAACAAAACTTATGATACCACATATAACAATGATACAGTATTGGTGACTCCAACTCGTTTGGCCAATGCAGTATATGCTGGTGTAGCCAATGGTACAAACCAGTTTAATATAGGTTCTGTTCCACATGCCGGTTGGGTTCGTACAAGAACATTTACTGGCGGTCGTGCTGGTCGTGTTCAAAATGAAGTTTTGGTTGCTCTTGCTAATCCAACTGCAGCTAACACATTGTCCGGTAACACAAGTAACTCTGGCACATATTTCGCTGGTATTTAATGCTTAATTAACGGAGATGGCCTAGGCTGTCTCCGTTTTTTCATCATGTAAAAAGAATAATAATAATGTTTGATGAGTTGAATGAAGATAATTTTATGATATATGCAATGAAGTCATACACTTCACCACATTGCGTAATGTCGGAATTTGAAGGCGATATTAAAAGAACCAAATATCTGAAGCGTCTATTTCGCAGATACAAGGTTACTAAAGTAGTAAAAGAACGATTGATATTAAATCATATCATTCTATTGAATAATGTTTTTGGTCCCGAAGTAACGGCAAGAATTTTATTCTATAGAATTGACGAGAGAGATTATGATATATTAAAAACATTTTTGTTGTATTTAAATATACTACCAAAAATAGTTAAAGGTATCAGAGGTAAAACACTAATTACGGATGATATTCCCGTAGATATGAATATCGCAGAGATATTGAGACAAATATGAAAACATTTAAACAATTTTCAGAAGCAGTTAAGAAACCCACAGGCGATTTAAAGAAAGCCTGCAGGACTGGATATACTGCCGTTGGCACAAAAGAATATTCAAAAGATTCTTGTGTAAAAGAAGATGGTATGGGTGGTGGCGCAATGTCTGCGGGTCCAACTAATGTGGTTGGCGGTGGTGCAATCGCTGGTTCTGGTGGCAAAGGTGGTGAACCTGGTGTTGATTTAAGAAAGAGGAAGAAGGCACACAATCCTGTGATGATGGGTATGAGTCATAGAAAGCCTCCAAATATTTAAAATGTTCTCAATAAATTGGTTATTAGGTTTGATTCCTAGTTGGGTACCTTGGGCAATTATCGGTTTCGGTGTTGCCCTTTTTATTCTGGTTCAATTTGTTCAAGGATTAATACCCATAGTATACCGATATTTTGTGGTGATTGTTGTTGAACTAATTGGTGTTTTCTTGTTTGCTTCGGGATTCTATATAGATGGAAGACGAGATGTTTTGGTTAATGAAGAAACGAAGATCAACCAAGTAGTAACCGATCAAAAGAATATTACAAAGCAAGTGCTCGATGATTATATAAAAAGCCATGAGGCAACGAAAGCCAAGAATGAAACGATTATTAAATATATTACAACTAAAGACGATAGCTTGTGTAAGCTTCCTCTTTCTTTTATCCGCTTGCACAACTACGCCGCTACGAATACCGTTCCCAACTCCACCGGACCAGTTAATGGAACCACCACCGGAGTTACAAGTACTACCGGAAGATAACGTACAATTATCTGATGCGGAAAAAGTAATTGCAGAGAATTACGGCACATATCATTTGACAGCAGACCAATTGAAAGCATTACAGAATTGGGTTAAACAACAGAAAGACTTGAATCCATGAAAAAATTAATATTAAGTTGTATGATTTTATTATCTGGTTGTTCTTTAATGATTGGACCTTACGATGCCAACGAATACTATTTGGTAACTCAGGTTAGAACCATTGCTTTAACTACAAATTGTAGTAATCCTTTAAATAGTGCTGAAAATATTGAAAGAATGTATTGGAGTGCTTATCAGTTGAAGAATTACAGTCAATATTTACCAAATAATGATGCTGAGATTAAATTAACTGGTGAACTGTTTACATTGGTAGATGAATTGCACAAAAAAGAGAATCCTGCGGCTTTCTATTGTACCGCAAAACTAAATATAATAGCGAAGTCGGCAGAACGAATTCAACAAGTGACTGGGAGTAAACCAAGATGAGTATAATTAGAGACCTTGCCATGCAGGCACAAGAGTATCAAAACCAATATAATGCTGGTAACCTTTCGGCTGCTGACTTTAAAGAATTGGTCGAAGATTTAAATATTGCTGGTCAAATCGATGCTAATGCCGATGAATACCAGATGGATCAAGAAGCAAGAGAAGTATTAATGGGTGTTATTCAAATTGTGAGTGCAATATATTAAGGAGATTGAAATGAGTATTTTGAAATTGTTTACGGTAGAAGAAACCGTTGAAAAAATTGAAGGTATTATTGAAGGTGATTTACATCAAGTGTTTACTGCAGCAAAAGCCGAAGCAGCCAAAGCAAATGCAAAAGTTGATACACTAAAAGCAGAATTAGCCTTAGCAATTCATCAAGCAGCAGAATTATCACAAAAAGCAAGTGATGCAGCAATCGCTGCGGCCGCAAAAGCAGCAAAAGATGTTGCCGATTTAACAGACGAAGCAAAGAAACATGCAGATTTAGCAGTTACACAGTCTAGTCAGATTGTAGTAACACCAGAAGCAACGCCAGTATCTTTGGCCAAACCATCGTAAGGATTTAAAATGACTTTAGAAGAATTTCACGCAATTGTACCTAATAACCCATATGCTGAACAATGGGTTGAGGCATTAAATAAAATATTGCCACAATATGACATCACCACACCTTTACGTGTTGCTGCCTTCATGGGTGAATGTTGCGTTGAGTCTGCTAATTTCACTGCAATTCAAGAGAATCTAAATTACAAAGCAGAATCTCTACATAGAACTTGGCCATCACACTTCCAAACAATGGAAATTGCCGAACAATATCAACATAATCCAGAAGCAATCGCCAATCGTGCTTATGCTGGACGTATGGGTAACGGTGATGAGGAAAGTGGTGATGGTTGGAGATATTGTGGTCGTGGATTAATTCAATTGACCGGTAAAGATAATTATCAAGCGTTTGCTGATTCTTTACAGATGAACGTTGAAGATGTTCCTGCTTATATGGCAACTTTTGATGGTGCCGTACAATCTGCTTGTTATTTTTGGGAAAATGCCAATTTAAATGCCCACGCTGACAATGGTGATATTGACCAAATTTCACACATTATCAATGGAGGTTCTTTAGGTGAGCCAGAACGCAGAGCACATTATCAACATGCTTGCCAAGTTTTAGGTGCCTAATGCCAGATACACAAAAAGAATACAAACAACTCTCAGACAGCGAGAAGAAAAAAGAAGATTGGATGAACTCCAAGTGGCGTCCAATGATGGGTTGGATGTACATGAGTATTTGTATGTTCGACTTCTTATTAGCACCTGTCCTTTGGAGTTTACTTCAGGCACTTAACCATGGCCAAGTAACTAGTCAATGGCAACCTTTAACACTTCAAGGTGCCGGATTATTTCACCTTGCCATGGGTGCTGTTCTTGGTATTGCTGCTTATGGTAGAACACAAGAGAAATTAAATGGTGCTGAGGCCGGTGGATTACATACACCTATGATGGGTGGTTCTCCAATGCCAATGAATAATATGCCATTGGGTGGAAATACAATGTCTAGAGCACCAATGCCACAATCAACTACAACAACTGTATCTGAAACTGTTACCACAACCCCATCACCTACGTTAAAACCACTAGGTCCTTCTATGTCAATGCCAGAAAGATAAAAATGAAAAAATCACTATTCATTATATTAGCCACTTTATCATTAGTTGCTCATGCTGAAACTAAAAAGATTTGCCACGATAAAGTGGTAAAAGGTAAAACTGTTTCTGTATGTAAGAATGTTAAGATTCATCAAGCAATCGCTGATGCTGTTGCCATTCCAGTAAAGAAGAAGTAAAATGTCAGACGAAACAGAAATCAAGGTCGACATTGGTGTTTTAAAGACACAAGTATTGACTTTATCTGCGTTATGTAATAAAATGGATATTGTGATTGAAAAGTTGGTCGACCAACACGACCGTCACATAGCCAAAGTGTATACCGATATGGAACAAAGAAGAAAAGATACGGATAAGGATATCTCCGAAATACATGAACGAATCGATACTGTTTTAGAAAAAGTTTCAGATACCGAATTACGTATTATGAATGAGATTAGAGGTCTCCGTGAATGTATGTTGAAACACAATAAAGAAGAAAAAGACCAACTAGACAAATTACTTCAATGGAAGTGGATGATTGCCGGTGGTATTCTTGTTCTTTCGTGGTTGATTTCACACGCAAATGTTGATACAATACTACACACATTACATTAATTAGTACCATTTTTGAAATAATATATTATGAGCGTTTTTATCGACAGGTCTTTCCTGTTACAAGTGGCACCAAAGTTACAGAGATTTGCCAAGAAGAAGGATGATCTCTATAACTTCAGGTGTCCAATCTGTGGTGATTCCCAAAAGAATAAAGTAAAATCTCGTGGTTATATCTTTCGTAAAAAGAATGACTACTTTTATATGTGCCATAATTGTGGCATATCCACAACTTTCTATAATTTCCTAAAACAAGTTGATCCCAATCTCGTACAGGAATACCAACTTGAACGATATAAGAATGGAACTGACAATGGCAACTACCCGAAACCGGAGTTTGAAGAATTTAAAACGGAGAAGCCGACCTTCAAGAAATCCCTTGAACTTCCAACAATCGACTCTTTACCAGAAGCGCATTTTGCTAAGGTCTATGTTCAGCAGAGACGGATTCCTGAGGCCTTTTCATCGCAATTATACTATGCGGAAGATTTCAGGAAGTTCGTTGAAGATTTGGGGATTGAAAAAGAAGGACTTCATAAGGACGATAAACGGCTCGTTATACCATTCTATGATAAACAAAAGAACCTTGTTGCCGTTCAAGCACGGGCTTTGGGTGAATCCTCGCTCCGTTACATTACGATAAAAACACACGAAGATAATAAAAAAGTTTTTGGGCTTGACCGGATAGACGAGGATAAATTAGTATATGTGTTTGAAGGTCCAATTGATTCCATGTTCATTGAGAATGCAGTAGCAACAGCAGACTCTAATTTGGAATCAATCACCGATGTATTGGACAAGTCCAAGGTGGTGTTGGTGTTCGACAATGAGCCTCGTAACAAAGAAATTGTTAAGAAGATGGAACATGCGATAGACAATCATTTTAATGTGGTTATTTGGCCAGAATTTATTGAAGAAAAAGATGTTAATGATATGATATTGAATGGGTTCTCACCTGACGAAATTCAAGACATTATAGATAAACATACAGCTGTAAATTTAAGAGCAAAAATGGAGTTTGTGAACTGGAAAAAAGTTTAGCATTTAATATTATATTTTTTAAATAACAATAACAATAACAAGGTGAATATGCAATATCTAGGATTAACTATTGATTTACAACGAGATAAACTTTTTGACGAACTAGGAATAAAACGATTACAAGAATCGTACATGAAAGAAGATGAAACATCGCCACAACACAGATTTGCCTTTGTATCAAAATCATTTGGAAGTAATTTAGAACATGCACAAAGACTATATGAGTACAGCAGTAAACATTGGTTATCTTATTCTACTCCCATTCTCAGTTTTGGCCGTTCTAAGCGTGGCATGCCTATATCATGTTTCCTTAATTATATTGAAGATACTGCGGAGGGTCTAGTTGATAATCTTTCAGAAACTAATTGGCTTAGTATGCTTGGTGGCGGTGTTGGCATTGGCTTTGGTATTCGTTCGGCAGACGATAAATCGACTGGCGTTATGCCGCATCTCAAAATCTATGATGCCTCTAGCTTGGCTTATCGTCAAGGTCGTACCCGTAGGGGCAGTTACGCTGCTTATCTTGATATATCTCATCCTGATATTATTCCCTTCCTTGAGATGAGAAAACCAACAGGCGATCCAAATGTGCGTTGCCTGAATCTACACCATGGTATCAATATTACGGATGACTTCATGCAACTCATTGAAAATTGCATGTTGGATCCTGAAGCTAAAGATGATTGGGAACTAAAAGACCCACATTCAGGCGAAATTCGTGAAATGGTATCAGCAAGACACCTATGGCAACAAATTTTAGAATTGCGTATGCATACAGGTGAACCATACATTCATTATATTGATACGAGCAATCGCCAATTACCAAAATGGTTAAAAGATAAAGGTCTAAAAGTACATCAATCAAATTTGTGTTCTGAAATTATTTTACCTACAAACGAAGAAAGAACAGCAGTATGTTGTTTATCAAGTTTAAATCTAGAAACTTATGATGAGTGGAAAAATAATAAACAGTTTCTTAAAGATGTAGCAGAAATGCTTGATAATGTACTCCAATACTTTATTGAAAATGCTCCTGACGCTATTGCAAGAGCAAAGTACTCCGCTCAGCGTGAACGAAGCATTGGTATTGGTGCTCTTGGTTTTCATGCTTACTTACAACGCAACGGAATTGCTTTTGAGGGTGTTATGGCGAAAGTTGCAAATAACAGAATTTTTAAATCAATCAGACGAGGACTAGATGAAGCAAATATTCAACTTGGTTCCGAAAGAGGTGAAGCTCCTGATGCAACTGGTACTGGTCGTAGGTTTAGTCACCTTATGGCTATTGCTCCCAATGCTTCTTCTTCCATTATCATGGGGAATACTTCTCCTTCTATTGAACCTTATCGTGCCAACGCTTATCGGCAGGATACTCTTTCGGGTTCTCACTTAAATAAAAATAAATGGTTAGATAAAATTTTAAAGGAGAAAATAACAGATGAACAAGCTTACGCTGATGCTTGGAGTTCTATTATTGCTAATGATGGTTCCTGCCAGCATCTTGATATACTCTCTGAAGCAGAACGTGATATTTTCAAAACCTCAATGGAAATTGACCAAAGGTGGGTTATCGACCTTGCTGCAGATCGTCAAGCGTATATTGACCAAGCGCAATCATTAAATCTATTCTTTAGACCCGATGCGCATATTAAATATATTCACGCTATTCATTTTATGGCATGGAAAAAAGGATTGAAAACTTTATATTATTGCCGTTCAGAAAAAATTGGTAAAGCTGATAAGGTTGCCAAAAAGATAGAAAGAGAAGTTATCAAAGAGCTAGATATGACTCAGATTGCTCAAGGTAACGATTGTATTGCTTGTGAGGGTTAAATGGCATATTCAGATAAAGTAATTGACCACTATGAGAATCCTAGAAACGTAGGCAAAATGGATTCAAATGACGATTCTGTTGGAACGGGAATGGTTGGTGCACCAGCGTGTGGTGATGTAATGAAACTACAAATTAAAGTGGAAGACGGAATAATTGTAGATGCTAAATTTAAAACATATGGTTGTGGGTCGGCGATTGCTTCAAGTTCACTCGTCACGGAGTGGGTCAAGGGTAAAACGCTGGAACAAGCTGGATCAATTAAGAATGCTGAAATTGCAGAGGAACTCGCACTCCCGCCGGTTAAGATTCATTGTTCGATCCTTGCGGAAGATGCTATTAAAGCTGCAATAAAAGATTACGAACTTAAATGTTCATGTAAGGTATAAAATGGTTAAAGTAACCGATAATGCATTTAATAAAATAAAAGATTTGATTGTGGAAGAAAAGAATCCTAATATGGCATTGAGGATGTCCGTAAAGGGTGGCGGATGTTCGGGATTCCAATATGAATTTAGTTTCGATGAAAATCAAGAAGAAGATGATTTTGTGATTATGAAGGATGATGTTAAAGTGTTTGTCGATTCAATGTCGGCACAATACTTAATGGAAGCTACTTTAGATTATAAAGAAGAAAAATTTAATTCACAATTTGTTATAACAAATCCTGAAGTCAAAGGTACCTGCGGTTGTGGTTCCTCATTTAATGTATAGAGAGAATAATGATTAAAAAAACAGAAACGAGGCTCACCGATGAGCGTACATATTTTAAACCTTTTAATTATGCTTGGGCTTATGATGCATGGCTTAAGCATGAGCAATCTCATTGGTTACATACCGAAGTTCCAATGTTGGAAGATGTTAAAGATTGGAAGAAAAAACTCACCAAAGAAGAAAAGCAATTTCTCACCCACATTTTTAGATTCTTCACCCAAGGAGATATTGACGTTGCTGGTGGTTATGTTAATAATTATCTACCTTATTTCCCACAACCCGAAATACGCATGATGTTATTAGGATTTGCTGCTCGTGAAGCCTTACACATTGCTGCTTATTCACATTTGATTGAAACTCTCGGTCTTCCAGATACAACTTATAACGAATTTATGGCTTATGCTGAAATGAAAGAGAAACACGACTATGTTATGGACATCTCTGCAAAGAATACTACTAAAGAGAACACTGCAACTCACATTGCTGTATTCTCGGCATTTACCGAAGGTATGCAGTTGTTTAGCTCTTTTATTATGTTACTTAATTTTCCACGACATGGCAAAATGAAAGGCATGGGACAGATTGTAACTTGGTCTATTGTTGATGAAACTCAACATACAGAAAACATGGTTAAACTGTTTAGAACATATATAGAAGAAAATCGTGAAATTTGGAACGATGAATTGAAAGGTAAGTTATATACTATTGCTGAACGCATGGTAGAACTTGAAGATAAATTTATTGATTTGGCATTTAAGATGGGCGCCATGGAAGATTTATCTGCTGAAGATGTTAAGAAGTATATTCGTTATATTGCCGACCGCCGTTTGATTTCTTTAGGACTCAAAGGTCTGTTTAAAGTGAAAAGAAATCCTTTACCTTGGGTAGAGGAAATGATTAACGCACCAACTCACACAAACTTCTTTGAGAATAGAGCAACCGACTATGCAAAAGGTGCTTTGTCTGGAGATTGGAGTGATGTTTGGGCACATTAAGGATTTTTAATGACTCAAAAACAATTATCTGGAGAATGCTTAAGTTGTGAATCGACTTATAGCATAGCATTTATGGAAGAAATGGTTTCTCAAGAATTACCTGAACATTGCCCATTCTGTGGTGAACAAATCGAAGAATTATCCGAGGACTATATAGAGGATGATGACGATTTGGACAATGAGGAATGGGACGAATAGATTGGCAGTATAATGGTAAAGATTTTACTGAAGATTTGATTGGTGATAATTACGGGTTCGTGTATCAGATAACTAATCTGACGAATGGTAAAAAATACATAGGCAAGAAATTCTTTTATTCTGCCAAAACCAAACAAGTCAAAGGTAAAAAGAAAAAGATTAAAGTTCCAAGTGATTGGCAAACTTACTATGGAAGCAGTGACATGTTGAAGCGAGATGTGTTACAATTAGGCCATGAAAACTTTTCCCGTGAAATATTACATCTATGCCGAAGTAAAGGCGAATGTGGTTATCTCGAAGCAAAAGAGCAATTTGTCCGTGGAGTTATGGAATCAGAAGATTACTATAACACATGGATAATGGTAAGAGTACGCAAATCACATATCAAGGACTATAATGTTAGAATTTCTCAAACACCTCAAGAATGAGACACATGACGCAATCTTTTTTCTACCTGGCGATAAAAAAGACGAAATACATATTGAATCAGCTTTATACAAAAATCCAGGTGAAAGCCTAAACAATTCTACAATGGGTAATACATATCATGTTATATTATTCAAAGAAGATAATACACATGATGGCATATATGATGTTGACCGCTTTGATGCCGTTTTTGTAGAACCTTTAGAATATATTTCTGGATTAATACCACAAAATTGGTATGGTGTCATGGCTCGCAAAACTACCACTTCTACCACTTTTATCCAAAAAACATTTGACAAACTGAAAGAACTGTGATACAATAGTACCTATTGGAAACTATTGAAAGTTTATTATGATTCTCGTTGATTTAAATCAAGTATTACTTGCCGGACTTATGGCACAAATTTCAAACCATAAAGGTGCATTAGATGAAAGTCTAATTCGTCACATGATTTTGAATATCATTCGTAACCATATTAAGAATTTTAAAAATGAATATGGTGAAGTGGTATTGTGTTGTGATAATCGTAAATACTGGCGTAAAGAGTATTTCCCATTTTACAAAGCAAATCGTAAAAAGAACCGTGACAAATCTAACTTAGATTGGCATTTAATTTTTGACATGCTTGCAAAATTCAAAGCCGAACTCAAAGAAAACTTCCCATATAAAGTAATTGACGTTGAGGGCGCCGAAGCGGATGACATCATTGGCACACTAGTACCACGGCACTCAGCACACGAAAAGATTTTGATCCTATCGAGTGATGGTGACTTCCTACAGTTGCAAAACTATCCAAATGTGAAGCAATATAATCCTTCACAAAAGAAGTTTGTAAAATCAGAAAATCCGGTATTAGAACTTAAAGAAAAAATTATTCGTGGTGATAAAGGTGATGGCATACCAAATATGTTTTCACCATCAGATTGTTTTGTCCGTGATTTAAGACAAAAACCAATTACACAAAAAACATTAGAAAAATATCTGAATGAAGATGTTAAAAATTTCTCATACGATGAAACTGTAAATTTTGGTAGAAATCAAACGTTAATTGACTTGTCTTTCATTCCACAAGAAATAAAAGAAAAGATTATAAATACTTATGATGAAACAGTTCCAGCAAAACGGAATAAGTTGTTGAATTATTTTATTGAACATAAACTGAAAAACTTAATGGAAATAATCGAGGAATTTTAATGAAGAATATATTTGAAGTATTTGATGAATTTGAAGAAGCTAAAGATAAAAAAGAAAAAATGGCAGTAATAGAGAAGAATCTTTCTCAAACTTTGGTCGATGTGTTGCAATTAACATTTCATCCAAATTGCCAATGGTTAGTTACTGGAATGCCAGATAATTACAAAATACCTGATGATATTTTACCTGGTATTACTTCAAATTCTTTAGCTGCACAATTGCGTAAATTATATCTTTTCAAAAAAGGTGATGCTACAGCAGAAAGTTTGACACCAGAGAAAAGAAATCAATTATTGTTACAAATTTTGGAATCTTTGGAACCCCGTGATGCAGAAGTATTGATTGGTATTTTCCAAAAAGACCAAGGTGTAAAAGGTTTAAACTATAAATTCGTAAAAGAGGCTTTTCCAAATCTATTACCGTAATGCCACAAAAAGATAGAATAATAATAACATCCGGCACTTTTGATCCACTTACGATTGAAGAATTAAGATACTTAATGAAATGTAAGTCAAAAGGTGATTGGTTAGTTGTCGGTGTTCATTCTGATTGGTATATGATGTGGTCACAAGGTGGATTTGTTCAAAATTATGACACTCGCCGTGAAATATTAAAAAATATCAATTGTGTTGATGAAATATTTTCGTTTAATGATTCAGATGGCACAGTCTGCCAATTACTCAAACTTGTACAAATTTGTTATCCAAATGCCGACATCACTTATGTGTCGAATATGGATATGCACAACATGCCCGAAACTAAAATTAGAGGCATAACTTTTGAAACGATGAAATAGGAGAAATAAGTGACAAAATTTGTGGCAAAATTCCGCAAGAATAAAGAGTATAATGATGATTATGCTTATGTACCAAAAAGAAGCAAAAATGAGCATGCAGAAATCAAAAAACTCAAAAATAGAACTGTTGAAGAATTATTAAGTGAATTAGAAGATACAAGTTTACCAGAAGAAAATAGAAATTTCTAATTTTTTCTTATAAGTAGGTATGTCCGCTTTTGAAATAAAGGTATTGTTGCTTCCATACAACACCAGCGCTTGACATCCAGCACCTCCTGTTATATAATTGTTTCTTCACATGGAGAAATTGATTATATGATATACGGTTATATTCCCAAATCAAAGCCAAAAAAACTAACTAAAGCTCAACAAGAGCAAAAGCATCAATGGTTAGAGGCTATCAATAAAATATCTTCAAAAAGATATTCACATTCTCCCGTCATTAAAACTAAACTACCTCTGAAAAAGATGGTACCTTTCCACAGGGAAACCCCTGACTTTAAATCTTTAGACACAGGATTTATTCCTTGCACAAAAAGATTGCAAAATTCCTACACAGGAGACAAAATTAAAGGCATCGGTACCATGCATAAATCAAATGCTGTGCCGGTATTCACAGATAATGAAGCCAAAGACATATCGAGTATGAGAAGATGAGCATTTCAGCAGAAGATTGGGCCGAATATGAAGAATATTTGGAAACCTTGACAGAGGAAGAGTTACAAATTGAGATTGAATGGTTAAAATCAGTCGGAATTGCGAAGGAAAGAGGCAGTGTAGTGACTTCTGTGCAAACCGACACTTTACAATGAGGAAATTATGCTAAGACAGCAAGAAGAATCGCAAATTTTGCGTGGAATTGATGAAATTATGTTCAATTTGCGTCATGTACCAACAGAAGATGTTGCGTATTTTTTAGTAAAGTTCGATCCAAAGCTTGCGGATCGCTTGGCATCTGCAATTGAGCAGAATTTTTTTGAAAAAAACGAAGGAAATAAACATGAGTAACAACGGACACTACATTTGGCTCGATGCAAAAGCGGATGATGAAGAAATTCCTTATTGGAAAAAGTTGGATATCGTAATCCGAAAATGGGCAACGTTATCCGGCATGGAAAAAGACCTTTCCGACTACCAAAAACGCAAGGTAATTTATCAAGATTGATGGTGTTGCTAAAAAACAACGCATTTTCAGAAAACATTTGACGGTAAGCGATAATTAGAGTATAATGGTCTTTTAAATCGGAGAATTCATGGAACTCATTCAGTCAAAATCGTTACTTGCCAAGTTAATGGCAACAGAAAATCTCACTATTGAGCAAAGAAATGTGCAAACTGCATCTTTTGATGTTAAACAACGTGTATTAACTGTACCCATTTTAGATAAAAATATCTCTGGCTATCTCTATGACTTGTTTATGGGTCATGAGGTCGGCCATGCACTTTATACTCCTCTAGATGGTTTGATTCAAGCACATGAAGAAAAACTTCCAATGTCCATTATGAACGTATTGGAAGATTCTCGTATTGAGCGTAAAATCAAAAACAAATATCCAGGAATTCGTTCCTCGTTTATTCGTGCGTACAAAGAATTGATTGAAAAAGATTTCTTTGGTACTAAAGACGTTGATTTGAATGAATTGAATTTTATTGACCGTGTTAACCTTTACACTAAAGGTGGTGCAACACAAGGAATTAAATTTAATGATGCTGAGCAATACTTGGTCAATCGTATCGAAAATACCGAAACTTATGAAGATGTAATTGAAGTTGCTCGTTTAGTAATGGACTTCATGAAGCATGAAGCCGAAGAACGCAAGAAGAATAATCCCGAAATGTTTGAAGAAGATGAAGATGGTGATTATGAAAGCTTTGATTCCGAAGGATATGATGATTCTGATGAATGGGACGATGAGACCGAAACCCGTGAATCTAATTCCGATACAGAAGATTCTGATGACGGTGAAGAAACGGAAGATATAAATGCCGAGGCAACCCGTGCTGGTGGTAATAATCCTGAATTCGATTCGAAAGATCAAATAAAATCTTTCACCGATGAAAACTATCGTAAGAATGAAAGTAAATTATTTGATACCTCTAGTGATATTCTATATTATGGAAATATTCCTGATATTGATTTAAATAAAGCCATTGTTACACATAAAAAATTGTGGAATGATTATCGTGCAGAATTAATTAAATTTGAAAACGATAGATATTATCGTCCTACAGGTCAGGATAAAGAAGGATTTCAAAAACTCCGTAATGATGCCAAGAAAGTTGTTGGTTATTTGGCCAAAGAATTTGAGTTGCGTAAAAATGCCGACCAATTGAAACGTGCATCTATTGCTAAAACTGGTGAATTGAATATGAGCAAAATCTATTCATACCAGTTTGCTGAAGATTTGTTTAAGAAAATTACCGTATTGCCTAATGGTAAATCTCACGGTCTTGTAATGTTCTTAGACTGGTCAGGTAGTATGCACAACCATTTAGAGAATACAATCAAGCAGTTAATTAACTTAGTAATGTTCTGTAAGAAGGTAAACATTCCTTATGATGTTTATGCTTTTACATCTGAACATAACGATTGTTATTCTGGTGAATTTAAAGAAGGCGATATTGTTTTGCGCAATTTTAAATTGTTGAATTTATTATCGAGCAAAATGTCTGCTTCTGAATTTTCTTATGCTGGTGCTGCTTTGGTAAGCTTATCACACCATCGTTCATTCAAACCATATTGGTTCCAAATGGGTGGTACACCATTAAATGAAACAGTTATTTCTGCCATGAAAATTGTTCCTGAATTTCAGAAACAATATAAATTACAGATTGTAAATACTGTATTCTTAACCGATGGTGATGGCCATACTTTGCGTGATGTATATTATACTAATGCTGATGGTTATAAAACTTCAGGTACAAGTAGTGAATATGTTTATGGTAAACATAAGAAAATGGTGATTCGTGATCCTAAAACTAAATCTGAAGTTAAAGTAGATAATCCACATGGTCGTGAATTAACTGCTCAATATATTAAAATGTTGAAGGCTCGTACAGAATGTAACATTGTTGGTTTTTATGTTTTAAGTGGTCGTGAACTTGGTCGTGAATTACATTGGTTCTATCCTAATCTTTCTTACAACCTACACGATAAAATTAAATATGAATTTCGTAAAAACAAATCTATGGTTGTTACATCTGCTGGTTACGATGAGTATTATCTTCTCCGTGCAGAAGGCCTAGATACTGATGATGATGTAGAATTTACTGTTAAAGAAAATGCAACTACTCGTGGTTTGGTTTCTGCTTTCAGTAAATATGCAGGTAATCGTTTGAATAACCGTGTTGTATTAAATCGTTTTGTAGGAATGATATCATGATGGATGGCGAAAAACGAATCGTTACTTTTGTAGGTAATAGTGGTAGAAAAACTGCCACTATTATTTGGAGAAATATATTTGATATGTTTGAAGTTGATTGTGCTGACGATGATGGTCTAGTATTAATGGAAACCAAATTCTTTAAAGAAGAATCCGAAGCACAATCTTATGCTGAACAATTTGTATGGGGAGAAATTCATGGAACTGTCTAAGTTTACCAATGGTGATAAAAAAGCTATTGTCGAAAGAAAAGATTTTTCATATACCGTTAATTATTACCTAAAAGGTAGAATCATTAATAAAGAAGTTGTATCTGACTTTAGTAAAGCGGAACAACTTGCTGAAAGTTTTACCTTGAGTGAAAGTAATAATGGTCCTAGTTTATTGAATGAAAATGTCTGAAGTTGCTTTATTTGATCCCTTTGATCCTAAAAAAATCTATGATGATTTAATTAAAAGATGCAAGACTGCCAAATCTTGGCATATTCGTTGTATTGTTGATGAAAGCTTTGTCGGATTAGCACCTTTCGATATCATGATTAAAGATGGTATATTTCATTGCAAAGTTATTACACCAACATTAAAAGAAGCTTATGTGTTGGTAGCAAACAAATTACCAGTAATTAAATTCTTAAAAGATAATAATGAACCCTGAGCAATTACTACAATTATTAAATCGAATATATGTTTGGTTGCCAAAAAATAATTATATGAGAAATGAAGTGAAACAAATCATGGACCAATTAAAACAACAGTTAGGAAGATAATGAGTGACGGTGGAAAAGGAAGTTCTCCAAGACCTTTTGTGATTCCAAAGGAAGAATTTGCAGAGAAGTGGAATACAATTTTTGGTGATAGACCAATTCTAAAAGGTTACTGCAATGTTTGTGGTAAAAAAGAATCTTGGTGTGAATGTAAGAAAAAGAAAACAAAATGAAAAAAAGAGTATTGATTACAGGTCATAAAGGTTACATTGGTCGCCATCTATGGCAAATGATTTTTGAAACTAGACCTGATATTGATTTGTACGGTTTTGATATTGCCGGCACAGGTATGGAAAATTTAGATATCCGTAATATGTTTACTTGTGATATGGAATTTCATACCGTAATTCATTTGGCTGCTTTGGTTCGTGTTGGTGAATCTGTTAAAAATCCTACCGATTATTATGAAACGAATGTTGGTGGTACAATCAATCTTTTAGAAAAAGTAAGACACCACAATTTCATCTTTGCCTCTACGGGCGCCGCATCTAATCCAGATTCTCCTTATGGATTCTCTAAACGTGTTGCCGAAGATATTGTAAAAGAGAAGGCTTACGATTATACTATCTTCCGATTCTATAATGTAATTGGTACAGACGGATTTCCTCCAACCAATCCAGAAGGCATTTTATTGAATCTAGTGAAGGCCAGTAAAGATGGATTTAATCTGTATGGAGATGATTACAACACCAAAGATGGAACATGTGTTCGTGAATATGTCCATGTGAATGATATTTGTTCTGCCATTATTAAAGCAATCGATGAACCTTCCAGAGATATTGAAAACCTTGCTTATGGTGATACCAGAACAGTCAAAGAAATTATTGAGATTTACAAGAAAGTAAACAATAAGAAATTTAAAGTGAATGTTCTACCAAGACGACCTGGTGACCTAGAAGCTTGTTATCTAGAGAAACCGTCCAAGTATATGATACAAAATTATTCTTATGAAGAAATGCTTAAAATAAATGTTTAAAGATAGGTATGATACTATAACCACAATCAAAATGTTTGCCACAATACTGGCATTCTTTGTGGTCTATGGTTTCGTTTCTGATGATGATTACCATAAAATCGTTGCCAAGATAACGCCTATCAAGTATAATTGTGATATGTTAATCGGTGGTTGGCACCCCGATGTTCCCACCAAAGTAATTGAAGAATGTAGAAAGAAAATTTATGGCAACCAAAAAATCTAAAGCAACACCAGCTGGTATCGGTATCAAACCAATCAGAGCAAATATTATCCTTGAAGCAGTTAAAAAAGATACAGTATCTAAAGGTGGTATTGTTTTAGCTTCTGCTGATAGAGAAGAAGCTTCCCGTGGTAAAATCGTTGCAATTGGTCCTGATGTTACGATTGTTGAAGTTGGTCAGGTGATTCTACCTAACTGGCAAAAAGCAAAGAAAGTAAAATATGAGAATATTGAATATTGGATTGTTGACGAAGAAGATTTGGTTCTGGTGTTCGAAGGCGAGTAATATGTCAGAAGTTCAATACGAAACGACCGACTGGTTCAGTAAAGAAATCAAACCAGTTTACGAAGGTATCTACGAGGTCAAAGTAAGGTCGTGGCCGTTTCCACATAAAGCATATTGGAACGGCACCGAATGGCGGGAATATTTTGGGCCAGAGGATGATATTGGCGGAACGAAACTTAAAATTATCGAGTGGCGTGGCCTAACCGAACAACAATCATTATAAGCGCTCAAAGAACAAGAAGTTTTTCAAGCGCTTCCGGGGCTTCGCTTCCGGGGCTTACCAGTAACGAAGTTCGTTAAACTCACGAACAATGCGATCCAAGTCGGCATTATTCTGAGGACGCTTTAGAGAGATATACTCGTCTAAAGTCATAGGACCATAAGTATTAAAGAAGGACTTCAAAGCGTCCGAAATTTGTTTTAAGAAGTTCATGATTTTCCTTTTGAGAAGTTTTAGAGTTGCACTAATGGTATTAGTGTTTATACTTATATAGTTAAGAAATATATTTCAGGAATATTACAATGACCACGTTCACCACAGAAGATAGAATACAATTCGAAAAACCCTCTGAGCCGACTTGGGAAGAACGCTGGGGTAAAAAATGGGTAGACGCAATACGAAAAGATTGGAACAATCAGGCCGATATCGTTTGGTTCTGGCCACTAACTGAGCAAACCGAATTAGATTTAGATTATGGTCCGACACACCTTCACTATAGAGCTCAAGGAATCGCTGGAGTACATTCTATGCCGATTCAAGGTTCTATACACGAATTTAAAGTAGTTCTAGGTACCTGGTCCACAAACATTTCTCCTACACTTTCTGTTCATCCTCAAAATTCAGTTGGCCAACTCAACATTGGTGGAATCTCCGTAGTACTAGAGAACGAACCGAAATGGTACAGTAAGCTATTATACAAACTATTAGGATTTAACTGGAAAAAATAATGAAGAACTGTAGACCTAATTCCTGGTGGGTACGATTAATCGATAAGTGGTTTTCTATTAGAGTTACCTGTGACCAACGATGCCTTACTGGTAACTATGATGCTCCTTGCCAGTTTCCTAAACCATCTAAAGGATGTAATGGTGACTGTAATCAAGGCCGCTTAGAGTGTAACTGTGATATTAAAGAAACAAAGTAACCCTTCTGCTCGATGGGACCACTCAGCGAATAACTGGTGGATCGGAGAATCACACGAATACCAATGGACTGACGAAAAGACCAAAGAGTATTCTCCGTGGATGAATCTGGATGATGCATTAGTCTGGATTAAGAACCGGGAACAGGAAAAAAATTTAGAATCCAAAAAAGTCGGATCCTGAAAAAATTTCCTGGAAAAGGAGTTACTGAATCATTGATTTGACCTATCCTGAGCTTTTTTCCATACTGCTCTCCGGCGTTGCTCCAAAACAACACTTTTACCTCTGAGCGCCTCAAAGCTGCTCTCCAATCTGCCACAGTCGTTGCTCCAAAACAACACTCATCCGGCAACGCACCAAAAAACCATCATCCTACCTGCCATCCGCAAAAATACCGCTTGACCTTTTCCATGGTTCCTGTATACTTATAAAATCGGTTCTGCGCACCGCTTTGGTGTTTTTATCGATTATATTATTATTAGGATTATATGGATATTAAAAATTTATCGATTATTGAATTAAAGCAGTTATTATCCCGAGTTAATCAGGATATATCCTCTATTAAGCGTAAGGAAAAAGCTGCTGCCAAAAAAGCTGCCATTATGGATAATGAGTATATCGTGGCTAATAATATCGCTAAGGCCTTTACTGGTAAGCAATATGATAAACCAGTAACCAATAAGCGTATTATCCAAGATATTGCCATCCAGCACGATATTCTGGATTATCTCAATAATGGTGGTCGTATTATTACCACTAAAAGCGACCGATTAACCAGTAAAGCAGTAAGAGGCGCAAAAGCTGGTATTAGATTATATCGCAGATTTGCTTAATTATCAAGCTGTACCATTTACATTTACCAATTATTAAAAGGAATATTATATGTTTAAATCATTTTGTGCTACCGACCTCTCCATGGTTTCTATTAAGGATAAGCGTGCTCTATTAAAAGAGTTAAGAGAATCCATTAAGCAGGATGTAGTAATGAGTAAATCCACCAAGTTAATCATTAAGGCTAATAAAGAAGCAGAAAAGAAGGCAAAAATCGAAGCGCAGATTAAAGCTGCTCAAGATAAACTGGCTAAATTGAATGCTAGATTAGCTTCATAATAGTATAGAGATAATCAGTAGTAATATAATAACCATTGTGGTATTCTGATACGCATAGTGGTTATTAGTATTAAGTTATTGATTATATTAGTTATTATGGTATTATGATATTGTGAATATGCTCGGAAAATCTTTGTGGATTAACTAGGATTCTCTAGGATAATCAGAAATAGAAATTAAGACCATTCAAGAGCACCTATATCCCGACCATTATAGCGACATATAACCAAAAGTAATATAGAATAGATTTTAAAGTAATATACGGAGCATCATTATGAGCAATATAGTGGAAGATAACGATTTGGATAATATCGTATTATGCCATGAGGTATTAGATATAGCTCAGGAAGTATTATCTGAGAGAGATTATAGTATTGTATTGCACTATATTCTTGATAATGGTACTAATAAAGATTTAGGTAAAGATTATGGTATATCTGGTTCTCGTATTATTCAGATATACAATAGGTCAATAAGGACTATTATCCGTGCATTATCATATGAGAAAATGGTATGGATGAATGGTCAGTATTATAGAGTTATTAAAAGTAAATTATTTGATACGGAGAGATTATGAGTAAAAAGCATTATATTATGTTGGCAAGAGTATTATTTGAGAATAAAGCACCATTTCAATTATGTTCTGATATGGCGGTTCAGTTTAAAAATGATAATCGGTTATTTGATATTAACCGTTTTCTATCTGCTTGTGGTCATTGATTATGAGAAATTCAAAGCATAATCTATTATCTAAAAGGAATAATGGTTATTTTTATATTGCTTTTAATAAGAGTATGCCAGGTTGGATTAAAATCGGTATTACTAAAAAGACACCGAATAATAGAATGGCGGGATTAAGTCAATCTACACCATTAGATTATACTATAATCCATTCTGAATATATTCCAATGGTTACTAAAGTGGAGGCAGATATTAAGAGTTTATTTAATCCCACTATAATTAACTTAAAAGGTAAAGAATATAAAGTAAACTATAATCATGGTAGAGAATGGATTTATTATGGTAATAATCATGATGCATCACCATTATCCTTTATGAGGTCATGGAATAATCGTTCGGAATTGGTAAAAAGAATTAAAGGTGAATTATATCGTAGCATTATGAATAATTCAGCAGGCAGTATTATTAGTGGTTTATTATAAAAAGGTATTATATGAGCAATTTTCAGTTAGTTAAGTATTTCATTATTGGATTCTCTTATAAGGTTAAGAGGTCATTATCTAAATTGATTAAAGGAGTATTATGAGCAGTATGAAGCGTTTGGTTGAAGATTTTAACTATTATTTTGATAATCAGCATGGTGATGTAGTTATTGCTGGTATATCATTTTCTCCTTCTGATATATTGAAGGAAATGGATCCCATTGCCTATAATGAGGAGTTTAATAACTGGTTAGATATTGAAATGGCATTAGATAATGGATAAAGTTATTATCGTTTGTTTGATTATACTATTATCTTATCATTTTAGTGATATTGATAATCAGTTTAAGGTAATGTCTGGTAATATTAAAGTAGAAAGGGTATTATGAAAGGTTATACATTTGTTTGCAGTAAGGTTGGATTTAGAACGGAGTATTATCCATTATCTAATATGATGGATAAAACGATTAAAGCATTATTATCCAAAATGGAAGGTAATGGTTACTTGGTTGAATGTATTAAAGATTAAGTCGTTGTTCCGATACAACACATACTGGTTTTTCGACAGAGAAACCGTATTGGAATGTGCCAATTTGATTGTGGTTCATTCTAATGCCTGTATAATGGTTTTTTAAGTGAGAGAGTTGCGCTCGATTGTAATTTTTGAGAAAGTTTATATTATGAATTTATTATCAGTCGGTAATCCCAAGACTTTAAAGGGAATGAAGCAAGGTTATAATACCTATATTCTTCATTTAGCACCAGCATCATTATCAGGTCATAATACCTGTCCTAAAGCAACACCAGGTTGCATTTCTGCGTGTTTGAATACTGCTGGTCGTGGCGGTATGTTTAAAAAAGGCGAGAATACTAATACTATTCAAAAAGCACGGATTCGTAAAACTAATCTATTCTTTGATAATCGTGACCTGTTTATGGAGTTATTGGTGAAAGATATTAACTTGGCGATTAAGCAATCTGCCAAAGCAGGTTTAGTTCCAGTTATTCGTTTAAATGGTACTAGCGATATTTCATGGGAGAAATATCCAGTTACTATGGGTAATGTTACTTACTCTAATATCTTTGCGGCGTTTGGTTTTGTTACCTTCTATGATTATTCAAAAGTATTAGGTCGTAAAGTTAATCATATTAGTAATTATAGTTTAACCTTCTCGGCCGCTGATGGTAATGATAATGATGTGCGTGAAGCGATTAAGCAAGGTTATAATATTGCTGTAGTATTTGGTATTAAGAAAACATTACCAATGCCCGATACTTACCTTGGTTTGCCAGTATATAATGGCGATGAAAGTGATTTACGCTTTTTAGATCCAAAAGGTGTTATTGTTGGATTATATGCTAAAGGTAAAGCAAAGAAGGATACAAGTGGTTTCGTTAAGTATCCAACAATTGAATTAAAATTGGCAGCGTGATTTTATAGTAACCATTCTATGAGTGGTTATTAGTAAGATTGTGTTTGTTAGTGAGCGTTTGGTATAAATAGGTGTAGGTCACGGATCGGGGGATCCCACCTACTCTAACATCAGGAAGGATGCCAGCATGAGTATATATTCAATATACAAAATCACAAACAAAATCAATAATAAAGTTTACATCGGTTATACAGGTCGGTCATTTGAGCGTAGAATGTTTGAACATACAATTAAATGGAGTTTGGTTAATCAAGCAATGAAAGATTGTGGCATAGAGAATTTTGATTTTGATATTATCTATCAATCCAAAGATAAAAATCATTGTTTAAATGAAATGGAACCTTATTTTATTAAAGAATATAATTCGATAGTGAACGGTTACAATCATTTTAAACAAATTGGTGGTGGTAGTGGTCGTAAAGATAAACCATTTCAATTGAATGTTAATGATTATGAAAAGTTAATGAATATTTTTAATACGAAGCAATTATGATTAAAAAAGAAAGATAATATGAAATTAGTATTAGATTTAAATGATAAACAATTGGAAGTATTAGTTAATGCTTTACATGAGTTTGGTAATAATGATGATGAATTGATGCGTATTGCGGATGCTTTAAGAGATACCATTCAGATTATGACAATCCAACAAGCAATGAAAGATAATGATAAATGAAATTAGTTAGAATAACAATGGATTTACTGGTAGAAGATGATACTCGAGCAGATAAATGGGTATTTAATGCAATTACTGATAATCTTGAAAATGGTGAAGATATTACCGATTATGATTATCAGATTATCGAACAACCTTACATTGAGGATTTAGTATGAGTAAAGTATTTGTAGTATTATCTCATTTAGAGGTAGAAACTAATAATTGGTCTACCGAAGCAATTAAAGCATTTAATAACTTTGAAAATGCTTGGGAGTTTGCCAAAGTATTAAAAGAGCAGGCAAAGGCAGATAATTCACCTGAAACTATTGAAATTGAGGAATTAGATTATGAGTAAGATTATATTGGAAGTAAATGAGAACCAATTGGAGTTAATCCATTTGGCATTATGTGATTATCAGGACAATATCTATGATGAGGATTCTCCTTATTATGATGAGCAGGACGCTTCTGAGTTTTCTGATTTGCAGTCTAAAGTAGATAGAATTGAGGTATAGTATGGATTTATTTGAATTGATTGATGAGGTAACAGAATTAACTGAGAATTATGTGGTTAATATGAGTAAAGCTAATGCTAAGCAGTTAGGTCTCGATAATCGTTGCGGTAAACTGTTTGTAACGCCAGATTGTATTGGTGTTTATAAAGGTAATGACCGCACATTACAGTATTATGGTGGTTTTGAATATGTTGATTCTGAATATCGGCACGAAATGGGTGATTATGTATTCTATTCAGCAGAAGATAATAGAGTCCGTGACCATTTAGAACAATATTTAAATATGATAGATGAGGTATAATATGGTAACAAGTTTTAGACCTAAATGGCGGGATAATGCCATTGAAACATTGGTAAATGATGATATTAATACTATTTTAACCGCCAAAGGTGAATATAATGATGAATTCTTTTTATCAGAAATACTAACTGGTGGTTTTAAAGGTTATAATGCTTATACCGATGAAGAATTGGAAACAGAATTGGTAGAGCGTGATATTTCAACAGTATTTGGAGAAAACGATGATTAATCAAGAAATGGTTGAAAAGCTGAAAACAGCACAGGCATTATTATCTGATGTTTATCATTATGCTTGTGAAAATGGTTTGGAAGATGTTGAGAGTCAGATGAGCTGCGCCGACTCTTGTATTATTGATGCATTGGATGCCTTTGACCAAATCGAAGAGCAATTAATTGATGACGCTTCATGGAGAGCATAATGGAAGTATATTTGGTAAAATCTGGTCATTTTGAAGAATTGATTGGTTGGGATTGGACAAATCTGGCAGTATTTGATAATAATGATGCGGCAGTAGCTTTTGCTCGTAATGCTGAAAGTCAAATAAAACCAGAAGATTTGGATGAAACTGAATCTGTGGAAATTGAATGTTTTACGGTACGCAGTTGGTAGTAAAATATAATGGTGTTGTTTCGGTACAACACTTTTATAAAGAATGCTTGTGGTTTTTTCAGGCATCCTTTATAATGGTACATTATTGATTATAAAGAGTTTTCAAAGTAAAACACAAAAAAGAGGATTTATGTTGAAATTTACTGGAGTTGCAAAAGTTGGTGATATTATCCGTGCCTATGATTTTAAACCAATGGCAGGTCGTGATGATGCATTTATTGAAGGTATTGTAATTGATGCCAACAATATGGAAGGTGGTTACAAAGCATTTAAAATTGAAGTTACATCAGATAAGTTTAAAAAATACGAAACAAAAGCAAAGAAAACTAATCGTGTTGGTGCTTTAATGTATGTACCACATGAAACAGGTTTTATGGAATTTGATTTTAGAGTGGTAAATTTAAGTAAAGTATAATGTTTGAATGTGGCATTCTGTCGGATATAAGACCACATCTTTTTGGAGTTAATATGGAATATCGTTTAAAAGAAATAGCAATGCAAAATGCCTTGACTGATTATGTTACACCGATTGGTTTTCGTTCAAGTTATAAAGGTGTGCCGTTTGGTCGTTATGCTGAAGTATTGCCGTTTATTGATTTCACCAAGTATTTTGTAATGTTTAGAGGTCCTCGTCCTCAACCAGGTTTCAAAGGTTCTACCCGTAAGCGTAATGCTAAAGCATTTGATGTGTATATGCGTGATGCTCGTACCACCAATGAGTTGAGAATTGAGCGTGAAGCATTTCAGCGTGGCGTTCAATGGGCAAATAATAGGAGTCATTGATTATGTGTGCAATGAAGGAAAATGGAACAATTAACCTTGATGATTTTATATTAACTGAGGTTGGTTCATTAAACTTTGGTATTGATGGCTGGGATAGTTATTACAATGTCCATAATCATACAGATGGTTTAAATCATAATGATTTACATAATCTAGCAAGAGAGTATTTCTGGCAAGATACGACAGCCGAGGCAGGTAGTTATTTTTGTAAATCTGTATCTGTGTATATTAACACATTGTATGATAAGGATGCTCCTTTCGAGGAACTACCATTTGAATATATTTTAGTGGTTCATCACCGCTACGATGTTTAGGAGCTTTTATGAAATTAGGTAATGCAGATTTAGAATTTGGTTTGGCGTTGTATGTTGGCCATCTACGAAAAGATTATGGTTCTAATGGTTATGTTAATAAAGAGTTTTCATATGAAGTTGGTCGTAAGTATGTCCATGTGATTATGAGTGATAACCAAAAAAGTTCACATTCTTGGATTATGTTGAAAGATGATAAAAAGTTTAAGCGTGGTGATATTCTAAAGTCGGCAAGTTGGAATGCTCCTGCTCGTAACTTTAAGCGTGGTAATGTATTAACTGGTGATTATAAAAATATAAGGTGGTGTGGCGCATGAACACATGGGATTTTGTGATTAAAGAATTGAAATCGTTACAACAAGGTTTTGAAGATTCACAACCGATTGTGGAATTATATGTTGAACAAATTTTATTAAAAGGTTATAAAATTATTAAATGAGTAAACAAATCGACAGATTGATTAGTGAATTAGTTGCAGAAGATATGCTTGTAGTAAAGAAGATGAAAAAATCCGAATTGGTAGAATTAACCAAAGTATTGATGGTAGATAATATGCGTGAGCTGCATGATGAATCTATTGTAGAGATGTATGAAGAAAAATTTGAAACACATTTAGCGAGGTATTGATTATGGGAACAAGATCCCTTACATTTGTATATGAAAAATACGGTCAAATACAAAAACCAGTTGTGAATATGTATCGGCAATTCGATGGCTATCCTGAAGGCCATGGTGCAGAGTTGGCAGAGTTTTTGAATGGTGGTCGTTTAGTGAATGGCTTGATTGCAACCAAAACAGTTGATGAAGCAGTTTATAATGGTATGGGTTGTTTAGCGGCATCGATGGTTGCTCATTTTAAGCAAACGCCTGGTGGTTTCTATATTCATCCTGTTGATATTACCGATTGCGGCCAAGATTATGAATATCATATCTTTAGTGAGAATGGTTTATTGAGTGGTGAAGTATTCCGTATTGAAGTGTATAATTGTGGTTGCAATATGTTTGGCATGAGTGGTGATACGCATGATATTATCTTCAAAGGTAATTTAAAAGAGTTTACTGAATTCTGTAAAGAAAAGGAAGTAGCATGAGTTACGATTCAGATTATGAAAGTGTTTATATGGTCGAGTTTGAATCCGGCAGAACCATTCATGTGCAATTCTTTGATGTTGAAGAAGTTAAAGAATATTGTGGAGATAATTATCCTAATGATACTATCAAAACAATTTATAAAGAAGTTTATTGTAATTTTGCAGAGGCTGAATAATGAAGAAGCTTGAAATTAGTTATGAAGTTGCTGATGGTATTACATTAGCCACTATGCAAAATGCCAGAGAGTATCATAAAGAAGAATTGAAGAAGAAAAAGAAAGATCCAAAGTATTGGATTCATCCTGAAGATGTGGTATTATATGGTAAGTATATTGCTGCATTGGATATATTGATTGATTATTATGGGGGTTAAAATGAAAGCATTTCCTAGTTTAGAATGGATAAGTTCTGATGGTAAACAAAGTGGTGAAGGCATGGACTTGCGTGATTACTTTGCCGCTAAAGCATTAACAACAATGAATTTTCATATAAAGCCAGTTGATGATACGGATTTCACAGCAGAACATTGTTATAAAATGGCAGATGCAATGATGAGAGCAAGAAAATGAATAGATTACGAGGCACCGAATCAGCCAAAGGTATGAAGGGCATTCTTATTCGTGTTGGCGACCGCCATGTGTTTCGTGTATATCGTGAAGATTATACTTTTCTTGATTATGATATATTGCACCATGATTTGGAAATACAAATTTTAGACGATGCGGTTTTGTATCGTAGTGAGTTTGGTAATTACCTTGATTATCCACCTATTGATGAAAGTAAATAAATGCCAGTAAGATATTCTACCAATTGGATGGGTGTTATCAATATGCAATGGTATATTGACCGTGGATTAACTAAAAGAGTAACACGAACACTAACAGAAGATTCTAAATTAACTGGCAGAAAAGCTGGTGAATCATTTGAGTATAATGAGATTACTCAATCGTATTCGTGTGGTCGTATTGATTGCAATGGTAATGATTTAGGACCATATGGTGCAGAGATTGGTATACCACCAATGACTGACCAAGATTGGGGTAGATTTAGTAATTGGTTGAATACTTTTGAAACTGATGCAATGTGGAAATTCAAAGATATTGTTGAATTGTATGAAAGAGAAAATCCAAAAATAACTTGGGCGGAAGGATATGATGATTATTAAATTAAAACAGATTCGTGAATTGATGTCGGGGGGTTATCACCAACAATCAATTCGCATTAACTCCAATCACATTCAGTATTACCATGAAGATATATTACAAATACCTTGTGAGCCGGATATTCCGGTTACTCGCATAGTAACTTTATCGTTTGATGATATTTTGGTAACACAAACATTAGAAGAAATTGATTTGATTTTGAATGAAGATATGCGAGTGCAAAGATATGAACAACCTGTTCTTTAATTCTAGTGATACTGTAATTGTAACCAAAACACCTAGTGTGGAGTTTAATGATTATGTACCACGATGGTTTATTACACAGTTTATAAAGTATATGGGTAAAGGCCATATTAAAGTTAAAGATTATCAAGGTAATGAATTGAAAGTATATTATGAATGAGAAGATTAAACAATTACTGTTAGATGCAGGTGGTCAGTACAGTTCTGGTAATCAAAACGATTGGCCAAGTTGGGTTTTAGGTGATGTCGGTGTAACCAAGTTCGCTGAGTTGATTGTGCGAGAATGTGGTGCGGTAGCGTTGAATATTGGATGCGGTGATATTGAAGATGAATTGCTTAAACATTTTGGAGTTGAAGAATGAAAGTAAGATATGTAACACGACAGAATCATGTGACCCAAGAGGATATAGATTTTTATGGCCGTGAGCACCAAATAGGCTGGAGAGCGGTTAAAGAAAAGTTAGAGGACAAGGTTGGTCCTATATTACAGTATTGGTACGAAGAAAATCAAACTTGGATAGATGCTGAATCAGTTACGGAATATAGAAAATGAACACAATTTATCCAACAACCACGATTGAATCACAAGGCCTTCAATACGCTTCCATAATTGATATGGGAGATAAGGTGAGAATTCAATTGTATCCCAACCAAGTGAATAAAACAATGTTTATTAATATTGATAAACGAGTGGTATCTGAATTGATTAGAGCATTAGAAAAGGTAGAACAATGGTAATTATTGGTGAATGTGAAGGAAAAGCAATAGAATGGACTCCACGGTTATTGGCAGATGCCATGGACACTCATGGGTTTCGGTATCACCATGTTAAGAAGGCAGTAGTAATGTTGCGTGGTTTACAGGATGAGCATGATAAAGTGCAAACTGATTTAGATATTGCATTGAGTTATATGAAGCAATATGAATTACAAATTACACAATTAAAAGTGGCATATGAGCAAGAGCAATATCGTAGTAAACAATGGCAAGAACGATTTGAATCGGGGAGATTAACATGAACGCAAATGAACTAGCTGATGAATTAGAAAACGTTGGGATGGAACAAAAGCATTATGACACCATGCAACAAGCCGCCACCACGCTACGCCAGCAACAAGCTGAAATAACTAACTTAATGGAATTGGTAGATATTCAAAAAGCTGTATCGAGAGATGTAGATATTGATTTTCTAAACCTAACCATTAGCCAGCAACAAGCCGAAATAAAAGAATTGAAACAACAGGTGGCATTTTTAGAGGACTGGCGTGATACATGGTCACCCACTATTAAGCAGTTGATGAATATTAATGTAAAGGTTAATGATGAGTGATTTTATATTATATTGGTGTTATTTGGCATATGCCATTGGTTACATATTTGGTTCAATATTTACTTATTGGATAATGACGAGGGATTAAAATGAATGATTACGAAAATTTAGAGAAGTTGCTTGAAAAATCCAAAATGGATGATTACATGATGTATACCAAAGAAGATTTGATTGACTTTGCACAATTGGCGATTGAAGAGGCCATTTATTGTGTGGATATTCCAATGGCAGAGAGAAATACAATCCGCCTCATGATGGGAATGATTGACCAAATGCAATCACCAAAGGCCAGGGATATTGGATTGGTTACAACCAGAGATTGGACAAAATGAGTGTGTGTCAACAAAAGTGTTAATAACCACCTATAATTGCTCGGAATGTCAACAAAAGTGTATATTTTGACTGGTTTTGTCAACGGAAGTGTGAATAGAAATGTTGTACCAAAACAACAGCACCATTGACATTGGTACCAACACCTGTATAATGGTAGAATTAATGGAGAATATGAATGAGTGAATTTTGGATTGCTTTTGGTGTAACTTTTGTTATTGGTTTAATTATTTTAATAGTGGCGGATATTATCAATGGGTATTAGTGCATATAAAGAAGTAACCGAGTGGTCGGATGTGGAATTCACCGTACCTCAAAATGTATATCTTTTTGATGGAAAATCGAATGCCTTAGCTTATGCAAAAGAGAGTAACGGTGAGATTTTTATCTTTAAAAAACCATTGGCCATAGATACCCGTAGGCGTAAGTTTATCAAGGTCAAACATGAAGCATTGGACTCGTATGGTGCAACGGTGGTGCTTGATGTGCCTAACCTTGAGAATACGCCTCATTGGTCAGTCAAAAGCGATTCAGGCAAGACCTATACGGTTACTTTGGAGAGCGGTAGATATACTTGCAATTGTATTGGATTTGCATATAGGAACAAATGTAAACATAGTGAGCAAATTAAAGAGGCACAAGAGAAATGACAACTTATGACGTAGTGAAACCAATTATGCTTAGCTTTTTAGCCCAAGACCAATACGATTTAATCCTCCACGAAGGGCATATAAAGTTTGACGGTAAAAATATTATTTATGTAGACTTAGACGGTAACGAAAAGGAATCAATAATAACAAATAACGCTATAAATATTTTTTTAGAACGTGGGGACATAAATGAACGCAAATGAACTAGCTGATTTAAAGGAGTTTGAAAAGATGCTTTCTGTTGGGTATTTACCAGCAGTTAAACAAGCTATTGAAATGCTACGCCAGCAACAAGCTAAAATAGAAGCATTGAAACAGGTACTACAGTCTATTGCCAACGAGCACGTTGAGCTTAGCCATGACAAGATTAAGTGGCAGTGCGATGACCATATTAGGTGGGCTAAGGAGGC